ATTAGCGACAGCCAATGTACCGGCTAATGTAATAGTCCCAGTTGTTGTAATTGGACTTCCCGAAACAGTTAATCCTGTTGTTCCACCTGATAACGCAACTGAGGTAACAGTGCCTGAACCGCCTGTCGAAATTGCAACGTTGGTTACATTCGAAATTCGCCCTTTAGAATCAACAGTAAATACCGGAACTTGAGTTGAGCTACCATAGGTATTAGCCGAAACACCTGTCGTTGATAATGCAGTCGCAAATGAGCCTGTTCCTGATCCAGTGACATCTCCGGTTAATGTAATTGTTTGATCGCCGGTGTTAGTTCCAGAAAGATTAGAACCTGTGATAGTTCCCGATGCTTGAACACTCGATGGCACAATGGCACCTAAAGATAGTGTAATAGCAGGCGTGGTTGTAGCATTGGCAACAGACCCACTAATTCCATTTGCCGTAACTACAGAGACTGTACTTACAGATCCGCCGCCTGAGGCACCATTGGAAACAGAGGTAATTTGCCCCTTAGCATTTACGGTTAAATTTGCATTTGTATATGAACCAGGTGCCACAGCAGTATCAGATAATCCGACAGTAATGGTTCCTGAACTTGTAATTGGCGAACCACTAACAGTAATACCGTTTGTTCCTGTTACTGCTACCGAAGTTACAGTTCCCGAACCACCGCTTCCTCCGGCAGCGTAAGGTAAAGAATTCCAAGACGTAGTACCATTTCCGTATTTAATCTTAAATGTGTCAATTTCGACACCGGCCTCACCTGCTGCCAAAATCGGATCGGCGATTGCCCATTCAGCAGCAGTTCCTCTTCTTAATTGTATTTGTTGAGCCATTCACATCTCTCCATATTATATCTATTATTTATTAAAATAAGGCCATTTCAGATATCTTAACCAGTCTTAATGAAATATAAATTCGAATTTGCATCAGGCAGGCAAACAAAACCACGTAATAACGGAACATATTTGAGTTTATTAACAATCGGTGCTCCATTAGTCGGAAATGCTGTACCTGGTGCATTTAAAAAATCAATATCCCAAGTTGTTGTTGAATTAGGTGTAATTACATAAACCGGTCCATTATTTCTCGATGAATAAAAAAGAAAGTTATTATTTACTGGATCATAATCCATCCCTGCATAAGATGGTTGATCTATTAAAATTTGATTATATGCACTACTTGGATTAAACACAATCTGATATTCGGTTGTTCCTTGAACTAACACTGATCTTAACCCAGTACCTGATTCTTCACCGTCACCAAAAGAAAGTCCAAAAAGACTTCCATCTCTGGTATTACATGCCCAAGGATATCTTACATTCGGTGAAACTTTTGTTGTCATATTCTGGCTACTCCAGGAATTTGTCTTTACCGTATATTTAACTGCTGATCCATCGCCATGGCTGAACCACCACATATTTCCATCCATGTCCCTAACACTCGGAAAAGTTCCTGATGGATCAGCATATCCACTACCTGCTGCCCCGGGATTTCCTGGAACAATTCCATCCCATTGCCATATAGAAGGATCGATACCATCGACCTTATTGAATTGATTTTGATCAATATCGTATCTATAACCTAAGAGCATCATACGAGAAATGTAAGGTGCATAAATTGTCGATGAATAAGTATGCCTTCCCTTTGGTAACCCATCATTATTATATGCCGACACACCAAAATTTATATTTGTAGAAGGTGGGATTCTTACTGTCCATGCTGGCACATTATCCAGAACATTAATACTTACAACTCTATTATCAAAACTTCCAGTGCCGTGGCCGCCAGCAGCCCCGGCAATTAATTCACCGTTAGGTGTCAACCCAAAACCACTGTATGCATTAAGAAGTGATCCACCTGCACCCGATGTATTTGGAATAGTAAACCATGTTCTCGAAGTTTTATTTATTAACCATTGTGGATCAGTTCCACTGGCCGGTCGTTGAAACCATAACGGATAATCCTGAAATCCAGGTCGATAATAATCGAAATTTAATGCTGTAATTAGTCTATTGTAGGCATCGAGCGCACCGGCTATACCATGTCTCACAGCATAACTAATAGCCGGTAATCCGTTGGCCAAAAATCCTCTTGCTCCATCGCCTGGACTTGGAAATTCTAGTGCAATTGTTCCTTCAGATGACCCCAACCAAGATGGAGGTGTGCTGAATGTTACATTGTAGGCTTCTTTAAAATTAGAAAACCATGGCCCTGTTCCATTTTTCCAATCTGGAACATAAACTGGACAGATGGACATCTGATAAATGAAGGCATTAATCCACCACCAGCCTTCATTATTATTAATACCCAACCTTCCTATAATATTTCTTGCTGAATAATCTAACACTCCGTGTAATTTATTCGTATATGCTGTAGAGAGAGGTAATCCCAATGACAACATCATGCCGAACACTGAGCACATAAAATCAATTTGCCAAGGTGCAACTTCTCCCGATCCCTGTGGACCTGGATCCCAATCAATAAACCCTCCCAATGGATTATTTGGTTGTGCAACATATTGGTTATGGTAATGGTCAATATTAGATTGAATACAATTTATAAAATTAGTTCTTAATCCAGTGACATCGTCGTCGGGTATAATTGCCAATGTATGAGCGAGAGTCCTTAGCGCCCATGCACAAGAACGGACCTGCCAGGCACCATAATCTGGTTGTTGCAACCCCAATATTCCTGTTCTTTGCGTTGGACCAGCATCTGATCCAAGAAAGTTTATGGTACCTGCAAAGAGACATTCATCAATGAAATAAGGACGACCAGTTAGTATGTATGGTAAGAATCCAGCTGCTGGACTATGTGCGGTATCCCAAAGATTGGTTCCGGAAGCATCAAGAATAGCTGGTGTATATGAACTTCCGGAACCCTGGGATGCAAATCCACTACCATTATTTCTCGGATCATATAATGCCATGGTTGGATATTGTGAAAATAATATCGGCACATTTGTAGTTTCGTCTCTATAATGAATCGGATATCTTCCAAGACTAAACCCATTTCTAAGCACCGCACTATATGCCGGTTCATTTAAATTGCTGGTGCAATTTAAATATTTTGCTTCCCATCCAGGTAAAAGTCCAATGGGTTCACCATATCCGGAATTAGCCATATTATCAGTTTGATCTGGCCCGAATTTATAATCACCTTGCTGTAATGGTTGATAAGAAGTGGCAGCCTTTACAGAATATCCAGAAGTCAAACTTGTAACTTTTATGTCATATGTCGGCACCAATTCAGTAGATTGAATATATGTTTTATCATGTAATGGAATAGTCGAAGAATCAGTTGTCATCCAATATGATAATTGTGCGCCATTAATTAATGGAGTTCTAGTGTGATGTGGTAAAGATACGGAAGCGTTAAATCTAGTTGTATTTCCAAAATTAAAGGTAAATGTACCAGTCTTTAATGTCGGTCCAACCACATTTAGATATCCATTTTCTATCCATGGAAATATCTCAACATTTCCATTAGAATAAAGACGAACATCAATCCATGCTACCAAATGCGGATCCGATCCTATAGGCTTCCTGAATATCCAATTAGACATATATGGCCCACTAATCCATGTCTGAAATGGAGTTAACCAATCAGTGCTAGACCAAGATGCATTTCCGAATTCTACGGAGGTTACAGATACCGGAGCTGTAACAGAATTCTGTAAATCAATAGTTGTTAGAGATGGAGTTTGTGGTGGTGTTCCTGGAACTATAGTAACAAAACCAGTAGTATTGGCAGTAAGATTTGTAATTCCGGAGACAATGGCAAACTTTAATGATCCATCAGGCCAATAATTTTTTGGAATAATTTGCCCACTTGCCGGGGACTGTAACACCAAACTTTGTCCAGCAGGCACATTGCCTTGCCTAAATGGTTGTCCAACGGTAAAGGGAGTATTATTCGTAGTGCTAGATGTCAGCCCTATGCTAATGCTAATACTTTGTGTGTCATTAATAACCACCTGATTACTTGTGGAAATAGCAGGAGAACCTATTCCGTTGTCCGCAGTTTGTCTGACAGATAGTAATTTACCCAAATCACCCGACACTGGCGTATATGTAATACCAGTTGCTCCGCTAATTATTACATTATTCAATAACCATTGTACTGAAACAGTCGGTGTCGGATTTCCAATAACTGTTCCTGAAATAAAGGATATAGGAATTCCTACAGTAGGAGAACCATTAATTACAGGTGCTGATGTAAACTGTGGCGGAGTTGTTACAGGACCTGATGATCCGGAACCAGCTACGCCCTTTTTAGATAGAACAACCGAAGATATTAAATTCTGTAAATTCATATTACGGAGTTCCACCATTAATTGGTTCTATTCCACCATAATTGGAATCTGGAGTACCACCATCGATAGCTGTATCAGTGCCAGCGCCACCGGCCAATGGCTTTTCAATACCCGATGAATCCATTTGATAAAAAATATTATCATTCTTAGCATATAACAAGATTTTTCCTACCGTAGGTGGCTGCGGACTTGTGTTTCCGGTTTGAAATAAAATATCAGCTGGATTACTCATAATATTGCAATTCTCCCTTCATTATTTACATGGCCAATAATCTCTAGACGACTTGTAACTAGGTATTGGTTTCTAGGCTTAACGTATAATTCATATTCAATAAAATCAGTAACTGTACCGACAGTAGTGGATATTAAATTCGATATATCCACATTAATAAATGCTTTTCTTGTAGAGTCGTAGATCAATGCATTTCCATTTCTTATGTCTTTTATAAAAAATGCCGGAACATATTGATTTAAAATACTATTTTGGCCAACTATCATTTTTCAGTTATCCTATTCTTATGTTTAATTTATAGAGAAAGTAAAACCTTATCAATCTGCCCCCATTGCCATGTTTGCCATGCAAGATCTGGTGCAGGTGTGGGTTGAATATATTCTCTTGTAACGACTGCTCGTAGAAATACGAAATTCCCAACAAATGTGGTTGCCATTGATCCGGTATCACCACCATTAGCACCTGTCGGTGCGTATGGATCAATCGGGAATGGAATAAATGGTGTGTTGACATCACCGTTTGGATTAAGTTTAATCCAAAACCAATCTTCTGGTTTAGGATGAAGTGCTAACGTGCCTTGCAGGCCAAAGCCACCTACAAAGTTCTGATAGATAACTTGAACGGTATGAATACCATCCGTATAGCCATAATAAGCATCAGCCCTGACTGGCTCGCCAATAACATTCCACTGTGTTCCGGTGTTTGTCATCATTAGAACGCTTTTTCTGATTGCCATAGTATTCCTTTTTCTACTCGTGTATTTATCATAAACCGAGGCGGAATATATGGCCATAAAAAAAGCACCGATAAACGGTGCTTTTTTGTTAGTCGAGTTAAAACTTATGCTTCGGCAAAGACAGTAATTTCCTTGTCGTCGAACCGAATACCAATGCCTTCTGCTACATGGATTTCAAATCCCTTGTATTTCACAGAAAATGCAGGTTTTGGAATCTTGACAGTGGTTGCTTTAGGCCTAGCTTTCGCATCAGACTCCTTGGCTACTTTTTTCAGGTATGGCTTGTAGAGCTGAACGTAATATCGAGCATCAGCAAGGTTAAATTTATTCATCAATCCATAAGACTTATGGTTGAGAACATAATATCCCTTATCTTTCTTAGTGATGTATTCATCACTAGGATGATTTCCGAATGCTTGTGTCATGTATTAACCTTTTTTGATTTTGATGTGCAATGGACCAACATACTCGATTTTGAGTCCAGGTTCCAACTCGATTCGTACGCCATTAACCATTGCCTGTTCGTATGCAGGTTTTACTGCGACAGGAAAGGGCCAAGTGCCGGCCGGCAGGGGACTACGTGGCCAAGGTTGAGCTACCGGAGTCGGTTTAGCTGCAACAGGTTTTGGCTTAGCCACACCCTTCTTCGGAACGTATTCCTTTGCAGCAGCCTTTGCAGGCGGACGTGGTTGATTCGGGTGAACCTTCTCGGTACGTCCGATATCAGCAGCTAGGCGCCAATTGCTGGGTTCGTAGCTAACCAGTTCACGAGCTTCCTTGATGGTTGCTACTTCGTAACGCGAACCCAACGAACCCTTGCGCTGCGCTTCGTATTTCTTGCCGACAGTACCAGTAGTACCGATAAACCTGTCAAGGGAATGTTCCCCAAATTTCTTAGTCATGATGTCTCCTTATTGCAGAATGATCGGTGCTTCGAGCGGAATAACCGACGGTTCGAAGGACAGCACCTGCAGTTCATCGTTGACAAAGTCAACATTGACACGGCCGCCATTCACAAGCTTACCGAACAGCAGTTCCACAGACAACGGTTTCTTAACCAATTCCTGGAACAAGCGCTTGAACGGACGAGCACCCATCTTCGGATCGTAACCCTTCACTGCAAGATGGTCACGAGCTTGTTGTGTCACATTCAAAGTAACATTCTTGCCGTTCAACACAGATTCCAAGATCTCGACTTCAGCGTTGACAATCAGATTCATCTCGGCAGAAGTGAGCTTGTTGTACTTCACGGTTGCATCCAAACGGTTGCGGAATTCAGGGCTGAAGAACTTCTTCACTGCCTCTTCCACAGCATGGCTGTTATCCTGATCACCGAAACCAATGCGTGCCTTTTCAGCATCGGCAGCACCCAAGTTTGCAGACATGATCATGATCACGTTGTTGAAATGTACGGTCTTGCCCTTGCTCGATGTCAGACGTGCGTCGTCCATCACCTGGAGCAGAACTTGCATCACACGCGGGTGGGCCTTTTCCACTTCGTCGAGCAGCAACACGCAATTCGGATTGCTTTCGATTTCTTGGATCAGCTGACCTTCGCCCATCTTGCCTTCGCCGTGGCCAACATAGCCCGGAGGAGCACCAATGAGCTTGGAAACAGTGTGTTCTTCCATGTACTCCGACATATCGAAACGCACCAGCTTAATGCCCAAGGCGGTGGCCAGCTTCTTCGCAGTGAAGGTCTTACCCGTACCAGTCGGTCCGGTGAACAGGAACACACCCATCGGCTTGTCAGCTTCGCGCAGACCCGACTTGGACATATAGATTGCCGAAGTCAATTGATCGATGGCACCATCTTGACCAAACACCTCATTCTTAAGGCGGGGACCCAGATTGGACAGAGTGTCAGTTTCCTTGACGTCGATCATGTCCAGCGAAATCTTCGCCAGCTTGGCAGCCTGTTGCATGACAATGTCGACAGTGACTGCGGGAGCTTCAGTGAGCTTCGCATAGGCACCAGCAGCGTCCATGATGTCCAGAGCCTTGTCCGGGAAGAACTTCTGCTTCATGTAGCGATCGGCCATTTCCACGCACAAGTCAGTAACCTCGGTGGTATACGTGACCTTGTGGAAGTCCTGGTAGTGTTTGATCACACCAGCCAGAATCTGCTTGGTTTGTTCAGCAGTAGGTTGGTTGATGTCGTACTTCTGGAAGCGACGCACCAGCGCCTTGTCCTTCTCAAAGTGTTCGTGATACTCGTCGTAGGTCGTAGCACCAACGCACATGAGTTGACCCTTGGCCAGCATCGGCTTGAGCAAGTTGCCCGCATCCATCTGGGAACCAGTAGTGGAACCTGCGCCCAACACCATGTGAATCTCGTCGATAAACATGATCACGTTGCCCAGCTTCTTGACTTGGTCGAGCACGCCCTTCAGGCGCTCCTCGAAATCGCCGCGGAACTTGGTACCTGCCAACAGTGCGCCAAGATCGAGGCTGTAAACAACCTTTTCTTGCAACGCCTTCGGCACTTCCTTGTTGTGAATCTTCAGTGCCAGGCCTTCTGCCAACGCAGTCTTACCCACACCAGGTTCACCAACGTAGATAACGTTGTTCTTCTTGCGACGTGCAAGAATCTCGATCGTGTCCGCCACTTCCTTCTCACGGCCGATCACAGGATCGATAGTGCCGTCAGCAGCTTCCTTGTTCAGGTTGCGTGCATAAAGGTCGAGCGGAGTTTCTTGTGCATCGCTTGCCTTTTCCTCTGCCTTGCGCAGTTCAGCGATGATCTTTTCACGGGTGACACCGTGCTTGCCGAGGAAGTAGTAAGCGTGGCTGGTATCTTCGCTCAGGATGCTGAGCAGAACAGCCTCGTTACTGAGTTGATCACGACCACTGAAGATGATCTGTGTCAATGCACGTTGGAACGTGCGGTTGAGAACTGCGGTGCGCTTTGCAGGCACGTCCTTCAGTGTCTCGGGCTTCTTCAGATCCGGGCTGGAAAGCCACTGGATTGTGTCGGCCTTAATTTTGGACGGCGTTACGCCGATAGCGAGCAGTAGTTCGTTGATTTCCTTCTCGTGCAACAGTGACAACAGGATGTGTTCCAAAGTGATGTACTCATGGTTGTTGTCGTTGGCTGATTGCACAGCGCGCTCAATCATCTTTTCAACTTTCTTAGTGCTCATCGTTTTCCTTAAATGTTGATGGAGTCTCGGTGATTAACCGTCTTTAGTGCAAGTCTTTCTGCCTCAGTAAGTACCCTAGGTACCGTCATACTAACACGTATAAGCAAGTCACCTGTTTTATCAGTTTCGGGATTTTGCATACCCTTGCCTGCTAACTTGATAACCTGCCCGGGCTGTATTCCAGCTGGGACACTAAATTGTAGTTTAGCATCATCTAAGTGCGTTAGTACAGCATCCAAGCCCAGGGCTGCTTCAATAACACTGATTTCAATTTCAATCAGTAGGTCATCATTCGAGCGCTTGAACTTTGGATGTTGGGAGACGTCGACCCTGAAGATGCGACTTCCGCTGTAAAATTTGGATCCAGACCTTGCACCCTTGGGAATCTGGATTGTTGTGGTTGCATCAATCTTCACTGCCCTGCCGGTATAGGCATCTTTCAGCGAAATATTGATAATGTGTGTTGTGGGTTGATTTGTGTTCGTTTGTGTACGTGCGAACCCGCCGTCGGCGAAATTCTTGAATGATTGTTCTCTGAACAAGTCTTTGAACATCTGTTCAAATTCTTGTGCATCAAAATCATTTCTATATGTTTGTGACGTTGTGCCGGAATGACCGTAATTGTCATAATTGGCACGCTTCTGACCGTCGGTGAGAAACTCGTAGGCTTCTTTAGCTTCTTTGAATTTTTCTTCAGTTTCCTTAGCACCGTCCCCCGGATTGCGGTCGGGGTGATATTTCATTGCTAGTTTTCGGTAAGCTTTTTTGATATCGTCTTCCGACGCATCTTTTGCAACACCAAGGATTTCGTAGTAATCCCGTTTGCTCATGATTTAACTTTCTGCTTAAAAGCGATAGGTAATACGTCCAAGAGTTAAATCATATGGACTCATTTCAACCTGAACAACATCATCAAGAAGAATCTGGATGTTGTTCTTTCGAATTCTACCACTGATAACGGCGTTCAGGACATGCCCATTTTCTAGTTGTACTTTAAATCGGGCACCAGGGGATGCATCAATTACCTTCCCCTTTGTTTCAATCATATCACCTTTGTCTTTAGCCAAGTTATCAGTTCCTGTAATCTAGTTCTGCGTTCTTCAATAACATTACCTGGTCTTCCATACTGACACACAGGTATTTTCCGAGTGGCAAAATCTGGCAATTTCCCAAAATGCTCTCTAATATAGTAGCTTCAATGGGTTTGTTGCTTACGCCGAATGCGGATTCTGCCAAAAAGTTACGGCCGATTACTGTGTCGTAGTTACCCACATCCACAACTTCAGCTACAACTTTCCTTCTATTGCCACTTAGTATAACAACATTGCCCTGGATTGTCAAGCCCGTAACATAGGTAGATTGAAGAAATTTCTCAATATTTTCGCTAATTTCTTTCATCTTGAATTCATCCTTTGGTACGTATGATTCCGGGTCAGTAATCACATAGTTGTATAGTTCGGGGTCATTAAATTCAAATTCCCTATCATCTGTTAGATAGGTTTTGATTTTCCAGTCCATGTCGCCAGTGACATTTTCAATGTCTTGGAGCAAAGCCTGAAATTTATTCGGGAATGTATCATTACGTTCCATTTCAACAAAGACAAGATAGTTTCCATCTTCGTCTGTGCTTGGACTAACATCCACATCAAGTGTATCGATAAATCCACGCTGAATAAATGTATTCAAGTCTTGTGCAGGATCTTCATCGGTCAAATAAAAGGCGACAACAATAACATCTTTTGTTTCGCCAGCCTTTGGCTCGAATTCATCGATAGAAACGGAATTTTGAATAGTACCCTTGAGATCACCATTCTTTAAGCTCATAGTCCCATCCCGCCTTGCATGCCCATGTCTTGTCCGGCACCCTGATCCATCCCGCCCTGATCTGGGATTACTGGTTCTTCAGGCTCCGCTGGCATATCTTCTTCAAATGCATCGGCAAGCTCGGCATTTGTATCATCGATGTCCTTTTGGATGATATCATCATTTTGTGTCATACCACGTTGGATATACTTTAGTGGTAGATCAATTGTTACCAACCAAACTTCATGTTCGACCATCTTTGCACGTTTGGATTGTGGATCTACCCAATCCTGTGGTCCTTCGACCTTAACTGGCTTCTTGAAAACTCCTTTACGGAAATTAACCTTAGCACCAAGCTTGGTCAAACGCAGCCCGCCATTTGGATCTGGCATCATTGCATATGGATACATCCATGTAGTCTTATACCAATATCTACCAATTTCTGGGCCTTCTACCAATTCTCCAAGAATCCAATTCTTGTAGGCAAAGATTTCAGCATTATCTAGAGTACGCTCAAACTCTAACAACGTGTCGAGAATATTTTCTCCACGCGAAATATTCACAAGCGTTTGCTTAATACTATCAAGATCTGTAGTCATTTAATTCCTTGCAATTTTCAAAATGATAACGCTTCATCGAGCCTCCGGCACCTTCTTTTGAACAATGCGGACATTTTACTACAGGCAAGATCTGTCCCTTAAAAGGGCTTTTCCTTCCACGGTTAGCATCACCAATTTTTTTCTTCTTTTCTTCACTGCACGGTCTCATACCTGCTATGGAGATTTTATTCTTAGATTCGTCAGAATGCTTCAAACCTTGCGCATTCTTGTTACCTATATTGGCAATAGAAATCTTGTTTTTTGTAGCTTCTGTTACAACTCTCTGTTTCATTGCTTCAGAAAATCTTTTTCTTAACCAACCAAACATCTTATTATTTCGTATTACAGTATCGGATGATACTGTCATTATCTTTACTGCTAATACCAAATCTCTATTTTCCGGATACATCTTCATTAACAATTGATGTGCAAGAAAATGTTCCTTAGGAGTCAGAATAGCTATGTTAGATCTACTATTTGTTCCACCCATGCATTTAGGTACAATATGGTGTCGTTCAGTATAGCCAGAGAGATCACGACTTTTCGATCTTTCAATCAACAAATCATAATGTTTTCTGTAGTTCATCGTTACCTCTGTTTTGATTATTTATCTGAAATCTAGGAGTTTCCTAAACTTTCGAAAAAGGTTGGTATTGTAGAGCCTCATTTGCTCGCTATCGATAAATATCTGTGTATGAAGAATACATTCGATAACTTAATCGATTTCCCCCAAGATGGGCAATACTTGTCCAGTCCACCCTCCAACTCCAAAAATTCATTAAGGAGCAAAACCTTGAGCAAAAACCGCAGAATGGCTTCTAAGCCAACTTCGTTACGTCCTTCTCGTCAGCAAGAAGAACAATCCGCAACCAACGTTGTCAAGCTCGGCAACAGAAACTATAAAAGAGTTGAGTTGCTCCCAAGAAATATCGCCCAAGAAACTTATGTTGAGGAACTTCTCGACAAGCGCATGGTCTTCGCAGTAGGCCCAGCTGGTACAGGTAAAACATTGCTTGCAGTGCTTCGTGCTATCAAGGCATTACGCGAAGGCGAAATTACAAAAATTATCATTACACGCCCGGCAGTTAGCGTTGATGAAAAACACGGCTTTTTGCCAGGAGATTTGAATGCAAAAATGGAGCCTTGGACACGCCCAATTTTCGACGTCTTTGAAGAATACTATGGTTTGCTCACAACTAAGGCAATGCTAGAGGATGGTACAATTGAAATCGCTCCACTAGGATTTATGCGCGGTCGTACATTCAAGAATGCTTATGTGATTGCAGATGAAATGCAGAATGCAACTCCAGAACAAATGAAAATGCTACTCACACGTATTGGTGAAGGTTCTAGCATGGTTATTACTGGTGACCTATTGCAGCACGATCGTGGCTTTGAGAAAAATGGCTTGAAGGATTTCATCGAGCGCTTCCAGAAAGCTAGAAAAGAAACAATGTCAATCTGCTACTTTGGTAAGCAACACGTTGAACGTGATCCATTAGTTTCCGAAGTCTTAGACATTTACGGCGAAGATTAAAACGCTAAAATAGCACAAACGCAAAAGGGCCTACATGGCCCTTTTTTGTTGTAAGATTCGCGTTTATTTGCTGTTTTTTTCTGCTGCCACAGCGGTTACACGCTCTACAGTAGTAATGTCTCTAAGCTGTCGCTCATAACGCTCTTTCATTGCAGCTTCGACAGGCGGGAGTCTGCCATTCTTTGTGGCTGCTTGTTTCGCGTCTAATTCAAAGAGCTTGTCCTCGAGCATTTGTTTGCGAAGGGTTTGCGATGTTTCTTGAATAATTCTCTGCGTTTGGACTTTGTCTTTTTCTACGTCAGCCGCATGTGCATACCTAGCGTCAAGAGTGAACAAAGTACCTACAATCGTGATAATTGTACCTGCAGATCCGAATGCAACTTTACCGAGATTATTCTTGCATGTTTCTATAAATGACATATCAATATCTCCGAGATATTGTATTTACCGATAAAAGTGAATAATTAACTGAGTATAGTCAGAGCTATGCTTAGAAGAATGTGAACAAAGTGATAAAAGATAAAGCTTTAGTGATAAAACCGCTTGTAGAACGTGACTGATGGTGGAGTCACAGAAAGGGTATCGTCAAAACAACCACAAAAAAATTTATGGGTTTCGACCCCTCTCTGAATGCCTGAAAGCATCGCACAGACTGAACATGACCTTAGATAGTGTTGGATTGATTATGTCAACTATATCCCTTCCCAGGGATGTCATGGACGGGCCAGCCGTAGCTGGTCATTGCATGCCGCTTATTTCAGTCTTTCGCGGCGCAACCTATCGGGCATACCTTTCAATTACATACCGATAGCAAACTTGAATTTTATTGTAATACCTACTTCACTCCATTGGGAGGTGTTGTCAACAATCTTGCATTGTTGGGGATATCACAACCATTAGCAGCCTAATGGACATTCCATTGCAGGAATTTTGGGCAGAGGCAAACCTTCGCGTTTACTTAACCCGGCGAAATATCTATTAGGCTCGCTAACCTTGTATCTGCAGCCAAGAGAAAAGGAGACTGATAGCCTCCTTGTTTTCTCTAATTAAGAAACTGTTGCACTAGTGATGGCAAGGGCAATAGAAGCTGCCCATTTCTTAGAGTCTTTTTCCGTAACTCGGAAATCCCAATTTGTCGGAGGCACAAAGATACTATCAGTGTCTTTAAATTCACTGCTCTTTTCTGTGTCCATCCAGACAACCCAGTTTGCGTCGACAGTGCCGCGCATTTCTGGCAAGGGAGCGATAAAATCATAGATGACAAAATCTGTTGCTACATCGGCTGACAAGTCTTTCATCCTTGTTGCTTGACGTAACCTACCCTCTGCTGTGAAATCCCAATCATTAGCTGCTCGACGAACATCGTCACCATTGAGCCATGTGGATGTATGACCGGCATTATACAACTGAGTCATCAACTCAGCTGCCAGCATTGTCTTACCTGTTCCAGACAGGCCCATAATCAAAATACTGATTGTCATTAAGCCTCCACTAGGCCGTATTCTCTGCAGACCATTTCGTAAATTTCTTTCCAAGGAGTATCGTGACTAACTCTAGGGAACAAATCTGTTTGGAAATGTTCATTATAAGGATGGCTAATAAGAACTGTCTTTAGACCAGCTTCATGACCTGCTTCGGCTTGACGTGTATGATCTTCAATCCAGAACAAATCGCTACCGCCCCAATTCTCTGCCAGAATGTGAGCTTTACTTTCACCCATCTTTAGGCAATGAACTTCTTCGAACACATCACCAAAACGCATCTCGAGATTTTCAGTTCTGTTAATCTTAGCCTGCGGTTCATCACTAATGCTTGTCACAGCGATAAATCGGAAACCAAGGGCTGCAATTTTCGGTACATAAATTTCTGCATCAGCAAATGTATCGAGACGCTTCATATAATCGCTATGATTATATTCTTCGATAAATTGACCACCTTGTTCGAATGTTATTCCATGGCGTACACCAATGCTGTATTCGTGCATTGTGTTCGGCAACTGTGGATAACCTTTTTCGATCATAAACTCACAGAAGCCTTCATTCCAGTTAAGTAGACAACCATCTACGTCGGTTAGGATAATTCGTTTTTTCATAGTTTTCCTTATACTGCGTCGAAGACAGTTCGTGGACGCAAGTTACCAAATTGATCGGTAATAAGTGCCGGACCTGTGTCTTCGACTACTTCTTCCGGATATGCGGCATCAAGTTGTGCCATTTGTTTTGCATACTTCTTTCGAACGTATGCTTCGAAGTATTCCCAATCACCCATGCCCACCTTGGCACCAGTCATCATCTTCTTATTAAGGAAGTCACCGACAGCGCTCGACATGCTGATGTGCTTATTGCGTAACTGGTTGACAAACTCAACAGTCTCTGCAACTTCCCATTCGGTCTTTGAACCGCGCTTCAGGCTGTGCTTGTGTGAAAGGACGATGTATACTTTTTCTTTTGCCATTTCTTTTCCTTAAAATATATTTCTAACAAATGTGTTAAGAATTTCTCTTTGCTTTTCTGCTTCTACAGACGGCATCAAAGAAGTTGCACTTTTAAATAATGCTCTACACTCATTCGGATATACATATGCCTGCAACTTATTGATTGAATTATTTGTTGGTCTCCGAATTAAAAATTCTAATAGCTTCATGTTCTTTCCTAATTAAATTTATTTTTACCATCATATTTCTTGACATTATCTAACCAAGGTAACATCTGTAAATTTTCCTTGGCACTTATATCTTCGATTGATATACCTTGTTCAAAACCTTGCCTCACAGATAATATATGATCAATTTGATATGCATTATCCGTACCGCATTTTCCTAAAGGAAAATTATTCGGATTTATCTCGCCCTTAAATTGTTCATATATTTTCTTAGTTCTTACGGAGACTCGATTTCTATATTTTCTAAAATTAGAATATACTGGGTCATCCCTTGATATAATTTCTAAAGATTCTTGTTTCTTCTTGCCTTTGTTCTTATTAGGATGACTTCTTGCAGGGCAAGATATATCTTTCTGTTTTAATGAGTAACTTAATATTCGATCATCTGTCTCAGCAGTTAAGCCTGAATTCCACGACGTCTCCCCAAACATAGGATTTTTATCGCCAATTTTCGAATCACTTAACTTTTTTCTTGTTGAATCATCGACGATACGTCCGGTTAATGATTCTCCGATCTTCCTTCTCCAATCTTCGTTAAGTATTCGGCCACGAGATGAATTTCCTATATTTTCTTTTGTCTCTTCCGAATGCCAGGGTCCGTTTGCTTTTCGTGATTCAATTCTCCTTGCAATTATAGCAGAGCATTGATCGCTTCTTTCAGAGCAACATAATTTACCATTTTGAAAAGTCTTAATAGATTCTTTACCACAACCATAACTGCATAACATAAATTACCTCCTATGTTATTTAGCTAAACTTACCTGCTGTGCGGATATTATAGAACACCTTTTGCAATCATCTCGAGTTCGGTGAGAGTTGCGCTAAGATTCAATTCCGAATCAGCACAACTCGTGTGCTTGACAAGTCCGTCTCTGATGACAAGAATACATTTATTCTGTTTGTCATCATTATCACCCCATATTTCTAAATTCTGATACATGAAACGGTAAATGTCTTCGTATTCTTCTTGGCTAACCTGTGAGCAGATTAGTTGACGCGCTTCCTTGTATTTCCCTGCCTTGAACAGAGCAATCATATCAATCTTGTAATCACTTACAGATTCGCTGCTCTCGGGCAAGTGCAATTTTCCATCAAAGGAATTCGCCTGAATAATGCTAATCCCGCGCCTTAAGTCGGGGTATGTAGATTGGACCATGGTATCTACAACGCCCATGTCAAAATCAATGCCTTCAGCGACCAGAATGTTTACAATTCGCAATGTAAACTCATCCATATTGAGCTTATCAATATGCATACGACCTGTTTCGGTCCTGGATTGAATTGCTGGGATAATTTTATGAGGATAGTTACAGGTAAGAATAAAGCGAACAGTGCTCGCATATCTTTCCATAGTATTACGCAATACGGCCTGGGCATTCACAGTCAAATAATCAGCTTCGTCTAAGAGAACATATTTAATTTCTCCATAGCCCATCGTCTCTGCAAATCTGGTAATTTTTTCTCGAATAAAATCGACGTTGTTATCTTTCGATGCATTTACTTCCATAATATCGAATGGATCGATATTAAGTTCATTCAGCAACACTTTCGAAAGTGTAGTTTTGCCAGTGCCCGGAGCACCAGAAAGAAGCATGTGCGGCAATGCACCATCCTTCAACCACTTATCAATTTGTTTCTTTTGCTTTTCGTCTTTAAAGACGTAGTCTTTTATACCTGTTGGTCGGTATTTCTCAGTCCATAATTCTTTCATGTGTTCCTAAAATAAGAAAGGGAAGCTTTTAAACTTCCCTATACTTTAACAGAAACTTTGTATGTTCTGCAATGTTGAATTTAAGTCCACTGAGAGAAAATACTTGTCTCCGGCTTTTCATCAGAACTCATTAGAACTGCTGCTGGCCAATCTACACCCCACAGTCTAATTTCGTCGCCATTGTCTTCTTTAACGACAAGCATACGAGTCCAACGTAAATGTTCGACTAAGATCCATTCGCCTTCTTTAACTTCGTCCACACCTTCGCCAACGGAATATACTCGGCACCAACGCGGACGAATACCCTCGCTCTTTCCATCATCGTCAGGAAGGATAATTCCGTTAACGACGCGCTGTCCTTTTTCCAGATTGGTTACTAGAACCTTATTCGGTAATGCTTTTACTTTCATTTATCTTCTTCAATAATGATGTCACCAGAAGGTAGTTCTGTTTCTTTCTTCTTAGTTTCCTTAACCGGTACAGGATTAGTTTTGACCTGTGGTTTAATCTCGGGTGTTGCTGGAACTGGACCCTTTAGGCCAGTGTTTACAATTGCCGATTTAATACGATGATTTTCACGTGCAATTTCGTCAGCAGTTTTTGTAACCATTCCGCGATTAATTTGGTCACCCTTTGCGTTTACCTTCATGTTGCCGATAGCAACTGTTTTTTCGTTTTCACGGCGTAGTGAATCCATGTCAATTGTTACGCCACGATATGTTACATGCTTAGCCATTTTTCTCCTCCGGATTATCTTAAGAATTCTGATGCAGATAATCCATATTTTAAACTATCAACTCTGTGTACACCGATCAGAAACAAAATGTACGAACTAACTGAGCTGCCTCGACCGACACCCCACACAATATTGTTCTTTCTCATATGTTCAACTAAGAAAATAAACAAACGGAGGAGCATAATCAAATCACGTTCTTCATAGAGAACGTATTCTTCATCAACGCGAACGTGTTCTACTTGAGTTTTGCATCTTTCGTGCAACCAAGCTTTAACATCGATTTGTTGGTAAATGGCTGGGAAAATCCATTCCTTAGCACATTTTAAATGAAACTCATCAAAGGACAAATCTTCAGCTGGTGCTTCAAGAAACGTAATTGTTTCTGGAATCAGAGTAGATTGAAACTTCTCAAAAAGTTCAATCTCTTCATCTCTGACCACATTTAGGTGGTTAATGTGTCTTCCCTGTAGAAGTAAGTCTCTAAGATTTTCACTGGACAAGATTGCTTGCCCATATGAATTTGTCTTTATACCTTTTTTGGTTTCCATTTTTCGATTTGTACAATTCTTGCCGGCTCTCTAACAATGCCGAGACTAGAATCTTTAATCTCTCCAATTACACGATAGAATTCGTCTAATGGATCAATTCTTGTTCTTAGTGCTTCCTTTTCTTCTTCCGGAATATCTAGCTCGTCTGGGCTTAGAAATTCGAAGCAGAAGCCATCGGCACGATCCCACCATGGAATTTCATCGAGTGTTGGGCCGTCTGTGAAATATTCTGTAATGACTTCCGGTAGATCATATCCTGCTCGACTATCGCAGTCGAAAGTGTATCTAATCGAAGTGTCACTTCCCTTGAGTGTAATCTCACCTACAATTAAGTCATCGGAACTTAACTTGGTTAGTTTCGCATGCAAGAGTTTGATTAACATATCGTCACCGGGATTTCCGGGACAATACATCATGATGTTTGATGACAGATTAGCAATATACATATCATCTTCGTTAGTGGTATTCACTACGACGATATTATGCATGTTTGCTTCTAACCAGAATAAGATTTTTTGGTAGATTACACCGGCATCGTATTCTGTCTCGTCTTTTGTCTTACCTTTTTTCTCTTGAGCAATTAGGTCGATAGACATTGCCCAATCTACCGGTGTTAGAGAACCATTTTGAATACGAATTCCGGTGAAATTGTATTCCATCGACATATGATTAGTGATCAAATGTTTGTTCTTCTTAGTCATATCAGTCTCCTCAATCTTCGAGCTTTCCTAATTCAATCGGTGCATTGGCATTAGGAAATTTCCGACTAAATTCATCATCGGCATTTTTTATCATTCTTTTTGTGCGCTCGTCTTCGAGAGACTGAATAACTTCTTTGATGCTGTGGACGGTAGGATTATGACCTAATGCCACTTGTGCATTCATATACTGATAAGCTTTACCTAGCCTTTCCGTAATTTGTTCGTCTGATAGTTTGGATACATCTAAAAATGGATGCATAGGACTCCTCTGAATATCCTATATTTATATCCATTTTATGGCATGTTCAACATTGCTGAAATAGTATCGTGATTCTTTCGCATGTAGTCCATGATCGCGTCACAATATAGTTCTGCCTCTGCACGATTAAAGAATATTGCAGTATAACGATAAAATACAGTGGGAATCAATGAAATTCTATTAAGATTAAAGATGCGCGTGCCTTGGGCGGTGACATCTCTATCTTCTTCGAACCAGGCTGCACTACACAGAAAAAATCTTGCTTCGACTTTTGGATCGTCTTCGATGATGCGTATATCGTCTCGTGTGATCTCCCGACCAGTAAATGGATTTACAGGATGCCCTTCATAAATGACGGGATTCTGTAAACAAGAAACTCTGCCATCTTCATAACGGTAGTGAGTTGTTTCCCTGATTATATCAAAATCTTTTACAATATCACCAGGCTCAACAATGAAAATTTCACTGTCTCGGTGATCCATAATTTGTTCGATAAATTCAATGCGAGAACGCCAAGAAAACATTGTGTTGTCTTCTTGGCCAGGTGGTCTAACTTTATCGATTTGAGATTTATTTCTTTTAATCCACTCAATGAATGTGTGTGAACCTTGAAGATACTTGAAATCCCTGAATTCTGGTAGATATAGTTCAGGTGTCATCTTCTATCACTTCATGGACTTGAAATCTTAATCCTGTCGGCCACACAAGTGCGGTTTTAAGTTTTGTTTCGAATCTGAGTTTAACTTGAAGTACATCCTGGGAATCTGCAAAGAACAAATATCCACGGAATCTAGAATACTCAGCATAATTATTCGGATTATATTTTCCGATAGTGGTCTCAGCCAGCTTTGTATAGCCCCAGGTGCCGTGAATTGTTTTGTAGATTTCCTTAATGAGTTCCCGGTATTCCTTGTCAGCACCCGAATACATAAAATGGCCGTCTGGCACATAATCTACCGATAACACATGAGCATTGGGAGGTATAGGTTGATTAATGAGTAGACGGCGAACAGACATTTAGATATATTCGTGATGTTGACGGTGAAATGCTGTTACGTCATCCTTTTCGGCAAAACGAATAACAACGAATTGACCAAGATCTAATTCGGCATACAGGCCTTTGGTTTTATCCAACGCTGCCTGGAATTGATCATGGCGACGATAAAATGTCGCGGGATGAAGACGTACAGACATCCAGTCGGCAGTAAATGCATCGACGCGAATCGGATCACCGGTAAGACACTTGCCCTTTTGCTTCATACAACTCCGCTTAGTTAAAAATTCGAACCCATTTGTCATAGATTGCAGAACTTAACTCTTCGGGGTCACCTCTTACATCACCCGAAAAAGTCTTGAGCTGCATTTCCATGGAAATTAGAAATCTTTGTCCCGATAGGGTAACAACGTTGATGGCACAGTCATCTCTCAGCTTATCTACTACAGCATCTTCATCGTCGCGGATGAAGTTCATTGTTTCAATATGCATGAGAGGTATGACTGTGCCATCGTCAGCCACTACCACATTCTTGTGGTAGATGGCCATTTACAGCAGGTTCAGATACAGGGCCGACTGCGGATCGAAGTCCTGACGGAAGATGTAGATAGACCGAGTGATCGGTTTACCGCTCTTCAGATGCTTCAGAATACGGCCTTCGGAAGTCCAGCGATCCTTGCCCTTGCCGACGTTGGTGTTCAGCCAGTTGATGATCTTGTAGAAATGTTCGCGATCGCGAATCGTGACTTTGAAGGTATGAGCCGCGTCCTGCTCCTTCAGGTTCACAGGCGTGTCCTTGGGGGTAGTTTGCTTGTTCATGTTACGCACTTTCTCTAGGTTAAGGTGTTGAGTCTATATTTTACAACATCCGTTTAGCTTTGTCAATAGGATTGCCAAACACCACAAAGGTCGCATGTATAGACCACGGTGTCACTATATCCATTGAGGTATGTCCAACCTTTTTCATGAGCACATTTGCCCTGTAACTTGAGAAAGGTCTTTTGTTCGTCGGATAATCACGACAAATCAGTCGTCTGCTCGACCAACAATGTATTGGACTCCTGCTTCTTTGAGCATTTCGTATCCGACATCCATATCCTCCCGCCAACGAGCTGGAACATTATTGATTGATCCAGGTTCGTCGACAACTACTGTACTAATTTTTCGTTGTATAATGCCTTGCGCACAAGTTGAACATGGTGAAAGTGTTACGAACATGACGCAGCCTGAAAGATCATTTACTGGCGAAAGATCCATAGCATTTCTTTCAGCATGACAAACCCATTTATACTTCAACGGTCGTTCATGACGTTCGGGAATATCGTCGTCGGTTCCCATTGGAAAGCCATTAAAACCCCATGAAACAGGTCGCCCATTCATCGTGGTAATAACAGCACCGACTTTTGTCGATTGATCTTTAGACCAGTCCCCGACTTCCTTCGCAAATTTCAGAATTCTACCGATCCATTTGATATCGGTAATTTTCATGCAGTCAGACGTTCCCTTGTAATGATCATTGCCAATTCTTCACCAAGATCCATTTCATCTGTAATAATGTGAAGGCGACGATTTATATTGCCGGTACGATTATCATAGTATGAAGTCTGCACAACCTTCCCGCCAGTTGCCGCATATAAGGTAAAATTCAACCCATCCATGTCAGTAATAGAACTCGACACTGAGGCCGATTTACTGCTCATCACAGGCATAGGAGAATTTTCAAACTTACTGCCGGCATAATTGCTATTCTCTTCGCGCTTGTCAAGCCAACGGCCAACATTGATAAGCAAATTTCTAATTAAATTGATCATTTTAGGTTACCCCATTTTAATTTAAAGACTAGCAACGTATCCGTATCCTTGAATGCATACGTTCTAGTGTCTCGGTCTGTTGTATAGCTGTACCAGGCTCTAAATCTCATACCAATGTTATCTTTACACCATTTTTCGGCCTCCTTACTCTTCTTTTCACTCAGAGTAATGGTGTAGGGCCAGATTTCGTGTTTCAATCTTCTCATGATAACTTTCAAAAGTAATCTAAACTTTGGCAGAGGTTGCATCGGTATACACTATCATTGTGAGAAAAGCCGACAAACTGCCAACCATCATTATGTGGACATAATCCACTAAGGACGCGGGCAGTTTGTTCTTCCGGTAACGGTGTTAAAGCTAACTCTTCAAAGCTTAAATGCCTAGGAGTTTTCTTATCGTCATGTACTCTTCCCATGATGCCTTTAACGCCGGATATTTTTGTAGTTCTTCACTTGTCGGGATTAAGCTTTTCGGAGATATTGATGGGCCCGGACCAGACATCAGCATCCATTTAATACCATCGAATACATAAACATGATCGTTATTCACATCAAGATATGCATCACCAGGTATTGGTGTGGCCGGCTTAGCCGAACGATAGTTTATTCCCGACACCGCTATATCGACGTAACTTTTAGTTACGGCTGTGGTCATAGATCGTTTTCTTTACGATTCTCGGAATGCCATGGATCGAACTTACCACCGGGATAACGAGATTCCAATTTGGTTACGTTTTCAGCAATGACATCATCAGGATTTAGATCAAGCGCTTTGCAGGCCTGAATCCAATACCAAATAATGTCGCCAAGTTCGCGCTTCATATGAAACACATTCTCGGGGCTGTAATCCTTACCTTGGAAAACAATCTTCTTTACAATTTCGTTAAATTCACCACCTTCACTTGCGAGACCGATACCGGCTGTAAGTAAACGTGGTACATCTGCACCGTGTGCATCTAGCTCATTTAGGCGAGCGATAAATGCATTGTGGTTTTTACTTGGTTGACTTGTAACACCGTTAACGAAGCCGGTGTATTTGTTAAGGTCAATCTTCTTTTCCATTCTATTCCTTAGTTAAACGTATGAATCAGTTTTCACATGCTTCACTATTTTATAGAATTTTACAAAATCGTCAAGTTTTCGCTTAGTTACCTTCGATCCGTAATTGTTAAATCTAGATCTACCCCTTGACAGAATTACATTCTCACTTGTGGGATCAATACCCGACAATGGTTCTGGTAAGAATTCAGCAGGTACAGTCGCTGCACCAGATCCACGATATGGCATATCGATTAGGAACATTGATCTATAAGAATCTTCGACTACTAACTGATATCTATCGCCGGCCTTATAGGCCCGTTGATAAATGGCAGCAGCCTCAGTGGCATCAATTTCTTCAAATGACAAGGCTGGTTTTACTCCATACGAAGATACCATTTTAACTCGTCCAGGGCGAGACCAACCCACGGTACCATCGTCTGATGCATCTTTAGAAAAATATGCACCGACAGCAATCTGCTCATTCATGTACTTAAGGGCCTCAGCTCGTGTCATTGGCTTTTCAGCAGCTTCTACGATCTTGAGAATCTTAATGTTCGTTCCAAAGAAGAACAGACCTGTCTTAACCTCAATAATTTGACGTCTGCACCATGACTTTGGTACACCAGCGTTGCCACTGTAATAGGAATATGTATATTCGGCAGGTCCATACAAGGATTCTGTGCCCATATACCTACCTGTAAGTCCATTCTGCAATAAGACAGTATCACCGTACTTAATATCGGACTTACTTACACGATTATCAATCAGATCAGTGTTTTCCACTGCCTCTTGATATTCTGGAGCATTGACTGGAATAAGCGATAACTTTGTTTCGCTATCATTTCTGGCCCAAACACACTTTTCTTGAATTAGACCTTCTGTAATACCAGTTACAGCGAGTAGATTAGTTAAATTGTCCGATGTTATGCGACAAATAAAGCCTCTCGGATCAATAACTAACCAATCTGTCTCTCGGGAACTCCAACCACGCGACTGCGATTCGATTAAAGTAAAACCCGGCAATGGATCATTGGAATATTCTTTTGTATTTGTGAATTTAGTGGCAAGCTTCTTTACCTTATTCTTTTCATTAGTGGCAGTTCCTACCGGTGTAATCTCTACATCCGGTAGAGTATGAACTTCTGTTGACCAGCCTACATAAATCTGTTTCGAAATATTAAGCATCTACTGTTGTTTACCTCGATTTCTGTGTTAATTGGTTGATACGGACCAGGGTATTGTTTCTCAGTAACCGATACTGCTTACGCTCTTCGTCATTATAACTTGCCGACAAGAGCTTTCCGTATTTTTCATTCAGAATTTCAGCATCGCCAAGGGATGCATTCTGAATAATGGTAAAACGATCATTCAAATCAGTTTCTGTAAACATGGGTTTTCCTTAAGCGCCGAATCCAAAACGAATTTTAAACATTGCTGCATCTGTCGAGTCTTCAAATCCAAACTTGTTGCCGCCGAGCATTGTCCAACGACCTTCCAGATTCTCAAGACACCACAGGATAATTCCCTTTTTTGCAATATCTGTAAAAGGGATATGAATGTTTGTGAATGTCCAAGTTTTCTCCTTGTCCAAGATTAACTTATTCATTGGCACATACATATCTTCTTTTGCCATAGATTCCTCCTAAATACTTTAGTAAATTATAGCTTTTTTAAATTGGAGTAACAACTGTGGGCGCAAAACAACGAACCGGGCATTTGCCCGGCTTTGTTATTTCTTATATGGTGTCCAACTTTCTTTTGTTTGCATTAACCTATCTGAAATGATATACATTGTGACTGGATTGTGTCCAAGTCCTAGATGACTTGCCCCCACAACCTCGATGTTTTCGGCTTGTGGACCTTCTTCCTCAATCGAAGTGGTCCAATGCACTACGCCGTCTGTCTTGCTAAAAATAGACGTAAAGGGAACAGGCGGAACCTGTTTTATTTGTGCTAAAACCGTAGAATCCTTGTAGGATACATCCCCGCTTAAATACTCGTACACTTTACTAGCGTTCGTTGAGTCAGATTCGCCCTTAAAGGGAGTTCCCAAAGTGATTACCTGGCGGATTTTATCCGGAAGCCTCTTAGCAATCTCTCTTGCATAGATACCACCCAAGCTCCATCCGATAATGCTAACCTCTTTGCCACCGGACATTTGATAGATTTCTTCAATCCTAGTGGCAATATCTTCTAGCATAGAATCTAGGCCTTCTTGTGGACCTAAATTTCTTCCAAGCCCCCATGAATATGCATTATATCCAATGCTATTAAGGAAGCTTCGAATGTATGCAGTCGACCCATCGGAACCTGCAAGTCCCGGAATAACCATTACCGGATGCCCGTCACCCTCATTTATAAGGTGTTGCAGTGGTTGCTTAAGAGCAATACCGAGGCCATATTCCCATATGCCGCGGACGACTTCGAGTGCTAGAAGTGCTTTTGATGGAGCCATTTTGTTATCCTTTATCGATAACAATATTTATTAGAAACCCACGGAAGAACCGCATCCGCAATGAGTTGTAGCATTCGGGTTATTGAAGACGAAGCTTTCGCCCATCAAATCTTTCTTATAATCGATTTCTGCATCAGTTAGATACATCATGCTCATTGAATCGACAAGGAGCATATGTGTATCGTCGAGCACGATGCTAAGATCGTCTTCCTGCTGTTCTGTTTCGACTGCAAAGTAATAGGTAAAGCCATTGCAGCCACCGCCTTGTAGACCAAAGCGGAGAAAAGATGATTTCTCATCGATTAGGACGGAAATCATCTTTTCTTTGGCTCTGTCGGTGACAGAGATCATGGACGCTTGGAGATGATTTGGTCTGCCAGGCCCAAATCCAGTGCTTGCGGGGCAGTCAGCCAACGGTCACGGTCCATCAGCTCGGTAAAGCGTTCGAACGTAACGCCCTTGGTGTTGTGGGCGACGTACAGCTCGGTCATTTCCTTCTTGATGCGAAGGGATTCTTCCAGATCGATCTGCATGTCCGAGATCTTGCCTCGTGTGCCAGACGACGGCTGGTGAATCATGGTAATGGAACGGGGCAGCAAATAGCGATGACCCGGTTCGCCAGCCTGCGCAATGAACGAACCCATGGAGGCTGCCATGCCAGTCACATAGGTATAGACCGGGCACTTGATGTATTGCATCACATCGTAGACGCCACAGCCGTCATAGACGCTGCCGCCTGGCGAGTTGATGTACATATGGATGGGAAGTTCGGCATTTTCAGCTTCGAGGAACAGCATTTGCGCCACAGCCACGTTGCACATATTTTGCTCGACTTCACCGGTAAAGAAAATGACACGTTCCTTCATCAAGCGCGAGTACAGGTCGTAAGAACGTTCACCGCGGGCAGTTTGTTCAACAACGACAGGGATCAGGGCGTTTTGCATTTAGGGTTTCCTATGATAAATAGTTTCATGAAGATCAAAGACATTCTTACCGAAAGTTCGACCGATGTAGTCGCACGCTTTTATAAAGAGGCGGGCGAAGCCTACGACAAATATTATAATCCCGAGGACGTAAAATATAAAGAGAAGTCTGCTGGGTATTATGAAGAATTTTTCAAAAGCTGGTTCAACGAAGGGATCACTCCAATCTTTACTAAGCCTGTAACCAAGGCACAACCAGAATATACCAATATTCCTAAAGAAGGTAAGCTACAATCACCGGGATATCGTGGTTTACAATATTCCTTGGCTGCTGCAGGCTTACCTTACAATCACGAAGTTCAACGTTATGAACCGAACGCATCTAAAATGGTCGCTACTCAGACTATGGATGGTGCCCGAAACAATAACGGTCAATAATTGCGAAGGTAAAGGAAAATTAATTCTTCCTTTACTGTTTCAGTTAGTTCGACAATTTCTACTTTTGCGTGTTCTCTCCACACAAAATTTGATTTGAAAAGAGTCTGCCTGGCCGCAATTTTGGCTTTCTGACGTGTGGGGAATTTCTTAACAAAATCCAGCTCAAACCAATTTACTGTTATGTTGTCACGAACGTCGTTTCTGACGGAATAGACTATGTCTTCGCGAGTTCCACTAACCCAAGCCGGCAAAGTGATTTTTGCAATAAACATTCCCGATCTTTCTTAAAGGGCTGCGTTGATACTCGCTGCTAAGTCCGGGTCATAGTTATCAGCAGTTTCATCGAACCATTGGGTATTCTTCATTGCCCAGTTCCAATAGCTGTGAGGGACGTCTTTCATTAGTTCCCCTTTGTGTTTCCCGAACGGCATACGCTTGTAAATTATAGGCTCTGCAGTCCATTTTGCAATCTGGGGGCCGTAATCTTCCTCAACATTAAGAATACCCATTTCTTCCATCATATCGACAAAGTATTCAAGCAAACGACCGGTGATGAATGAGTCATTGCCTGCACGGTGACAATACATATCGATAGGAACATCGAGCTTTAATGCGAAACGCAGATAAGGTAGATTAGTTTCTTCAATTTCTGGCACTTCCGAAAACAACTTCTTAGCCATTCTCCAAGTACAAATCCATGTATTGGAGTTAGTATCAACTCCATGATTTCCTAGAACACGCATATCAAAGAAATGATTATGTGCAACTAGGTATCCACCTTGATAACTGTTTACTAGATCTTGGAAAGTTTGCCTACCATCAATGAATGGTGCCTTCCCCTCAATCATTTCATTTGTGATGTAGCAAATTGACTCAACCTTAGGTGGAATTGGTCGATCGAGTGTGCTATGTAACTCGCTAAAAATTGTCCAGTCGCCATTATCACGCAATACAAAACCGGATTCTACGATTTCTGCAATCTTATAATCGTCCGAATTAGTTTCTGTATCGAGAACCATGCAGGCTGCAAGGAATTCTTCTTTTTTTGTGGCCATAAAAATCTCCGTTATTCTGTAATATAACAGAAACAACGGAGAATGTCAATATTTCTTTATTGCTGTTGAGCGACGTTGGTGAGAATCTTTCTCATCGAATCAAGAACTGGCTTCAGTGCATGCGAATTACCTTGAGCAGCATCATTTGCCCACTCGTTAAACTCGTCTGTATTTCTCTTTGCACCAGATGCATGTTCAATTGCTTGAATAATTGTCTGTTCGACTACATCATTTGAGTCCATTGTAGAAACAAATTGCTTTAGTTTCGTACCGGCAGCGTTAAGAGCTGCGCCAGCATCAAAGTTACCATCTCTTGCAGCAGCTTTAATCGATGCACTAATTTGTCTTTCGGCTTGATCAGCAAGTTTCGATACAACAGGCTTAATTCTCTTAATGATTTTACCTATGGCTTCATCAGGTGGAAGTACCACAGGTGCTTTTCTTGCACCACGAGTAGCCATCTTATCTCTCTCAATCGAACCAACTGCAGGCTTAACAGAATCTGGATCACCACGGTAGCCGGAGAAGCCAGTAATCCAAACTGTCTTCAATCTACCGATTTGATCGGCAAGTAGGTTGAAAACGTTATTAGGATTCTGCATTTCACGACCAGTATGCTTACCCATTCTGGCTTTAGAAACTGTCGGATCTTGTGCATCACGGTAATCGTCATCTTCTCCCTGTGGACGGAGCAATTCAGGATCAACCTGTTGACCATCATCAGTAAACGCGATAACTTGATATGGAACAGTTGCATCGTTTGCAGGATTGTAGGTCTTACCTTTCTTTGCAAACTCTGCAGTTCTATTCTTGATGAACTTTTCATCAGGTTTAATACCTGCAACACCGTGTTCAGCAGAAACGATGACAAAATCATCTGGATTACTCTTGAATTGCTTCCAGAGTAATTCCTTATTGAACGGTGCTGGTTCAAATTCGGCATCATTGCTCAATTTATGGCGACGATGCATCCAACGAACTAGGTTTTGTCCACCTTTTTCTTTACCGAGAAGCTTACTAAGGGAACTTTCTTCGATAAATGCTTCATCGAGTTCTTCGTCCCACATAAGGCTCTCAAATAATGTTGGTTTAAGGATCGGAAACATTATTAGCTCATCTTTCCTAGTTTATCAAAGCGCTTCATCCAGGAAAGGACTTCTGGATCAACTTCAGATTCTTCAAGCTTACCGGCCTTAGCCATCTTAGCATGAACTGCACCAGCGACTTTTTCACCGGCTTCTTTACTACCGTATTCAGCAGCAGCCTTCTTAGCCACTGCTTTGAAGCCAGTTGTCTTACCATTGTTATGCTTACCTTCGTCCTTCTCGTCAATCTTGTCTTTCTTACCATCACGATTGCTCTTAAAGACATCAGCACCAACCTTGTCATTGCGCTCGTCGTTGGCCTTCTTATCGTCAGACTTGCCTTTCTTCAAGAATGCAGGCACTTCCTTCTTTTCTTCGACAAGTGCGTCATATTCCTTGAATCTGTTCAGCCAAACTTGAACATCATTATCAATACCTTCTGCCATAACATCGGTTCCCATTGCTGTTGGTGAATTTCCTACCACTTCTTGGTAGCATTGTTTCATTTGTGCTGGATTCATGGATGCAAAATCCGCTTCTGTATAAGGACGGTCAGATTTGCTGAGACCCATTTGCTGAATATACATGATTTGAGAAGCCATTTCTTCCATTTGCTCGATATCAGCATCGGAAGGATTACCAAAACTCATGGCTTGATCGTGTTCTTCCCACGATGGCATTCCACTCTCGTCATCAAATTTCGGTGTATCTGAACTGCGATCCATATCATCACCAACAATTTCAGAAAGATTATCCTCTCCGTATGTCAACGGCGAATCTTCACCAGCTGCATTACCACCAGTTGGTACAAATTTCTGAACAATATTGCCGAGTTTAACACCCTTACCATCTTTGCCGCGTTCGACTGGTTGTTCAAAGTCCATATCTTCTTCGTCAACTAGGCCATCTACACCTTCGTTGTCGATCATCGGAACTTCTTCCATCGGTTCTTCCATGCCGCCCATATCCATACCATCCATCGGTGCCTGGACAATGCCGATACCACCAACATCCGGACCCTGGTCATGCCCACCGGCACATAGTGCACCACACATTGGGCAAGCTTCTTCATGACCGTGCATATCTGGGCCGCCCATCATGCCTGGTTGTTCACCACCTGCTTGATCAGGGAAGCAAGTTTGGCAATCCCATTCTTGGCAACCACAAAGGCCGGAAGATTGAGGAAGCATATTTACATCGATTCCGCCACCGTTAAGGGCTTCCTCGACAGTTCCTAACCATTTTGAAAATTCATCTCTGTGATCCATTGCTGGCTCCTGTTCTACTTTTACGTTTTGTGATGCGAGTGACATAGGCGATAGATTGCCATCATTGTCCATCTCGTCAAAATTATTCTTTGCATCTTGCTCGAGCATTGCACCAACATTTGCTGTTGGAACGAGCATTTCTTTATCATCGAAACTAACGATGCATTCTTTTCCAGTGGTACTGTAAGCGATAAAGACGCCGACGCCGGGACCAATTACCGATCCGTATACATCTTCTATTTGTACCATGTCGCCAGGTCGAAATTCTGGCTTATCATTCATTCTGCCAACAGTTGCTGGCTCCTGTGTTGCATGGAACCATTCGTTGCCGCTCTGATATGGGTCCTGATAATCACGTTCTGGAAGGGAAAATTCGCCATCTGGTAATTCTACAGCAACACCTTTAATGTCGACTTGTGCTCCACTAGGAATATAGTCCATAAATCTGCCAGTTCCACCACCTGATCCAGGGTTAACCATAACAGTGGCATCTCGTTTGATTCTCATGGATTGGTCGGTGTTGCTTGCCAGGACTGGCGGAACACTCTCCATTAGTTTAATCCATTTTTTCATATCCGACATAGGGCCTCTGGGGTTATTCAATGTACTTATTTATCACACCTTGTGGTGATTACGGCCATTAAAAAAGGCACCCCGGAGGGTGCCCTGAATCCTTACGGAGTGGTTCGTAGTTTTACGCTAGAAGTTCTTTCACAAGAATTCCAGCAGCCTTGCCGTCGTAGCAGCCGGCGTGATTGGCCGTGAGAAAGGCCATAGTGGCTTGCATTGTGGCACCCGGTGTGCTTGCAATGAAAGTGGATACAACCAATCGCAACTCTGCCTCAGTGAGTTGAACTGGTGTAGGAGGAAGGAAGGTTTCTACAAGGGCGAGTTCGCCATTGAGAATATTCTTCTTCTGCAATGCCTGGATATTGTCCTGGCTTGCATAAATGTCTCGAGTTTGACGAATATTATCCGCATATTTGCGAACAATCTTAACAACCTTGTCTTCGGGAAGTGCAGAACCGGCATTCTTCTCCGCAAAGGTAATTTCGCCGATAAGAGTAGTCAGCGAGTCCGCCAGAACAGTATTTCTGTCCTTGCGAAGTGCAATCTGCTTTGTCTTCAAATTTTCAAGAATAGTTGTCATCACTTAATCTCCGCGCTGCTATTCGCAACAGTCTTGTCAGTTCTAAATTCTGCAAAACGTGGCAGGAACAGACTATCTGCCACATTCTGTTGGCTGCTGATACGCTCGTTATAGATCACCGTAATGATCGTACCAATCAGCTCGTTAATATCCTTGGTGATCTGCAAACGCAATGCGTCCGAGAAGCCACTAATCGACACAATAACCTTACGGTCACTGGATGCACAGATTAGACTACCGACTTGACCCAGGAATTTGCCTTCACCAGGGTTCCAACCAATGATCTCGAGATCGCAATCCTCCTCAGCCTTAAGCTTGACCAGATGCTTACTACGAGTATCTTCCCACAGACCACAGAAGTTCTTCAGAATAGTGCCTTCTTCACCGGATGCAAGCAGTTCGTTGAAGTGAGCAATAGCTTCATCCAAACTTTTCACAATCTTGCCTGGGATCAACCAGAACAAAGTTGCGGGCTTGCCGGCAAGTTTCGCCACAGTTTGATCTTCTTCCGGGGGAGTGATGGCCTTGATAGCTACTTCCAGTGCAGTAAGACGATCGGAATACTTCTTCTTGGAAATACCAGCCTTGAATTCAGACAGGGGAATAACGTCCCAGATCTGAGCACGAACCATCTTGGCTTCTTCTCGGGAAATTGTACCCTTGATAGCCTTATTGATGATGCCGTTACCGATCTTACGGGGCAATACCTTGCCATTCGCATCTACCACAACGAGTTCACCGTCAATCACAACGGGAACATCAAATTGTTGGCCTAGCTTGATCCATTCGGCGTCCATGACATCGAACAAGTCAATATCTCTACCAGATCGGCCACATATCGAGATAGCGGTGCCATTAATCTGAACGTTTACTCGGAGGCCGTCAGCTTTGAGCTGACTATAAGCCGGAAATTCAATGTTCTTGATGTTCTTCGCTTCGTAAGGACGAGCGAGTAGACACGGATATGTGGGGATCAGGCCGGGACTTACGGCGTTAACGAGACCATCCGCCACACCGCAGCGCAAATCTTTACCAATAATGCGGCTAATAACAGTAGCATCATCAGCGGAAAGGCTAGAAAGAATAGTGCGAAGATGCTCAATGCCAGCGTAACCAGTGAGTTCGCGGCTCGAAAGCTTTTCAAGTTGAGCCATTGCCCAGTCGATGGTCTGGGTGGGCGTTGTAGAGGTGGCATATTCAGGGATTTTCCTGATATAGAAGTTGAGATAAGGATCCAACGCCATTCTCACTACAGAAATGAACTGTGTGTTCGCCTTGTGCTTCTCAAGCACAGAAGTTTTCCAGGTCTTTGTAGTATTCGAACCGAGTTCTTCGAGAATTTTCAGGATGCTCATTGTTTACCTTTGCCAAAGTCGCTTAACTGTGACAATTATATGTTGATCTTAATGGTTAGTCAACTAGTCTCGTTGTCTTTTAATTCTTTATCAACGATATAGTCTGCCATTTCTGGCAAACAGACTAGATAAATCCTATCGTGGTGAACTGCACAATAGGATTTCTTAGGAAGAGATGATTGGGGACAGCCTTCGCCCTCCCCAATCCATTTGCATGTCGGTTTTAGTTCACTTTCTTTACTTGTCATAGTAGCAAGTCATACCAAACGGCGACACAATATTCCGTTGCGGATTACTGTGGATAACGTACACCGTATCGCAGTAGATCGGATCACCAAATCCGAGACCACAATCGTAGCCGTCGGTGAAGTGAATAAACTTCTCCGGTACGATGTTGTTCTCTTTCATGTAATCCCAATTACAGTTGAAGTCATTACCGCCACGGCCCTTCACTTCATATTCGTCGATATCGGAAAGGTTATCCGGGGTGTAAATCTGTTCGTTATACACCTTGGTGTCAGAACACCACAGGCGCACTTCGAAGTCAGTAAATTCTTCCATGATGCCCTTAACTTCACCAAGGAAGTCGCGAATCATCTCATCGGAAATAGATCCCGAACTATCGATACCGATTGCAACGCTGACGCGCCCTTCCTCTTTCATCGACGGCAGATAAATGCCACTCGATTGGGACTTACGAGAGCATCGTTGCCACGTAAAGTCACCTTTGAGGATGGACTTGAGATTAGTTTGCAGAATCTCGCGCCAGTCCATCTGCGGCGAAGTCAATTCCTTGACAAGTCGCTTGATGCCCAACGGGCAGTTACCAGTGTTCGATTTAACTGCCTGATAGACCGCAGCCTTGATTTCGTCACCAAGAACGCGGCGCTCTTCCTCTGTCATCGGCTCACCCTTGCCATCGCCTGGCTCCAAGTGGATGTCGAATTCGGGGAACTTCTGGCTCGGGTCCTTCATCAACTGTTCGTACACCTCTTCCGTAAACATACCACGGAATTTAGCGTCGAAACAGGCAGTGACACCGGAGGTCTTGGGGTTAGGCAACTTGCCAACGTTGTGTTCGTGGAGTTCCCAGTTGATGACGTAGTCGGCAGCAGCGTTCCATGCCTTTGCATTACGGCTACCACGACGACCCATGTGGTCATAGACGCAGTGTTCCACTTCATGGGCAACCAGGAAGACTGTTTCTTCCTTGGTCAGCTTCGCAATGAAGTCTCGGTTATAATAGAAATAGCGGCCATCAGTTGCCGCAGTTTTGCACCATTCCTCGTCGGTATAGTCTTTGAGGATCAGGCGAGTTGCCAGGGTTCCCCAGAATGGTTGACGAAGCAGGAGGGAGATTCGTGCTCGTGTGAGTTTCTCGAGAATAACATCGGGGTCGTTAGCTGCTGCCATGTGTGTCTTTCAGTTATGTGTATATTGTAAGCGATGCGCATACAAAAAGCAATTGGTGCCCCGGCACGGAACCCACACCGAACCGCAGTCCTACCGGTTAAGAGCCGGTTGCTCTATCGAAGGGACAATTAAATTCACATTAGGTGCCGGCAGGCCTGCGGCGCCCTTATTGGCGAATCGTTTTTCTGAGCTATCAGGGCCTGCTTATTTTATAGGGCTTATTGAAGAAGGTCAAGCACATCAACGTCTTCGAGATGCTCGAGAATGATTTTGCTATAACCATGTTTTACTGCATATTCAATGACTTCAGAAATAGCTACTTCTTCGTCTACTGTCGAATACCAGAGAACTCTGTTTAGTTCAACTTCGTCAAAACCAGAAAGAACTGCAATTGACTTTTGCAGATAATCGGAATAGCTATCGAAACTATCTTCCGAGTATGGACCCAACGCTGCGTCCAAAATATCTAGAGCTGTTACAACTTGAACGGTCTTGATAATGTTTCCATTGCGATCTGCAACAGTATAATCAGTACCTAGTGATTGAATATCGGTAATTTTATACATCTTAGTTAATCCTTGCGTTGACGATTTGCCAATTTATAATCTTCCAAATGTCCTTAAGATATTTCTTCTTGTCAGCGCCGTAGTCCAATATATACGAATGTTCCCACATATCGACAATGACTGCAACATTGCTAATCAGTTTGTGATTGGAGATCGTTTTTATTGCTCCGGATTTATCCAAGTAGACCCAACCAGATCCATGGATATCAAGTGCGGCTTCCGCAAAGGAATTTTTGAAGTTTTCGTAGTTACCAAATTTCTCATCAATGAGAATTTTTATGGCTCCTGTGGGTGTGTTCGAAGCTGCCGATGCTTGCATCTGTTCGAAAAACAGAGTATGCAATTTGGCACCAGCTGTCTGAAATTCTCCCTCGCCTGCAAGGGACTTTTTCACATAGTTATTGTATAATATTCCATAGTGCAGGTCAATTGTTTCTTTGGAGAAAACAGGGGCCAGGTCCTTTTCAGGTACAGGTAATGGAACTTTGTATACTTCTAATTCGGCTTTTACTTTTTCGAGTAATACTCTAAAGGATGCAGGATCATTCATACTTGTATTTATGGAAAATGCATGAACTTGGTTTTATTATCGTAAAACCTCTTTACTCCTACCATTCTCTCTAAAATAGCTCTACCCACAATATCAGAAGTGTAATTTTTCACTTCTCTTTCGGCATCTCCCACGGGCAATTCTTCCAGCACCACATTAGTTACTGAAATGGTTGCTTCCTTTTCCGTTGTAATCTGACCGATAATTGTCGGAAAGAATGTTACATTAGATTTGCCCGACAGGACACCCCTATAGTCAACATCGATCTTAAACTTCGGTGATTGTGGTTCAACAGTTAGAATAGAGTGGAAGTTCTTTCCTTCAGAGTGAATTACTCCCAGAAACTCCGATGTTGAGCTTTCATAAGGAAAGATTTTGTTTTCGTCAACGATATTAGACGAACCTTTACCAAGAACGATATGATTAAAATTCGCACCGTCTTGAGTAATAATGTTTCTGTAGAAACAAGAAATTGCCGAAACCTTGTTCTGGTAGAATGTTGTCAACTTTAGATCTGCACCGGGATGCAATAAATAGTTCACTACCGAGTTTAAGGCACAGCAGCTTTCGACTTCTTCAATGATCTCTACTTCGATATCGTTAGATACATCGAAGATCATTACAGAATTATAGAATGTTTCGAATTCGGATTTGTATCGAACATAGATAGGTTCATCAATTTCACCCACAATTTGAATTGTGCTATGATTTTGACAAACTAGATATGCGATAGTGGAGAACGTCTCTGGATTGTAAAGGCTTCTCGGATTAACGAGTTGATTGCCTTCGAGAGAGTTTGTGACAATAACGTTCGGATGATCGTATAGGTCTTTTGAAATGTGAATTTCGTTACCAAGTACGATTAGCGACAACCCAGGCATGGCTGGGTCTACGACCATCTGAACTTTATTTGCTTGGATGTTGAAACGCTGCTCGAATATTGCATCGAGACTGGTGTCTTTATATTTGTCCTGTGCTGCCGAATAGAGCAGTTCTGGATAATACTTTCCGAGATATGATTTTACTGAGATTAGATTTGTCGACATAAATTTCTCGTATCGCTACGAGATATTTATGTTCACAGTTCTTCGAATGTGGCTGTTAGCGGAAAACCGTTTGCACGAGAGAAGTTAATAACTTCGTTGGTCTTTTCTTCAGCAATTTCCCTGGTGTAAGGCGAACCCGCGATACCTTGACCGCTTTCATGGATTGCCATTGTGACTTCGGCAGCTTCTTCGAAAGTGCGATGGAAGATGCGAGTCAGGACCAGGATGACGAAGTCAAAGGTAGTCGTGTCATCATTGTGAAGGAGCACCTTATACATGCTCGGTAACTTCACTTTGGTAGCTTCCTCGACTTTTTCAACAACTTCGGTGTGTGCCATGTTTTATCCCAGGTTAAGTAAGTCTAAATTATACAGTCACCTGGGCCTTTACGTCAATAGGAATAAACTTCCTTATCCAAAAATAACTATAATCGCAATAATCAATGCGATAATGCATCCGGCAAGGATAAGGCCAGATTCTGTCTTTTCAGCTTGTGGATCAACCACATCTGTGACAACTGGTGGTTCATTTGGTTCTGGTACTTGAGCAGCCGCATCGGCCCAGGATTCCAGGAACTTTCGTCCATACAAGGATGGAGCACCATCGAGTTCGGGATGCTGACTAAAATCATTGACAGCCATGAAATTGGCCATACTATCAAGAATTCCCTGATATGTAATATCCGGATTTGATTTTACGGCTGCAATCAATGATGCGGTTGCCGCGCCCTGAGGAACACCACCAGTAGTTGCATCAGCTGATGTTTCATTTGCATGACAGCCGGCAATTAACAATACGATCTGATTAATGTCACGGCTTGTTGACCATTCTCTCAACTGCATACCTTTATCGGCAATGTTTTGAAGAACTTCTGCAGGTGGTGCAAGATAACGCTTCTTAATCGATTTCTTGGTAATCTTTACCTTTGGCAATCCTTTATCGGATATGACAGTAGTGACGGCAGTTTCTTTCTGATCGAGTGCGGTACCACTGTGGCAGCAATCAAGAACTACGGTAATGTTAACACCATTCGGTACCGCATTGAATATTTCCTTCAATTCATTATCGGTAATTACGTTCTTATCCCAATCCAGATCAACTGGGCAAATAATCTCGTCGAGCATATCGTCTTCGAGCTTACTGTAGATTTGAGAACCATGGCCACTGTAATGGAATACCAATACATCGCCTGGCTCAGCGCCTGCTGTTAAACGCTGCAAAGCCGCTAAAATCCCCTTGGTAGTTGCGTCTTTTTCCAGCAATAATTCAATGTCAGTAAAGCCCTTGTCCTCTAACAGAGCCTTGACGTTGTTAACGTCATTAATGCAGCCTTTTAATTGGTAGCTTGTGCCGACATAGTTAATACCCGACTAACAATGCACGTTGTTTCATTGGGGAAATCTCCTGTGTTCCCCATATTTATCACTATTCGATGACCACTTTATGGTTAGAACAACAATCGACTAGCTTTTGATAAACTTCCGGCATCACATTGATACAACCGGAACTGATAAAACGATCTTCAATTTTTGTACTTTTCAATCTCTCAAGTCTCTTTTGTTCAGGCTTGAGTAGCCATACACGGTGAATAGCATACACCAGATTAGCATCTTCATGGAATTGAAGTACGTCGCCGCCGTATCCGGGATCTTGCGTAAATCTTCTACGTAAGATAAAATCTCCTTTTGGTGTAGGAATCTTCTTACCTAGAAGAACAGGATGACATTCTTCTGCACCATTATAGGTGAAACAGATAGTTGCTAAGGCAATTGATACGATGACGCTCATAATGTTTATTCGTAGGTAAACCGGGACAAGCCCGGTTTACGTTGTTTAAGCGAAATTACTCGCCTTTCTTCGCTGGAACTTCAACCAAGATCGGTACTGCCACTTCACGGATAACCGTGTTAGTGATAACTACCGGCTTAGTGTCTTCCTTTACTACCGGACGAAGCATCAGATATTCACCGCGACCCATTTCTGGAACCCAGTTATATCCGGCGCATTCGAGTCGTGCCCCACGGCGTGTGCATTGTACATCGACAACGCGGGGCCAGAGTGTAGCCGCAGTCGGGAATCCGGGCAGATATTGAGGAGCATGATAGATATCATTATCCCATTTCTGCGCATTTTCCAAACCTGTGACACCTTGCTGGCCGGAGCCAAGTGGTGTACGACCTACACTCACATCCTGTGCAAATGCAGTGGATGCAAGCATAGCCATACCTAGTGCCAAGAGTGCTTTCTTCATATAAGTCTCCTTTGACTAGTCGACTTACTTCTTGTCAGACTCGAGGGGTGGCAGGCCTAGACGTGAGCGGACGATCGGGTCGGTGTACTGAGCTTGAGTGGCTTGAGCATGCTGTTGAACAGCCATGTTGCCATTTCGAGCCTTGGTAGTCTGCGGACATTCGAAGCCCGTGAGCTCGAGAGCTTCACGATTTTCCGAATCATTGCACATCAGCGCCAAAGCAGCAGCCTTCATGCCCATGTTCCACAGTTCACGGCTGTTCTTCAACCTCACGCAGTTTGTATCGGTATAAGTCTTGCCAAACGACAGACCAATACCAGGCGCATTTGCCGAACCCGATGCCGAACCCATACAGTTATCGTTCGAGCTAACGAGCGGAGGGCCGTTCACGCTAGGCGTGTTACGGATACCCTTGCCGGCAATTTCCTTGGCTGCTTCGGCATTGATCGCAGCGATGTCCTTTGCGGCACCGGCATTGATCTGAGCAGCAGTTACGGTAGCACCAGCCAAATCCTTGGAACCTTGATCGGCACTTGCACAATTCACCAAGCAACCGATGGTAGTAGTACCACCTTGTGCTTGAGAAACGGCAGACGAAGTCGAATCGGACTTGGTACCCTGACCTTGTGTCTGATCAGCCAGTGCAAGACCGGTAGCAGCCACCAGGGCGAGTGCGATTGCAAATTTCTTCATGTTTTTCCTTTCTAGAAAGATAAGGGGAGAATTCCCCTTATCTTGTTGCTTGCGGATTAGTTACCGCAGCCAGTGCCGGAGCACAGGTTGCCAGCCTTGGCGTTCGAAGCAGAACCTGCACCACCGGAAGTACCGGAGTACACGTTACCCGAACCAAGGGAAGCACCAGCGTTGCCGACAGCGCCAACAACCGGAGCGGAAGTGGTCGAGGTCGAACCAGCGGTTGCACCGGAGGTAACGGTGTTCAATGCAGCACCTGCACGAACGGAACCGGCATCAGCTGCGAAGCTAGAAGTGGTCGATCCACCGATAGCAGCAACGGCAGCACCGCCGCCAACACCAGCACCGGTGGAAGCCGAGAAGCCAGTGGTCGAACCAGCGCTACCAGAAGCGGAACCGCTGATCGGGTTGGTACCAGTTACCTTATAGCTTGCCGATTCGGCAACCTGAGCGCAAGCATCGGCAACAGCGGAACCACCTGCGACAGCGTTACCGCTGGTCACGGACAAGCTTGCAACGCCACCGTTAGTCGATGCAACGCCACCAACAGCGGCGCTGCCGACGCTAATCGGGGTCTTGGTAACGGTAGAACCGGAAGTGCCAACAGCGGAACCACCAGCAGTTGCGGTGTTCAGCGAAAAGGCGCTACCATTGCCAGCGGACGAAGCGCTAGCGGTAGTACCGGTTTGTGCACCAGCAACGGTCGAGCCCGTGCTGGTCTTGGATGCGCTGGCCGAGCAAGTATTGCAAGCCATTGCGGAGCCAGCTGCCAGAGCAACGGCCAATGCGAGAATTGTCTTCTTCATATTTTTCCTTAAGTTGTTTGATATCAAATCACTGAATGTGATGTGACTAACGAACTTTGTAGTTTGGTGCACCAAACTACAAAGTCTGGGTTAGTGCATGTCCTGCATTGTAAAATAACAAAAGGGCCCTGTCAAGCCCTTTTTGTTTTGATTTTACTTTTTAGAAGAATCAGTATTTCTTATCTTTATGCCAATGTCCGCTCTGGATCATATCCTCAACTTGGCGTTCCCAACGTTTACGAGCTTGTTTCTTCATACGTTGTCGTTCGACTGCAGGCTTTTCATAGGCCATTCTATCCTTAACTTCTTTAAGGATACCAGAGTCTTGGACTTTCTTGCTAAATGTACGGAGCGCGCGGCCAAAGTCGTCGTTTCTAACTTCGACTGTCATCCCTCTGTGCTTTTTACCGTCTCTATTCTTGTTACTCATTATTTGCTCGTTTTGCTTTATATACATATTTGGTTGTTCCAGTTGCGTCAACGAAAATCTTGCTCACGCCTTCTTTAGCTAATCGTGGCAGAATGAATTGTATAGCTTGAAGATCTCTTTCAAGTACCGAACGTAATCCTCGAGCACCAATCTTCTGTTTGATGCATTCACCTGCAACATTCAGTAGGTATTTATCATCAAACTCCAATGTAATGCCTTCGTATTTGAACAATGCTTGGAATTGGCTAACAATGCTATTCTTTGGTTCTTTGAGGATGCGCACCAACATATCGTTAGTTAGATCATCAAACACTACCGTTACTGGATGACGACCTACAAATTCCGGAATTAGACCGTATTTGATAAAGTCCTCAGAATTGGCTGTTTTAACTGTTTCGGAAAAGGATTTATTTGCTTGAATAGAAGCACCTAGTCCGATACTTGTCTTGTTACGTGTCTTCCTGATAATTTCATCGAGCCCAACAAACGCACCACTCGAAATGAATAATACATCCTTTGTATCGAAGGTAACATCATTGTATCCGTCTTCGATTTTAACAACTGTACCTTCGATGAGTTTTAGAAGTGCTTGCTGAACACCTTCCCCGGATACATCTCGGGAGACTGTCGAAGACTCGTTCTTCTTGCTCTTCTTATCGATTTCGTCGATAAAGATGATTCCGTGTTGCGCACGTTCAATATCGTCGTCAGCATTTTCGATTAGACGCTTAATCAAATTTTCTACGTCTTCACCGACATACCCGGATTCGGTTAATGATGTCGCATCAGCAATCACAAAAGGTAAATCGAATAGCTTTGCAATTGTTCTAACAGTTAGTGTCTTACCACTACCACTAGAACCTACCATAAGCATATTCGATTTATCGATTTCGGTTTTAGATTTGTTATGAATTCTCTTATAGTGATTATATACCGCAACAGAGATGGCAACTTTTGCACTATCTTGTCCGATAATATGTTCGTCAAGATGTGCTTTGATTTGTTCCGGAGTTAAGATCTTTTCTTTCTTTTTCTTAACCGTTTTAGTTTCTTCGTCAGTGTGAATGATTTTGTGTGTTACATCGACACATTCATTGCAGATATAAATGTTCTGACCATTTATTACGGGACCCTCAATCATTTGTTCAACTTGATGGCGACCCTTCTCGCAGAATGAGCAACTGATTATCTTCTTGATTTCTTTTTCTTCCATTTTCAGTCCCTCTTAAATTCTTGTAGCCAGCTTAGAGGCAGTCTACTATTTACAGCTCGTTTAGGATTTTGCGAAAAGTCTTGATCTTCTCTCGTTGTCTCGGTGTGAATTTCGGCTTCGGTCTGTTCATCTTCTCCAATGTTGCCAGGAAGTCGTCCCATGTCCGATCCATTCGTCGGAATCTTACTGTTTTCTTTGACATTTACTTTCACCGGTACAAAGTGTTGACCAAGTAGTTCTCTAAGGACACTATCCTGTTGCGCCCACGGACTTGTCGATTTTGGTTCAATAACATCGGCTGGATGCTCCTGAACAGGTAATTCCCAAGATGGTTTGAGTTCTAATATGAAATCTTCTTCCGGTTCATCGGTATCCGATACTTCCCTTCTATCGATGTTTTCTTCCATCGCGTGGACATCTTGATTCTCTTCGACGACGGTGCCCAAAACATCTTCCATGATTGTCTCCGGAGACACCTCGCTAATCCCGGGTGTCCGATCTCCGCCATTGCTGTCATAATCTTGTGTACTCGGCAACGTAATATTTTTTTCTTCTTCATGGATTAGATCCGGCCATAATATGGTTTGGACGACAGGAACTTCTTCTCGTATGGTTTCGGTGGGAGCGACAGTCGGAACTCCGACGAGTATGCTTTCAGAATGGACCTCTCTACTCTCCACATTATCTTCTTCATCTTCGAATATTTTCGACTCATCTTCTTTCTTTCGTAATGCCAGAGAATGGTTAGCTGCAATGAGCAACACAATGGCTAATGGATCGAGTGTCGATACGAGCAGCAAAGTAAACATTCGGACTGCTGCTTCGACATTCTTAGCAGAATCTTCTTGAACACCATAGACAAGTTCGGCAATATATCTGATAGGACCGACCTCGAGTTGCATCTTTCTAACTTCGGATTCGTATTTCATCTTCTCAGTTGAAAGATCATCGATACGTCTTTGGGATGCGTCGATTTCTTCTCTGAGTTGCTTACGCTGTGGTGCCTGACTTTTACGCACAGCCAACGAACGATCTGTTCTATCCTTACCTAAGAAGGAATCGACAGTCGCATCGAGCTGAGTAATAATCTTCTGATTATCAGCAATGTTAGACTTTTCTCTTTCGATTTGCTGATTTAATCGTTCAATACGTGGACCATTATCGATTGTAGCTGCACCTTGTTCGAGGTGAGCCTTAGATAAAAAGCCAAAAACCCCGATACTGGTTGCAGTCATCAGGGCTATTGTGAAATATAGGAGCGGTCCCTTTATTTTCCAAGATGCTGTCTTAGAATTTCGATAAAGCCAGCTTGTGGTGACTAACTTGGCGGCTTCGACAACAACACCCATGATAAGTGCATACATCGGTGCACCTGCATAGATTGCCATAAAACCTACAATCGAGAACCAACCAGAAACTGCTGCTAAAGAAAGGGCCGCAAGAAATGTTAATAAAATAAATATCATCTAATATTTATCGTGGTTTTTGTCCACGTTTACTCGCTGATTAACCCTCGCAACTTCAAAGCAAGAACATCGATGCCTCTAATCTCAAAGAGGTTTACATCAGATCCGATTACATACGCTTTTCGACCGGGCGGAAGTGCGCCCTCCATATCTTTGCATATTCCGCTAATATACGACGAGCTAAGTTGATTAGTCTCGCGTGGAACCTGAATTACAAGAATGCTATCGGGATCGCTAAATTTGATTTCGTTAATCGGATCATTCATTAATTTCTCCCCTCTCAATCTTTAAGAGATGTTCAGATAAGGCTTCTTCAGTCCATCCAAGCTTTTCAATTGCAGCGACTCCGGCAGCAATTTGTTCTTCCTCGGTAACAAAGGCAGTACCGATTCGGGCAAGAGTATAGGCGGTACAGGCTTCTCGCCAATGTGCCCGCCTAAGTTTCCAATAAGTGTCGTTTTCATCCATAATAAGATCCTCAACACTATTTTAACACATTTATCCCTCGTACCACGCTGAGTTTGCAGGTGTTTCCGCTACTTTGACGAGTCTACAATGAATGCCTTTGTAACCGTTATCCGGCAACCAAATCTCGTTGACATAGTCGTACAAGAATTTGCTTAGACCTTCGCAACCAGTTCTTTCGACAACAACCATCTTGCAAAGTTTCTTTTCGTGGAGCATCTCGAATGTTTTAAATTCGGGATCGTCTTGTGCAACCAACATTGTGTGATCGAATGTATCGTCTAAGAAATCCTTGAATGTTTTCAATGATCCAAAATCGACAACCCAATTACGAACGTCAACAGTCTCAGATTCAAACTCGAGATAGAAGCTTAGTGAATAGCCGTGGATTAGATTGCAATGGCTATCAGCTCTCCATTGGCGATATGCAACTGCATAACCGCGTTCATGACCATAGGTCTTTGTACTTACGAATTTTCCCATTTTCTTTATTCCAATTCAATTTTAGCAGGTGTGAATTTAATGTTAGGAAAATACTTTCTAGCATGATCGATAATGCCCGAAGGAAACTCAATGGAATCATTATACGCATGAATATGATTCATAATAGTAACCTTCTCCATTTCTTCTAAAAACTCTTCGTAACCCCAACCGTTCTCTTCAAGAATCATAATAAAATGATGATTCCTCATCATTTGTATATAGAAGGATGATTGTTCAATCATAATTCCGTTAATGTGAATTACTGGACGTGGGACTATTGGAGATGGTTGATTTTGTAATATAGTCATCATCTCATGATAGGGAGTTCTTTTCAATACATTGAAAGTATTTTCCTCGGACATATTATTCCTTACCTACTGGTACAAATTTCATGAATTCAGTTCTGACGTTATTGTCGGACTTGAATACGCCGCCGAGCTTGCTTGTAATAGTCGAAGAACCAGTGTCTTCAACACCACGACTCTTCACACAGAAATGTTGGGCATTGATTACAACCGCAATGTTATCTGTATCAAGGATATACTGCAAGGCATGATAGATCTGCTCAGTTAGGCGTTCTTGGATTTGCGGACGCTTCGCAAAGTATTCGACAATGCGATTAATCTTGCTAAGACCAAGAACCTTCTGATTCGGAATATAGGCAACTGTTGCCAAACCATCGATAATGACAAAGTGATGTTCGCAATTTGATTGGACGTTGACATTTCGTTCAACAACCATTTCGTCGTACTTCATTTTGTTATCGACAGTGGTACATTTTGGGAATGCATCATAATCGAGCCCCCAAAAGATTTCGGTTACATACATTTTAGCAACACGCCTTGGAGTATCAATAAGACTATCATCAGTTAAGTCTAATCCAAGTATCTTCATAATGTCAGCAAACTTCTGTTGAATTGCATCAATCTTTTCAGTTGTAGACAATCTGCTACCTAGATAATTATTGTCAATAGGGGTTTCTACTCCGCACTCGATTAAATGATCCCTTACTTTCTTACCTAATTCTGGATCGCATTTTGTTTTATTGAAGCTCATTTTCTATCCTTTTAATGTGTTGGGTATAATTACCTATATCTAAATTCTTATGGCAGCATAGACAGGACACTCGTCTTCCTGTAAATCGTTGCCCGTTATTATTCATTATAGCACTGCTTGACATTTTCTGTCGAGTTTCATCAGATTTGGGCTTGCTATTTGCATTTGAAATAATTTGTTTTGTTTCACTGGTATGGACTAATCCTTCAGCAAATTTGTTACCAATCATCTTTGTTGCCTGTCTCAATTTACCGGCATGATTAGATTTATTTCGGCCTGCAATAGTTATGTTTCTTTTAGAGATTGCTGATTGCTTCTCTTCACTTGTTTTCTTAGAGAACGTTTCTCGTCTTTTACGATTTACTTCTTCGCCCAGGTTACCACCGTAACCTCCTTTAGCAACATTATAACCGTGTTGAGTTATTCTTGATTGAAATTTTTCTATTGTAGGATCTTCGAGGGAAGAAATTTCTAAACGATCTAGAGATTCCTTCAAAATCTCTATAGTGAAATTTTCTTTCCCGTATTTTTGAATAGCTCTATGCAATGGGGAATTTGCATCAAGTAAATGCTTGTTCCATCTCTCACTGACTTCGAGCTTTGTAATACCGATGTAAATCTTTTGATTTACTAAATTGACAACTTTATAAAGTTTGTATGACATGTTACCCTCCGTGGTAATTAGGATCTTTCGTTTATCCTTAACGCGAAATATTATTTCGATGTGCTACCGCGTGTAGCACATTTATTTATCACAGAGTGCAACTGTTTCACAATTTAATTGTAGATGCCGTGTTTTGATTTTAGCGTCTGAAGATCAGTCGAATACGTAGGTTTATGTAAATCGTTGATTGCCCTGACCAAACCAGAAATATCCGATTTTACTCCCCATAGCTCGGTTCCGAGACGTTGGCATTCTGTGGAAAGAGTATTGTGGGCTTCGATTAATCCGAGTATCGGACCAGTCTTAATTTCAGGAGTACCTTTAAGCCTTTGAACAATCTTTTCAGCTTCAATTAGCTTGTCGAGTGCTTCAGATCCATTTGCAAGCATCGAATCGATGACTTTAAGTCTTTCTTTCTCTTCGTAACTCAGCATATAAAAAGTCATACTGCCATCCCTGGTTTGTTTTTAATATCTGGATGTGGATCATACCCAATAAGTTCAATATCTTCCCATTGCAAGTCCAGAATATCTTGCAATGTAGGTAAATCCTTCTTAATAATCAATTGTGGCAATGCCTTAGGTGATCTTTGAAGCTGTTCTTTAACCATATCCATTTGATTATTGTAGATATGAACATCCCAGCCCATATAAACCAACTCTCCCGGAACTAATCCAAGATGTTTTGCAAAGATATGGTTAATGAGTGCATAAGACATGATGTTATATGGTAGACCATACGGGACATCATTGCTTCTCATCACAAAGCTGTTGTGAAGCTTACCTTCGTCGGAGTTAAGTTGAAATTCGCCCTCAACTGAGTACATATGGAGCATGTGGCATGGTGGTAAAGCCATCTGACTTAGTTCACCTGGGTTCCAGCCTGTAACGACATGTCGTCTTCCCGACGGATCTCGTTTCAGTCCCTCAAGTAGATCTTTGATCTGATCAGTTTTGTCTACCATGTGGACTCCGAGTCTATCAATCTTTCTCGGTGACTGCCAATCTCTCCATTGTACGCCATAGCCTCTACCCATGTCTCCTTCGGGTAGATGAGTTAATCCACGATTGTCAAGGAACTCTCTGGAAGTGTTTCCTTTCCAGATATTAATCTTCTTTTCCTCGAGCAGCTTAGTATTACTCTGGCCGCGAAGAAAGAACATTGTCTCTTCAAAGGCAATGCGAAGGCTTACTTTTCTTGTGGTGATTATCGGAAATCCCTGCCTAAGATCAAATCTTAGCATCCTTCCCAGGACTTTACGGGAACCGACTCCGGTTCTATCTGGAGAATCAAAACCGTTCTCCAGAACGTCTTTCATTAGGTCGATATAGTTCTGCATGTAGCATCCTCACTTGAATGCTATGTTACAGAATTTCTATACTTGTGTCAACTTGAAAATCAAATAATCTGGTTCTTCAAGATAGAGTGTCTCTGCCAATGTCTCTCGTTCCCTTGGAGGATAGTATGCATTGGATCTTACAACTCGATAATATGGTTTCCAGAAGATCCAACCAGTTCTCGTTTTCTTTGGGAAATAAGAAAAACATCGATGAATTATTGTATAATCCCCGATTTCATGGGGAGATCGAGCAAAATAAGAATCACTCAGTATCATTTTATATCACCACGAAGTTTTAAAATTAGATATTCATCTGTTTCGTAATAGATATCTTCCCATTCACCATTGCGATGATAAATCACTCGATGATAGAATTCTTCTAACCAGATCCATCCGGTTGTTGTTTTAGTTGGAAGATAGGCAAATATCTTATACACCTTTTCTGGATGAGGCCAGGTGACTGTTCTTACCATAAATTTCTTTCGTGAAAAAGGGACCGAAGTCCCTTTTAATCCTTTACCGGCGGCAACTTATAGAAATCGTGATTTCCCATCGTTGCTGTCTTTTTCAGCTCATATTTCCAAGGTGGATTACTTGCGTTCGGGTTATGGAAGTGTGTTGCACCCTTCGTGTTGTCCTCGACGTTGCCGGACAGCACTGTAATCGCTACAATACTGGCGACTTGGAATTGATCAACAATCTGTTGATTAATCGTTCCGTCTTTGTTCTTTACTGGGATTTCTTTACCCTTCCTGTCATTGTCGCAGTACCACGAAAATGCGCAGATTACCTTTTTACTAACCCGCGATACGGCAGTCTGTTTAACCACCCCGCAAATAGTATTCGGGAACCGTGAATCATTCATTCGGTTGAGGGTAACAGAAGCAACCGCAAATTGACCTCTAATATCTTCGTTTCTTGCCTCATAGTAGATATTCTCTGCTAGGCAATAAGCCTCGTCTGGATTGATCTTGGTTGTATCAACATCTAATCCGACTATGTTGGCTGTCTGTAGAAGATATGCGAGGAGAAGCTTTGCTGTTATCATCTTACTTTCTCCTAAATTCTCATTCTTGGAAATACCAAGAGCTAATATTTAGCCAATGAGTACACCCATTATATACAATGTAAAACGGATTGTCAAATTTTGGATAAATAACACATTCCAGAAAGGATCCTTATATGAAGCTGAAACACATTAATGAGAATTCGAGCATGCATCCCGATGACATTTATGCATCGGTTAAACAGACAATTGCCGATCTAAAAGCAAAGCAGCGACCATCTGCACCAAATCCAAATGCTGTTTATCCTGCAACAGGTGATGCACAATCTCAGGAAGATGCAAGATTCAGAAGAGAATGGCACGCCAATCAAGATGAACGCGAAGCCCGTAGAGGCCATGGTCGCCTCGAGGAAGAGCCAGACGAGCTCGCAGGCCGTCATACTCGTACACCTGAACCACATCCTTACCGTAAGCACGGTACTCCATTGAATCGTCCTCCGGTTAATCCTGATTATCCGACAAAGCCATTCGATAAGAAGGAATGGGTTAAGTCATACATGAAGGAAGAAGATGACGAGCAGTTAAACGAAATCTCGAATGAGGTGCTTGCCAAGTATAAGACCGCTGCCGGCAACGATGCAAGAAAGTCTGATGCCGCAGGCGACACAGCTCGTGGTAATAAGAGATTCAGTGGTATCGTCAAGGCAACTAATAAGCAGTTCGATAACGATGCTAAAAAGCGTGCACCGGTAAAGACTTCTGAAGGATCGATGGGCGGCATTAACCGTTCTGCTCCTGCTGTCGATGTTAGCTACGAAAAGGTATTAGACAATCAAGGCGATGCAGTACAAGAAGAAATCATGACTGCATATGAAAATGTAGATCAGATTCAAAAACCGATTGGATATGTTCTTGTTGACGGACAATCACAGGGAGTTATCGGCAAGTATGGTCCTGCACAGCGTGGCCGTGCTAATGCTCGTCGTGACAAACTTGATAATGAACATGGTGCATATCGTTACAGAGTAACACCTGTATATGCTGGTGAGAAATACTCAGAGCTGTTCCAACAGACCGCACCAGTCAGCGAAAATAAGCATCGTACCAGAACTGCTGCAACCCAAGCAGGTCAGCCAAATTTTACCGATATCCTGAATAAGCAGAATCAGGATAAGACAGCCGCACAGCCTGCTAAGAGAGAAACGGTTACAATTCCATATCACGGCTGGGATATCAAGTATCGTCCAGCTGCCGAAGGTCAGAAGACTTCGTGGGTTGTAATTAAGGGTGAAAAGATTGCTCAGAAGGGAGAATCAGATTCCGATGAATCTGCAGTTCGTGATGCTGAGGCTTGGATCAAGAAAGGTGCAGGACAAAATCAGACCATGAGCAAGAATGCAACAATCGACTTTAATTCAAAGTTTGTGTCGACATTTGCTCCTAATGGTGAACAATTCTATTCGACATTTGTGTCACAGAACGGTCAACCTTATTTTGTTATTTCAAGCGAGCCACATGAAGGTCTAACCAAGAGCTCAATCAGAAGTGGTGCTAATTTCCCTTCTATTCATATCGGGCCAAGAATTGCAACTCCTGTAGGTTTGCAACCGCATGGCAGATATGTCATTGACTTGCAGGGTAAAGAGGAACTTGAGGATGGTGGAGTCTTTATGTATCCGCTTATTTTCCAAGGAATTATACAGGACAAAAATGAGCGCGAGCATTTGGGCGGCCCAGGATTTACTGTCGCTTATTCGCGTGGAGTAGACGAAGCACTCGACCCTTGGCATGGTTATACAAAAGACGATAAAAAGGCGAATGCACAGGCGAGAGCACCTAAGTATGCGAAGCAGGGTTCTGTAGAAGTTCCGTTCAGCGAACTCGTATGTGATACTATTCGTAAGCACGGTATTCGTTGGGCATTTCAATTCTATGTTGTGAAACATGGATTGCCACCAAGACAGTTCAAGATATTTGCGAAAGACGCTCTGGAAAACAGAGAATAGAAAAAGGCCCTTCAGGGCCCTTTTTGTTGACCGACTGTTTAACGAGCCGGTTGCTTTGCGCGTTCACGCATCTCAGTGAAGTTGGTCTCGTTCATGACTGCACCATTCAGGTAGCGAGTCTTCAACAAATCTTCACCCTTCGACTCTTCCAGACGATTGGTCTGATACTCGCCATTGACGAGGTTGAGTGCTAGGCGACCCTTCTTGCTCTTCTTCATCTTCGAAGTCACAGGTTCCTTGAACACGTCGACCCACTTGCCGTTGATAAATGCTGCCGAGCACTTCATCGCAAACTCGAGCGTATCGCGATTGATCTGTTGCAGCAATGCACCACCTTGACCGAATGCAACATTGTCGGCCGAATAGCCGTTCAATTCCATCACAGTCAGGATAGCACGGATCATCGAATGGTCGATACCGTCACCTTGGATAATGCGAACATTGTTCAGCACACGGAAGCCCTTCGAGTTGATGGTATGTCCATAGTGCTTATCCAGGATGCGCAGGCAGTCATTCACCACTTGCACAGGATCACCGGAGTCAGGGCGCACCACAACGACTGCACCGCTGTCGATGACTTCTTGCTTCAACTCGGTACCCCACTTTTCGCAAGCGGCGTAGATGTCGTAGCTGTCCGACACACAAGCCAGCAATGCGCCCGGCTTACCGTAGAGCTTCAGCATGTTGCGATACGACTCGACTTCGTTTTCGCGTCCCCAGCTGGTGACGGTGCTGTGTTCCATTGCCGGAATACTGAAGCCAACAACGTCGGCATCGTAGTATTCCATGGCAGCCATCAGGCCGGAAACAGTGTCAGTGCCCATGAAGTTGAGCAAGTGTGCCATACCGCCGAGTGCAGCACTTTCCAGGCTGGACACACCGCGTGCACCGAAGTCGTGGAGCTTGAAGTCAATCAGCAACGGGTCGCCATTGCGTTCCAGGAATTCAGCGATGATAGTCTTGCTGTGATGGCTGTTGCTGGCAACCGTAGTCGGATACCAAATTGCGCGGAGCAATGCAGTTTCCAAGAAGCTTGTCAACCACCAGCACTTCGGATCAGTATTTACGATCGTGACCAGAACTTGCTTCAGGCGCATCACGCTGCCTTCGTCCACGGACTTGATTTCGACAGGCAGAATGCCGCCGAGTTCATTGACGATGTAGTCCCAGCCTTCGCGATAGAACGGTTCACCGTGTGCGGTGATGATCTTCTCGGCTTGGTCGACCATTTCCTTGGTCACAGGGGTGGAAAGATATTCGCGGATGAACGCTTGGACCCCGACGAACACGAGTTGGTCGTAGATCTTGCTACCGCGAGATTCGATATACGAATAGACGTATTCGGTGCCAGCCGGATATTGTGCGAATTGGCTGTACTTGTACGAGTCCGTATTGAGGATGATGTTCTTTGCAAATTTCATTTTGATAAACTCCTTATCATTGATGCCTAACTCTGTGCTAGGACTTGTGTTAAAGTGTAAGACAAATTCGTTTTGTTGTCAACTTGCCTCTAATTGGCGCACTATCACTCGATCTTTGTGAATCTTCAATTTCAGTATAAGAACACAACTCTCGTCGCCCAATGCTGCATATCTGATTGCCCTCTTATCGTCTTCAAGTGGGCCGGAGCTAGCCATATAATTGAAATCTTTGAAACCACAGCTTTCGAGAATTTCTTCGAATTTTTCGAACCATTTCGGTGGATCAAGTTCGGCTGTAATTACATACCTTTTCATTTAATGCCAAGCGCTGCTCTTTCTGCAGGAGAAAGTTTGGCAAGACCTGCTTGCCTGAGTTCCTCCTTCTCCCTTTGTTCTTTTTCCCTCTTTCGGCGCGCATAATCTTTCGCTTCGTGCGCCTCACGCCAATTGAACAATTCGTGCTTGGTAATGTCGGCCTCAACATAATCGAGCTGTTCGAGTGCTCCGGGACGACCACGCGCCCCTTTCGGAATCGGCTGTGCATCGAGTGCCCTTAACGAAGCACACAGGGCTGCTTCGAGGAAGGCAAACTGTTTATATAGATGATCCGATGGATCTTCATCTGTTCTGCAAGGCATATTCTTCTCCTTATTTGGCGCGACCAATCATCGTCTGGATGATACTACGATGATCCTCGAACATCACTTCGCTCATTGCGAGTGCTTCGGAAATCGTAAACCACTTGGCCTCGATCGCGTCATCTCGTGGCTTCACCTTCGGCAGCTCGGCTTCACCAGTGTTCAGCTCAATCAAATAAGCTTGGGTCAGCGTGCGACCACGAAGCGAACGATCGGGCTTGTCGAACAATTGCGTATGGGTGATACTACCTTGCAGAACTTGCGGAGGAACCTTGATGCGAGTTTCTTCGCGCAGTTCGCGCAGCATGCCTTGAATGGCAGTTTCGGTCTGATTCAGGAAGCCACCGGGAAGTGCCCACAGACCCTTGCCGGGTGCATTCTTGCGCTTGATGAGCAGAATATGACCACCCTGGATCACGACTGCATCAGTGGTAAAGAAAGTGGGTGCATACGGTGCCGATGCCCAACGTTCCTTGTAATCCTTGATGAAATTGTATTCCTCGACCAGGAGACTATAGTCTGCGGTCTTGGCAAAATCAGTCATGAACTCAAGGGTAGTCTTCGGAATGGCGCCCAGCAGGAAGTCTGCATGCCCTTCGAAATACAGTTCGCGAATCTTGGTTGCATCGATCGGATGCGATCCGTGTTCGACAAAACCGTCCAACGGAACAAATTTCCAGGTCGGGAATGCACGCAAATACCAGCTCGACTCGTCCTTTTCGTGACCGATGATAACAATTTCGTCATCACGGATATTCGGATAAGCAGCCTTCACGGTTGCTTGAACTTCTTGAATCCACAGATTATCGTTGTACGAGTAATCGCGAATTGGAGAAACTTGGTAGTTGGTGGGAAGATATTGCATCATCTGTTCGATAAGGAACTTGCGTTCCACGAACGTGAACGGATTCTTGATGGTGCGTGGCTGGAAAGAACTGCCAACAAGAACATGCACATTTTCGGCAAGCGCGGCGGCCTGCTTAAAGATGGACAGATGCCCGTTGTGTGCCGGTTCATAACGGCCGATGAGGACTGCGAGTTTGTAACGCTTGGACATAATTGGCTCCCAATTAAGTTGATGAAGTATAGAGATCGTTTCCCTATACACTATTTAGCCTTTAGTTTAAGATAAGGCTCGCTTTTGTCAAATTACCAATTAGATTTGTTAGAAAGGCGCCTAACAATTTCGTCGGCTTCCCGTTGCTTCTCGTCAGTGAATCGACCCCACTGTTCGTATGCATATACACCGACAGTGTAGAGAAGACTGATTATTCCTACAGAAATCAGGAGCAAGAACACGTACAAGAGGCCTACAAGGCCAAAAATTGCACATGCCGGTGCACATAGCAGAATGGAAAAGAAACAGATCGCAACCATGCAATCCGGTGCATCGTGCTTGTCCCACCACCATTTAATGAATTGAAAAAGTTTCATACGCCCTTCAACTTTCTGATAATTCGTTCAGCTTCACGATCTTTATAGTCGAGAAAATGTCCCCAACTTTCATACCATGCAAATCCGAGGAGCATAGCTAGTCCGACCGCACCAAGGGTTGCAATTCCTGCATTTATGGCGAATGCTGAGCAGACAATTAGCGATAGGAATATACAGATGATACTTCCTACAGTTGCCACACGACCTTCGATCCACCATTTCAGAAACTGGATGAATATCATTTATCGCCTTTCAGTATATTCACAAGCCTCTGTTCCTCGAATGCTTGATTACGTTTAAAATCAGGCCATTCCATTAACTGGAAAGCACCGACAAAGAACAGAATTATTCCTGCCATTCCGAGCATGACAACGAATCCGGCAAAATATGCACATAGCACCAGGTACGGAATCAAGAAATACAAGAGGATATGTATAAACTCTTTACCCTTTTGGTAAAACCAGTTCTGGAATTTGAAAAAGGTTCTCATTTCTCATCTTTCTGCTTAGCCAGCTCGTTAAATGCTTCCTCTTCCTCCGGAGTCCAATCCGGCTCTGGTGGAGGAAGTGGAAGCGGTTGCTTATCGTCGGGTGTCATTTAAATTCCACATGGGTAGAAACTTCAAACTTGCCGTGGTTCAGAGACAAGATTAGACCTGTCAAGAAACCACCTTTACCACAACCAGTATCGATAAAAATGGCACGGCCACCGTTGCTGTTTCGACGTTCCAACGGAGCATACAGAGGTTTGTTAAACACAGGAGTACGATCGTGTCCAACAATGATCGTCTTTCCCATGGGGACCTCGTTTACCCAGTTGTACAACCGAACAGGATAACCGTCTTCATCTTTCTCGCCGTTGACTTCGCCAAACAATGCTCGCGACTTGGCTTCGCTGCCAAACTTCAACGTAGAATCCCACATTGCAGGATGACTTGCAGCGTGAGCAATGGCAATGTCGTCAAGTTTATGATACATGTCCGAAACAACAGGCATATCGATAATTTCTGTATACATCGACAGGAACTTTGCTTCGCGTTCTGCACCGACGTCGGCTAATGTCTTTTTTGCGTCGCGACTGAAGCTAACTTTTGCACTGGCAGCATAGCGATAGAACTTATCGTCATGGTTGCCACGAATAAACCCGCCGGTGCCGGCTTGCATACGCGCATGCATTAATTCTACGACCTCATAGGGGTTGTCACCACGGTCAACCAAGTCGCCAGCAGACAAGAAGAACAAGTTGTGTTCCGTTGCGTAATCGGATGCAGCCTTGAACTTCTGGAAATCGCCGTGCGTGTCCCCGACGACTAATGCGCCGCTAAAACTTGCTCGGATGACGTTTGCGATTGTAGACATAACTTTCTCTCTGCCAACATTATATTATTGTCAGCAAAAACTTGCAACTGGATGTGGAAATCCGGCACATGGCCGGATATAACTTAATGAGGAACGTTAGCTTTCGAGATGAATATGTTCATCTTTTCTGCTTCGGCAATGACCTCCTCAGTGGTCGGGGAACTTACTTGGTTATCTGCATTTCTAACACCGGCCGCTTTGTGTTTTGCAGCGCATACCTCGAAAGATAACTGCAAAAGTTCAAGTCTGATCTCGTACGGCGTCTTGCTTGTGGGCTTCATCTATTTTCCTTAGTTTGTGATAATCGAGCTCTTCTGAGGAAGAGCAATTCCTGTGGTTAGGCTTTCATATTGGCTTTCGAATTCCGGGACAGCTTCGCCACTGCACAAGATCAATGATGCACTAAGCTTCATTGCCTTGTCGGTGTCGGCCAACATAACGAAAGGTGCAAATTGCAATCCCTTCGGTCCCATTGCCAGCGTCAAAGGCTTGGTAATCAAGAAACCATCAGATAGTTCATCTTTTACCGTAGCGATAATTTCTTCGCCGCTAGATAGTTTGAATGTGTAGATATATGGTGTTTGTTTTGGTTTTTGTAATAGCATTAGAAATCATCCCATCCGTCAACTGCTTCTGAACGACTATATTCAGTTACCTTAGTTTCGAAGAAATTCTCACGTTTCTGAGCATTCAGATATTCGTAAGGATTCTTAGTGAAACCCTTGTAAACCACACCGAGTCCAAGAAGCTTGGTACGTTGATTGGTTAGATACTTGATGTATCCTTCGGTGCTTTCCTGGGAGATACCAAGGATACGATCGCCGTAGATTTCCTTGCCCCATTCAATTTCTTGTTCCGCTGCTTGCAAAATGTTATCGAGCAGAATCTTTCTGTCGGCTTCGTTATCGAGATCGAAAATCTCACGAATAATGCTTGCGAAAAGGTTTACATGAGTTACTTCGTCGTTCTCAATGTATTTTATCATTTTAGCAACATTCGCTACTTTATTGCGAGCCGCCAACTGATAGAAAAACTGGAAACCATTATAGAAATAAATTCCTTCCAATGCAAAGTCCGCAGCAATAGCGATCTTGAAATTTTCTAATGTCTTATCATTATTAAATTTCTCGTACTGACCTGCAATGAATTTATTACGTTTCAGCAGAAGTGGGTTACTTCTCCAATGGTTGTAAATTTCTTCTCTATCAATACTTGGAAACAATTCTTGTAACAAATATTGATACGATTGCGAATGGATAAGTTCCTGGAAGGCCTGTACTGTGAATAAACCACTAACTTCTGGTGCAGTGATATAATCTGCAATGTTGGGAAGATTATTCACCTGCATACTATCCAGAGCAATCAAGAATGAAAGTGTATTCTTGAATGCTTCCATTTCGTCTTTAGTGAGTTCCCTAATTGTAACCTTGTCATCGACTAGAGAAACTTTTTCTGGAATCCAGAAATTGTTTACCATAATTCGGTAAAGCTTTGGTGCCCACGAATACTTAACGCTATTCAGGTTTAGAATACCTGTAGCATTACCATTGACAAGGCTACGTGCGGTAGCCGAGTCATCTCCAAATTCATCGAAAATTTTCTTCGGTGTTAATTGTGTCATTTATCTTGTCCACTTTACAAATCGAGGAATATTACCTTTATTATCGACATAGAAAAAGTTATCTAAAAGATATAGCAGCTCATCCATTTTTGTAATATCATGTCTTTCTATTACGTTATACGAATCTTCCATTAGCATAAACCAGCATTTATCAACACCTAATTTAATTTGATCTTCAAAAATAAATTCTAAATCTTCTTTTATCATGTAACATCCTTTTTCTTTCCGTATCCGAACCCGATCGGCATTTCGGCACCGTCTTTTAATCTTTTTACTTCTTTACCGTTCGTTATCCATTTCCCGCGATCTGGGAACGGTGCCATGCCTTTTTTCCAGCCTGCTGGAATAACTTCGTCGGACTTAAAGTATCTGCTATTTGTGCCGTCTGTAAACCATTTAGCACCATCCATGCTGGGAGTTCTTCCACCGTTAAGAATGTGATTTCTTTCAGGAAATCTACGCATCGGATTATTGTCACCCTTCATGTTTTCCGAAATCTTTTTCTTTGCGGAATCATGTTGCATAGGGTTTCCGACAGATTTCATCCTTGATGCACAATTTGCTGCCATTGCAATTTTTGCAGTTTCGTATTGTTTTCCAGAAATTTTTCTATCATTTTTCTTATTTTCGGTAGCCATCCAAAAGAATGCATTCGATATTTTCCAATTTGCAGGATACATCTTGTATAACAACCAATGAGCTATGTAATGCTCCCTGGCTGTTAATTTTGATAAATTTGCCGGCAAATCATTGCCTCCTAAGCATTTTGGAATGATGTGATGCTTTTCATAATATTCCAAATCTCTTTCTAATTTACCCCTCTCACACAAATTTTCGTATGCTTTTTTATAATTCATATTACCCCGCACAATGACATTATTTATCATTGTGCGCAGGATAACTACCCGGCACAGGCCACGCAATCGGCTTCCGCCTTGACTACATCTACAGATGCATTCTTCTTAATTGTTCGAATGTAGTAGATAGCCTTGATGCCTTGTTCCCAGGCATAGTGAATTGCATCGTAAAGTTCCTTTGCATTAAAGTTTTCTTTGCGTTGGTCAAATATTAACTCCATCGAGCACCCTGTGTCAATGAATTTCTGCAATTCAGCAACAACATCAATAATTTCTGTGGCGGAATGCTTAGAGAAAGTCTTGCCATAACCAAGTGGATTTTCCTTAAGGAACTTGGCAACTACAACGAGTTTACCGTTTTTGTTATCTTCAGAGAAGAATGCATCATAGATAGGCAATACACTAGCACTCGAATCCATATAAATGGATGTACTTGTATTAGGTGCCGGACTGGTAAGTTGGCTATTTCTCATGCCGTATTGATCGATAAGGGCTTGTGCATTATCCCAATCGTAATTACCAGATGCATGTTCCTTGAACTTAGCAATTCGATTACCGTTCTTCCATTCAGACTTCTCGAATGCATCGAAAGATCCAAATCTCTTAGCCAATTCTGCACTAGCGATAACTGCATTGTATTCGATACATTCTGCCAATTCACGAATGTAATCTAGATCACGGAAATTCAAGAATTCCCTTGCCAAATGGTCATGCAAACCTTGCATACCGATACCGATAGTTCGATAACGATTATTGTGTGCAGCCGTAATCTTATCCGGTGCATTTGTTAGGCTAATACCGTAATCCAAGATTTTGGTTGTCAACTGTGAAATCTTCGCCAATTCCTTGAAGTCTCTGATATTACCGAGCACAATAGAGGCTAGGTTACAAACGTGTCCGAGCTCATCCGGCTTGACATTAGAGAAGGATTCAGTGCAAAGGTTTACACAAGGAATACCTACGTGATCGTTGTCATCGCCCTGATTAGGATTGAATTCATTAAGACGGTCACTAAACGAAAGATATGGTAAACCTGTATCAAAGTGTGTCTTCATGACAGTTTTGATAAGATCACGTGCATTAGGATAGGTACGTGTAATTGCGAGCTTACCTTCTTCTGCAGCCTTTTCAATCTTTAGATAAGCTTCGGTGAATGCATCGCCATATAGGCCACGAACATTAATGCCGAGTTTCTTCTTAACTTCGAATGGGCAGAATGTTGTCCATGGACCACGTTCCTGATCACGACGCATGAAGATATCCGGAATACATACCTGTGGAAACACATCATATGCCTTCAGACGTGGGTCACCATGTTCAGCCTGCATATCCAAGAAGTCTAGGATGTCATTGTGCCAGATCGGTAATGCAACTGTACCTGCACCTGCTCTCTTACCACCCTGGTTAACCGCAACCAATGTATCGTTCAGAATTTTAATCCATTGAACTACTGTACCGGCAGCATTTTCATAACCATTAACATCGGAACCTTTAGCACGAAGATAACCGAGGAAAACACCGAGTCCACCGCCATTCTTAGAAATAAGTGCGACACGCTTGATATTATCAAAGATACTATCGATGTCATCTTCAACGGCGATAATGAAGCAGGATGCTACATTACCTCCTTTTCGTAGATTAGAAAGGAAAGGAGTGGCAAGAGAAATCTTACGTTGTGAAAGAGCATTGTATACTTCTTTCACGAATTTAATTCTAGTTTCGGCAGGTTCATTCTGTCCAAATCTCATGGCGTTAACCATGTGCATATGCTGATTTAGTTCGAATTTACCAAGGTACTTCTTCTTGGCTGTGATCAGACTAGCATAACTGTAATCCAAATCACGGCTCATTTTTACGGCTGCACCGAGCTCATCAAGTTGAGCATCGGTATAGTGTTCTGTTAGGTCTGCGGTGTATAGATTCTTCGAAATATTGTAGTGAACAATTTCACGAAAGGATTTTCCACGCAATGGAAAGTTTGCCCATTCGTCCATGGCCAGCGCGCGGCCAGCAACATTAACCCAATCTGGACTTTCCGGAGTAGCAAGCTGAATAGCATGCTGAATAACGTTTAGTTGAATATCTTTTGTTCTAATTCCGGGACGTAAGAACTGATCAAGCTTTGATTCGAGTTCGAGCGGATTTACATCCTGCCCCTCGGCCGCCATTTGAATAGACTTTTTAATTTTCGAGACATCATATGGTTCCTTTGTACCGTCCCTTTTTTCAACCATAATCTCTCTTACTGATGCCATATTTCCTTTCTCTCTTTGTTTAAGTCAATTTTCTGATATCTTCACTTTTATAGATCTTGACGATCTGAAATTCCTTTTCAATTTCCGGTAGGGTATTTACACTACCGAGATGGTAATTCAAAATAAAGTGATCTTCGATAACAGGGAGCATATAGATGTCGCCGCCTTCATCTACAAGGTAAAGTTCTACCTTGGTCTCAGGCGAAACAAGCTCTATCGTGTATGCCATAAAGAGGCTGATAGAGCTTGTGCAGAATAAGCCGTGTACTAGAATTTCCCACGGCGTTGGCCAGTTGGCCGGTGTATAGTAATCTATTGTTCTTGTGCCAATAGGCATTTTCGAACAGAATTTCGAAACTTCCTTGAGCTGATCCAGGAGAGTTTGATCCTTCAAATCGTCTCTTAGCGATTTCCAGAGGCGAAGGCGTTCCTCGTTCGGAATTGTATTCCAAAGCATAAATTACTCTCTTATTCTTAAAATGGTAGCCAGTGTACGGAACCTGTGCTAAAAGTCAGGTCGTACGGAAAATCGTGCCTATACGAAATTTCGATGTTTGGACCAACTAGGTCGGCCTTAAAGCTAATGTCCGCCGGCAACGAGTTATTTAGCTCGGTACCAGTGTCGGATAAAGTGGCAAGTGAACTGAGTGCTGTAATCTCAAGCTTTCCATTCTTAGCAAAATCTGTACCCGGTGTATCCCAATTAGGATTAGCCGAATTAGTCAAGTCATAAAGGATGCTGTAGAATGGAGTCACAGGAAACGAGATTATCGAAGTCCATGATGGTGCATTAGCTGGTAATGTGTAAACAACCGGTAAAAGTTGTAAATCATTAGTCGGTAATGCTAGGGACATTTCAACATAACCGCCATTAAGGTTTCCTACAAATACTCTTCTTGAATCGGTGCACAAAGCGAGTTCACCTGCAAGAAGAACATTAGGGAATGATGTCGAATTATATGTAGGATAAAGTGTGCCTGTAACGGTGATTGCACCCGTGGCAGTACCTGCAAAGGTAATCTGCGTCGGGGATGTCGATGCAACAATGTATGTTCCATTGTATGCATTCGGTGTTACACCAGCAATTGTGATATTAGTTCCAACAGGATATCTAGTACCATCGCACAAAACAGTGATGGTTACACCATCACCAGATGTGTTCGAATTTGTAATGATTGTTTGATTGAAAATACCATTGTAACCACTGGTTCCATCAAAACCTGGTGGATAGAGATTATCAAACTGATCTTGTGTTCCTCGACGATTTTGTATTCTAGAAACTACTACCGGATTTGCCATTGTTTTTTCCTCTGTTCTTTATTTATTCGAATCCATACTTATCATAATAGGCGCATAGTTTGTTCGCCCACATGGTCTGATAATGCGTGAACTCGTCGCCTTCGATAATGAATTCCTGATATTTTGCATCCCGAGTAGCAATCATAACAACACCGCGCTGGATTGTTGTTCCGAACATTTCATTATGCGCCATCGCATAAGCGGCAAGCTGCATGAAATAGTCTTCGATCCATTCTTTCTTCTTATCTTTGAGACTATTCTTAAAGTCCATGATAGATGGAACACCTTCGTGCAATCCTACAAGGTCGGTTGTACCTGCGTACAAACCTTTTGCAAAGACGGCAACTTCAGTTCCCCATACTTCGTCGACCTTACTTAGTCCATTCTTGATGATAACATCTGCAAGTGTCCTTGCCATAAATGAACCTTCGGAATATTGCCCAAGAATGTGATTTTCTAAAATCTTGTGCATTCCTTGTCCAATATTACTCGCCTCAACTTTGATTCGTTCAGCTTCTTTTTCGCCAACACGAGCAACCCACGCCTTTAGGTGGGTCATATCTTTAGTTTTGGAAAGGATTGTGGTTACACTGGGAAGAGGTCGATCTTCGCCAACGATATACCGACGACCATGTTTGCCGTCGGTACGTTCAAGTGGTTTGTAGTCGTAGAGTTTCTGTATAAGCATGCATGAATTGTAACATCAAATGTTTCAAAACGCAATGCTTACCAACAGATTTTCCATTGAATTGTTGATCCGGTTTGTGGATTCGACTGAATCTTAATGGTATAACCTAGACCACCAAAGTAAGAAAGTACAGCATTCAATTGAGATTGAATTGGCTTGTTGGTTGTTGTACCTGCCCATACCTGCCAGTAAAGATGCGGATCTGTCCCGAATGTATTTTGGTTAGTATTGATGGTAACCACTGCTGGAGAAGCAGGTGGATTTGGAAGAGCTGCGGTAGGTGGATTATAAATCGTACCGGTTGCAGCAGGAGTATAATTCGATCCCGACGTAAGAACATCGACAGACGAAACTGCCGTACCGGTTAGGTTTACCTTAGTGGTTGCACCTGTTCCCGGATCGGTAATCACCAAATATGGATTAAAATTAGAATAACCAGCGCCGATATTATCAACTAGGACATCTGTAATTGTTCCAGCATTATCGGTAATAACAGAACCCTGGAAGCCTGCACCTAATGGATAATCCAACAGTGGATTCAATGTAGAAACAATCTTAACTGTAGTGACACTATCTTCGTAACCAGAACCTGGATTTGTAATCGCAATATGTACGATCTCGCCTGTTACGCTAACCGCTGTGATTTTGAATACTGCATCAACATAGAAAATATTCGGTAATACTGCACGAGTTGCGGTGATTGTGTCATTAATTGTGTAACCGGAACCAGCTGAAACAATATTGACATTCACAATTTGACCAGATGCATTTACCAATGGTTGAAGATTTGCACCTGTACCAAGAAGCGAACTTACTGCCAAAGTCGATGAAATTGGTTGATATCCCGAACTACCGTTGGTCATGTTAACGGCAAGGATATTGCTACCGTTGGTGGTTAGAGTTGCTGTTGCGCCAGTCGCTGCGGAGCCATTTGGTGGAATGAATGCAATTGCTGGCTTATCAACGAAATAACCGCTACCGCCATTATTTACGGTAACAGAACTTACTCCGCTAACAAATGTCATCGGTGTATCACCACCGACAGTAACACACATCTGGCCGCCACCCGGCTGGCATTGACTTGCAGCCGCAAGGATAGCTTGCTGAAGTTTGCAAATTTCTTCCCAAACTACAGGAAGGTTTAAAGACAATTGGGCCATCTGTGGCCCTGTTGGAAAACCCGTACCAGGTGTGCAGCAATCTGCCATTTCTAATCCTTAAAGCGAAGTCGCTTTCTGTGCCATGTCAGATACCTGACCGGCGCTATCTTTACCACTTGAGCCACCAGGGTTTGCTTGGTTTTCTGGACTAGTCAGTGTAACCGATGTTGGGGTAGCATTCAAAACATTAGGATTTCTGCTCAATAGAAGCATCAATGAATTTGGGCTAACTGAATAGCCCATTTGTTGAAGCTGAGCAACGAGATCATTCATGTTGACTTCCGCGGCACCATTACCTTTGGCACCGATCAACAAGTTATTAAGATCTGCATCCAGTTGCTGGTTGTAATCTTCTCTTAGTTCTCTTGCTCTCATGAATTACTTCTTTGCTTCTCTAAGTTTACGTGCCTTGGCAACAAGTCTTTGCATTTCCATGACCTTCTTTTCGAGGTGCTTAACGGATTCTGCCTTCATAGAACGTCCGAGTGGATCTTCTTCATCGGCACTTCCGAATTCATCTTCTGCATCAAGGTCGCCTGCAATGTTATCGAGGTCAGCATCCATGCCTGCTTCGGCATCCATACCACCCATACCATCATCCATGCCATCTAACGACGGATCGAGATCCATATCATTCGATGCACCAACCTGGCCAGTCATGGCCATATTAGAAACTGCATCATCGACTTGACCTTTCGCTGCATACAACGAATCCATAACACTCTGAAGAGCACCATAGATTTGGGTCTGGAAAGCAGATGCAGATTCAGTACCGTATGTCTCGCGCATTTGATCTGTAACAGGTGGAAGATCTTCGTTCTGCAAACGACCGATCTTTTCAATCATTTCTTGCAACTCTTGAGCAAAGCCCTTCGCTGCCATCATAACTTCGGCCTGGCTAACTTCTGTTTCAAGAAGACGGCGAAGATTTTTTACTAGGTGTTCTTTCATTACTTTTCCTTCATTCATTTCTGATGTTTCTTCTACGGATTCTTTGTGCAGAATTCCTTGCTTACGGGCTGCGGCCTGGGCGGCAAACGGGTCCGGCATCATACGACCGTTTGGGCCTCTAACCATCGGTACAGTCTCATCGTGCTGTGCATTGAAATCAAAATCGCCACCGGCCGCACGGCTTGCACCTGCGGTAGACAATCTTGGGTCCATTTGTGCATTCGAACTGCGAACATGCTCATCTTGTCCAGACCATGGAATTTCGGCGCCACGATCATAACCACCAGTTTCGTCGATTTCTTCCTCTTCACCGAGCAAAGGGCCTTCCGAGACAACTGGGTCGATTGGACTATGTTGAGCATTTGGATCCGATTGCATAGTTGGACCGTTGATACGTGCCATTGCTGCATCTCGTACTTTTCTTTCTATCAACTCGTCAGGAAAACGATATTTGCTCGAACGGTAGTGTTTCATACCATCTCTGACACATTCGTCGAAGTCTTGGGAAGTTGCACCTCCAAGACGGAATGAATCATGAACAAAGTCAGCAAGACCATTAACAACATGGACTAAATCCGGAGATTCAAAACTCATCAAGGCAAATTCACGCAGGTTCTTAATACCTTCGAGAACCAAGAGTCTCTTCGAGATTTCTGGAGATACTTTGGCATCATCGCCCTTGATCTTCAAGTCAAGGATTTCGTCCTCAATTTTCTCCATGATAGCGACTAGGTCCCTATCACTAACATCTTCCGCAATCTTAAATCCGTAATTTGTTTCGAGGTGCTGATTTATTTTCTTGAATGTTGAAGTTGGTGAATTACCAATATCGTTTAAAAACATATAAATCGTTCCTGTTAAGTTTATTTCTAGTATTTATCATTACCTAGCCTATTTCACTCTCTTGAAAACGGAGATCTTGTCCCTGGTCATCTTGGCTAATGTTTCTGATACTTGAAATTTATCTTCAAGTATAGCCATTCTTTCATGATCGTGATTTTTCTTAGCACCACGGATGCAGTGCAGGTAATGTATCATATCAGTGTGATACTTAGAAAATTTCTCTTCTAAGTCTAGAACACGCCGTATGATTGAAGTTTCACCAGAATTATAACGTTGGGCGACAATAATTGCAACGTCGAAAACAGAAATGTCCTCATAAATCGGTGTCTTATCAAATTTCAACACATCATAGAAACCCTTGGCGTTCTTTGTTACAAAGACATTACCAATGAGTGTTGATTTCTTGTCCATAGGAATAGGATACCCTCTACTAATGGCGAATGTGGCAGCGCGATCAGTTGCTCTTTCGAGCTTTGCGAGTATCTCTGGTCTTTCCATGTTACCTCTTGAAACCGTTATTTGTTCTAGATGCTGTTCTCTTGCCCCTTACTGCAAGATTGGATGATAGCAAACCAGATGCCTGATTAGGCTTTGTATCACCGATAATGGTTTTTGGTGGGCCATCTGGTGTATATTCTGGTGCTGGTTGTTCATTAGTCGGTTGTCTGCGCTTAACTCCGCCCATTGCTGAAGGAGCCATTGCAATTGCGCCAGCACCGGTTGCTCCACCACTGCAATTCTCACCAATACCAGCTAAAGTTTTCATTCTGTTAAGTTCGGCTTCTTCTTGTGTTGGCTGAGTTACACCCGGTTGCTGTTGCTGACCAATTTGGTGATTGGTCCCGCCTTGTGCCATAAATGGTTCCAAGTCGTCGATATTCATCCATTCATCTTGTCCAGTAGTTGGATTCTTGACTTGAACACCACCCTGTGCCATATTGACATTCGAAACCTGACCGGGAACAGGAGCGCCGCCCTGACCCTTCAATCCAACTGTCATACCTGGCTCAAGTGGTGCACCTTTTCCTGCCCAGGTCTTTGGACCTTGTTGCGGACCCGATGCAGCCTGTTGTGGTGTGCCAGATTGTGGCGAAATTGTTTGTCCCGATGGTGGTGCAATATCTGCACTTGCTTCGACAAGCTTGTGATATTCAGCAAAGCTCATTTCAGAGATAACTTTCTTTGCTTGGGCAATATCGATGTTTCTATTTTCAGCAACAATCGATGCAAGCTGATCAAGCTGCATTTCTCTTGCAAATTCTGTTAAGTTTTTCATATTGAATCCATCCTAGTAAAGGCAATGTTCTGTGCCCATCCTGATGGACTACCCTGAACAGTTGTAATTCTTACACCACTTGGAATGATGACGCCATCTAAATCGTCAATAAGCAGGCCGACCGGGCCTGCTGTTCCAAATGGAGTGAAGTTGTAAAATTGAACTCCTCGTTCAACTGCGAATTTCCAGATATAACCTTCTCCAGACAATTCTAATGTATAGTCGGCAAGTTGCAGAACTGCAATAGGATCGGAGAGAACAACTGGCATAGCCCTAAGACCGATGCTCATTAAAAGAACTTCAAAGTTCTTTTGACTTTCATCAAGTGGACTACCAGTTACCTGAATATTCAACAAACGTGGAATTTCTTGATTTGGCGGCGGATTCGGATTAGGATCTGTAAATGCACCAGGTGAGGATGCATAGCAGACATAATACTGCAAATCGGCAGTTAAGTTCTGCATTGAAGATGCTGCACCGTGAATTTGTTTTGGCATTCTTATTCCTTATCTTTGATATTTACCTGGGTTTTATTACGGAGTAGAACCAATCTGGAGGTCCCAGTTATTCTGATCTCTACAAATTAAGATCAGTTCCTGAGTTACGTCCATTTCGAGAGAATCTGTACTACCGAGGTCAGTTTGAATAAGATCTCCGATTGCACCAACGTTTACAAAAACGGTAATTCCGACTTCTTTTGCAATATGAATTGCTGTTCCCAGAACTGCACCGACAGTTAATGCCGGTAATGTAACTGTTCCTGCCGAAGTAACATAATACTTCTTGCTTATGAGTAATGGTGTTCCTGCCGGAATTGCAATGTAATCATCTGAACCAGATGCAGTAGAATCAATTGTGACCGAATTTGTTAATGAATCGGTTGTAAGAACGATGTTCGTACCAGCGACAAGAGTTAATGTATCGGCACCGGTTGCTACAAGTTGGTTTTGACCTGCAACATCGACAAATGCAAAGGCATTTGATGTAACGCCGATTGGAGAGAATATTAATCCTGGGCCTGTCGAATTAACCGTAACAACATAATTTTCGGCACCTGCATAAGTGTCCGGAGTATCAGTTAAATCAAGAAAGGATTCATCATTGCAATCGCAACCCCAAATGTAAGGAACTCTTTTAACGGTTACTTGAGATAGGTTTAAATGATCGGATCCTACGTTAGTTCCTAAATTTCTAATCATTGTCTGAAGAGAAATTTCGGTCCAGGTAGATCTACCAGCTTCCAGAGCAAACGAAAGATTCTGCTCGTTTGGATTCATGATGTTGATATATGTACTTTCGGAGATATTCGTGAAAATTATCTCCGCTGCAGAGTAGGGTACTGGCTGTCCGTATTGATTAATGGCACCGCTGAAATCTGCCCCGCAAACCACATAATGGGCGAGTGAACCTGTCAGTACCTGTTCGTCAAAAACTCCACCTGTTGTCCTTAATGGCATAATGTGGTTCCTTCAATATTTCGTATATTTATCCGAAAATCCAAAAGAAAAGGCACCCGAAGGTGCCTCAAGTCGGAGGGACGACTTTATGCCAAGGTGTAATAGGTTGCAGTTCCTAACGAGAAGGAAACTTCGGTAACAGTGCATGCCGCGAACGACGCGGTAGCTGTTACAGGCGGTGTTGCAGGATTAGCTGCACCAACGGTGATATAAACGGTTGCATTAGGCAATGCCTGAAGTGCTGCTTGCATTTCAACTGCTGCACCGGTTGGGCTTGTTGGAAGTTGCTCTTCATCTGCATCAGCCGGTGGTGCATCATAAGCAGGAACATCCGAACCCCATCCGAACGCAGAAGCAGAAACTGCAATATGCAACTCGGTTGTTGCACCGTATACATTTGGAAGAAGGCCGATAACTACGATATCAGATTTCTTAGTGATCTCACGCAGAACAATTTCGGCTGCACTATTTGGTACAGGCTTCTTATCTGCTACTTGATAATAGGTTGTTGTGTTTGGATTACCACCAGATACTGTTACTGGAAGGTTAACCGAACCATCGGATACTGTCCAGGCGAATGGGCCAGTGATCTTGAAAAATCTCATGCCACCGGTCAATGTCTGATCATTGATGATACCCCCGTTTACGCGGAAAACCATAATTAAACTCCTTTGTTTCGTCTTTTCTGGGCTTCGCGTCTTGCTTCAGACCAGGGTTTATTTTTCTTAGACTCGGACATCTTTCTTTTTGTTTCCTCTGTATGAGGCACGGAATGATGGCCAGGTCTACCTGTTTGTAATTCCGATATTCTTCTTTTCGATTCTTCGGAATGTGTTCTTCCTTTAAAAGGACTAGGTTTACCGTATAAATGATGTTCTGTTCCCGATTTTTGATTAGCCGGGGTTAAACAACCAGTTCTGCCTGCCCAATGAACATTAAATCCTTTTTCGTTATCGAAAGTATTAGTTTCTTTATTTCCGATACCGAATAAGATCATATATTCGTTTTCTTTATTCTCCAAATCAACCGCCTCGATATTTTCTTCTAATATTTCAAAAACAAAATCTTTCGAACTATATTTGTTCCAAGCGTTTTGTAGATGTGGATTGAAGTTTAAATTTCTATTTAGAGCAGATCTGTGTGATATCCATCTACTCTGTATATTTACACTACTGCCGATATAACGCTTTCCGGAAGAAATTTGTGTTATCGAATAAATTCCCGAGACCTTCATCGTATATTTATCAAGTTTCAAGGAATTTCGGAAATAAAAAAAGGACTCCGTAGAGTCCTTTGTATCTGATTCACAGGTCTGATTAGGACTGTGTGAGTTCGACTGGGTAGTAGCCTGGAGTACCAGTTGGGCTGTTGGTTGGGGTAGCACCAGAAGTTGCACCTGGACCAATTTCCAAATCGCCGTTTGCTGCGGTCGCAACAGGCATTGTACCGTTCCAAGCAACAAATTCCATATTGAATGTAACTGCGGAGTTAAGAACACCAACGGTTGCACCAACAACGTTTGTTGGAGCTGCACCAGCGGTAGTAACCTTAGCTTGAGCATTGAGGACTGGAATAACGGTAGCGATGATACCGTTAACATCCGAGAACCAACCTTCTGCAAAGCCGAGCATAACGTCAACCGAAGTTGTTGCTACGTTATACTTGGAAATACCAAGAACGGTTGCCTTTGTTTCCAAAGTCTTCAAAGCCTGAACCATTGCGGATTCAACTACGTCGAAAGACGAGTCGGCAACAGTACCAGCACCAGCTGGAGTGGTTGTACCTAGAACAACGAGATCAGCTGCTGCGAGAGCAGAGATGTCCTTGCTGAAAGTAAGCTTAACGAAAGTGACTTGCTTTTCAACCCAGATACCAGGGTAAGCTGCACCATTTACTTTTTGAGTCATGATAAATCTCCTTGATTTTGTGATTGGTTTCCCAATTCATAAAGTTATTTATCATCTCGGTTGAAATATGCTTCAATTTCCGGCGGATACGCAAACTCTTTTGCCAGTTTCCAATCCTGAAAATTCTCTGCAATTCGCTTCCAAATGCGTTCTTGATCGGTCATTCCGTAGTTTCTTTTAACTGCGGCCATGATTGTTTCAAGACTTTCCAGGTCTGCTGCTGTACCATCAACTTCGAATAAGACTTTTGCAACAAAATCGGTATCGAAATATGGACCTTCAGTAACCTGATCATCCTGTTTACGCATCCACACATTGGTATGGGACTGTCTCTTGCTTGTTCGCAGAACCTGGATGAAGCCATGTGGACTCCATTTCCAACGCTTTAGGCGAATTGGTCGATTAAACGTATCAACTTCTTCAGATTTTTCAAGAACAGTCATCGCGGTGATTGCCGCAATGGCTAGATTTCTGTGTCCGCCCTTATATGCCGATGTATCACCAGGGCTTGCATGGTAAACTCTTTCCCACTGTGCATTACCGATATTGAAATCGATTTGCACAAATCCTGTACGTGGAAGGAGCTCATTTTTGGTATTATCGAAACCAACAATTGGATACTTGAGGTGTACCATGTCACCATTTCGAGCAACATTTTCCTTGCCATAAACAAATCGCAAGAAATCAATGAGATCTGCAACAATCCATCTGCACCAGTCTCGGTCCAACACTAAGTCAATGTCGCCTGAGTATTCGCGTTTTCCTGTAGAACCAAGTACGAAATCGTTAAGGTTTACAGGGGATAGGTTCATCTCCTTTGACAATTTGTCAAGAGTTGGCTTAATTTCTGTAACGTGGATGGTTCCACACCCCGAAATGGCGGAGCCCCCATTGTCTGAGGGCTCCTTGATGTAATTTAGTTTCATTCTTCGATCAATTCATCGAGTGATAAGTCATATTCCTTGAGCAAACTATCGAAATGCTTACGAGATTTCTTTCCTCGCCTCCAGGCCTTAATAATCCTGTTCTTGATGCGAGTTACGTTGATTCCTTTGCTTGCTCGCCTCTTTAGTCCTCTAAGTAATCGAATGTATTGACTACCTTTAAGGACATCTCCTAAAGATACACTTTCATCCGTTACTGCTGTGATTTCGTCTAGTCTCATCTTCTGCCCGATTTATCTTGAATGCGAATAACTCAAGCGTGCGACGATCTACAGCCCCGGTATATCTGAATTCTCTGCTCATTTGTTGAACATAAATTCTCTTCGCATGCTTCTCTTTCTTATATTTATCAAGAAGAGACAAAATTGTTTCCCGGCTTGATACCTTGTCAAGAGAATTACGGACTTCCCAGACGAACTTATGTATTACTCCGAATGTATCCTTATCGACAAGTTTAACCATTTTGCCGGTTGTTTTATGTTTCAGGACCACACCTTCAATCCATCCACCCAAGGGGCCATACTTGCTACCCTTACCACGAACAATATTGTTCAACAGAATTGCCTTTAACGGAAGGATATACTTACGTTGAAGAATTTCTCGAATACTTTCTCTTCGAATCTTGGCCTGGGCTCGATCAGCAACTGGTAATTTCGATAGATTCAATGTGGCAAGTTCATAAACAGTCTTGCCGGGTTGGTTTGATTGTTCAGCAAGTCGACTAACAAGCCTTTCTCGTTCGAGATCGATATATGCTTCAAGTTTAATTTCATCGATCTCGACAACCGGAACTCGACCAAAACCCCACTTCTGAGTATTAGTCTCAAGTCGAATGTTAATACCGTCATTTGTGAATGGGGACTGCAGGGTCACCGTTAGGGAATGACCGGAGAACTCCAGTCCCAACCGGTCAATATCAACCGAACCTGCAGTGGTGCGCAGGAAGACAATATGACTAATATCACCGAGGTAGGGAACAACGTTCGGGAGTTCCCCGTGCAATACTTCAATCTCAACCTGATCACCTGACTTCATGCCAGCCGCCAATAGTTTCGATAGGGATTCCTTCAATGCCACATGAGCAAATCGTTGATATGTGGTGCTGAACCCGATTTCATACTCTGCTACATTATAGACGCGAGTAGTACCACGGGAGGTATAAAAACCTTGATCATCGATACCGAATAGAAGTTGAGCACCATCAAGCTTCTCGGTAGCTTCATAATCCGAGATGTTGGTGATTACATCAATTAGTTCTAGTAAGGGTAAATCTTCGAAGTGTTTAATGCTCATTTTTTAGATCGGCCAAGCTGTGTGTTTTCGTGTTCTTTCACGAGTTCAGCTCTGCCCAATCTTTCTTCCTTCACAATCGATGTGAAGATTTCCCTAATGTCTTCGACCACTGCTTTACCATGGAAGTGTACCGATTCTGTAAAGCCGTATTCCTTTTCTAGGAATGCAATCAAGTCTTTTTCGAGACCATTTTGTCTGGCATAATCGGCAATCTTCTGTACCGCAGGGCTTGTCTCAGGTTCGTCAAATTCACCTTTTTTCGTAGGATCTTCGCCGAATACTTGGACAAATATTTTCTTTACCTCAGGTTTGCTGAACCCATGCGCTAATAATAGCCCCTCTATGTCACGGGTGTCATCTGGAAACCCAGCATCCGCCCAAGCTTTTTGAAGTTCTGCAGCATCAATCGTTGGCTTTCTTAAGCTCTTGATGTATTTCGCTGGACCTTTTGGTGTATTTCTATCCGATACTGCTTTCTTAAAGATTGCTTTGGTATCGGCACGATTAAGTTGTACTTCGAATAATTTACGCATCTGTCAATGCCCTCCAAAGAGATTTTCTTTGTGCATCCGACATAACATCTCGAATAACTCTTTTTAGTTTGTTTAACTCTTCGGCTCGTTCTTCGGGCGATTTTTCGGAAGAAACTGGCGGAACGCTCTTCTTGTTATCCACGTCGGGAGATTGCTGGGACGCTTGCGAACCCGATAGTATTTTGAAGACTTCTTCGACATCTTTCTCATCTAGTTCAAACCCCTGTTCTTCACGGAAGTCCTCACGCAGACCTTTCTTCTTAAGCCATTTCTTAAATCGACCTTCGGGCTTCTCTTGTTTAGGTTCATCGGGGATGTCTCTATAGTCGACATCTGACACATCGGCTAAAGGATCGTGCCCGAGCTGCTTCGTCTGCAGCGGAGCATCCAAAGCAGGTCTTTCTTTGTTCCCAATTTTCTGTTGACCAGGTCCGACTTGCTTAGGTGGAAAGGCACCAGGGCGCATTTCGCTATGATGCCAAGTTGATAAATCGGAACTTGGAATAGGTTTGTTTTGAAGCTTACCTGGTTGTCTACCAATTGCTTTCTTAGACAATACCATATGAATGGCATTAGCAATTTGGTCAGGTGTATAATCTGTCTTCAACTCTAGAAAGTCTGAAAGATCGCTCGCAGTTACCGATCTTTTATAGTTTAGCTTTCCGGTATTCGGATCAGATTTTAAATCGACAATTTGGTTGTTCTTTAGATATTGAATCCAACTCTTTGTCAGTTGTGGATTAATTGCCATCTAGGTCAGTTTCCTCATTGACCCCAGTCTTAATTCGATTAACCATACGAGTAAAACGATTAGGATCTGCACCGCGGATACTGGAGACAAAACGCTTCTTTAATGCTTCGGCTTCTTCTGGGGAAAAAGCCTCGTCGATTGACTCCAACAGATTGATAGCCGAAACTATAATGTGTTGGGCACGCGACTCGATAATATCTTCCTTGCTCTTCTGAGGAACACAGGCACTGATCTCTTCTAAAATAGATCTACTTCTGCGATTTATAGACAATTTCAGTCTCCGGTTGCTTTAAGCTATTTATCTGGATTTTATCTTTTCTTCAAAAAAGCTCTTAACGTGGCTGCTCCCTCGATAGGATTAGCTCTTTCTGGCGCAGTTTTCGATGTAATTTCACCGGATTCCGGATCAACCTTTTCTCCACTACGAACAACACTCTTCTTTTTAAGTTGTTCGAACACATTCTTAGTGACCGCTTGCACTGCACCGTCTTCGCCGTCCTCAAGGTCCGAAATTCTCAAGCTCTTGTTATTGAATGCCAAGTCGACCTTAGAACCAACACCCGAACTTGAACGAGTCTTCATGAACTGAATCTGATAACGACCACCTTCCTTCATGGCTGCACTTGTGAAAATACCGACAACGTTGTCAGCGGTGTTAACCTTAGAAATACCACCAGCGATATGACTTGGATCAAATTCAATTTCTTCATAAGATCCACGGTTAAGCTGTGAAGCCGATACACAAAGTACATCAAGCTCAACGGCCAAGTTACGCAACTCTTCGGTTACATACTTGTCCTTAACGAAAAGGTTTTCTGCTGAAATTTTCTTACTCATAGGAAACATCAAGTCCAAATAGTCAATCAACAATCCATCTACTTTTCTTCCGCAATGGATTTCATATTCTTTAATAAATGCTCGAACATCATTTGCGGTACAACCGTTTGGCAATTGTTTGATACGAAGTGAGCCTCTACTCTTTTGTTGAGCTGCACGAATCTTCATGTGAACATCGTCAATGTTCTTCATAATTTCTCGTGTTTCGTAATCCGTGTGCATAGCATCGATACGCATAGCACAAAGCTTTTCACTCAGTTCCAATGAAAGGTAAACAACATTCAATCCTTGCTGTGCCCAGTTCACACCAATGTTTTGCAAGAACAATGATTTACCTGCACCGGATTGTCCTGCGAAAATTGTGATTTCGCCACGGTTAAGACCACCAAACAACTTTTCGTCAACAGATCTCCATCCGGTTGAAATCTGTCCTTTGTTTTCGCGAAGGGCCTCCAAACGTTCCTTTGGATTTGCATAGTAATCCAGACCTAAGTCCTTAACCAATGCAATCTGGACTGCGGCCTTAATTGCGCTTTCCACTTCACCATATCTGCTATCATCAAGTAATTTCGGTGCTGCAAAGATTGCATCACGAAGTGCCTTGTGTCTGCAAAACTTTTCGAATTCCCGTAGAAACCAACCTTCGTGTGTCGCAGCCTCAACCGGAATTAACATGATGTCTTTTCTGGTGATTGCTTTGATTTGTTCTAATGACGGAATGATTGCAAAGTCGGTACTGTAACCCTCGATAAAGGCAACCGTATCTCTATTTTGCCTATCGTCAAAATATTCGGATTTTAGAATACCTTTGCAACGGACAAACAAGTCCGGCTTGCTCATCATAAAGTTGATAAAAAGATCTTCGATATCCTTGCTGTAATCAGTAATTTCGCTTGCGGTTTCTGACATTCTGTTCAATTTCCCAATGTAGTTTTATGTTCATCTTTCCAGAAACAGCGGATGAGATTATCGAATGCGTCGTCAACAATCTTCCATATTTTTCTGCTGCCTGGGCGGCGTCTTTAATACCCGAATCCCATTTAGGGAAGGATACCGCCCAATTATTTTCGATAGCAATATCTACTAGATCTTGCCCTTTCTTGTCCCTATCTGGACACACAATAATTTGTTTCTGGAGTCTATTGATAATGTCGGCTTTGGCCTGACCTATCTCACCTAGAATACTTATCCCATCTATCACATAGGCATCTAGGACTCCCTCTGTGACAAGGACATATTTACGATTCCATTCAGCTTGCCTGTCTAGATTATAGACAAAGTCAGTTGGGCATTGCTGATAATATTTCGGGATGCTTTTGTCATCGACTGTGTAATATAATCTAGATGTAAATCCGACAATCTTATCTTTGTAAATGTATGGAATGATTAGACGCTGATTCATATTCATCTTCTTATCTGGCGTCCAATAGAAATTCTCTAGATCATAGATCTTTCGATTTAGTGCATAATCCACAACCTTTAAAAATTCTGGATCATCTAAGCCGTATTCTAACCATTCTGTAACTGGCAACCAGTTGTCTGGCATTGCCATAGGCTTCCATTTGTCGAGGAGACTTCGAAACTTTGATTCGGCATCTTCGGGTTTGTTTTCATCACCGTCGCGAAGAACTTGAATCTGATTCTTCTGCTTGAAGATTTCAAATTCGATTGAATCGATAAATTTGTCTTGGATGTTTAGATTCTTCAGAAAGAACTTAAAGGATTTCGAAAGTTCTTTACCTTCGGTATAGCTTGCAGAGAATCCACAATTGAAACAGTTGACTGCAATCGACTGTGGATTGAATTGTATACCCATTCGATTTCTAGTATCTGTGCCATGACCTTGAGTATGGCACAACATACAATGGCGCTTAAACCAGCCCTTAGGGGCCAGCTTCAGCGCTCCAATGTTCTGCTTTACCGCATCAGTAATTACATCGATTATCATTTAGTCTTACAATTTTCAAAATGCCATTGTTTCATCTGTGGTGCACCACCTTCTTTCCCACAATGCGGGCACTGTGCCTTTTCTTGTGGAATATTTCTACGATGTCCGACTCTCTTTTCGATCCATTCCGGTGTCTGTGGCCCTAATTTTCGATTTTTATTCTTTCCAACAAGCGAAGCTGATTTCTTCTCTGATGACTCTTTACCCATTTTCTTTCCGAACATACCTCTTGGATTTTTATCACCTTGCCTTGCTTCCGACAATTTTTGCCTTGTTCCATCGGAAACTATTCTGCCAGAACCACCTTCACCACCGTCGGTTAAATTTCTAAGAATACCTGTATCATTATCTTTTCTTCCCCACCAACGAATATATCTTCTTTCCAGAGCAAATGCACCCAATTCTGTTAGATTAGTCTCTAAGAAGATTATCCTTGACTTATCTGACGGCGGATAAAATCCATTATGGCGCTCATATGCTCTCCTACCGCATCCTTTGCCGATATAATATGGTGTGCCATCTTGTCGAATATAAGCATAAACGTAGAAGTTCATTTTGTATTATAGCAGTTTTCTAAAGAAAAGTCAAAGAAAAAGGACGACCCTTAGCCTAGTTGTCGTCCATAACCTTATTAGAAAGATTTAATTGGGAGATTTACTTTTTCTTCGGTAAAGAAGGTGGTTTAGGTGGTTTCCTATGTTCCATCACAGTTGTAGCTGGATGACGTTTTACATAAGATTCTGATACAAAACGACCGGTGATAGCGCTGAGGACGTGGCCGCCTGGTTTCTTGGACATTTTAATGTCTCCTTTGTTATGTTGGGTTGAAATTAGCCCAACATATTACTTATCTTCTGCCATAGAAGAAAGGAAACATTAAATTATTGATGTCAAGCCCTTACAATTAGTTTCTTTAGAATACCGGGATAGAGAACTTCAGTGCTTGGGAAGTATCTAAACTTCAACCACATGAAGTTGGCGCTGAATGTCCACGCCTGTGTTCCAGTATAAGAAATAAATTCGATATCTGTAGACATCGACGATGGATAAATTCTAAACCATCTTGATTCTTGAAGATATGGATCTGGCGTTTCTTCCAGTGTTCCCCAAATTTCTAACCTACCAGTAAAATCTTCTGTGTAAGTTGAAAAAGAATGAACCGATTCTTTATGGTTGAGTACACGAGCACCTGCAATGCGACCAGTATAGAAGCAAGGTGTCGGTGGACCAAATGTCGGAATAAGAATGTCTGGTGTCCAATCCTTTGGTTCATAAATCACACTAGGAAGCGGAGCCTTCATCGCTTGCTCTGTAATTTCGATTTCCATATTGACATTATCGTACATATCGCTGTAGAGTGGTTTCTCTACATAATAACCCGGAATATTTGCAACAAAGTTTTCTGTTCTAATCAGAACCATTTCGTATAGTCCGGCATGAACATCAACAATATCACCAGAATCAAGTTCTAATGTAATGATACCTTTCGCTGGACCGAGACGGCAAAGCTTTTCGAGCACAACCATTCTATTATCGGGGTCGATAATTCTTGCATAAACCTGCTCGCCACAACCAATGTCGTAGGGAATGCGATCAGGCCCAAGGGTTCTAAAAATGATCTTGTTATCGATTCCCTTGTGGGCTTTGATCGGATTCTTATTCATTGGGCCGTTGTCCCCTTTGCAAGCACAAAATGTATCTCCAAGAACGAGGAGTTGCCTGACGTGGTCATACATATAGACCTTATTGAAGGATACATCCACATCAATCTCCTTTTGTGCATTTGTTGTAATGGTGTTGCTTAATTGCGCTGGATCCACCAAATTTCCTGCATACAATACACGATAATAATGGTTGTGGTCCTTTAGGTACACCTTTTAATGTGTTACTTATCGAATCTTTCGCCGCCTGTGACCTGGGTGTGCCAATCTTTGCCACACTCTGTTTCCTCTTAGTATCGTCTGATACTACACGACCCTTGTTTGGATTATACTTAGAAAAGGAATCGCGTATTTTCTGCTTGTGCTTGTCTGTTAAGGGAATTCCCTTCTTGGCTTGTCGAGAAGCCTCTTTAATTACAGAATATTCTTCGGGTGTAAAAATTCTTCTCCCATCTTTAAGAGTGCATAAACCCGATAAGGCATATAACATTTTTCTTTTTATCGGACCAGTAAATATTTCGCTAAGTAACTGGTGTGCGATAAAGTGCTCTTTCGCTGATAAAATTACCAAATTATTTTTATCAGTCCTTTGGTCATCTGTATCGCACACACACTTCGGAAGGATATGATGTTTTTCAGTATATCCATCAATTGTAGAACGAGATAGGCAATCTTCGATAAGCGCGGCATATTCTGCAGCTCTAATCTTATCTGAGGCAAGTTCGAGAATTTTCTGTAAATAATTGTTCATATTGCTATATTTATCAAGACCTACTTCAAAAAAAGTTCCAATATGACCGGTTCTTCATAAATAAGTCGTTATGATAAATTTAGACCAAATTCAGGAAAAATTCCCCTTTCTAAGCGGATTACGCTTCCAAAGTCAGGAGTTCATTGGCATTATCCAAAATTCTGATGACAAGATCATTAGTTTCTACGATTACGAGTCCATTAGAACGCCCGAGGAGAAGAAGCTGTTCCTCGAGCTGGGCGAAACGTGGTGGTGGGAGAGTAATCGACTATTGCCTATCAACATCTTCCTTCAAGGACAGATGCTACCTTACAGATATTGTATGAAGACAGTAGTGAATAAGGATGTCGAAGTAATGTTCGGATCTGTTACCAGTCTAAACAATATTATGAAGAAAAGAATTAAGAAGCGCCAGATTCAGCTGGTGAGGAAATCGGATTAGGTTCAAATTCTACCGTGGCGTAGGAAAACTCAAATCCGATAAGTCTAAACATAACAAGATCACTTTCGTCAATATTCGTTTGACGGCTAATCCCTGCATTATCTAACCAATTATCCATCGGAGTAGTATCTCCGGAATAACTTCCAATGGATTTAACATATCGAAATTCATTCATTTGACATTTTCTCGATTAGTAAATTCAAATTCACAATAATGGCCAGTGCATAAGAAATGGCGTGCCCACGCTTGAACTGGTACACATTATCTCCTTCCACTTTTGTCCACACTTCTTTCCTAACACGATCCCAATCGTGGCTCTGCAGGTAAGCTTTAGCTGGCCGGACAATAGCCAAAATCATTGCCAAATCTTCAACACTTTCTGGTTTATATTTCTGTAAGAGATGACTGTAACCGTTAAGGTGAAAGAGTTGATCTGTAATTGCTTCGTACTGAAAGAAATCCCAAGGTGGTTCCTTATTAAGCAATTCGAGCAAATGTGCTTCGTCTCGAACCCCTTCATACATATTCACATTCAAGAAGTCAATCTTAAAGTAACCATAATCACCTGCAATCCTGTGATCAATGGTTGATACATTGGTTGTAGGATCCCGTGGAATATTCTGAAAGTAAACACCGGTGTTGTGTTTATCATACTTTCCACCTTCGCGATCAATTCGACCAAAGATACAATCAAAGGTCTCTACAATGTGGTCGCGGCCAAAGACATCGATATCAACATCAGCCTGAATTGGAATCATAATAATATTCCTGTGGAAATTTTTTCATTTTACCGTAAAATACTGTCCTAGTCACACCAATATTCTCTACCGCTTCTGTAATATTTGAAAATCTTCCAAATGGTGTTGTAACCGATTTTCCCTTAGTCTTACCTTTTAAGGATTTAGACCGTTTTAATTTTGTCTCTTCGGATTGTATTTTTCCCATGTGAGATATTGATTGCTTTAATCGTGTTTCATCTGAGGGCGTTATTCCTTTGTTCCATGCTGGGCCAAGAATCCGACCTTTATTTTTTCCCATCATAGTTTCTCTTCTTTTAGAATTAGTTTCTTCAGAATGGGAACCAAGAATTCGACCTTTATTTTTCTTACTAATCAACATTTTGGACTCATCGGTATGTTTCAAACCCGATGACCTTTCACCGCCATCTGTTCTATTTTGTAGAATACCGGTACCTAAATCTTTTCTCCCATACCAGCGAATATAACGGCGTTCAAGAGCTAGTGCACCTATATCCGATAGATTAGTTTCAAGAAAAATTATTCTGCATGGATCTGCCGGAATATTCAAATTGTGATTTTTAGCCCATGCCCGATTTTCTTTTCCTTTACCAATATAGTAGGGACTTCCGTCTTGTCGAAGATAGGCGTAGACATAATAGATATATTTTATCATCTACTATTTATCAAATGTCGACGTCAGCATCAATCTTCTTTATCATTTTTTGGTGGATTCAGGGGAGGAATGTACGGACAGTAATAATAACCGGTGTCGACAGTAAGGTTTACACTTCGATAGGTAACGGTTGTATTATCTGGAGCAGGAAATTTCAGCTTATAAGCGACTATATCTTCATCGCGAAGTAAAGTTACTACACCGGTATCGAAATCATAGTCGAAATTTTCTGTTCCGACTACTTCCATTAGCCAATCAGCTACTTCCCTTTTCGAAGGGCCAATTTTTACTTTCATTTTCTATCATCTGTTCGATTTTAGTTTTAGTTCTTACACCACCGAAAGTTAGAATAGCACACATTGCATCTTGTTCACTTTCGAATACGACTTTCCTAAATGGCCAATGATCGATATAGACATCGACACAGTTTGCAGACAGCCATGCTGAAACTTTTCTATATTCGGTAACAGTCATGGAGTTGAAAACCACTTCTATCATAGGTTTGCTGCTTTCATTACTTCGGTGATATAATTCATATCATCCTCAGCCTTCTTAAATTTTCTCATCCAGAAATTAGGGTCAATGATCTTACCAATCATTCTGCCATGGTCTTCGTTAAACTTCTGCACCAGGGCATCGCCTGTTAATGACAGATATAGAATCCACGGACTAAGTCTTCCCGATCTAATGATATGAGCTGCTTCGTTTGCAGTAATTCGTTGAAAGAATTCATTAAATGGTACTTTATTCTTTTCGCACCATTCGGCAATTTCTGTAATCGATCTATCTGCGGCGGCGGTTGCTGGTTCTTTCTTGATTAAATCTTCGATGTAAATATCGTAGACATGATCTTTTGTCCAGTCCTTGAGATCAACTCCGTTCTTAATAACGAAATCGATATATTGTTCCATATGAACTGGTTTTAGTAATGCTAGATGATTACCGAATTTAGCAAAGTCGATGTAATATGGACTATTGATAAACTCATCAAGAGTCTTAGGTTTCTTTGCACCCATCGAAATCGCATAGAAGCGCTGATAGGCAAGAAAACCGAAGCGTGATCCAGCCAGACCGGAATCCATATGGCGTCTTTTCTTAACGCACATATGGGTGATCAGTGTTTGTTCTTTATGAAACTTTGTTTTACAGAACTTACATTCGTATTTCTGTTCCATTGCTTTCTTCTTTGCTTGCAATCTTATTTACCCTTCGCATCTTTGAACAGCTCTTTGATTGATTTATCATCCATGCCGTTTTCTCTAAAGAATGCTTCCAGTTCTTCTTGTGTGTTGATCTGCAGAAGTAGTTCTAATTCGTCGTCTTTTAGCAACGGATATCTTTCGATAATGGCTGCCTCAACTTTATTCTTCTTAACGCCCTTCGGTGGAGCAATCCACGGATGGAATTGCTTACGGCCTGTCCCGCATAGTGCGAGCAACTTCCATTGCAATTCCGGGTGTTTTGTTAGATTACTGAAATTGTGGTTGACTAAGTCGTTTACCATCATCAAATGATGTTCTGGAATCGACTGCGATGAACTCATAAATCTCATCAAAACCCACAAACTGATTTCTTTCTTATGTTCATCCGAAAGATTCTTATAGAAAGACATATTGCAGGTGTCCATTGCCAACAATTCAGTTGGCAAACCAAGAGTGCTTTCTTTCTTTTTCTTCTTGGTTTCTTCTTCCTTAACTGCATCGGGATTCATTGCATAGAATCCATCGATCCAATCTCCAATATCGTTACTCAAAGAGTGCTCCAATATCAATAACATCCGGTAGTTTGCTCACTTCTTTCACGAAAAGAACGCAATTTGGGTGGGGTGTGTCTTCGACAGGCACAACTAAGATGTTACCGTTTTTAAGTTTCGGGAAAAACCACTTTACTTCGGCGTACACATTTGTGATGTTAATTTCTTGTGGACGCGGAACCATATGCCTAAGTGGATTGAAAACCATTGTATGGAATCCACGATCATTCAAACTGGTAAGTGGCATTAATTCAAGGTCACTGTAGTCCTCGTCACAGACAAGAATCGACCAGTCCAGTGGCATTTGAATCGTATAATCCCCAATTTTTAATACTACAGCAGGAGCATGAAAACTCTCAAGGAAAATCAAGGGAATAAAGAAATAGTCAGGATTCTTCGGATCGGAGTAATCTAGAACACAATATCTAATATCCTCAATTTCATTAGGAATCTTGTCTAAGTTGTATGCACGGTTTTCGTTTGTTAAAATATTCATTTGATTCCTAATACTTCTTTTCTGTAAATTTCCCATTCAGCATCAAGTTTACGCTGATCTAGCTTCACTGGTGCTTTGCCGATTGGAATCATATGTAAGCCAACCCCACATCGCTGTAGATAATCGCAAAGCATATTATTCAGGCCGAGATTTCTGGTCGATAAAAACGAAATGGCAGTTGCTGTTTCCGAATCATCTTCGTAAACGATTGCAAGCTTTGGACAAATGCCGTCATTAACCATTTCTAATTTAACGTCTAATTCGTTTGCGATCATGAATTCCCTTATCAGGGATTCGTAACCATATGAAATTATTGTGTTAATTCTCATCAGTAATTCACCTTCTTTACTGTGAACGGATATTCAGCTTCAGCATAGAATTTCTTTCGTTTCGTTAAGTGCCGTTTTGAAAACTTACAGTTCGAACACACATCGTAGACATTAACGAAATCCTTATCAGGCGCAACACGAATGCCACGACCAATACTTTGAATAACTCTAACGAAACTCTTTCCTGCTTCGAACAACACTAGATTGAAAATCCGTACAATGTTAATACCAGTTGAGGCTACACCATATGTTGCGATGATAACCTTACCATCAACCTCTTGAACTTCTTTGTATTCTTCCTTTCGGTCTTTCGACTTCATTTTGCCCGAAACAAAGATAGAATCTGGGATAAGTGATTGTAACATTTCACCAGTTTGAACGCGATCAACCAAAATGAGTGTATTGCCCGTCTCCGCCATTTCTACGACGGATTTCGCAATATGTTTCAATCTTGCTTGATTAGTGGTTAGCCACTTTAGCTCGGATTGATAATTATCGAATGCAACTTCGCCCAAATCTTGCATCTGCCATACGTTGATATGGAGTTGTGCAAGAATACCTTTTTCCTGAAGTTCTTTTGTATTGATCTTACCTAGCATCGGTCCAAGGCAAGCCATAACAGAAACTTTTTCAAATTCCTCCTCCGGCATTGTCCCGGTTAGCCCCCAACGAACGGGCGCGTTTCGAAGATATCCTGACAAAAGCTTTCTTAGGACGTCGGCCTTCGCCTTGTGCACCTCGTCGACGATGACGCAGACTACTCCATCGAAGAAAGCTTCGATATCGATATCAAGGTCTTCTTCTTTCGACCTCTTTGCTAGACTTTCTAAGCTTTGCCATGTGCAAATGGTATGAGTTTTACCATAGTCTTTTCTATCTCCAAAGAATACCCCAACATCAAGCCCAAAGTTGATATAATCTTCTTCAGTTTGTGTGACAAGGTCTTTTGTAGGAACAATAACAATGCTTCGACCATATAGCTCCACTTTGTTACTCAGAATTGCGGTAATGATTGTTTTACCTGCACCAGTTGGTGCAATGTTAATACCGGTTGGATTTTCCAGATAGGAATTGATAACTTCTACCTGGTGATCACGAATCATGATAGGTTCACCGGCAAGTGGATGTCCTTTCGGCCACTTAATGTGAGAATAGCTATCTTCTTTTACAGCTTCGAATTCGAAAGTCTGTGAATTTTCTCGTAGATCTTCTACCTCAATTTCATATCCTGCTTCTTGCACAATTGGAAGAAGTTTGTCTAGAAGATTGATATAGGAACGTGCACCGATATCACAGAAACTTAACTTACCATTCCACCGGCCTAATTTGAAACTTGGCATGTGTCTTGCATAAGGAATTTCGTATTCCAATGCCTGAACAAGTTTTCTTCTTGTTGTGATATCTAAATCAAGAAATTTTATGTTAACTTCATCAAGTATCTGAAGTGTTGTCTTTGGCATTTTTGTATCTCTCTTGTTGTGCCTGTTTCATTCGCTCAATCTGTTCAGAAGTCCTTGGACCAGTTTTCTTACCACTATTCCAAGATTTCCGACCTTTGTTATTTTCTGACATTTTCTTTAAGTGTTCTAGCTGCTTTTCAGTTGTTCCATAAGATTGTCTGATTTCTGATAATTTCTTTTTGGTTTCCGCAGAATGTTTATTATTGCCGTTGGCTATACGAGATTCGGTTCTTTTTCTACTATGTTCTTCAGTTTGTCTGCGACCCTTTCCAGCTACAGAAAGCCTGAGTCTAGTTTCATCGGAAGTCTTTTTACCCTTATTCTTTTCAGATAAAATCTTCTTAGCAGATTCGGGGAATATCAGCCCAACTGATCCTTCCCCACCGTCTGTTCTATTTAACAAAATTCCAGTATTAAGGTCTTTTCTTCCCCACCATCTTATATAGAATCTTTCTAAGGCAAATGCACCAATTTCGGTCAAATTATCCTCAAGAATAATTACTCTATTTTTATCTTTCGGTGTAAGATTTCGTGCATGTTTCTCCCACGCCCGATTTCCCGTGCCCTTACCTATGTAATAAGGCGTTCCTGCAACCGAAGTTGCAGAATCTTTTTCACGAATGTAGGCATAAATGTAGAACATTATTCTTCTTATAAGCTAGCGTCATCCAATCCGGCACATCGCAACTTTATAATATGACCGGTCATAAAGTTTTTCGCTTCAAAGCCTTTTGAAATTCCTAGGAATTTATTTCGTAGAAGTGCAACCTCATTGATAAGCATTGTCAGATCAACAATTGCCGGCACTCCATCGACATACTTTTCGGCATCCCTTGAACTCAGAGCTTTCGCATAGGCTTCTAGAAATTTCTTAAATTCTATCGACCTTTCTTTTCTGAGTTTGATATTCAGATATTCGAGCACGGCTTCAATTTCTTGTAATTGGCCGAATCTATGCTCGACTAGACCCGGTAACTCTGCAGCATGCCGTTCAAGGGATTTACCCTTGAGAGACAACTCGAGTTTTGCCAGATCTAGTTCTTTCTCATAGTGGTCGATAAATCCCGCAACCTGTGTAAGGTCGGCGGTGACTTTATAGTACCAGTTACTCATAGGCTGTGGACTCTTTTGATTCCGTTTTCTATAGCTAGAATTAGCATCGCAGCTTTCTGCGTGCGTGACATTACCGCTCTTCTAATCGCAAGTAGTTTTGGAGGGACCATAAGGTCTTCAGCCAACGCCTTGTGTACGCTGGTCAGATTGACTGGCTCAGTAATCCATAACACGTATTCCGCACCGACGCTTGTGTCTTTCATGCCTTCTCGGAACTGTTGGATTTTCGCAATAGATTGCTGAGCATCCTTGCTTTTGATTGTTTCGAGCAGTTCTTGCCCGAATTCAGTAGCTGTCTTCGTCATAGTCTTCCTCTTCACCAAATTCAGCCAAGTGGCTCCGTGCTGCGGCACGAAGTTCCTTATCGAGATCCTGATCTAAAAGATCATCGTCAACAAGACCGAATTCATCAAACACAACAACCATGATGTCTGCAACTTCAAGCCGCTCCTTTGGAGGAATGTGCGACTTGATACGCGACCATAGTTCAATTAACAGTTCATGATTTTCACTGATCATACTGCTACTCCAGCCTGCTCCAGTTCTGCATCGGTGATTACGGCTTGCAGGTCGTCTTGAGTAAACTCATCCATAATCACTTTCATTTTATCGATATCGTTCCATTCTTTGCGGAAGTATTTCATTTCTTCCCCAGTCTTCTTACACTTGTACTTGTATCGATTACCTTCTTTTACCAATACGCCAGACTTCTCGAACAAGTCGAACAATCCAGAGATTGGATTCATACCCGACTCCCACGGAATATCGATCTTGATAGATTCGAAAGGCTTAGAGTAACGAGTCTTCACAACCTTACAGGTCGAACGAATACCCATAACATCAGATACCTTATTTCCGTCTTCGTCTTCCTTCAGCTTGTATTTCTTCATTGCAATAACGATACTTGATGCAAAGATGAAACCAGAACCACCGGAAATCTTGTCGTCAGGATCGAACATGTCCTGGCTTGCGTAGGTGTGGTTAGTAACAACCATGCCCATATTCAAGTCACCAAACATATTCACACAGTTCGAAACAAAGGCCTTGAGTTGCTTAGCCTTACGTCCCATATCGCCCTTCATATCACCAGACTGGAATTGGTTAACTTCAGTCGGAGTAAGCAACATACCGATCGAGTCTACAATGAAGAGAATCTTAGGTCTGTCTTCTTTAGGAAGGTCGAGATAATTGGTTTTGTATTCTTTAACGAAGTCATGCACAATCGATGCAACTTCGTCGACAAGTGTTGCACCAATACGCAACATCTTATCTTCACTTGTGTCGACTCCAAGATTATGGAGCCACTTTTCATCAAGCGCATTTTCTGTGTCGATCATAACAACAAAAATGCCTTGATCTTGTGCCGCTTTGGCAATATTGCCCGAAACAATATATGATTTGCCCGATCCAGATTCACCTGCGAAAACCGTAACCTTACCCATAGGTACGCCACGATAGAAATCGCCACTGATAAGAAAGTTCAAGCCATATGATCCGGTGCTCACCCAGGTATCAGGATCGTTGAATCCTGTCGAAATACCTGTAATGTTCTTAGTGATACTCTTGCGAAATTTCGCAATGTCAAAAGGTCTGGTCATAGGTTTCCCCTAAAGTTAATTAGGGTAGCTTCGAGCTACCCTATTTTTAGTTTCTTATTTTCTTACTTATTGCGATTTCTGAGCATCGCCAAGATTTCTTGCGGTGACTTGCCAGTTGTGGCAGTTGCCTCTTCCTTGACTTCTACAGACGCTGGTTCATCTTCGCCGTCCCATGGTGCAGCTTCTTCAGCTACTGGGGCAACCGGTGCAGCCTTCACAGGCGCCGGTGTTGCTGGCTTCATCGCTGGTGCTGGTGCACGAGCTGGAGTATCGCTACCACCGGTATTCGAATCGAGTCCGTATGGCTTGTAGAATTGTGCCCAGCGAGCTGGATCATACAATTCACCGTCTAGCGATGCTTGGAACATCTCGAACATACCTGCGAGTTGTTCAGGGGTTGGCTTCTTAGGCAGATATGTAGATAAATCAACCAAACCATATTGGTTAATTGCATCCATCATTTCTTCAGTAAGACTAGATTCCTTACGTGCCCACTTCGATGTGCTGTAATCAGCAAATCCGCCCTTGCTGGTCTTAGCGACAATGAAGTCGAGACCGTTAGTGTAATCCACTGGGCTGTAGGTCAATTCCGGATCCATCAATGCAGCCTTGATGATCGTATAGATCTGTGGGGTGATGATGAACTTGCGAATTGGGTTTTCAGGAGTATCTGTTTCGTTGGAAGGATCCTGCTTAACGAAACCCTGCATGTAATAGGTGCGCTTCACCCAATACTTGCTCGCAATGGTCTTCAACGAATCATCTTTCCACCATGGACGTACTTCGTTAAGGATTGGGCAAGTGTTCTTGCCATCCCACATTTCGATACATGGAACTTGGACTTCGACTTCTTTATTCTCATCGTGTCCCTTAATACCAGGGAAGGTGAGCTTGATCATTTGCTTTTCTGCCCAGAAGAAAGTGTTATCTGGGTTTGCATCAGGAAGGAAGCGGAGGATTGCGGAGGTGCCTTCTGGGATATTCCACTGTGGATACACAGTCTTATCCTTGTTGCCGGAGCCGGCTGGTCCCTTGCGGACTTCTAAGGCTTGGAGTTTCTTGCGGATTTCTTCTAGAGTTTTTGACATGATTTTATTTTTCCTATGCTTTCGTTTTTATAAGAATGCTTGTTTATCGAGACACACATCTACTAGGGTCACATTACTCCCTTTCGCATGCTTTCCTGATTGGGTATCAACAGTGTCTATTGTATGATACCCTTTTTCGTTTGTCAAGAACTTCTTATAGGAAGTTAAAATCAAAACGATCGAAGAATGTACTCAGGTCAGTACACTCACGAATTTCTTTTGGCGCAGACTTTGTTTCTTCAATAATTTGAAGATTCTCAAGAACTTGGACGAGAACGGCCTTTTCAAAGTCGTTGACGATGCCTTCCTTGCAAAGCTTGGTTCCAACCTTGTTAACGAAGCCAGCAAGTTCATCATTTTCAACGATGCGCAATGCCAATTCATTAATTTTGAATCCTAGACGAGCATTTTCGCTTGCGAATTCAAACATTGGTGTAATATTTATCGATTCACGACGGACCAATATTGGATTTGCGGCAGATTCTTCAATACGCTTGAGGTAGGTATCTTTCTCTTGAACGAGCTGTTTTACGATAGGAAGAACTTCTTCAAACTTTTCATCGAAACGACGAATGGTAAAAAGTTCCTTCAAATTAGAAGTATCATCTTCAGATAGCTGTTCACGTTCAAAAGTTTCGATACGAGCCTTCACAGTTTCGTAAGTCTTCGAACCTTGCAACTTTCTAATCTCTGTACGTAGAGTTTCGATGTTCTCTTTAATAGTTTCGACAATGCCGGAACTATCTTCATTAATGAGTTTGTTGGTTGTCACATAGCGGTTGAAAGACTGGAGCTTCAAAAGTTGGCCAGTGCTTTCTGTAATATAGCCGCCTACCTTATCGGTCATTAGACCACCGTGCGCCATATGTTGTGCCATAGCTCGAGCGCCGGGTAGGTAATTGTGTGGGAAACGGAAACGCTCGCCATTGCACTCTAGGAAGATTGCACTGATCTGGCGTGTTCTAGATCCACGAATATTTTCGTCGATTGGAGTCTTGTGTTTAACAAGGATTCTTACGTTCTCGAGTGTCTGCTGAGAAGTTCTTGCAGTACCGAACATTTTGCTTAGACTTTCTGAGAGTGTATTCATATCATTTCCAATACTTTTTTCCATCATTGCACCAGCTCCTGCAGACTTATTCTTCGCACCGTAAGAAAAGTGACGAGGCTGAATTTCCTTTCCAAAAACCTTGGTATCGAAATTCATCAAGAATTCGTTTGCAAGATTTCTAATGTTTTTCTGCAGAGCGGTAATCTCTTCATTCTCTACAGATGATCCTTTGCTGAAAGCAATCTCATTTCCTTCTTCATCAATGGTAACCATAAGGTTAGGTTCATTGATGAAAAATCTGCGAGCGGTGCTTGGGTCTGTTGTTTCAGATCCAATATCATCGAAGATCTTAATTTGTAAACCGTTACCTTTTAGCAACGCAAAGATCTTATTCGCAAGAGTTTCGATTTCGACCATAATATTCCTTTCGCTTATTTATCTGTAATCAGATGAAAACAGGCATCGGCGCATCATAGTTACCTTCGTCGTCCCCGATCACGCTGCTATTTATGGCAGCCTGTGACTTATCATCCCAAGTCGAGATATAGTCGATCATACGAACAGCAAGAATCATAGCCATAATCAAGTCGTCAGTTTGTCCAATGCGCGCTTCGAAAGTATTACCTCTCGATACGAAGACTTTAAGTTCCGACAAGATACCCTTCGAATTTAATCTCATGCGGTTAGATTCGATAAGGAATTTCAATTTAGCACAAGCTTCGAGTTTAGACTTGTTAGTTGTGACAAATCCGGCACGACGACCAGTCTTACCCTGTAATCTGTTCTTAGGATCGTGAAGCATGGTTCCATGGAACGATTCTTCACCTGTATCACGAATAACAACAAGAGCAGCTTCACCGAGTGTGTTACTTTCAACCGACCAGTAAATTTCAGGTTTACCATTTTCGTGCAATTCTTGAAGAATCTTACGCATGGTACGAATTTGTTCTTCAATGGGAGCCTTGTTATTACTCCATTCTGCGACCTGATTTAACGACGGTAATTCGAGAACTTGAATTGCAGCATTGTCACCGCCGGTTCCCAAAGATGGATCCAACGAAACAACATAAGTTGCACTCGGATTAATAGGTGCAAACCAACGAACCTGACCACTCTTACGAATAGGCTGAATAGAACTGAGCTGTGCAAGCTTAATCGGATTAATAAGAGTTTCTTCAAAGGTAATGAATTCGCAATTGTGTTCACGCAAGAAACGATCTTCGCCAAGTGCGGCCATTTCAGAATCGGCCCAGGCCTGATCTCTATCAGGGTGAGCACTCCAGGTTGTAATGAATGGACGGAATCCATTCTGTCCTAGCTCGGTTTCATTGCCCAATGCATCGACTTGTCTATTAGCGCCAAACCAAATATCAGCAAACTGATCTTCGTCGGTATTTGGAGTAGAAGTAATAATACACTTACCACCAGTAGACAGAGTAGGAGATAGTGAAGTCCAGAATTCTTTTGCGATATTTGGTTCCACGAACGCAAATTCGTCAAGATAGACTAGGGAAAGCGACATACCACGACCGGTATTTTCAGTTGTGGTTGTTGCAACGATACGAGAACCGTTGTCAAAGTCGATCGAACGCTTGTTATAGGTTTTCGCACCTGCACGAATGTGGTCGGGCACACATTCATATGCATAACGAACTCGGTGCATAATTTCCTGAGCACCGTCATACTTATTGGATGCAATCAAAATAGTCGAGTCTTCGACAAACATTGCATACCACAAAAGGTAACCGGACGCAACAGTGGTCTTACCCAACTGGCGTCCAAGCATGTTAATCGATTTTCTATATTTTGTGTAATTTTCTAGAAGTGCGATTTGGTAATCAAAAAGCTGAAGTTTCTGTTTACCTTTCGTTGCGTGCTGGACATACATGAAATTTTGAATGAAGTACAAAGGACCGGTTATAGGATCCATGCACGCCTTCAGCTCGTCGATTTGCTCCTTTGTGTAGGTAACCTTCGAGTATGCACGCTTTACGAGTTTATCGTCCTGATAAATTGCCATTATTTCTTCAGATTAGGCTTCTTACCATCTTTGGCTTTTTCGCCCTTCTCTGCCTTCTTTTCCTCTTTAGGTTCTTCGCCTTTTTTGGCCTTTTCACCCTTCTTAGGCTTTTGAGATGCGGTTTCCTTTAGATAGGTTCTGTAACCGTAAACCAATTCTTTATGTAGCTCGGTAACTTGCATCTTCTTCTGTTCTGGATTGTCACCCTGACGTGCGCCGGATGGGCCAACCTTCTTAACAACAGGACTATCCGCACCATTAGGGAAATAGTCTTGACCAGATGCATATTGCTCGCTATCGTAACCATTGTTCAAGTCAAAATCTTCTTCCATTGCACATGCAATATCTGCGCTTGCTGGATTAGACTGCCGGCATGTATCTACTTGTGCTTCTTTCATTTCATTACCTTCTAAATCGACAAACATTCCTGCTTCGTCACGGATACCGTTTTCGAAACTATAAAGTCTCGGATTGCGTTTATACCATTCCATAAAGTGGGCGTGTCTTTGAGCTTCGCCGAGGCTATCGAAAGGACCAGATGCAATCATGCCATCTTGTGCAACAATAAACCATCCTTGCTCTGTACCAAGATCTTGATCAGGATGCAATTCAATTGCCTCATCAGTTTCATGTTTGCCATGTTTCTTATCATAGATTGACCATGCTGTAGCAAATGCCTTTTCGGGATGACCAGGGTATTCTTTCTTGATGTCCTTCACAGCCTTTTCCATTCCCGGAGGAGCCTTTTCATACACTCCCGGGCTGTCGTCGTGATTTAGCCCTAGCATCATATCTTCATCGCCTTCAATTCCCGAATTGTTACCCTTAACACCGTCTGGGAGAGTTTCACCTTGATCAAACCATTCAAGATACGCGTCAAGTTCGGGTACCTGCTTTGAACCAATAATACCACCGGCTAACGCACTGTCCTTTGTTTCTTGTTTTGCCTTATCGGGAAAAGCACTTCGACTGAGCATACGAGTATAGAGAGTAGCAATTGCATCTTTCTGCCAGGCACTAAATGAGCTATTAGGTGAATCTACGCCATCTTCACTTACTTTTCCCTTACCGTGCTTCTTGTCATAGATCGACCATGCAGTGGCAAAAGCCTTTTCTTCATGACCGGGATATTCTTTCTTCAGACTCTTAACGAGTGCTTCTTCGCCTGGAGGTGCCTTTTCGGCAACACCTTGCTTCTTGGCAAGAACACCCTTGACGAATTCGTCAACGTTTCTAACTCTCCAATCAGCCTGCGATTTAGGTACACGGATTACCAAGACCTTCTGGCCTTGATTTCTCAGAGATTGTGCTTCAAGGCGTGCATCTTCTGCATCGTCCGCATCAAACTGGTGTCCCCAAGTGTCGGTTGCTGGATCGTAATAGAAAACCGAATGATACATCGGTTCACGCTTTGCTTCATCGACTGCAGGTTGTGAAGAATCAAAGCCAGAATAAGCCTGATCTCTACCAACAGTTCCGGCAGTTTGCATATCCGATTCTGTGCCGCCAGGGCTTCCAACTCCTGGAACGGCCATTACGCCTTCCATAAGTTTAATCATATCTCTCATTGATTTCATAGTAGACCTACCTTTAATAGATTAGGCTTCTTAATTCTACCAAAGAAACCGACTGCATCTGTCTTAAGATTCTTCGGATCGTTGAATCCATCGTAACCCTTAGGCAAAGTCGAATGATCAACAGATTGATCAGGAATCAAAGAATTCGTAACAGTGACTGTATCACGTTCTTTACGAACTTGTTCGAGTTCCTTCAAGAAACCAGTGTTATACTTTTCACCGTATTTTTCCTCTTCTGCACCAGGGACTTGTTCATAGTCGCTTCCGAGACGAGTCTTGTACTTCGCCTTGTATTCTGGGGAGTTACGGTCGATATACAAATCTGTCTCGATCTGACGTGGATCGTTCGAAGAATACACTGCGAGTTGTGCAGGGGAAATTCCGAGATTGTTACAGATGTAAGTTCTTAGGAAATCAAGACTTGCCGGATATGCCAAAGTAATATCACAGATATAAACCGATGTATTCTTTACGTTTGGAAAATCGAGTGGACTTTCTTGAATAGGTGTTTTTCTAAAAGCGGAAGCTTGCTTCAATTGATACTTGGTAAGGCAAGCTTCAAGCATATCAACTCGTGCATCTTCCATTTCGTTAACGGCGAATTTCAAGACGTACTTGTAATCGGTCTTGACTTCTGCAACGTAGGATGCGAATGATTTGTTTTCTGACATAGATGTCTCCAATATTGGACTATTTATCAGAGTTTTCCGATCTAGAGGCCACTAAATGTCGTAGCAATTCGTTACGATCGAATTCTCCACCAGAAGGATTGGTACTCTTTCCATTACCATTCTCAAAATCGATCTGTTCAGCACGGATTTTCTTGAGTTGAAGTTCGATTAGTTTAAGTTTTTTGTCGGCCTTTGCATTCTTTGCTTCGAGTGCTGTCTTAAGCATTTGACCGGCAACTTCAAAGATCTTACCAGCATGCATATCCGGAACATTACCACCTAGCGAAACTAAGTCTTCGAATGTCTGAACTGCCTTCTTTGCAATATCATCCATTTCGTAGTCATGTGTATCGAGCCCAACAACCATCGGCAATGCTGCGTCAACCTTTTCTGTTGTGCTTAGAGAAGAGTAAATGGCAGAAGCTTCCGTCATTAATTCGTCTTTAGTCTTCGCAGGAACAATTTCTTCCGGCTCGGGTTCATCCATAGGCGGTAAATTAAAAAATTCTTCCATTTTGCGCGTCACACCAATATCTCCTTGTCCATCCAGGCTCGTTTACCGTCTACTAACTGCCATGTTCGACCTTTATTTTTGGCTGCATTAGTCAATAGATGTCCGTTATCTCTTTTATTGGCTGCTATGCTTTTGTTTTTCTTAGCGGACATGGAATCTTTTGTTCCAGTTCTTGTTTTACTTATCTTTGCTGCGCGCTTTTCTGTGTATGTATCCAGGGCACAGCATGAATTCAACATTCGATCTTTCATTTCTTTGGCCGACAATGTCGATAAGGTCTTTTTCATTCCACCCGAAATAAGATTTCGTGATTCGACAGATTGAGAAATATTATATGGTTTGTGTCCTAATTGTGACTCAACAAACAATTGCTTGCCTAATTCGTAGAACCTTGAATTAGGTTTATATCTATTCTCATTTCCGTTGCACATTCTCCAATATGCATAATTCATCTTTTTCTTAAATGCTGGATAAACCGCCTTAACCAGAAGAAGATGACAAACGAAATGTTCCCTTGCTGTCAATGACACCAGATTTCCGACAGAATTTTTACCGCCCAAAGATTTAGGAATCACATGATGTTTTTCGAAATACCCATTTAGGTCTCTAAGTTTCGCTTTCTCAATGATTCTAAAATACCACCTGGTATATTTATTTTGCTGAAAAATCACGCTTTCCTCCTTGGATCATTATAGATATTCTCTTCATTCATTACTCTAAATTTCATGCCATGACTCTGAGCGAATGCATGTGCGGCTGCCCATTTGAACTGGTTTAGGGCCACCGCAGCTTTCGCCTTTTCAGATTTCGCCTTTTCTAAAAATGTTTCCTTAGATGGTTTTACCTCGATAATTTCTGCGTTGGTCTTTCCGTTAGCATCCATGTATGTAACGACAAAGTCCGGTATATAGACCGTGTATTTATTCGTGAATGGATTTTGGTAAGGGATTTTCAGGGACTCGGATGCCCAGCTAATGATGTTTGGATTAGTATCAAACATCACCATAACCTTATGTTCCCAAGAAGATCTAAAAAATATAGGATAGGTTCCTACATATTTGGCTGGATTGATAGGCTTATACTCGCCTTGGACATAACTTCTAGGCATATTATGTTCTTATTTCTCTTGCTTGTAGGCTATACCTGTTATCTACAGCAGTTACAATGCCGACCTGATTTCCGGGATCGCGAAGCATATTAAAGGAACGGTATGCATCAGCCGTAAAAGCTAACTGACCATTGTTTTCCGATTGTTCAAGCAAAGATTGTACCGAAATTCCCAAGATATTAGCCATGTCAATTGCAAGTCCTGTCATGGCATCGGCATAGACTACGGTTGCACCTCTTGACAAGAAGTAGCATCTAGTCGAGTTATAGACATTAGATGAATAATTGCCTACAACTCCACCACCTAAATCGGATTGTGAGAGTGAATCTGGACTCGGAAATACTGTAGGACCGGATGCATACTTGTAGGTATTGGAAATCGATCCATTGGTTGATTTAACGGTACGCTGTGTGCCCAGATACGTAAGCATCTGGGAACTGAAACGTCCTATTGATGCAAGGTTTGAATTAGCCACTTGTGCCTCCTGTTCTATTCACATCCTGATACATTGTGGTACCTCGTCCAGCAGACGATGCGAAAGGTCGTGTTTGAACAGAAGGAGCATTTGTAGGATAATATGGTGTGGGTGAAATCTTTGCCAATCCATCCAATGCACTGGATGTAACTCGTCTAACTACCTTGTCAGATAGGAATGCACCAGTGGTTGCACCAATTGTGGATTGTACATTCTTACCAATTCTTTGCAGAATAGGATTATCGGATGTTAGCAATGGATTATTAGACTCGATAAAGTCGATTAATTGCGCATTGAACGCTAGAGAAGGCAATTCCAGGAATTCGCCATGTTCAAAAGGTTCCATCGAGGAATTGTTGTTGACTTCTCCACCACCAAGTTTCAAGTTTTGAATGGTGTAGTAGGCATATTCATATTCGAAGGTAAATGTCAATTCGAGTGTTCTGCTACCTTCGGCATAATTCAATACATCGTGAGTGAATGCTGCAACACGTGGATTAACCAAAGTAACCTGGTTAAATCTACCACCGTGTACCTGATAGATGTCAATTGTCTGGATTAGATTACGAATATTACCGACCTGTGGTAGATTGAAACCAAAGCGATGGTTATCAATTGTATCAGATACGATATTACTCAATGCTTTCTTATCACCGACAGAATTCACCGGAGAATTTGCACCAGTCGGTGCATTACTTTGGAACAAATCTTTTACACTAGCCGGCAAACTAGCAAGTGCCGGATTAAGTTTCGGAATAAAATTCTCTATAGCGAAGGTTTTGTTCTTCTGCTGAGTATTCTTTGCCTCGTTGATACCGGGTTCTGTACCGTCACCAAAATAGTATCGATAGTACATATCCCAAAACTTCAAGGTCTTGCCATCGGCAACATCGTGGAATACCATCTTAATCGGTTCAAACTGAATCTTCGTCTGGCTTAGACGCTTTCGATTGTACTGATTGAGCGGAGTAGTTTCAATCTTCATAGCTGGCATGTCAACGGTCTTAACCAATGGCATAACCTGTGTCCAATTCGGATTGTTAAAATACTGCGCGATGTAGTCTTTTGCGGTGCCTACATTATTCAGGTTGATATTGATATAGTACTCGAACGGGAATCTTGGTTGATTCCTGTAGAGTGCCTGCGAATCTTGATTGAAGTTATAGGTGGCATGGCGTGGGTTCTTTTCATAAAAGAACCCGGCGCCTGTCAGTGACGTGAATAAGCTTGAGAATGATGGCATACCCTTTATTTATCATCGAGAGTGTTTAACAGATTTCCATCTTTGTCAAATATCATAAATTTGAAATTATATCCGGCGTCTAGACAGGCTTGACGTTTTTCAAAATGCCTTTTCTGTTCATTAGAAAATGTCCATTTGGATTTAACTTCGATAATTAGATTCTCTTTAGGAATGTAAATATCCGGGAAATAATAATGTTGCTCACCGATTTCATCAAAATATTTTATCCTCGGCTTATCTTGTGTATCAATACTAATTTCAGATTCATTATACTTCTCTAAAAGATATGTAATGGCAAATGGTTCATAGCCCTGGACCTTCGAAATTTTCCCACTCGGCAAGGTATAGTCTTTAGTTCGATATAATCGTTTTACTATTTTATCATATATTTCTGCATTTTGTGAAACATTTGTAACACCATATTTTTCAATATTGGTCTTAACTTTCTTATCCTGAGTTTCCTGTAACTTAGAATGATGTTCGACGCCATATTTTTCTAAATTCGTATCTCGTGTTTTATTCTTCAATAATTTCAATTGTTGTGGTTTTTCCACACCATATTTTTCTAAATTACTTTGTCTGGTCTTAATCTGAAATTCTTCAAGCATTTGAGGTTTTTCAGTACCATATCTTTCGATATTTGTATCTTTTATTTTTTGTTTGAATACATCTAAATCCATTGCATTAGTAATTCCCTCACCATATTTTTCAGTAAACGAATCTTTAATTTTTTGCTTAATTTCTTTTGATTTAGATGGATTGGTTACACCATATTTTTCTAATGATGTTTGTTTTGATTTTATTGCATTGCCAATGTGACGGCAGGAAGAAGAACAATATTTCTTATATTGTCCGTTCTTCCTGTGTTCTAAAACCAGAGTTTTACAATCCGGATTATTGCATTTTTGACCATTTTCCATAAAATACCTCTATAAATTTGTTTATAAAAGTATTTATCAAAATACCCGTCACCCGAATGTAGTACCACCAGTTGGGCTGGCGATATCTGGATATGGATTTCCGCCGACTGTTGTACCATCGTTGGTATTTGGACCTGCGACTTGTGTTGCATTGTCGAAACGAACTGTCAATGTGATGATGTTAGGATCACCACTTGCATAGTCGCCGTCGCCATACGCCACAGCTTGCAACCAGCATCCGTCTAAGACCCATGATTCGAGTTGATCGTTATCAGTACCATCAAGAGAATGAATTTCCATAGAGAACTTGTAGTTAATACCGGCTACGGCACTAGTCTGTTCGAAGTGGTTCATCTGTTTCTGGACCTGTGCACCAACTGCGGACACAACAGAGTTAATCAAGTCATCACGCAAGGTGATTTCAATAGGATCGAAGGTATGCTTACCAAAGATCCAAGCAACCGAGTTGTACGAGTCTAGCTGAACTTCGTTGTAAGTAATCTTAGGACGAGTAACGGTGACAACGTTAGCAGTCATCTCACGGAGACCATTGTTTTCACCGAAGTTTTGCCAGATAACTCTAAAACGATATTTCTGCTTTGGATGCAAAATGCCAAGCTTATTTCCATCAAGTGGAATACCGAATTTTGCTAAATTTGCCATCTTTTTCTCCTGCTTAGAAAGCTACAACTATTTATCAAATAACCGAAATTATTTTTCAGTGGCCTTCGCATCGAGTATTTATCCAAAAAGAAACCGCCTCAGGGGCGGTTCCTTGATATACCTAATAATTAGGTTAGGCTTGAACCAGTATTCTTGATACGGATTGGGATATAAATGTATTCGATTGCCTTAACTGGCTGAATAGCAATATCAATCCACAATTCGTTTCTATCGATACGAGCTGGTGTGTTGTTGCTCAAATCGCAAACAACGATAAAGTCATACAATGCACGGAGTGTGATAAGTTCCGAAAGGAATCTATCAAACGCATCCTTGACTGCCTTACGAGTTGTGGAATCGTTTGGCTCGAACAAGAATGGTTGTGCAAGGTTGTTCAATTGATAACGAAGATAGTTTTCTAGACGAACAACGTTAATACGATCGGTTGCACTTGCGTATGGTTGACGTGTCTTCTGACCGAACACAACAATACCACCTGTTGGCATTACGCGGATTGGGTTAATACCGTTAATGTAAAGAATGTCACGCTGACCTTCATTCAATTTAACTGGAATGTATTGACCTTCATCGTTAACATAACCAACCGAAGCAGCGTTGTTGACAATACCGCGTTGCAAACCTGCCGGTGCGAACCATGGGTAAGCAACCTGGTCGTTGTAAGCAATGGTGCGAAGTGCCATGTGCGATGGTGGAACAACTACGTCTGTACCGTCGAGGTTAGTCGACAAGCCACTTGGATACCATGCAGCGAAATACTTGCTTGCAGAAACCAAACCATCTGCACCGTTACCGAATGCATTGCTGTGGTTAGTAGCCCAATTCTGAAGAGCTGTGCCAGTTGCATTCAATGTGAATGGCGTATCACCGACAACAAATGCAGTCTCCTTACGGTCTTCGTTGAGTGCCAACATTTCATCAATTGCTTCAACATAGCCCGGAGCAGCAATCAAGTTATAGAACAAGTCTTCTGCACGGATGTCTTCGTTCGAAACGATAGCAGATTGGATGCCCTTAACGATAACAATGTTCTGTGCGGCTGCACCCATGTATGGAACACCACCTGGATTGTTACCAGAAGTGGTAACCCAACGGCCTAGGGAGCCATTGTTGGTGTCATCAGGTTGAGCTGGAACGCTGTCAAAGACATACGGATTCTGCCATTCCTTGACATTATTTGTCGAGTAACGAGTATTCCACAACAGGAATCCCTTTGGATACAAGTCTGCATCTGGTGCATCTGGGTCCAAGTCTGGATTCGAACCGCCACCGTTGTTTTCACCGGAATAAGAACCGTCGTGATACATTGGATTTGGACGTGCATCAGTAAAGATGATACCATTTGGAGTTGTCTGATCGGAATTGTTTACCAAGACCCATGCAGTACCGCTCCAACGATAGATAACCGGATATGGAGCTACATCAGTGTCAACCCAAATGTCACCTTGGCTCAATATCGGTGCAGGGACGTTGTCACGTGGATCTGCCGATTGTGTATACAAGGTTGGCTGTCCTGGAAGAACAGTCATTGTAAAACCTTCTAGGTTGATGTTCTGCCAGCTACCAGCACCGTCAGCAATAAGAATATCGACTGTTGATTGGCCGTTGCCGTCAACACCAACTTCTGCATTGAACCAGAGCTGACCATTTGCAGGACCCTGTGTTGGAACACTTTCGCTACCAACGATAACTGCTAGAGGAGCCCAAGGACCGGTTGTACCAGTTGCCTTACGGAATTGGAACGAGTTAACTGTAATAGCACCGATACCAGTAATTACTGGTTCGATGTAGACTTGACCGTTAGAGCCTGCCGGATTGGTGCTGTAATAGGTATTAGCAGCAGTGTCATCCGTTAGAATTGGAGCCTCAACTTGCAAGAATTGCGATAGTGTAGCATCCATTCTACGCAAAACTAGATTTGCACCTTGTGCTGCAGACGAAGTCTTAATCCAGTATTGCTGAGTGGTAAGGATACTTGTCAAATCTGGCCATACAGATTGAACAACAACCGAAGTACCGCCAATAGTTCCAAGCTGGACCCACGAACCGCCAGTCTTTGTCCAATAAGAAACGTTACCGGATGCAGTTTGGAAGACAATTGCATAGTCTCCGTTAACACCATCACCAGCGACTGGTGTGTTTGTTGTGCCGGTTGCAAAGTTGTAGATGAAACTAATCGGTACAGATACCCAAATTTCATTAGGGAATGTTCCGGAACGTGTAAACAAGCCATATGCGGAACCATTTGGCAATGCCGATTCATCAAACCAGTAAGTTCCAACAGCAGCTGGGCTAGTTGGCTGGATCGAGGATGGCTGTAATTGCAAGGTGTTTACATCTGCACGAACAACTCTAACTAGGTTAGAAATGCCGAGATACGAATAAGCTGCGAGCAAACCATATTCATTTAATGGATAGCCATTAAGTGGTGTTCCGCTGATTTCGTAGAAGATTGGGTCGCCGAAAGTCTGGACTAGGTCACGCTGGGAAGTAATGGAATATACCTTACCAGCATTCGCCTTTGTTGTACCAGGTGCAATAGACGCACCGTCAGGAGTCGATTTATTCTCCTGAGTTGCGATGAAGATAAGAGGTACGGTTCCTGGACCAGCACCTACATTGATACTTTCATCAATGACGGAAATACTTACGCCAGGTGATACTAATGTAGCCATTGTGATTTAACTCCTTTGAAGAATTATGCTTCTGTTATGAGTATTTATCTTGGAGGATGTTAAATACCAGGCAAATGAAGCGATGATCACATAAGCTTAGTCATCATTTGTCGAATTTGAACATGGAGATCTTCCAATGTTCCATCATTACTTATCTCTAAATCGGGAATAACTCCGGCTGTTGCCCATTCACTAAAGTGAACATTTGGGTAATTTTTCTGCATGATGTCCTTAGCAAGCGAACTTCCGTTGTTTGCCTGAACAGCAATTTCCACCCAAACCGGAGCCGGACCACGATTCACCTTAACAAGTGTGCCACCGTTTTCGCGAATGAATTTCACTTCGTTAGGAAATCGTACATCACTAATGACTACATTTTGAGAAGGATCCTTTCTAATCTTGTTTAGGACAGTCAAGAACCACATATCTTCATCGAAATTATTTCTGATAACATCGGTGCCCATGAGTTGCAATGCCATTCTTGGGCTAAATCCTGGACGACCGAGTTTTTCTTCCCACCATGGATCAACCTGTTCACGCCATTCTCTAGATTTCTTGGTATCACCTTCTAGCATTTGCCTTGGCCAATCGAATAATGCGGCACAGGCATCCTTTAGACTTCCCGCAAAACTATCTTGCCTAAATCCATATTCATTCGCCAATTGCGAGGCAACAGTGCCTTTGCCGCTACCAATATACCCGAGTAATCCAATTATTTTCGCCAATTTAATCTTCCTTTTACCCAATTATCGGAGTCTGGTGGAACTACCGACATTATTGAATTTATTCCATTGTTCCACCAGACCCGACCTTTTGTTACTCTTCCTTCTGTCCATCCTGGACCCGGGCATGCATCAGACTTTATATCTTCAATACCATTGTTCCACCAAGGCTTCTTTGCACTCTTTTTTTGTTTTTCTCTTGATTCTACAGAATGAAACCCAATACCCTGCTCTTTACATCTTAACCCGTTTTCAATTCTCTTTTCTAAGGAAATTCCGCAAACACCAGTTTTATTTCTTTTATTGGTTTCGCCGGCCTTCTTTGAATTTTCTTTACGGTCGGCTAATGTCAATTTATGAAATCCAATCTTAAGATCGCGACACTTGATGCCTGCACGAATAGAGATTTCTCTTTTCTCCTCGCCGGTAATTAGCCAATTTCCATTGGAATGCTTATTCAAGTAGTTTGGCCATCTCATTGTCCACCGATTAACTCTCATTTCCCAATTTATTGCAGATTCTCGATTATCGAATACTCTCCGTATTTCTATTTCAAAATCTTCTTTTCCATGGAGTTCGATAATTTGTTTCACACTCTTTGAGGATGTAAAGTAGGTAGAAAATAAATCCGACGGGCAACAACCACTTGCATACCTAACTCCATAATAATATTTGTTTTCAGATCGGGAATAGATTCGATATGTATAAGGTGTTGTCATACGACTATTTACCACAGTCGCCCTAACAATCCAATAATCACGAATCACCCATAAGAAAACCCCTAAATGTTTATTCTGTAGTTATACAGATTCATTTAGGGGTTCGCAATTTTTTTCGTTTAGCCAATTATGAAACCGTAACCATCTCCAGATACTACCATATTCATTAATTGCTCTTCAAGTTTGTCCATTTCGGCTTGAGCTTCTTGTTTAATGGTAGCACCATTAAACATGACATTTCCATTCGGTCCAGGGAATCCGGATGGAAACTTATCTCTTGCCTCACCAAGTGTGTACTTCGCATAAGCAGTCGAATACTGTCTTAACCAAGGACCGACATAAGGATCATTGATCATATCATCTTCGGACTTTCTTGCATAAACTCTAACCGCAACTTCTTCATCGGCTGTTGGACGACGAATAATGGTTAGAAGCTTGTTGTTCACATCCCAGGTGAAGTTATACTGGCTGGCAAAAACACGTTCGGTAGTTTCAAGAAACTGATTATAGAAATCCCAAGTAGCTAAACCACCTGATCTGTTAGGTTGTAACAGATAGATGTTATAAAATGCAGCATCAACCGGGTCAAAATTGATACCACCATTGGTATATGCACCGACACCACGGCGGTAAAGACGTCTCACCTCTTGCACCTCATCTGGAAGTGTATACTCTGTAATGTTCCGCGTAATGTGTAGAAAAATATCCTTCTCTAACAATGCTCCATCAGATCTTTGGCGGACCTTTTGAAGAGCAACCGTAATCGCAAGTTCTAGGTGTTGTACGTCAAGTTCAATATCAACCATTTGCGCACCGAGGGCTAGCTCGATTTGCTTCATTAACAAAACTCTAGGTGTTATCTGTGCGGACATCGTGTATCACTCCAATGATACACTATTTATCAAACCTCCCAGCACTTTCCTTGTCGGTAAGCGATGGCCATCGCTTTTGCATCATCGAGAGCATTGTGGATATCGAAATTATTGTCCATGACGATTTGCTCTGCATCGTCATTCATTACCACAAATTTGTAGTAATCGGTTTTTGCTAAGTTTGCTGGCCACAATGAAGTCATCTGAATCAAACGCTTCAAATGTGGAAAGTCCCAAGACACATTATCGAGTCCAAGGATACACGGTTCCCCGAGATCTTCAATCCATTGTGCAATTTTCAAAGCACAAGCATACTCGGACATCTTATAGGGATCACCTTTGAGAATTGGCAAGACAAATTGCTTCACAAACTCGGAGCAATCTTCCAATTCGTAGGTATCTGTCAACTCTGCATAAAACTCACGGCCATCCTCAGTGACCAGCGCAATGCTGATCAATTTGTTTTCCGGAATTAAATCCGTAAATTCCGTATCTAAAAATAGTTTAATCATCGAGTATCTGCCCATTGAATTTTAATTGAAATGCAGTTGCGTCTTCGTGGTTCGGAAATGCGAATACATATTTGTATCCGGAACTATATGAACACATCTCCCCCTTCTGATAAGAATCAAGATTCCATAGATAGGCAGAGCTAACAAAAATTCGAGTTTCTTTCCTTAATGGTTCAATCCACTCGATTTGTTCTTTGTTTTCATTAGTACCAGGATATGGACGAGCAATATTAATTCTGATCATACACCGAACCTCAATTTATAGGCTACTGCATCTTCTGTTCTGAAAATATCCAGGTCGTTATTTTTACTTGTCAGATGTGAATTGGCTTCGGATTTATTGTAATAAATTACCCAATCCTTGCCATAACTACCGACATTGCTCTCAATCCAACGCAGTAAAGTCGATGTTTGAACATCGGTAGGAATTTTAACTATCATTTTTGAAATAGGTTACTGGATTTCCGGCAACAGCCAGAGCAAGAAATGTTGTAAATTGATCCCATTCCGGATTTATTGTCGGTAACCTATCGTCAGCTATAATGATGCTAGGAGTGATTCCTTTACAACCAAATTCCGAATGAACAAACATAATGGTCATATAATTATCGAAAGAGACTCTATGCCGAAAATTTTCTCTTCTAGATGGCATTAACCAACTCGGTACTTCACTAAACTTATCGAGCATAGCTTGTTTGAAGACTTTTATATCTTCAACCGAATTAAGTGCAACAAGGATAGTCTGTCCTCTTTTATACAAGACCAACATTGCCAAAAAGTTCAATACCTCATCTTTGTTCATTTGTCAATTCTCAAGATTACATGATGCTCATTAATCTTGCCACCGCACGGAATATCTACCGTGGAGAGTTCCTTTAAAAATGTGCGAAGCTTAACTTTTGTTGCCTTTTTAAACTCTGCGAGACTCTCTGCGGGCTTCCTGAGCGTTTTTTCCGCGGAATCAGCAGAAAAATTCACTAAACTCGCCCCCTTTACACTGAGTCCGTCTGCGTCAAGCGCCTTATATTGTGCAAGCTTCCTGGTTTTGGTGTTATAAACCCAAACCTCTTTGGAACCAATAATCTGAACTGGGTTCAAACTAACAATACCTAAGGAACTATCATCCTTCTTGTACTTCAGCTTCGCAATCAATTTATCGTGGGAAACTGGTTTCTTCTTACGTGGTGCACGAACAACCTTAGCCACTTCTTGGAACATATCGCATGCGCCGAGAATATTCTTGTAAAGCTGACTGAACTTCTTCAGTTCTGGTTTTGTAAAGTTGGAATATGCTTCGACAAGGTCTTTGTCCTTGCCTTCTAGAACTTCTTCAATTTCCGCAGATCTAGATTCGAAGATTGCAAACAGATGACGAGCGTGCGGTCCCTTCAGATCGTTTGCTTTGAAGAGGGAAACAAAATCTTCGACGCTTTTAGGTGTGGATTTAGGGTCCATGACAAAATCGTCTAACCACCCCTCCACTTCCCCTGCGACTTCCCTTGCCTTCTCCCTGATCCGGTCCTGGATTGAGATAACCACTTTAGGTACTGCTTCAACATTTGTATCAGCGTCATCTTTCTTCTTGAGACGGGCAGTCTCCTGACGTAACGCGTCTTCCTTCGCCTCTTCCTCATCCAGTATCTTCTCAAGTGCTGGCATAAGCTTCGGGAATACTTCTTCCGGAATATCACTGCCATGGTTTAAAATATACATATATTTACCGACCGTGACAAACCTATTCTCGTCCTTATCCTTAATGCGATCAAGGAACGGATGCTTTGCATCGATACTCTTTAGATATTTGATGACTTCTTTCTTTAGGTCAATCGCACTCATCTCATAATGAGCGTAGAGCATCGCGCCTTGAAAGTTTGATTTGAAGTTTTTATGTGTTTTGACCGTCTGTGCGAAGTTGGGCTTAGGCCACGACACGTGAACGCCAGATGATACTTGTCTCTTTCCTGCCATTTTCAATTTCCCTTGAAACATTTGCTATTTTAGCTTGAACTAAAATAGGAACGCAATTTTCTTGGTTCTTTGCGTTTTCAGGGTTTATTTAGCAGACGAGGATTTTTAATCGGTTTCTTTGTTCTTATGCTTCTCTTTGCGGGTGAACTTTTTTGGTTCATGAGAGCCGGAACCGGAAGTTTTGGCATGCTTCGCAACGAAGTTACGCGGCTTTGGTGCCTCGGTTTTCTTCTTTGGCTTACTTTCGAATAATTCAAGCAGTGTCATATCAACCTCAAATAGAAAATCAGGGATCACGGTAGCGAATCGTGATCCCCGACGACTCCTTCCGGAGTAACCCTAATGGTCCTAAGGGTGTCAGAAGTATTTATCTATTCTGACCTTTTACAGAGGATCTCCTGGCCACCAACGGATCGCTACAATCATGTCGGCACCCTTTGAACGGATGTAATTATCCATTAAGCTACGAATATTATTCGCACCTACAGGATTCATACTATGAACATAGAATCTGAACTCGGGTTGCATGCCTGCTTCCGGAAGTCCTTCTAAATCCATATCTAATTCAGTCAACCATTTTGCAAAATCGTAACCACTCGGGGCAGGTGTTGCATCAGTAACAACAATCAACCCAGATTCGTCTGTATCGAATGCCTCATAGCCCAGATCGTGATCAAAACTGACCACATCGGGAAACCCATTGCGCTCAACCCACTCGCATGCCTCTTTGTAGGAACGAACAACATGCCACGGTCCACTCTCAAGTGCAACCCAAGTGACATCACCAGGATTGCGTTCATCATCGAGAAATAATTTTTTCATCTGTTAACCACTAGGTTAAATCGAAGATTGGTTCGTTCTTCGGGTTGCAATAATCGATCTTCCTGCAGATTCCAAAACCCTATTTTGGAATCATCAAAATACTTTCCACCGAATGCTAGTTGGTGTTGATCGCTATTTCCACAACCACCTTCAATATTTAACACTCGGCAAAGTTTCCAGACTGCAGGCCAACCATTGTAATCTCTTTTTTCGCAGCCGGACAATTCATTATTGTTGACATACAGATATCGAATTTTAAGTTGAGATGCAGTCTTCTTCAGGGTGTCCCACATCTTATCCTGAACTTGTCTGTATTCATCAAGTTCCATCAACAAACAGGCTCTTACCAGCGGGCAAGATTCTCTCGAAATCTGTTGCTCTTTTTTGAGAAGTTCGCGCAACTTAACAATGTCATCATCAGTCATTGACTTAGTATACATTATTTTTCGTTCCTTTGCAAATTTCCAGTAAGCCTAATTTTCGTGTTTGCTTGTTCCACTTCCTTCAAGATCGACAATCTCTCATTCTTATCTTCGCCAAGTATTGCCTTGACATCTTTCGGTAAGCAGCTACCACCATAACCATATTGCCCATCGTGCCCCGGAACTTGGAAATGGCTATCACCAAGTCTACCATCATTGGCAAGCAATGTGATAAATTCTGACCAATCCGAATCTGAACAACTACCATAGACATCGATATAAAGTTGCTGCATCTGATTAAGGAATGCAACCTTCATCGCTAAGAATGAGTTGATTGCATACTTGACCATCGAAGCTGCCCTAAAATCGACATAACTAAAGTTGATATTCATCCTAATCTGTGAATGGTTTGTATATATGGTTCTCAACTCATTACAATCGTGCCAATTTCCGGCCATAATTATTGAACTCGGATTCAGAACATCAAATTCCCAATTCGATTCCCTTAGAAATTCCGGAGAGTAAATAAATCGCAATGGCCCTTCTTTCCTTAGGATCTTATCCGATGCGAATTCCTCACACAAATCGTTGATTGCTGCAGGAGGAACTGTGCTCTTAAGCACGACTAAGCCCGCATAAGTTTGGTCCACTAAAACCTGCAAAACATTGCGGATTATGCTTATGTCCACAGACCCATCCGCTAGTGTGGGCGCAGGGACAGACACAAAAATTACACGCGGATTAAATTCCCAAACCATATTATAGATGGAGTGATGTGGATGAGTTTTTGGATCAACCACATAGGACACCGAATTATGTTCGAAAACATATTCCTGCGCACGACCTACAAAACCGTAACCAATAAATCCTAGTTTTAGCATCTTACCTCCTAAAAAAAATGGTAGTGAGTTTCCCCACTACCATTTCCCTGTATGTACCTAGGCACCCCACCTAAGTTCCCCGTCCTGCATTTCGGATCCTCCGTGGTTACATTCCAATTGTAGTCGGAAGTGCCACTCCGCCCTTAATAGAAGCATGTATACCGGTACCGGCATTTGTCACATAGGCCCTACGTATCGACTGCAGGTTCTCGACCGGCCCTACAAGGCCACATACAAAAACCTTACTTTAAAGCTCCAATTGCATTATACGTTTCGCATTGTATCTTTGCAAGAGCTTCAATCTTTTCATCATATGGTATATCATCCTTTTCAGGCTTCTTACCATATACTCTTTTAGTTATCTTCTCAAAATTGCGCATCAAATCATACAGATTATGTTGCACGATCTTCGAGTACGATTTCGATTGCTTTGCGACATAACTATCGACGCAGGCTGCAATCTTATTCTCCCTTTCTACCAAGTCTGGTAGATCTTTTAGCTCAAATACGAACTGGTCGGCGAATATCTGGTGCACCTGCAATATCGGTGATATTTCAACAGGTGTCTCAGGTTTAGCAAATGCACTCGAAGATAAAGCTATCAGAAGAGAAAGTAATACTCTCATTTTCTAAAGAAGGGGCGAACCCCTTCTTTTAGACTTCAGTGCCGTCCTGGCGAACGATCTTCAGCTTAGCCTTCTTGCCGTCGATGTTACGCTGCACTTGCTCGATTGCGTCGAGATAAGTCATGTTGGTGTATTCAACTGCACCACCGTTCACACGAACCAGGTTGTACAACTCATCGGCCGGATCATCTTCTGGCTGAGTTGGCTTCACGCCAGTCGGGAAAGGCCATGCAGCAAGAGCAGCATCCTTCTTAGCAGGCTTCTTGCTGAAGTCGCCATTGATTACCTTGCTGAATGCTTCTGCAGGGTTGCCGTTCACTTGACCAACCACTTCGTACTTGCAGCAACGACCCTTCGCACCATTATAGTCCTTAGGAACGCTAACCACATCAGCAGGGTTGATCTTCAGGATCATGACTGGATCACCACCAGAACCGAAATGCTGCAGATAGCTTTCGCTGCAGAAGTGCAAACCGCTGGAGCAATAGGAATCAGGATTGTCGTCAACCGAGTTACGATCCATTTCAACAACTTCACCGATACCATTGAAAATAGTGTTCGAGTGAAGGTCGTTGTAGTTGTCCTTACGCACCTTCTTGAATGCAAGGAAGTGGCCGTCTTCAGTAATCGGCAGGCTGTTGCGCTCAAGGAAGTCATACATCTGATTGACAGAACGCATGGATGGGTTCAGCATCAAATTTTCCATGAAACGAATCATCGGATCGATCGGGAAACCGTCCTGATACATTTGAATCATTCGCTTTGCCAAGCTATTATGGAAAGGTTGGCCCTTCCAGAAAATTTCGTCGCCTTCGATACTCACATGACCAGCACCAAAGTTAACGATAGCCTTTTTCGGTTCGATCAGGTCGCGCAGGGCGTCCCAATCCTTTTCCTTCAGTGCATCGATAATTTTCGTGTACGAGATGTGTGTACTTTGGCTGACAGTGTGGCTTTTTCCATCAACCACGAGGATGATGTTTTTGCCTTGCAGCAGATAAGGAATTGCCTTAGTCATTTGTGTTCTCCGTTTTATCAATCAATTTAATGTAATCAGCTACCAATTTATCAGGAGCATATTTCAAATGCTCAAGCAGAGGATATCTTGCCTTTAGGGCATCCTTTTCCTTCTGCACTTTCTTCTGGATATCGGCAACCTTTACAGTTTTACCGTACTTGGCACTCAACGATACCAATCCAGCGAGATCATTTTGCGCATGGTAATAGCCAGTCGGCGTTACCTTGCTTGTTTTCGGGTTTGTATGCATCGCAACAAACTCCGAATACTTGGAGTCTTTGCCCACAAGCTTCGCAATGTCCTTGTTAGTATAGCATGTTTCGCCGTATCCGTCAAACATATTGAGTGCAATGGCCGACTCAATATCTGCATCAGATACCTTCATAACTTCTTCTTTAACTTTCTCTTCGACCCAGACCCAGTTCGTCAGAGGTTTGATATCTTTCAAGACACTCTTACGCACACCGTAAATCGGAAGTCTATCTAAAGTCTTGATGCCCGAATTCTGAAGCTGAGATACTAGTTCGAATAGAGCAAAATGATCTCCCTCAAGTGTTTGAGGAGAGTAGTTGCTCAAGGCCACATAGTTATATGTGACAGTATCGTCGTTCTCAAAACCGTCGCCCACAGGAACCCAGGTGTAATCACTTCTACCGGACCTGTATTCAAGTTGCATGATGCCTTGCTTAGTTTCGGCCTTAATGCGTTCTTTCTTCTGAAGTGTGCTTGCCTTGACCACGGTGTGTGGTGAATGAAGTTCCTTCAAGAACTTGTCGTACGCCTCTTGACGCACAGCCATATCCGGGCTCGAATGCGACACGCAATAGATATTAACATGAGAACCATGATGATTCACATAGTGATATCGAGCACGAGTAGCACAACCAGTTTTTAGGTCATTCAACACAATAATCGTGTCGTCTGACACAGGAATGTTCATGCTATAAACGTAATTACCGTTTACATACTTCGATCTGTGGTTGATCTTAGAACTACCTGTACCATGGCAGGATGCTGCTACGATTTCGAGATCCTTTTGCTTGAGTTCATCGAGCGTAAAGCTGAATTCAAAATGACCGTAATAGTTATTCGGATCGAAAAGCTTGAACTTGGTATCTGCAACATATTTCTTGACTGCTGCACCATACAAACGAGACCTGGATTCAGCTCCAAGATATACAGAACGCTTCCATTCACAAGTGATTGCGTCGGCTTTAGCCTTCAAATGGCTAACCAAGTTGTTGTTAACTTCGGTCAGTTTTTCCTTGATGCTACGAAGCGTCAATGGAACATAGCTGAGCTCTTCACGAGAAGCTGCAAAGTCCAACTTACCGATATCAAATTCGATAATTAGACCACATTCGAGCAGGTCTGCCAAATCACCAAAATGCTTTCTTGCCTCTGGGATCTTGTTGAGCGGATAGGCAATGTTACCCATCACCGCCATACAACCATGACTGCCCCAGGTATGTACACCGGGAACAATGTCCTTTTCAGTGTAACGAACTGGTTCAAGTGTTACCTTAGCACCTGTAATCGTAGGCAAAACCTTAAACCACTTAAATACTTCCACTGCTTCGTGTCGGAAGCTATCGTAATCGTATTTGTCAGTGACGCTGAACTTAACTTCAACGCCGTTGCTTTCAGATGACTCTTCTGCAGACATGGCAGTAACGCAAGGAACACCTTGGTCGTTAATATAAGCGCTATAGATGCGCTTCATGCCGTCTTTGACTGCCGTTACCGTAAAATTCTCGGTATAGCTGAAGGGTGACTTAGAGCCAAGGCCAAGTGCACCAATGAAATCATTCGAGTTGGTCTTTGTAGATTCGAAATAGGTGGTGTAAATATTCATCACCTGTGAATCGTCAAGGCCAGTACCGAAGTCGCGAACTGCAAACCATGGTTCGAGCATAGTAGGTAGGTGAACTTCAAAGGGAACATCTGCCTTACCTGCGGCTACATGGCTATCAACCGCATTGCAAGAAAGTTCGCGGATGATTGCTCTCTTTTTGTTCGAATACAAACCGTCCGAAAGAATCTTGAATGCTTTTGCCGAGTTGCGAATTTTAAATTCGCCCGACGCACCTACGTTCGATAATGTAACCTCATTAACTGCTACGTCAAGTTTCATTGTTGTTATTTTCCTGTGTGTGGATCAAAGTTAGATTTTGCAAATTTGTCAACTGGTTTGTCAATTTTGACTATTGCTTTTTGATAATGTAGTTATCAAACCGACTTGTTTATGATAAATACAATATCGAAAATGGTTTCGATACTAAAGAGTAAAGGAGAGGCCCAAATGGGAAGACCTATTCAAAAGAAATGGTTCGGGTTAGCATCGCTATCTGGCAACCAAATCGTTGTCAATGGCGTTAAGTTCGCCGATGGTACAACTGCATCGAATGCTTACATCGTTAAGCAAACCGGTTCTGCAGCTTATGTTGTTCAAGATACCGCGAAGACTCACGCACCAGAAATCGTATTCATGGTTAACGCAAATGCATTGTCGGCATTGTTGCCAGGTCAGTGTTTCATTACTGCAACACCGTTCGGTGGCTCTGCACTTCCATGCGCGAAGATTGCACAGTTCCGTGTCGATCTTTACACAACACCTAACAGTGTTCCACGTGAAGTTGGTGATCCAGCAGTTCAGGCACAGGCAAGCTACACATGGTCGACACAACCAGCTGTCGCTCCAGGTCAAGCTAATCTTAACCTAGCTTAAAGAATTTTGTTTCTTATTAGGGGACTTTCGGGTCCCTTATTTTTTGGCCGCATATTGCAGAATGACGTATCCAATCCAACTTAAACCAAGCACAACCAGAAAAGCATAGAACTTTGCCCATCCGGTATAGAAATCGGATCTTAAAATCGCAATTATTGGATAAATGAGAAATGCGAACAGTACAAATAGTACCATTGCAAGATAGAGAAGAAATTCCATGAATCAAACCTGTGTCTATAAATATCACTATGAAATGCTTACATTGCGACAAACCGTTACTCGGTCAATATCAAAAGAAATTCTGCAACAGATCTTGTTCCGCTTCGTTTAATAACGCATTCAAAATTAAGAATGGAAAATACTTATCGAAACAATGTTCTATTTGTAGTGAAGGTACTAATAACCCGAAATACTGCTCCCTTATCTGCAGAAACAAAAATCTTGCTAAACCAAGAAAATATAAAACGCAGGAAGAAAGGGATTGTGCTCGAAAACTTCTGCAAAGAGAAGCATACGCAAGGTATGCTGCTAAGAAGAGAAATCAAACACCAATCGATGCCGATTTAAAAGCTATTAAGGAATTTTATTTAGGTTGCCCCAATGGGCATGAAGTCGATCATATTATACCAATTTCGAAAGGTGGTTTGCACACCTTATCAAATCTCCAATATCTAACTATTTCGGAGAATAGAAAGAAATCAAATAAAATTTTGGTACCCCCGCCCAGAATCGAACTGGGACCTTCCCTTTAGGAGAGGACTATTCTGTCCATTGAACTACGGGGATTTTAAACTCTTTTACCTGCTATTAATGCGGCTGCCTTATTCGCCTGGTCGGCGCGGCATTTAGATAATTTGGCAGAGGCGGATGCTAATTTGCTCCGGATTCCCTGACCTTCGGCAATTGGCAGAGAAACATGATCTAAACACCACTTAGATTTTCGTTTCAATTCAGCAAACTGGTCTTCAAATTCTGATAGATTATCAAAATTAAGATCCGACAATAAATTATCGAAATTGATAACTTCGAACCTAAAATCGCGAGCTGCTGTTTCAATTGGTATTTCTTTTCCCGCGGATGCATTTTGCAAAGACACAATCTGCTCCGTCAGAGAAGAAATCTGCAATCTTAGCTCGGTAACAGAATTTTCTGTCTGTATTAATCGGTTTCTTGACACTGGCAAAATCCTGTCAAGAACCCATTTAACCCAAGGCCTGTCCTTAAACATCCAGGTAAGTACAGCCGGGATAAAACCAATAAGGAATAAGCTTAATGCGCTCAATCCTGCATACCAGCCGATACTGCGGCCCAAATTATCGAAAATTCAAACATATTTATATGGTGGCGGATAGCTGAGGTCTCGATCCCCATACAGTTTCCCATACAGCCTGTTTTCGAGGCAGGTCTAGCGCCCTGGCTAGTTAACTATCCGAATTTTTATTTATCTGTCGTCGAGATAATCGCTTTCACGCCTGTAATAATCTTCTTTATCCCTAACCTTCTTGTGTCGGGATTCATCTGCAGGCGGCTTGAACTTTTTATTCTTAATCTGATGAAATTCAAATTCATCAGGTTCATCTTCATCCATATGTTCGATATCGCGATATCTGCGTGACATGATTTTAATTGATCTTAGAAACTTCCAATAGAAGACCGGTTAAACTTCCAACGTGCTTATCGTCAAGGAAGATTTGCGGTACTGCACGGATTTTTGCACCAACACGTTCTTCGAGGCTTCGAAGATTTACAGTGTCATCGATGTCAATGTAGTCGTAATCGATTGATTTGTTTTTGCAGAATGCAACCGCATCCTTACAAGTGGTGCACCAACTAGCGCCATAAATCTCAACTTTCATATTTTTCTCCATTTGATAACTACTTATCAAGTTTGCAGCGCTCGTATAACTATACAGAAATACCAGTAAATTGTCAACTACTCAATAATTGTCATGAATTCCAGGGTCCCATCTGGGTATTCGAAGATACCAATTGATTCAATTTTACGATTGGCCCACTTGCGATCTCGGGGAATTTCCGAAACTTTTAATACCAGTACGTTTTTTCTATAGGTTTCTGTTATTTTTACGATGGTTCCTCTGAACCCTTGGAAGCTGAGTTTGCTCCCTTCACTGAAGAATGATGCCATATTTTAACCAGTTAATGTACTCAGGTCTTCCATGACCAAATGAATACGTCGTTTTCTACTACCATTAAGGAATGTATGACTTCGAAGCGTATTCAAAAGATATAGATTACCATCTGCTGGTATGTGTATCATCTTCTCTTCATCAGGAAACAGAAATAAACATTTCGGGTTTGTTTCAATAACGTAGTGATATCTCTTCGATAAGTCCTTGTGTATTGTGTAGGCGCACGGGCCTTGCATCACCATGATACGAAATCTACCAATAGACGGAATTGTCTGGTACATTTCATACAGTGATGTATCCCTGAATTCAGAATTGAATTCAGTAAAATCAGTTTCCTGAAACTTATATGTTCCGGTATGTACATCGTACATGGAACCCCAGCCTTCTGTCAACTTTTCGAGTTGAGTCATCTCTTTACTCGAATGTGTCAGATTGATCTGTAATATAGGTGGATACTGATCCACAATTTTCATAACATCCTGCTTAACCCGTTCGAAATCGAAATTATATTGAGTTAACTTGGTTATGAAATCTGTCATTTGGTGCGTCTATCAGGAATCGAACCTGAAACTAATACTTCGGAAATATTTATGATGTCCTTTTCACCATAGACGCAATTTTGGTGCCGATTGTGAGAATCGAACTCACGTTACCACGTTACGAGGGTGGTGTCAATGCCACTATACTAAATCGGCTATTCTTTATCTAGGTCTTTTGAGATTTCACCAAAATCTTCTTGATCGATTTTGGCAATCTCGTCTTCGTCGAGGTCGTCGTTATCGTTCCTCGGTGCAAATACAAAGGTATCGAGGTCGATGACTTCCTTGTTGTAGGCAAGGTTCATACGTTCGATGCACTTCTGTGTTTCTTCTACGGATGCACCATAGACTCCTACTACAGTATCGGTGATGGCCCAGATGCTCCCATCCTCGTTGTAATAGGCTTCACGAATTTCATAAGAAACTTCTTCCCACTCCGTCCCGGGCTGGTAAGTGATCTTACAAAGTCTATAATTCCAACCAGTCATTTTTGTGCCATCCAATTTCTAAGATGTTCTCGTTGTAGTTCTCTTGCGTTGTGAAGCTTGATCAATTGGTCGAGTGGCATTTCACCGATCTTATTCTGTTCGTACATATATTCCTTATATGCTCTCACCTTTTCGGGATCATTCGCATCTTTGGAACTGAAGTACCTAACTTTTGATGTCCAATCATCGTCACTCATTTCTTCACCTGACTTGCTGCAATCATCTTGGCAGCAATTTCTTGTGCTACATCCTCGGCTGTCTTACCACCACGCTTTCTACGTTGCTTGAGTTGATCTTTAATCCATTGTGGAAAATGAGGTCCACTTAAATTATCAATATCCTCGTCTGAGTAGTTATCAATATTATCGAGAACAGCCTGCAATGCAGGCTTCTTCTTCATCTTAGAAAAGAATTTATCAGGATTTAGGTAACTTCTCATTCATCAAATCGCGAACTTCCATCAGCACATGGCCGAGTAGGTTCTGTCCTTCCCACTGTGTAGGATCGGTTGCACGAGGATCATCTGCTGTCATTCCGATACCCCAAACCTTGTCATACGGACTTGCTTCGACGACGGCAGTTTTACCTGTTGCCAGAAGTTGAGCACCGAGTGCAGGGTTCTGTTCAAATTTCGACAAACAACCATCAACCATGATGCTGATGCAATTTTCCGACCATACTTTCGGATCGAAGTTGCGAACTTCACGACCAAGCATCTTCTGTGCTCGTGGGCTATCTGTTTCCATAATCAGTTGGGCAACTTCGGTATCACCGAACAGCAATGCCTTCTGATGCATCATGTATTGTTCCGAGCAGTTATACTGCACACCATCGTGCGTGAAGGGGCTCGGATGCCAGTTAGAGAACGGGCTCTCGGATTGCCAGAAGAAAGTGAATCCGCTCATGTCGGCTTCTCCTCAGAGGTGAAGGCCATTGCCTGCATGTATACTCCGTTGGCAACTACCACACCACCAGTGAGCACCCAGCCACTGTTCAGTAAAAAGTTGACACGTGATTCGAGTTCGTCAGGATCTGCGCCCCTAACCACTTTGTAAACATGATATACACCGCTCATTTTCTTCCTTTCAGTGAACTAGACCAAGCAATTCTTCGCCCAGCTTGTGATTGCCTTCGGTCGCTGCCATAGCTTCCGGGGTACTCAAATTAGCAAAGGCCTTTTCGTGCCACACTTCATCCTTGAGGATCTTTGTAAATGCTTCACGAATATCTGCTGGAGCATCTTCATCGGCAACAATTGCACGAATTCTTTCAAGACGCATACCTTCGGCATGTGCAGCAACGGCAGCACCAGTTTCAAGGCTGTCAATATCCGGAAGTGTCTTTGTCCAATATCTCTTTTCGGCATTATCAACTGCGTTGCCGATATCTAGTTTAATGCCTCTTGCCAACAGGATGTCACCAATCCAGCCGGCATGTGTCATTTCTTGATCGGCAATAGTTTGAAGAATCTTCTTTGTCTTCTCATCGGTAGCATATTTTGCTGCAAAATCTTCGATACGATTTACCGCAGTAACTTCACCGCGCCATTGCTTCACGAGCCAATCTTCCATTTTTGCCGAATCGGCCTTAACTTCATTCCACCATTGTACGGATGTTTTCATTATCCATTCCTCGCTTTTGGCACTGTCACTATTTTATAGGTGTTTCCTTCGAATGTAAACTGAGTGCCCTGTCTTAATTTCAGAGAAAGATCCCGATCGTAGAATGCTTGATTCAAAATTCTACGAACGAGATCTGATTTTAATGCTTTCATGTTTGGTCCGGCGTAAAGGAATCGAACCCTTGTTCACTCTTTAGAAGAGAGTTGTATTTTCCACTATACGAACGCCAGTTATATTATTCTTTATCCTTGCCCTGGTAGTGGACCATGGCTTGTGCTGGATACCCGGTTGAGATAACAAAAGCAATTCCGCCCTGTAAATGCTAGCCATCCTGTAAATTCTTATTTACTTTTTCTTTAAGATCGTCAAAATCAACTCCGACAACAACAGTGTAAAGTGTGGGTGTAATCATAATTTTAATGTATTTGGTAGGGGATGCCGGGTTCGAACCGACGACCTTCACAATGTCAATGTGATATTCTACCGCTGAAATAATCCCCTAAATTCTTTTCTTGTTTCCCCAAGTCGGTGTCATTCTGTGGCAATTAGGACATAACAATCGTAAATTACTCGGTAAGTTATTCTTATTATTTCCGTCAATGTGGTCAATATCTAAAATAATGGGTTTATCAAACCATTTATCAATTCCACAGCATAGACATTTATAACCGTCTCGCTCAGATAGATACCGGACTACAGCAGTTTTCGATGTATTCTGTCCAGATTCGATTTTTGGTTTGTTTATATGTTCCCATTGATAATCTTGGAAACACAACCCATTGCAAAATTTATTCTTAGTCGTATATTTACATTCGACTTCGTTATTGCAATTTAAGCATCGAAATTTTGACTTGCCTTTATAACCACTCGGCATTAATTTATTCTTGTAACCTGGTGTCTGCCTTTGATACGATTATGAAAATATCTGCCCTTTGACGGGGCACGAGTCCATTGCTCGAAAGTAGTTCTGGTAATACCGGGAATCAAATACTTCCTACCATTATTTAATGTCATGGTAAGTTCTTTGTTCGGCCGATTATGCCTTAAATCGACAATCCATGTCGATTGAACTTTCTTTTCTATCAAAAACTCGCTGAGTCTCATAACATACCCTTAGTATATTATTTATCTCAGAAAATGTCAAACTACCAAGCTTAGGATAATGTGCGTCGTATCCAACCCGGAAGAAGTGTCGGTCCTTTAACTTCGGCGGGTTTAACTTCAACAGGTTTAATCTCTTCAACGGGCTTAATCTCTTCAGGAATTGATTCTTTAACTTCTTCCTGTTCGATAGGTATCTCGTTGGCTGCCGGTTCTTCCGTTCGTGGAAAAACATAATCGCCCTCACTGAACGATTTTAGCGACTCTTCCTTATTTGCTGTTTCATTGTATATAAATTCGTACAAATTTCGGGCTGCCTTAACAATTTCCTCATCTGTCGGATATGGAACAAATTCCGGATACGGCGCCTGACGGCGATGTTTTCTCCACATCTCGTCATTTTCTGTAACCCATTTATTATGTGCCATAGCACGCTTGTTGATATAATCTTCGTTGAGCAATTCCCTTGATATTTTCAGCAACTCGAAACGTTGCTTAATCTTATCAATATCCTCCATACATTACCTGTGGATAAAAATAGGGATACATCATTGGATAGATAATGTATTGAGTAGAACGACGAGCTAACATTTGGTAGAGGAAAAAGTCACTACTTCTATTGCACCCACAATAGTCTCGATGATATCTATATTCGTACATATAATCTCCTAGGAAGAGGGTACTCCTCATGAGAGTACCCAATCCATAATCAAACTACGTTATTTGTCGATGTGTTTCTTCCAGCATTTCCGGTCATAGTTCCGAAATTTACGGTGCCCTGAGTTGCTTGTTGAAATTGGCTGTGCAATGCATTGATCTGCGATGATAGCGATTCCGATTGTGAATTGCTATACTTGCCATGCCAATAACGTGAGTCACCACGATTCTCAACAATTTCGGCATTACGCTCGATAAGAGCACGGTTGAGTTCATCCATTTTGAGACTGTTGATAAGTGCTCTTGTTGCATTTCCGTCGGAAACAATTTGCTGTCCAAGAAGGGCTTGCGCAAGTGCGGTTGCAGCGGCTTGTTTTTCACCTGCAAGGGCTACGGCGGCGGCTGTTTTTGCACCCTCCAATCCTGTTGCGGCTTGGCCTAATGCGCCTTGTGTATTGATAGAATTCAATACACTCGCAAATTGCATGTCGGTACTTGCCTTTAGAGCTGCGACTGCGGTTGCATTTTGAAACGAGTATTGTTGACCAGCAATGAAATATGCGGTGTCTTGAGCTACAACACGGTCGGCTTCGGTACCTGTACGATCCGAATTTGCCCATCCCGATGTCTTGACTGCGTCAATAACATCTTTAGATTCGACCACATTTTCACGACGAATGTCCGATTGACCTTCGATGATAGATGTGACGTCGAGTTGGCCCGTTACGGTGCCTGTTACGATATCTGCCATGATTTTAATTCCTTAAGTAATTTTCTAGCTGTAACTGAAATCATTTTCAGTTACAGCTATTATTACTTACAAGGTTGGCGGCGAATTAAACTTCAACAATTTCACTGGACATACGTCAGTACTAGTTATGATTTTTGGTTTTGAAAAAAGTACGAGTTGAGTTCGTGTTCTCACTCCATACTGTTTTAGGATTGCACTAACATGAGATTTGACAGTGCTTTCCGAAATCTTCATTAATAGCGCAATTTTCTTATTTGATAATCCACGATCACAAATAAAATTGAAGACTTCAGTTTGACGACCAGTTAACTGAATACCCAGTTGAACTGGAAGAGTCGAATTTTTAAACCGTTGCAATACATCGGCCGGCCAATGAGTTTGATGATTAAGTATTTCTCTAATCGACAATAAAGTACAATCGGGTCCGAAACCTTTAGGAGTCGGAATAATTCCCATGATATCATTTTCATTGCGAATATCTTTGATAAACGATAAGTCGCACGTTCCATTTAATACAACGCCAATACATAACGGTGCATTTACTGAAAATCGATACAATGTTGAAATCATACCGACAGCCTCAGTTATGGTAAATTTCTGAGATTTTAAAGAATTGGAATCAATGATAATTGATGTCGGTAGATTTGATAATGACGAAAGGACACTTAACCGGGTCATTAAACCTTGCCAGGAATCACAATTATCAATCGAACACGAAGTTTCTCGCTGAATGCGTTCAATAAAGTCATCTGAAATATTATCTTTCTCCATTCTGAGATAGATAATGGATCTTGGTGTTTGGGACATATGCCTCCCTGAAGTAATTCCATTATTTTACACGGTATAAAATACTTAGTCTGTGCGCTGCCGTACATAGCCAAACAAAAGTTTATTAATACTTCAGTAGGCCATTAGAAAGCCGCCTCATGGGCGGCTTTATTATTGCTTTCTGGTCCAGATATACTTCTTCTGCGACCCATCTACATTCGGTGAACCATATACCCACCCAGGTCCAAGAAGAGAATTCATCTTTGGAACCATCCTGTTATACAATTTCATCCTAGAAGGTTCAGCTTTTTCGGCACCGAAGGCAATAGTTCGATCCGATGACTGAATATAACCCTTTAGGTATTTCTGAAGAATTGCTTCGACAGTTGAGAATATCTGAAAAGCATTTCCTGTACCGGTTTTCTGATATGCACCATGAACGGTAAATTCGATAATTACCTCATTCATTTTGGTGCCAGTACGAACAAGATAGACACTCAGGCCGATGCTCGGGGACAGTATCTCCCAAACTTCGTTATTGCCGTCGACTAAGTCAAATGGAGCAACGTTATTGCCCGTCTCCATCAGGAATTCTTGTAGTTTCATGCCTTACATACTCGACGAACCTAAATTTGTAGTTTTCGTCTTCTCCTTCAATGACACTATTTATCTTCCAATGTGTCATATCAATGACAGGAAAATGAGTGTCGGCTTCAAAGTCTGCATCGACATGAGTAATTACAAGCTTGTCGGCACGATTAATTGTTTGGCGATATAGCAATTCGCCACCAATTACAACTAACTCGGGATAACAATACTCAATCGACAGTGCAGAATCCACATCTTTTGCGTGAACTGCCACACCGCCGATATCCCCGGTGCTAACAATGACATTCTTTCTTCCCGGCAATGTTCTACCGATACTCTGGAATGTCTTCCTTCCCATAATAACAACCTTCCCGGTTGTATATTCCTTGAAGTGCTTCATGTCCGCCGGAATGTTCCAGAGGAGCTTGTTTTTCAGTCCTAACTCATTGTTACGACCGATTGCTGCAATCAGTGTGATCACTCTAATTTTTCAACCTGGCCCTTCAATTCCTTGACTTGTGATCCAAGATTGTCCCAGGCGTCCTTTAGATCGCCTACTTTTTGCTGCATCATCACAGAAATTGCAACCGTGGCAGCGAGCGGCGTTTTACCCTCACGGACTGCATCGACTTCCATTTGCAGGAGACGGAGCTTATTTCTTTGATCAACGGGAGCCTTGAGAATTTCAGCGTTGATCAAATCTCTACGCTTACGTTCGAAGTCCTCGGGGCTTGTTTTTGCAAGCTTTGCCCAATCGTCAAAAGAAAAATCGCTCATGATTGCTCCTTAGTTGCAATCATTATAAGCGATTTCATGTGGTTTGTCTATTGGTTAATGCCACGAAGTTTCTTTATTATTTCCGCAGCATCGATTTCTTCGGAAACACCCTTTTTTCTACCATCTATGATAATCTTCATACACTGAGATATAGTCTCGATGTCATAATCATCAAATTCTAATTCATTTTTATCGATAAGTTCATCAATCTCTTTATCGGTAAAACCATCGTCTTCAAGCATAGCACGAAGTTCTACATTCGAATCTTCGTGCTGTTCCTCAAAGAATGTAGTTATCAAGTCTATCAGACTGTCTCGGCATCCGCATGCAACATCGTGTTCACAGCGGAATCCCTTAGATGCCTCTCTTACTTGTGGATGATAATAAATGTCATCTAATCTATACATAATCTGGAGGAAGATAACAGAATCGAACTGTCACCGCGTTAGCAATGGGACGGTTTTCAAGACCGTGTCCCCACCATGGAGCCTATCTTCCGAGTATAATTTGATATAATCCTTGCCATATTTATCAATGACATATCTGATTATATCTTTTAAATCACTTTCATATAAAACTCGAACATCCGGATTAGCATTGAGTTTAGCCATCCATTGATCGGTTTTATATCCTTTAATTTCTGTTACCTGGCCGTCGACAATAAAATCCGGAATGTAAGTTCTAATCTTGCCATTGAATTCATACTTCCTTTTTTCAATATTACGGACAATATTCTTACCGTGCTCTAAACAATAGATCAAATATGCGAGTTCCCAACTGCTATCGCAGAAGAATCCCTTATACCAACCTTTTTTGCCCCTTCCAGAGCCCTGCCGTAGACCACCGTTATTTAGACGAGCTTTTTCGGTTATCTTTCTTTTACGCTCTAATTCGGCTTCGGGTGTTGAAGCAGTCCCGGTTGCAATAACTCGCAACTTCTCTTTTGTTTCATCAGATCTTTTACACCTAATATCACCTTTTAATCCCTTATTCCACGGAGGAATACCCTTCTGGCGATGGGCATATGGTGATTTATCTCGTTGTATTCTTTCTGGATTATCTTTACAGTAAGGCTGATGACAAGCTAATGCACCCGGATTACCGAAAGTTCGTGGACAGTGTTTGCATGGTAACATGCAATATTTACCACAATCAAGACTGGTGCGTTTACCGTCTTGATTACAGCATCATCATGCAAATGCATACCAATGCTGAAATTTTCATTATTACTATTCCCACAATTATATCTTCGGTTGGAAACATGCGTGGGTTATTCCAATCGTGTACTGTACCGAGATAAGTCAGGTACATTCCGTACAAAAACGACACGAAGAAGACAATCATGATAATGATGGTAGGAGGGGTGGGAATCGAACCCACGTTACTACAGCCTTATCTAGACTGTGCTCTACGAGTTTATAAGGCTCGCCCTACGGCCAACATTAGCAACCCTTCCAAAATTTAGGAAGGTATTCGTATGTTACGAATTGTTGCCTTTTGTTGTGACATAGTCTTTATTTATCTTCTGGTTTCTTGAACGCAGCTACAGCCTTATCCCATAGCATTAACCAAAATTTCGAAAATGCTGCACCGATTGCGATGCCGAGTAATAGATCAAACATAATAACCTCCTTAGATGGTTATTATTATTTACCTTTGGCAGCAGTCTTCGCAGCGGTGATTTCTGATTTAAAAGTTTCTCGATCTCGATTGAGCAAGGTAATCAATTGTTCACTATTCAAAAGAGTGAATCTTTCTTCAGTGAATTCTTCAAGTGGTCTTGCCCAAGTATGTTCTTCAAATGGATAGACATGATCATAAATGACAAGTCTTTCCTTTGTTGAGGTATGTGTTGCAACACCGGTTACGAAGTAAACTCCGCCATAGCGATGTTGGTAATGCTGATCAATTATTGGTTTCATCTTTTACCTAAGTATCGATGAATTCTCATGATACTTGCATAGGCTGTTCTACGGCGACGATTTTTTGATGTCGGTTTGTAAACTCGCCAAAATTTGAAGGTCTTCATTATGTGGAGCGGGTATCCGGACTCGAACCGGATTCACTAGCTTGGAAGGCTAGAGCACAACCTATATACCATACCCGCTCAAATTGTTATTTCGTATTCAGAAAAATATCTACTATTGACATTACCTGTTGAATTATTCATTCGCAATGTAAATGTTCCGATATTTGTTGTAATTAATTCGTTAATATCGATTAATGCAAGACGTTTACTTGTTTCTTCAAAAACTGCAAAACAATCGATTGATCCATCTGTATAATCAGCATGATTATTCTTGTTATATTTGGACGGATTTAACTTAATCTCAACAATATCATTTACCGCTGTTCGATATTTTACTTGAACTCTGAGAACACGATTATCCTTTTCAAGAAAGAAATCATAAGGTGCTCTTTCGGGTGTTTTTGCACAAATCCATCCCTTTACAGAACAGACGTATGCAAAATACGATTCACCGATGTCACCCTTGTTTTTCGTGTTCATTTATAAGATGTGATCCATGCCTGGATTCCAAGATCCCATATCATGGAAGGCAGAGGGATTATCACACATTCTGTGGTGGGAACTTTCAGGTTGTTTTCCACCAAAGAGCAAACTTTATCGTGTCGACTCTACGTCGGCTCCTCGCAAATATGCGGCCTGGGCTTGTTCGGTGCCAATTTCTTCACCTTGGGTATGAAGGAACTCACCGAGTCGAGATACCTGGTCTGCAGACAAGAACAAATCACTAATGTGGTCTTTGTCTGTGCCCGAGATGCGACTCATACGCACCATAACTTGTTCGGTATGCGGGTCACTTTCACGGACCTCAAATTCCAAATCAAAAGTACCTTGTCGCAGAACGAGTTTTGCCATATATCATTTCTTTCTATGTTTTCTTCCATTACCTTTGTTCTTTGCCTTGTAAGTCGGAGTTTGACTATGGCAATTTGGACATAGACAACAGAGGTTATCTTCTTTATCATTGGAACTATTACCATCAATATGTTCTAGTTCCAAAACAATTGGCTCATTCTGCCAACTGTCAATATTACATTTTAAACATTTTCCACCTTGTTTGTCAAGAATATATTTCTTAATCCAAGGTGCTGTGCCAGATGATGTACTTCTTCCGGTAATTCCCGTTCTTTTCCATTCAAGAATTCTCTGCTCATTCGCAAATGCCTGCTGGCATTTAGTCGAACAATATTTATTCTTCTTTCTATTATCAGATTCGCATTCGACCTGACAATGTAAACAATGGTAAAATCCGGGCATATTTGGTGCCCCATGACGGAATCGAACCGCCAACTAATCATTACAAGTGACTTGTTATGCCGTTTAACTAATGGGGCTTTTCTTAACTGTTTATTTATGCCACAATTGTAGCAATATTCCAAAAATTGGTCAATATTACCAGCTGCAAGAATTGCGTTTTTGTTGAACTACACTTCTTGTTTTTGATGGCCAAGTTTTGTCCGAATATCTAGCATTCGGTGGCATCGGGAATTGAATCTGGGTATGTTGTTGAACTTGACCTAATTCAACAATAAATTGATCAAGGCTTCCCTTAGCTGGTCGATGTTTAAATTCATACACCAAAACATCTCTTGTAATCACATCAATCAAAATCTTATAGAAACCCGATGGAATAATTACTCGATTTGGGCCAATTGTCGGATCATCATATCTGTAAATCAGACCTGCATAAACAAGGATAGGATGATTTCTGGCATTAGCTAATGCTCTGGTCTGATCTTCAAGTCTCTTCCAAATTCCACGATTAAAACCGGGAAGCTGTGGAGTCATGTTGCTCAGGATGAAGCTTTCAGTCTCAATAACTGTATCCCAGGACATATCAGCATTATTGGCAATATGGCCAGTATCGTACCCCGAATCGTTATAGTCCCGAAGTGTTGATCTTGCATCGGGGCGCAAGCTCAAATCAGGTGAAAAAGCGTTGGATCGTTTGACGCAGCCCGTAGTGTGCTCAGGCGTCAACATATAAGAGACCCAGACGGGAATTTTAGCTTTATTGTCGTATTCCAGTGCATAAGCCTTGCGGCAAATCTGCACGCTGTCATCTTTGCGCACTTGCGGAATACCATAAGGCATCTGCTGTTCACATTGCTGTATCGGCATTGGTGGATCCTGCGGTACAGCAAAGGCCGATATCGTTGTTACTAAGGCAAGAAGTGCGAAGATCTTTTTCATGTGGTCCTTAATGAAAAAGCCCCAATGATAATATCACCGGGGCAAAACTGGAGCGGGTAACGAGAATCGAACTCGTGCATAAACTTTGGCAAAGTTTTAGGCTACCATTACATCATACCCGCATACATCTATTTATCTTCTAACTAAAAAATTCCGAAAGTGTGTTTTCACACCAAAGCTTCTAGGACATGGGCTTGCATTGGCATGTCAAGTATACGATTTCTCTTCATGACTTGGTTCGGGCTTTCAAAGCCAAAACAAACAATTACCCATTCAATCCGCAAGAATTTACCGTTCAGATCGTAGCATCCTGGACTTATCTCGCTTCGCACTCTTTAAATAATGGCTACTTCTAGGCCTACATCCTTACAGAGTTTTTTAGTTAGAAGATAAGGGGACTCCGGTCCCCTTATCTATACACGACCTCTTAGAAGTCGTACTTCTCGACCATTACAGTCTTCAGCATAATGCTGATCGGTGTCATTTCTTCACCACCAAGAACCGACTTAACGATGCTTGGGCTGAATCCAGACACAAGTGCTGCACCGACCTTGTTATAGGTCACCGGGCTGTTACCAGAACGGCCAGTAATGTTCCAGAACACGATCTGTGGCATCTTGTAGCCTGCGGCTGCATATTCTGCCTCGATCATTTCCATCGCACTAACCGACACACCTGCACCATAACCACGGCCGGAACCAGCGGTTACGCAAGTGTCGAATTCCATGTCCGACAAGATCATGATCTTTGTCGGCATTTCCTTCTGTGCAACCTTACCCTTCACTGCCGCACCCAAGATCAACTTGAATACAGCCTGGATGTCAGTATTCATGCTCCAGCTCGAACGAGACATAGTATCGAAACGCTGCTTCAAAGTACCAGTTACCTTCAACAGTTCTGGCGCACCAGAGAATGTCACGAACTGATCCTTGAACACACCACCCATGCGTTCTGCGGTGTATAGACCTAGCGAAATCGCCACGTCCATTGCAGTTACCGATCCAGACACCGGAGTATCCATAGAACCGGAAACGTCAACAACCGCAAGGATGTTTTCATCCGAACCTTCCAAGTAGTTAGGCAATGCCTTCCACTGTTCGTTCGACACAGTAACGTCACCGTTACGTAGAGAACGGATCACATCGTATGGGTACGCCACCGATGCGTTGATCTTTGCTTCGCCAGAAACCAGCTTAGCCTTATAGGTAGCATAACCCGATGGGTCGTGCTTACCGAAAGCCTTCTGATAACGACCAGCAGCAACCGAAGGAACGTGCTGGTAGTTGATGTCATCCCATTCCTGGGCACACATCTTCTGTTCAACAGTGTTAGACAAGCTAACAACGAGTTGACGATACTGCTTAGGTGTCAACTTCAAGTAAGAACGAATCTTACCGGCTTCTGCACCCTGACGAGGCATCCACTTAGCGCACAGACCGTCCTTGGCATTCAAAGCAGTCGCAATCATGCGCAATGCTTCGCGTTCCAATGGAGTACCGAATGCAACGAATACGTCGTCCCAACGACCAAGTGTCGGCACCTTCGCCAATACCTTCGAAGCGTTAACCGCGTCGGTACGGATCAAGTAACCAAACAGGTCACGGAAAGTCTTACGTTCGCCGGAACCACCACGGGCGTCACGAGTCCATTGAAGGATACGGATCGCCACTTCAGAATCTTCTGCCAAAGCACCAGCAAAGACATTCTTGATGTCCTTACCGCGGCTTGCGCCAGCTAGGAAGAAGAGGTCCACGTTCTTATTCAACGAGGACACGTTGGTAACCGCGCCATTAGCGGTTGTTGCGGAGGCGTTTATAGCGGTGAAAAGGTCTGTCATATTGTATTCTCCTCAGAATTATGCTTATGTTAAATGCTGTTTTAACTCTTTAAAATTTAATTTTACATAAATAGTTTTACTATGTCAACCAACTTAACACAGAAACCACCTAAATGTAAGAATCCCGAGTGCCAAAATGAAACATATTGGCGTAAAGGGTCCAAATCAATGCAATGGTCTACTTATTGCATGAAATCATGCTATCATTCTCATAAGAGCACTCTTATGTCTAAACCACCAAGGTTAAATGGTCCAAAATGTAAATTACCTTCTTGTGAAAATCTTGTAAATTGGTCAAGAAGTAAAGGGGTCGGGTGGAAAAGCTATTGCTCCGGTAATTGCTCATCAAAATACAAATCGGCTATTCTACTAGATGAAAAATTATCTCTTCCTATAAAAATATGTAATAATCCATACTGTAATAATATCGTTTCGATAAGAAACAAATATTCACATGTATGGCTAGATCAATGCTCTCTTGAATGTAAAAGAATAGTCGATCAAATTAAAATCAAATCTACAAACATACAGAGGTATGGCGTAGAAAATGTTATGCAATGCGATTCTATATTTGCAAGTAATATCAAAAGCAATAAACGATTCAAAGATTATATTTTACCATCTGGTAAAATAGTTCGCATACAGGGAAATGAAAACCTTGCATTGGACCAACTTCTTCAGACTTATCAAGAAGCAGAAATCATTTGCGATAGATCTCTTGTTCCGAAATTTTGGTACGGTAAAAAGAAATATTATCCAGATATCTATATACCGAAAGATAATCTTATTATCGAGGTCAAATCTAAATGGACTTATAATGGTAAACCGGAATGGTTAGAATCAAACCTTCTTAAACAGCAGGCATGTTTAGATGCCGGATATAACTTTAAATTTATGATTTACTGAATATAATCTATATTTTTTGTAGATAATCGAGTAACATCCCCACCGTCTGGTTTTGCAGAATAGATCGATTTTCCAGATTTTCTTTCCTGAATTATCCAATAAAGAATAGTAAGTGCTTCTGCATTCACTGCTACTGCATTTACACCAAGGGCCGATGTCATCTCGCAGATTTTGGTATCATCGATTTCTATACGAAGTTCCATATATTTTCCTTATCAGAATCATTTTTTATTGCCGGTTGCTCTGCCAACTGAGCTACGTCACCGAAGCGACGGCAGGACTCGAACCTGCGACCCACTGGTTGTTTCAATTTTTATTGCGGAACTGATTCTTTACACATTAGTCGGCCAGCCGCTCGTTAACGGGTCTAGTTATCGGCATAATGCGAAAATCAATCAGATTAGGTTTTGGCGAGTTTTTGCTTTCCCCACCAGAAAGGTTCTTTGTTGGCCCGAAGGCTTTCCAAGTTGCATAATTTTAAGGTATGCTGAACCTAATCTTTACAATCGTTCTATTTTACGTGTTTTCCAATTAAATGTCAATGGACTCAACAGTGTGATTATACGTGTCAGCTCCAACAGCTGGATCTACTAAGATGTCGCAATCGATATTCATCGACACAGCATCAAAATCCTGGATATTCAGTGTTACCGTATATCCACCAGTGGAATAACATGCAAATCTCTCTAGAATCTGTCTACCAAGACGGATATCCCGAATTGCATCCTTTGCCATTTCCTCGGCATGACGCATCATGAATTGCTTAATATGAATTCTAACTTCTTCTGAATCGCTAACAGTCGGAATCCAACGAGGAACCCATTTGTTTTCTTTCCATATAAAATCGGCAGCGGTGTCGAGTTGGAAACCGCTGTAATTCACATTAATTTTCATTATGGTCGGTAAGAACAGAGTGATGCAAGGGACACATCGGAATCTAGTTCCTCTGCGCAATAGAGCCTTGCCTCCAGTTCGAACTTTTTACATCGTCCTAAGATGTTTGGTTGTCTGCATATTGCCGCCCTTTCGGATTTTTATGGCAATAGCTACCCTATCCGAAGATAGGTCTTTATCCAACCTGCTCATTACCTTTCGGTATAAGTTGTTTGCTGAACTCACTCTTTTGTAAATTTGTACACCAATTATAGTGTATGTTTAGTTATGCCGTCAAGTAAAAACCACATGGTTAATGGTTCAAAAAGACGTCATTTTCTTTGACTAGCCTTGTAGGCAAGCTCTTTGTCAATAAAATCCACCGCACGACTCATCAAGCGTTTATAATCCTTGGATTTTTCCTTTTCGGGGAACAAGGACGAAACTTTCTTAGCTTTCATGAATCTATCCAAATCTGCATAGGCTTGCTTCTTGATCTGGTTAGGATCAGATATTTCCTTTACAAGCTTTTGAATGGACAAAACCATTAGGCTCATTACTTCGGCAAATCTTGCATTAATTTCTGCAGGGCTCGCCAAGTATCGCTGATGACTGTCAGCATTGCGATATTCCTTATTTTTCGGCGTATCGTAGCGCTTACTCTTACCTGCACGGAAGTTTGACTTGATGTCATCTAATGCGTGCCTAAATTCGTGGGTCAGAATTCTAAGTAAGGATTGATCAGCCTTTTTCAAGACGCGATCGCTTACATGGACAGTTGTCGTGGATGGATCCCATACTCCATCAACTACAGTACCGGTTTGGTTCTTAGTTGCGGGGTCGTCTAGAAGCTCGTCTTGAGGATTGATGACAATGCTAATGTCGCCGAGTGCTTCAAGCGGAGTATTCAGATAATCCGAAACCTTTCCTAGGTCAACAGATTCATCTGGTGCAGTACCCGGTGGATATTTCTGCCTAATCATTTTACTGACGGCGCCGGCCAATGAAACAATGGCCCTATCCTCATTCGCAGTTTCTGACAAAAATATCTCTCTTAAAAACATCGTGCATCCTTAGATGCACTATTTATCAAGAAATCAATCCTCTTGCTTCAGAAGAAATTTATTACTGATAACCTTGAAGCTGAAATCACCATCCATTCTCTTCCAAACTTCGCCTTCGCGAATAGGATGAATAATAGATGGGCCATCGGCGTGGGCCAATAGCGAATTGATATTGGTAATACCCAATTCCTCAAGTGTTGCATTCATGTGCAGAACCGGTACATGCTGTACCATATCTCTGTCCAGGCCACGCGCATACATTTCTTCAAGAATAGCATGACGTTCTGTCGGAGGAAGATATTTGCCGGTAACGATATTAAAAATATCGAACACAAAGAGCTTAACCTTCTTTAGCTGTTCACGGTTTTGTGGGAAGCCCGGCCCCATAATTTCACCCTGAACTGCGAAGTTGCGATCGAAGCTCAGCATTACATCCTTCAGCTTGCTATCCACGAATAGACGAACAAGCTTATTATCAATGTTAACTGGATCATCGATATCAAAGTCCCAGTTTCTTCCGCAAACACTTGCGATACTGTCCTTGGTATAACCAGTAAAGGATGCGCCATCCATTTTCATGCTGACTTCATAACGAGCATCGGCATTATCAGTAAAGATCTTTCGAACAATGTTCTGACAACGCTGCTGGTAAGTCTTCGGAATGTCGCCTGGGAAATTACCACGAACTTGTCCAGCCATTTCGTCCGGAATAGGCAGTTCGTATTTGATCACACCGAGCATATCGGTCACATCCATGCCATCCTGTGGCGGCATGTAATCATTCGGACCAGTGCAGTTACCGATTGTATCACGGAGACTCTGCATTATAGGCAAGGCAAGGCCTTGGCTTAACTGACCACGAAGCTTAATGGTCTTGATGCGAATACCTTCTTTGTCACCAAGGCGCTTAAAGGCACGGGCACGCAGATGCTCAACTTCGGGCATCATTGGAATCAGACTATCGATTTCAAAGTAGACGCATTGATCGCCTTCCTTGAATTCGCTCTTCAAGACAACGCATTGCCAGCCGTCAATAATGGCCAGCATAATAGAATCGGCTCCCTCAATAGGAAGCAATTTATCAATTCTACGGATGGTTGCTAGTTGTCTCATGATATGAAATTAAAACAGGATAGTTGGTAGCGCGGTTTTTTTATTTTCTGGTGGGTTACATGAAACTACCTACCACCCTATTACAGTATTCTTCTGTAAACTATCTGCTGGGTTCTTCGCAGAGCATATCTAGTTCTCTAGAATATCTATTCCGTGGAGCAAGCTCGTCAATAGAATTTGGCTGGTTTTTGATGCAGTATCTATCCTAAAACCTTGGTACCCCAGACCGGACTCGAACCGGTACGCCTCTCAGCGGCGGATTTTGAGTCCGCTTTGTCTACCATTCCAACACCAGGGCAAATTCTTATTTATTCTGGGTGTATTCCTCGTACCATTTTTTCCATACTGCTTCGGCGTGGAAATAACCTATCACTAACCATGCAAATACAACCAGTGCATAGATCGGTAGTAAATATGGCCATGTAACCGCAGTCAAAAAGGCACCCATAAGCATCGTCATGAAGAAAGTCACAAAGAATTGATCGGGCTTCATAAGCTCGTGCATCTTCTCTAGAATAATCCATCTCAGAAAATTCATGATGTGTCTTTCAAAAAAGCGGCAAATGACCGGTAATTTCGTTTATCTTTGCTTCGTCGTTAGGACCAACCCCAACTGCCGTAAGTGTAGCAACTCCTCCAAACTCTGTCAAGCCTGCATCTTTGATTAATGAAGCAGGCAATCCAGCAGCGAGGGCTTTCTTATAAATGTCCACTAATTCTTCGTCAGTGGTAACATAAACGGCTACCTTCTTGAAATTCCCAACTACCCATTGCTTAATGAAAGGATCAGTTAAGGGAATCTCAAATTTTGTTTCGTCGGCATTCATACTGCCAATACCTAGCAACGCACCGGTTGCTGCATGTGCGCCTTGCGCCACATATTTCCCGGTACGCATGTTGCGATCCTTCGGGAATTTCTTCATCACTAAAACTTGCTTCGAACCCATTATCCCATCCATTTTAGTTTGAACACCATTAAATCTTCTTCTGTATCAAACCATACACCCGAAGAATCACTGGCAAAGGTGCCGTTGTATTCCTTCATAACTCTTTCGAGATGAACCCAACCATATATTCCTTCAGGTGCTTCTCTCATTGTTTGCCGTGCGAAAGACCGCCACCATTGGGGGCAGTCTTCCATTTCTTCAGGTAATGGGAGTTTTACTCCCACTCCTATTACGCCTTGTCTTCGGCTGGCGTCAGAGCCTCAACAGCCGAGCTGTAGATCTTGTGGTAGATGCCACGGAAGACCTTCGTCACCAGGGACTGGATCATGTTGATGAGGTCACCTGCAATGTTTTCAATCATCGAGAAGGGCCAAATCAGGATCCATGCAGTGATGATCGAGAGCATAGCCTTCGGATGAAGGTCGCGAATGACACGACGACGCTGCATTTCATCGGCTTCGCGGTTCTCGACGACAGTCTTGTCAACGTGTCGCTTGTAACGCCACCAGCTCCAAACGAGGCCGACTGCGACGTAGATCGAAGCACCAACCAAAATCGTCATCAGCGGGACGGCGAAGAAGAAGTACGACGTTGCTGCCAGGCCGAGCATCATCGTGACTGCCCAACCGCGTGCGCCATTGTGTTCGAACAAGATACCCAACAGGGCCAAGCCGATCAATGCGGGCCAGGTCATTGCAAGACCGGCGAAGAAGCCGAGTGTTGCAACAATCAGGCCCGGGGAGGCCGAAGCTGCTGCGGCCGAAGCTGCTGCGGTGGGTGCGCTTGCGGCGCTTGCTGCTGATGCGGCAACTGCTGCCGCGACAATGGTACCAGCCATGTTTACCTTTCTGTGTGCGCTTCTTGCGCGTTAAGTAACTGAGCCTGTAGTTTACCTGAGACAGTAATTTATGTCAACTGGTTAAAACGTGCCACTTTTGTAAATGGCATTCGACATCGACCACTGACGCTTCCACGACCATTCGTCAAGAACGAGTTGATTGAAAACGTCTTCTTCAACTTCAATCACATCGTCAACCGAAAGTTCAAGCATGCGAACTGCTTTCTTGTATTCAGCTTCATAAGTGACAGGAGGAGCGGGAAGAGTCTTGACCTTAGCAAGTTCGCTAAGATCACCAGTCTTTGCCAACTTGAGGTTGGCCTGCACGATTTGCAGCGCGAGCTTTTTATAGTCCTCGACGGATTCTAAATAGTCGGCAATGTGCTTTGCGAGATTTTCACGAACGACTTGAAGCAACTGTTCGCGCTTCATGTTGATTGAATTCATAACATTCCTTCTGGGGTTTCTCATTATTATTCCTATGGAGGATGAGTGCGGGATCGAACCGCAACCAGTTCATCACTGATCGACTACCTTTCCAGGGTAGCTCAGGCCCAGCCTGAATACTCATCCAATTAGCAATTATAATGTAATGCTATGCTTGTCGTCAACCTATCAAAGCAGCAACAAGAAGAAATTCCTCTACTGTTTGAATGTCGTTGTTTATCTTTTCCAATAATTCTTCAGCTTTGAGTTTCTTACCACGGCGTGCTTCAACTTCGGCACGTGAAAGTAATTTAACTTCTTCTTGAATGTTTCGAATCATCTTCCTTACTTCAAGTCCGTGAGCAAGCCCCACGGTTTTACGCATAAGAGAAACTTCAACATTGGCCCATTCAAGGCTGGTTTTAATCATCGGAAATCTTTTTCGTAGATGCTTGTAGACAAAGTTTTAGCTAAATTACGAATTTGGTCAACGTCTTCAGCTGTTGGTTGTCTATTAACATAGATAATCACTGAACCTGTAAATCTGCCATAATATGGCGGAATTCCCACGGCACAAGCGGTGTGTATATATTTACCGGCCTCAGGGGCATACTTGGACACAAGTGATTCTGAAAACGGATAGCAGATAAATTCACCATTAATCAAATCAACAATATGCCTGTTGTTCACCACATCTGTAGTGAATAACGGTGCATCAGAAATAGAAGTCTTCACATACTGTTCGTATATGGATGCCAGCACCGGATCCGGTGTTGTTGTATAAATTGGTGTTCTTGTGTTTTTCTGAAAATCGACTACTACAACTTGAATACCTATAATGATGCTAGATTTCTTAGCAGCATTATCGACATTCTCAATCGATTTCTTAGAAAGTTTCTCAACAGGCGGGCCAACACGACTTAATCGTGTCTGATTTGCGTAGTTGTAGATAGACTCTCGAAGTTCATATGTAACCAATGCTAATGAAATTACGAACAGAAAGAGTCCGAGCTGGAGGATTTTCTTCCAGGTAAGAATATTCAGGAACTTCTGAATATTTGTCAAATTGTCGTTTAGTCCAGCCATACTGTCCCTAATAAAATACCTTGCACCTGTTTAGTGCAAAATATTTATCGGGTACTACTGGAAAAGGACTCTTGGGTTTTATCTCACCGAAAATCTTCGCGTCTTAATGCACGAGTAACCGGCTTCTCATTACCTGACTTTTCATGTAATATATCATTGATATATATTTGATTGGACAGTTCTGTCGCCAATTGCCTCAGCATCTCAATCTCAATTCCATCTGGTTTATGCTTGATATAGATATTCAAATATCCACTAAACTTACCATAATGCGGTGGAATGCTAACTGAACAAATGTGTGTTACGACCGAAGATGCTTTTGCATAGGTTTTTACAGCAACCGTATCACTATACGGTGTACAAATAAATTTACCATTGATTAAGGATACTACGCGTCGATTATTTGTTTGGTTATCATTAAAGATAGGTGTATCAGCAATTGAAGAATTTTGAAAATCATCAATTGCCTGTTTCAACAATGGTTCGGAAATAAATGAATATGATGCTGTCCGAGTATTCTTCTTGAAGTTTATATTCACTACCTGAATACCGGCAATCATAGTCGGAAATTTACTAACAGTCTCGGTAATCTTTATCTTCGTTTCGGAAGTTAATTCAATTACAATGACATAATCAGTTTCTGTCAAGGCGCCCATCTTGATGCTTGCATAGGCACTTTCTCGAAATTGATATCCTATATAGAAAACGAATAACATGAAAAGTAGTACGGCGATCTGGGCCAATTTTTCCCAAGTCAATGCTTTTAGAAAGCTTGCAGCTACTTTGAAATCTACACCCATCATACTACCTTCTATACTCGACTAAAGTATATTTATCAGAAGAATAGGCGTAGTATTTCTACTACGCCTATTCTAGGTATGGTGCGACCGACTGGACTCGAACCAGCACAGATTTCTCCACAAGCACCTCAAGCTTGCGCGGCTACCAATTACGCCACGGTCGCATTATCTATTAACTCATATCTTCGAGTGTGGTTTCACGAAGGTGGTTCATCTTCATCCAACCGTCGATGTCGAATCCTTCCGGAAAGACAAGTTTGCGAACTTGCAAACCATCACCGCTTGCATAAGTCTCGTCGCCGTCATCGGCACGTTCTTGCATCTTTTCAAGAACAGCTTCGTCACGAACCCAACGAATGCTATTGCTACCATCACCGGAATTTGTAATAACGAATTTAATCATATCTCTGTGTATTGAATTAGTCGGAACTGCCCATTAGCGGAGGGTCCCGCGATCACCGGAGTACAGTCTCCGTAAACGGTTAAGTTCCCAAGTAGGAGTTCTGTACCCTCGCCTATTACGACTAAGGACTCCCACAATGAAAATGGTTGCGAACGATTGGATTTGAACCAATGACCTCTGGGTTATGAGCCCAGCGCGCTACCGGGCTGCGCCACGCCGCGTCTGAAAATGTCCGGTTTATTTCCATGCACAACAAACCGGGAGTCATGCATAGAGTACGCTCACTATCGTACCAGGCGCCGATCCCTTAGGAAGTGTGTGACACACCGAATAATGTTATCATTCGGACGGCATATAAGTGGTAGATCGTATACCAACGGGCGATTGCGCCATCATAAAATAATCTGGTTGCGGAGGGTGGAATCGAACCACCGGGGACAATGTCTTTGGGTTATGAGCCCAACGCGCTACCGACTACGCTCTACCCCGCCAGTATTCTTGCACTGAGAACTCGAATAAGAGCTGATGTAATTTCACATTCAACTATTGTACCAATCCTCAAATTTTCAAACTCTAAATCTGGTGTATGTGGAAACAGATGATAAACGTTACCGTTCTCAACTTTCACATATGCTGTTCGATAAGGTATAGAAATGTCTACAACCTTACCTTCTATAAAATACGGAATCTCACCAGGCATTCCATATTTATCGATTTCGTGGTGCTCCCAACAGGAATCGAACCTGTGACCCTATCGTACCAAGATAAGATTTTACCACTAGACTATAGGAGCAATCGGATAAGCTATATATCATTCTCTGCATAATATACGCATGGTTACGGTAGCATCAAACGACATTCCGTAACATATCCTTTAAAGAACAAATTGGTGAAGCGCAGTAATCAAAAATTATAAGTATTTGAAGTGATCCGACTATTACGGGTCGAATATACTGCTAACTTTACCGTGCCTTAGACCGAGCTGTCGTTGTCGGTATTCGATACAGACTTGGACTTATGGTCTTTGGACTTCAAAGCAGCTCGGCGGGCTGCTTCGTCATGAAGTTGTGCCTGAATTAGCATATCCTTCATATGAGCTCTGTCTTCTTTAGAACCCTTCATCAGGGCGAGAATACCCTTCGATGATTTCTTCATTCTAAAGTTTTTATCCGGAATCATTCTCATTTATCTATTATCCTGCTGCGGCTTTGGTTTCGGAATCGCATTTATTTTTGTTCTGACTGAAACCAATTGTTCGTTAAGGGTTCTAGCTTTTTTCTCACTGTCCCCTTGGCGTTTATTTAAGTCTATAATAGCACGTTGCATCTCGTTAAGTCTACCTGATACGTCATTGGGTGCAGATTCTATTTTTCTAATTTTCGGAACGGCTAAAACAACAGAAATAACCGAAGTAGATAAATCCCAGATTACATCTTTAACTTCGTAGTATTCATCCTCAAGTTGTACGGTATCACCTTTTCTCGGAATAAACTGAGTATCCCCTTTGAAAATTTGTTCTTCGTATTCGTTGATGTATGATACTAACATTCTTTCTTATTTTGGCTCCGGAGGTAGGGATCGAACCTACGACACGCGGATTAACAGTCCGCTGCAACTACCTCTGTGCTACTCCGGAATAGTTGTATGGTGGAGGTGACAGGACTCGAACCCGCTACCTACTGAATGCAAATCAGTCGCTCTCCCTGGTGAGCTACACCCCCATGAAACTTTATTTATCTCTCAATATGAATCAAGAAGACTTTTCTTTCTTTGTTCTTCTGCAACTCGAGCCTTTTCTTCGGCGGCAGCCCGAGCACTTTCCTTATCGTTCTTTTCTTTAATTTTCTGGCAAACCAGAACCTCAAAATCTTCCTGCCATTTACCAGTATGCAACCAACCATAAGTTTCGGTCCAGCCTGGTTGACCACCAGTTATTCCATAGATCTGAACTGCTTTACTAAGTTCCGGTGCCTGTGTGACATGCAAGTCTCCAGGTCGAATCGAAGCTACAGTATGATCTGCAGGCAATAACCAAATTTCGAAAGTACGACCACGGGCATGACTGCCAGAACGAATCCAAAATCTTCCGTATTGTCCTGTTTCGAACAATTCAGCGTAACCTCTTGCACCCTGCATAATCGACTTTCTTGAATTAGTGCTATGTTGGTAAGACGGTTTTATAGGACCCAACCAAACCATAACTGATCATGACTCCTGTTATGGGCATACCGATCAAACTGCGTTCACAAAGCGATGAACGTCGAATTCTTCACGTAATTCGAATAAGAACCCCTAGGGGAACACAACGTGGTTTGCCTAGAAACCATAACCAGACATCGTGCCGGATGTCAACGGATAGGGGTGTCTGTTAAGACCAACCATCCCCGAGTTCTTTAATCACGACCCTAGCGACCGCGATGATGTCCATGTGGAACTCCGTGAGTTCTGTAGGCCAGCCACATGGCATGTAACGCACTTCGTGACGAGGACCGTAGAAGAAATAGAGATTTGCTCTCGAATCCCAGTAATAATCTCTTTCGTATTGCGGATAGGCAACTACCTCGACCGCAACTTCGGGACGAACTCTGTATTCGCCACGCACCGGTGCAACAACACATCCGGCTAACAACATTGCTGCACCGAGTGCAGTTAGAATTGCTTTCATATCAATTCTCCTAAAATGGTCGGAGTACAAGGATTCGAACCTTGGACCTCTTGCTCCCAAAGCAAGCGCACTACCAGGCTGTGCTACACTCCGATATTCATATAGTGTAGAAGTTTGGTTAGATTCTTATAATTTTCTAAACCACCTACTACGGTATTACATCTATTACACAATATTCCTCGAACTTTTCCGGTAGAATGATCGTGATCGATAAATCCACCTTTATGTCCGACAAACATTTCTATTTCATTTTCGCACAGGCAGCATTTCTTATCTTGACTTTCGTACAACCTTATTTGGTCATTTCTAGTCAATCCATACCTGTGCTTGCCGTCTTTGCAAACTCTGCAAGCATAACCCGGTAAGTTATGTTCCTCTCCACAATACTTGCATGCCTTCATGCAAGTATTTATGAATTAGCGCTTGATCACAGCGCTTTTTCATTTAACGCTTCATGAATTGGAGGCCGGTGTAAACCAAGCATCCAACAGTGACTAGCGACCACAGAGCCGCAGCCGAAATACCGGTGACAAAAGCCACACCAGTTACAAACAACCATGCAACCAAGAAAAAGATCACGAAGGATGCAATAGTCCCGATAATTTCACCGGTCTCGGTACCTTGCGTGCCAGTCAGATTGGTAATCTGATTTGCCAGCTTGTTAATCCATGTCATCAACATCATCTTCTCCAAAAAATTAGTGCTTCGCGGTATACCTAATCCAATTGATACTTTTGCTAACGCTTCAGCTCGCGGTTTAGAACATTGCAGAAGTCGCGGAAGAACCCAACTTCCACCCTTGCATGACGGCCAGGTGATAATTTAACGTGTCTACCCCAGAATAACTCCATGATTCTGGCATTATCGAACGACGTTTTCCCTTCAAAATGAAGTGGCACATAATGGCTTTACAGGCTACCAGCGGACTCTTGTAACGACGTATTCCGCAGTTTCCGTGAATTCGTGTTTCATCTCTTAGCATCCGATTCTAGAGATTAACGCTTCAACTCGCGAAACAGTTTCAAGTCATGTCCAGGACATTTATCTCTCAGGCAATTACCCCACCAAATTCAGTAAGCAGCATTGGTCGCTCTGCCTAAAATTTTACATCGTTTGGGCGAAGATGCGAATATGGACTGGCTCAAGGTTTATACTCCTTGGTCGTTATCCGCGCCATCTAAGGCACGCGCCATTGATTTGGTGAGTCCTACCGGTCTCGAACCGATGACATTCTGCGTGTAAGGCAGATGCTCTACCAACTGAGCTAAAGACCCGAATTCTTATAAAATATCCATGTTTCCCTAATATCAAACCACTGAGCATAAACCGATTGTCTTAATCGCCATCCGGCAATTTTCAATATAAGCTTATCTTCAGGTGTCGGAAGGTATCACACAAATTGAACTATGGCGATCATCTTCGTATCTGTGTGATACCTTCCGACCAATAACGGCAGCTCAATCATTGCTTAACTGTTGTCTATTTTGCCTTTTAATACTGCGATTGTCAATACTTCCGGGTCTATCTTTCCTTTAATTAGTCTGACTGATGTAACCAATTCAGTCATTTCATCAAGTTCCCATTCGCATCCAGCCCATTCAAAGGTGGATGAAAAGTATTCACAAAATCCAGTCGACCTGCCCCATTTAACCTGACCATTGTCAATAGCTGTTTTCAACGTATAAAGATACGCTTTTGGAAAATTGCAATCGACATGATCTAAATTATCTGGCCAAGCCATAAAATACCTTTTTGCTACGAATGTCGAGACTCCCAGGCCGTGTATTCCCCTCGAGTGGGTTAAAGGACTTGCACCTAGACCGATATACGAATTTCGTAGTGACCATTGCTCCTGCCGAGTAGCTTGCCGACATTACATCTGCAAACATCGTAGCAAAAAAGCACTTCATAATTGTATGACATTTTTAACGGTTTGTCAAAACCCTTCTGCATTGCAAAATTCAATAACTTCCTCGATAGGAACCTGTCCAAAAAAGGACATGGTAAAAATAATCCTATCAGTTTCGAGATTGAGTACAGAATGGAATTTCTTCACATTCAGTAATGTCATTTCATTTGGGCGGTATACCAATTCCTCAATATTGCACATCGCACTTAAGGATGTTGCCTCTGTGAAAATAGTATGAGATTTGTATGTCCCCAAAGACATATTCAAGGCACAAGCTCTTTGAGCATCTTGGTGCCAATGGTAAAACGTATTTGCCCGTTGCCGAACAAGAAAAGGATCTACCGAAAACTTTTCCTTCAATCTTTTCAACACGGGATCTGTATCGAGCATCTCAAGTGGAATACTCGATAAATCAGCATCTTTCCGTATCGACCAGACTAAATCATTCCTTCTGGAATATTCAGTAAGTTCATCAGTAATTACCGACTTAGTCGGCAATGTATAGAACAACATTTGAATAACTATTCCGCTTTATCACCAAATCGACAGTACCATAGGACGCAGTTTTAAAGAATTAGTGATGTACGCACAATTCCAACCTACGGCATAGGGGCCAATTATTCCCCCAATCCACATGCCAGCTTTACGCACAGAAAACCAGCAAACACATGGGCATCCATACACTCCTGACCTCGGTCGACAACCGATATAGGTTAGGGACAAAAATGCACAGATGGTCTTGGTATCGGACGGGCCGTACCGGTTACTCAAAAACTTAGAGGCTGCAACAATACCGCGGCTTTAACATACCTACTTTCGTACAACCGTCTATACGCGAATTCGCATAAACAGCAGGTCTACCAGTCCAGGCGACAAATGTCGCGCGTTGCTTTTCTGCATAACCTTGGTGCGGGTAAAGGGACTCGAACCCCCACGCCTTGCGGCGCCAGAACCTAAATCTGGTGCGTCTACCAATTTCGCCACACCCGCATAACTCAACTAATTATTGCAAATCTACAAGAAAAATGCAAGTTTACCTTAGTTGATAAGAAACATACTTATCAACAAAAGCCTTAGTTCTCACTTTCATTGAATCCCAATCGTGTTCGTCACGTCTGAGTTTCATAATATCTTCAAATGAATCACCAAGTGCAGTCATTTCTGTAAGCAACCATCCAGCAGGACGACTTCTACCCATTGCAACTTGATTGAGATCTTTTGCGAAAATTGATGCTTCGTATGCATTCCATTTATCATTATACCACATAAAGGTATTCTGTGGATCTGGAAATGTATATCCGTATTCTTCGCAATTTACCTCAAATTCACTTTTCCAAACTTTGTCAGGTATCCTATTTATGCTTAGTCCGAAATAACCCCAGGCATACATATCGTTATCGACACACCATTTTTCAGTGTCAAGGATATCTTCTCTTGATTCGCCAGGCAGGCCGATAATCAACGACATATACCAGTTAATTTCATCTCCCCAGAAATCTTTCAGATAAAGGAGATAATCTTTAGCATACTTTCCATTCCAACCCTTACCTACGGCGCGACTTGCATCCTCATGAAAACTTTCAATTCCAAAGTGTGCAGATCGCATTCCACTATCTTTCAAGCGTTGTGCCATTTCAGGATTGGTACCGATAAGATCCAATCTATTATAACCGATCCACTGCAACCTGAATGGCAATGATTGCGCAATATCGGCAATCATATCAACCTTTTCCATGCTTTCGTTTACGGTATCATCCTGGAAATAGTATTTTGTGGTTCCCCACTTTTCGTAATTCCGTAGCATCTCTTCTTTAATAAGATGCGGAGCACGCATATAGGTGCCGGGTTTCTTTCCGATCAATGGATAACTACAGAATTTACACTTGAATTTACAACCACGAGTTAGCTCAATTGTGAGTGGTTCTGTGGATTGTATAAAATCATCATCGTGCCTAGAATGTTCTAAACAGGTAATATCGAACAGTGTTCTTCTTACCAATTTACTACTATTCTGATCCATCCATTGTAGAATTGCATCTTCTGCAAATCCATGGAATTTTACCCAATGAAATTTGTATGGTTCTCGATAGGATTTTGATCCACCAAGTATCCAAAAGACATCGTGTTTCGATTCTAATTTTTCACGTGCATCAATTACCCATTGTGGTTCCAGGAAACCTGTGAGTAATTTATCGTGCTTGAAATACAGGTCCCAAAAAGTCGAACTTACTCCAATTGCTAGAGTATCGGCGCCTATGTGCTTTTCGGTAATTGCAACTAATTCATCTGTCGACATGATGTGACAGAAATCAATTACCTTTACCGTGTATCCGTGCTGTCTAAGCCAAGATGCAATCTGAGTTGCACCACCTGTTCTTACAGGGGCGTATTCGACTGCAACATTTGACCAGAGTATTAAATTTGCCATGCCAATATTTATTGGTGGCGTTATCTCTTTAGGATTTTGTTAGGTTTTGACTGTTTCCGTGCATAACGAACAGTCATCCAAGTTCCACTACGAACAATCTCTTTATCCTGCTTAGGAGTTGCGATAAGATAATCTGTTTGATTTACGATGTTCTTATCTCTTGGTGTATAAGCCATCAACTCACGCATGATGTTGCCAGTGCGAAACGCACGCTGCTTATCACTCAATGGCGGGTGTACCACAATAATTGTATCCGGGCAAAGAGCACGAACAATATCGTGTGCTTCAGCATCTGCACCAACACAATCACCGTGATGAAATTCTACTGGATTGAGTCTCATAATTTCAAGGGCAAAAGCCTCTTTCTGTTGCGCACTCATTCCTTCTCTTGTTCCTGTAAATCCTACTTTCATCCAAACCTCAACCTGAAGGCTACAGCATCGGCTTCATTCTTGAATGCATGAGCAATCTTGAATTGTGCAAAACGACCAATTTCGGGTCCACTGTAGACAACTTCTTTGCCAATAACCACATGACGTTCGCTATACGGATGAAGCCATTCACCAACTTCTGGCGAAAATGCTTCCCGAGTATAACGATAAACAATAAAAGGATATAGAGCTTTGACAGCTTCTATATCCTCATGATATTTAGCAGTGGTTAATCGCTCAATATTCATCACACAAGATCTTTGAGTTCAAGATACATTGCATGATACTTTTCGAGACGTGTAATATCCTTCGGCGTAATACCCTTGAGGCGACGAATGTCGCTGTTATGGCGCAGGTCGGCAAGCTTAACACGAATTGCATCCGGATTTGCCTTGATGCGTGCCAGGTATTCTTCGTTGGTTTCACCGGGCACTTTTGTCATAGCACGAATGCCAGCAATGATACGCTCTGTAAACCCCATTTCACGCAGGCGAGCGTAGGTGACAGTCTTACGATCTTCGACCAGATCATGCCCGAGTGCAATACATTGAAGTTCTTCATCTTCAGACTTCAGATAATGCATCACCTTCAGGCAATGGAGAATATAGGGCACGCCCTGCTTATCGTAAATGCCATCAAACTCGGTCGTAGCAAGAACGAGCATTTTATTGAGTTGTTCGCCGGGCTTCATACTCTTCTCCTTAGGTAAACGATTCGCCCCATTGGAGCACAAACATTGTCGCATCACTTTCACATCGGAAAAAGATCTCCGCAAAATAGAAAGACTCGATCTGTTTGAATTTGCACCCCGACTTAAAATGTTCAGAAAGCCAGGCCTTGATTTCATCTAAACGTTCTGGTTTGTTTACCAATGTAAACTTAATTTCAAACGGCGATTTCACCGACGACTGATTCAGCGTGGTGATCCAATATTTGTCTGTCGACGGCTCAATGGGTTCAACTGGGTTCGAAAAGCTCATAAGATCTCTTGTAAGAATTGTGATCCCGGATCCGCCCCGGGTCTTCCAGCTTCTAGCCCACTTTACGAGCAGACTAATGAGATATCCTTTTAAAGGATAGTAGGTATGCTTCTAAGTACACTAATCACAAATTTTGTATACCGCTAACGGAATTGAACCGAAAAGTTGAATATGCCATAGCAGTGATTTCACCCTCCAGGACGGTATTATTTGGTGCGCCTTGTGGGATTCGAACCCACGGTCACGGATTTAGAGTCCGCTGCTTTAGGCCGGCTAAGCTAAAAGCGCATGTCTTAAGCACATTTTATTAGAATGTGCTAGATCTGTCAACTGAGTTTAGAACCTGAATAATTTCCATTTACGGAAAAAATTACGAGATTCCAAATCCGAGATCGGCTGAGTACAGATTGCGCTGTAACCCATTCCGTTATCGGGTTCATAAAACATATAGAACTCGATACCTTTTCCATCAAGCTTCATAGCGATATCTTCCAGATCCTCTTGGTCTCTGGCCGATAGCAAGATGAGTGATGAAATCTCTCGATCAGTTGTTCGTTTTCCGGCTTCGTGACATGCATGTCCAATCTGAACAATTTTCTGTTCAGGGGAAATGTCTTCACGAATAAAGGTATAGATGTAACTCATTCGATTTTCATCCTCGAAATTTCGGTGGCTAGATTTTGAAGCAAGACTTTGTCCTCCTCATCCAACCAAGAATAAACTTCCGAGTATTTGGCAAGTCGTAACGAGGTCATCAAGCATCCGTAAGGTTCTGCACCATTGGATAACTTAACCTGATTGGTTATTGGTTTAAACGACTTGAGAAGTCGATGAATTGCACCCTCTTTACCATAACCTTGCGTTATGGCAGTTCTCAACGTATCCACATCGGGAGTCTTGAGAAGTGCTCGGTAGACGCAAAGCGCGGCTACATCTTTAGGGGTGATTTTATGTGCGGCAGCGAGTGCCTTCCATTGTTGGCGAATATCTTTCATTTGTTTCTTCCTATAAAAATTAAGTGGTTTATTTCGGGGTGTTTAACAGTGAAATAAACATTTAGGAAGAATTAAAGTAAACCTACATCATAGTAGTTTCTCCGTAGTTGAACAGTTATTTATTATTCGTCGTTGCGAAGAAGGATATTTTCCCATTTTTGGGACTTGAGTTCGAGCTGAGTTTTAAGCAACTCGAAAACTTCTTCTTCGGTTTTATCTGCGTGAACACGCCGAAGTACATCGATTGCAGTAATGATCACATCTGCAACTTCACCCTCAACAGGTTCTTTCAATTCCTTGTGCGGAAGAAGGCCTTCGTGTTTGTTGACTGCTTCAGCCAATTCGCCACATTCTTCCGTAAGCTTGATCATCCTGTTTGCAAGAGGCCAGCGGTGACGCGTGCTTTGATTAAGGATAATACCGATTAGTTTTTTAAGTTTCATATTCTATAAAGTTTGGTAGATCCGCCCGTTTCAAAGACGGGAATGCTCATACACCATGGATCGATATATCTTGTATATCGATATACCAAATCTGTGTTTATGAATTTAGGTAGTCCTACTTTCAGCGCGTCCGCCTAGTCGTGTGCCGCACACTGTTATACCTAAATTCATAAACACAGATTAGAGCACAAGGGGGAATCGAACCCATTCTTGCGAACACCAGTTTCTTAAGCACTGGGCCGGCGGCCATACCGGTTCCTTTTATACGTGTTTATGGAAAAAAGTTAGTTAAGAAAAGATAGTTGGACTCGAACCAACAACCCGATAAATCGTCCCTGTTCATTCAAGAACTCAGGCCGTCATCCCGCCTCTTTCCAATTGGGCTACACCTATTAACTAACTCTCAACAATTGCATTATAGCAACTCTAATAACTTTTTGCAATATGAGTTTTGTGACATCTTCTCAATAAATTGATGACCATACGGCGAGGAATCAGCAGCAAAGAATAATGTTAGTGAACCGACTAGAATAACTATCGACCATCTAAGGAATTTTAGAAGTCTTATCATTCCGTGGAAAATTCCAGAGAACAGCTTTCTAATTAATTTCCAGAGATCCTTGTCTCCAAATTCTTCCACTTGCTCTTCAATGGTTTTCTTTGGTTTCAGGGACTCTCTATATCGAATTAACTCCTTGACAAATTTCCAACCAGCATCAGTGAGTGTTAGAGTCGGAATATTGTAAATCTGATTACCGACTCCGTTACTGATTGTAGATCCCGAACCAAAAATATTAATTCGTTCAATTTTAAAATCAATTAATAACTTCGAATCATAGGATGCTTTTTGCAAAATAGAATAATACATTGCAATCTTCCCAATAAATCTCTGATATTCGATTTCACTATCGACTGAACATGCTAACTGAATAATGCCGCCATTATTGTAAATGTCGATAATCACATCTTGAATATCCACTCGATAATACATTTTGTGATTTTAAAGAAGATAGAAAATTATCATCAAAGTTCATGATTGCCCTGTTGGTAAATAAAAATTATGAATTATGCCAAACATTATAGTATCTTGATTGAAAGAGCAAGAACTCGTGATCTCGAAAGCCATCACATAATTCCACGTTGCATGGGTGGCAGCAATGACTTATCCAATTTGGTAGAACTTACACCCGAAGAACATTATGTTGCTCATCAATTATTATCTAGAATGTATCCAGAAAATTTATCATTGTTGCATGCCGCATTTATGATGGCCTCAACAAGAAAGGGTAATAAGATTTATGGTTGGCTCAGAAAAAGATTTGTGAAAGAAAAAAGTAAATCAATGATGGGTAATAAAAATGGTGTCAATAGTCCCGGAAATACCGGCATGAAACATTCCACCGAAACTAGGCAAAAAATTGCTAATGCTAATATCGGTAAAAAACACACCGAAGAAACAAAGAAACTCTTATCAGAAAAGAAAAAGGGCATCCCGAAAATTAAATCCGAATGCCCCCATTGCAATCGCCTGTTTAGCCCCACCAATATGGCAAGGTATCACGGCGATAAATGTAAATCAAAGTAATTCAAGCGCTGTTCCGCAATCTGAACAGTATTTGGCTGTAGCCTTGTTCATGTGACCACAAGTTTCGCATTTCTGCTTCGCTTTAACAGTTACCGGAGCAACAACTTGCACTTCACCGGATACGCCAGAAAGGCGAAGAACAATTACATGCGATTGTGCTTCCGGCTTAAAGCCATAAACAGGTGTGAATTTCTGGTCAACCTTGGATCCTGGTACAGTAATACCGACATCATTTACGGGTGCCGATTGTGCAACTGCTGCACCTTCCGATGCAACATGACTTGTGTAGTCTGCGGCAATACCTGCATTCGCTGTTGATGCAGTAATTCCCTTCGATGCACTCTTAGTTACACGGGCAGAACCGGTGCTATACGAAGCATCCAATGATCCGGTGACACTACCGAGCCATCCGTCTGATCCCATCCTTCTGCTATACGGATAAGATCTGTCCCACCAAATATCACGGTGATAAGTTGTGGTGTAAACTGGAGCTTCTTCTTCGAACGTAAATTCAACACGGACAACACCGTCATCTACCTTAATGCCGCGTGGACCATCTTCAATCGCAGCAGTACGTTCGATAAATTTAAAGGCATTACCTTCATTCATGTTACCATTTCGAATGAAGCGCTTCATTTCAACTTCGGAATTTGCATCGACGATAATATCTGTACCGTCTAATACGTTGGTGCCATCAATGTGCAGACTGAATTTTGCTCGTCTGCTATTGAGGTTTTTGACTAGAACACTAAATTCAGAACCGAACGGTAGCTGAACAATGTCTTTTGTTTCTCTGAGGACCTTGCCGTTTGCCTTGATCGCGACGACAAATTTGTTTTGATACATCATATTTCCTTCCTTATACCGGCTACCAGTAGGCCGTAAATTTAAAACTGGTTGGCGTCCACCCGTTGGACTAAAGTATTTATCTCATCCCGAGATCGTACTCAGCAGAAAAGGGCCCGGAGGCCCAATTCAAGTTGCGTTTGATTAGAACGCAACTTTTACGCCAGCCGAAACGGTATTGCCGTTATAAGCATTGACACGTGCCTGACCCTTCTGGTAAGCATAGTCACCAACAAGGGCAACATTCTTGGCGAGTGGGTACGAAACACCAACACCAAACAAACCAGCATAGCCGTCTGCACCCTTCGAAGGATCGATGTAAGCACCGCCGACTTTAACCGCTACGGTTGCACCAGCAACCTTGGCCACGTCATAAGAACCGACGAGGCTATAACGATTAGTATTCAGCTTGCCATCTGTGGAACGATCGAATGCAGCTTCTGCACCAAGGGCACCAAACTTTTCACCGACGGTAACGCCAGCGCTGTTCTTGTTGGTTCCGCCATTGTAGCCAACGCGGGCACCAAAGTCAGCAGCGGAGGCCATGCCAGCGGCAAGAGCCAGGGTTGCGATTAGAGCAATTTTCTTCATTTATTTTCCTTTTTAATTTGCCTTTCTGAGGCAGCTTACGATTATATGCAAAACTTAAACAATTGTCAAGTTTGGCAGTATTCAAAATTAAATATCGAATTTTCTACCTTTTGCCAAATTTTCTTTTGAAGGCAAATATTGCAAATTTTCTATGACATGAAGACCACTTACAAATTCGCCATTTAGTGGAATAATGTGATCGACATGATATCCGATTGGGCAAGATAGATAAAATCTCTCAATTGTATCTAAATCTGACCATGGCGGTATTCTTTTTAACTTCGCTGCTCGTTCCTTTGCTGACTTGAGTTTAACCTTTTCAGGATATTTCTCTCGCCATTTTCTGTGGCGATCTTTATTTATCTTCAGATCATTTAATCGTTTTGCAACGATAGCTTCTTCGGGAGTGTGATACTTTCTTGGTCTCGGCATAGGTAAAAGAATGGGAGCCGAAACTCCCATTGCTATTTTGGGTAACAAGGCATAACTGCCCCGGAGTGCTGTTAGGCGAATGCGACTTCGGCGTCTGCGAAAGCAGAGAGGTCGAAAGAAGCAAACTCGGTAGAAACGTTATTTGCGTTTACTTGGTTTGACGATTAACGATCGTTATTCGTGTTGTCTGCCTTGATACTTGCTACACTGTCGATTTCCGGAGGTCCCCCATCAAAAACACACAGAATGCGCTTTTGGTGGAGGACAGGGGATTCGAACCCCTTTCCAGCCCAGTTTTCTCTAAGCTTCATACAACAATAAAATTCAGGCGTTTGCCTTAGTCCCTATTATGCACTACTTACCACATGATGTCAAAATTCCCACGCATAACCTGCTTAACACTGCCGGATTTGCCTGTAATGTGGTCTTTTACAACATCATCTTGGAAACGATAGGTGCGAATTTTATCGCCCCTCATTCCCGAACCAACTTGCGATTTCCTCTCAACAGCGAGGCTAGCTTTCTTGTCTAAATAATTTCCTTTTGTTAACTGTTCGATTAACGCCGCTTTAGCCTCTTCTAAACTGTTAACTCTAGACCTATGTTGAGCTGTGGCAATCTGTCCGGTTGGTATATAAGTTATTCTACAAGAATTCTGATGCTTATTGCGATGTTGACCACCTGCACCAGTTCCGCTATACCATTCAATCTTAAAATCTTCATCCCTAAGCGTTAGTGTCGGAATTTCTGGATCGATAATTGCAACGGTTACGGTACTTGTATGAACTCTACCTTTTCTTTCTGTCGGTGGAATTCGTTGTATACGATGCCCACCTGCTTCATTTTCAAGCATAGACAAATCATCGCCGATAACTTCTACAAAAACTTCACCGGCTACAGATTTAACTATGCGATTGATTCAGCCTACTCGATCGCAATGCTTTTGATATGCAATTGCAAGATCAGATGCAAACAACTTGCTATCTTCTCCGCCTTCGGCTCCACGAATTTCAATTACTCTTTTCATGATTTTTCCTTTCTTCAACTAGCCATGGTGCGAGTTTATCTAAACACGCATTCCACGATGGCATACTACCTTTCTCAAATCGTACTGTCAGGGCCCACCTGTCAGTATCAGACAAATTTATCGAATGATGAAATACAGTACCGATATTAACTAATATCGGCCCTTTATCCTTTGTTTCATCAATAACGATAGCATCATCTTTCTCCAATTTAAGAAATGGGGTACTTTTTAGTTCACCATGAACGTGTGCGTCTTTCGGTGTAGTAGGAAATTCTATGCCATCGCGTGGTTTATACCAACGCATGACATAATCATCACAAAAAATCCAGTTAATCGCTGCTCGAAATTCACCTACAGCACCATCTGTATGGATAGGCTGCACATCGACATAAGGAGCATGATGGAAAATCGAAGCACGAACTGGATTTAAATTTATGCTTCGAAAAAAATTTATTAGGGACGGATTTAAAATCTCGTCGGCACTATATTGAAATATTGACTGCTGACAATCGCCACGAGGCATTACAAAATCATCTCGAAGCGGTGAAACAGGAATATCTAACAGTGCGTAGTGATCGGACATTGTCCTATTTATGCCATTAAAGATGGCATTGCCGGAAGATGACAAATCTTCCTACACGTATTCGAATTTGCGATGCAGCGCAAACCCATGGAAGTGCTAATAACCCCTATCTGTAGTCTGCAATGCCAGTTACAGTGTAACAGGTTGCATTTTTACTTGCAAGAGAGCAATGCTGCCAAAAGTTCTCGTTCGTAACCGTCTCTTAATTGTGAATCTGCTACATAGGCCTTTGCCTTGTCGTAGACTGTATCAGTTGTTTTCAAATTAGGTACATTAAGTGCAGGACGAGATGGAACTTCGGTTTTGCATGCAACTGGGACCGGTATTTTGACTTCGCGTGTCTCGACACGAATTAATGGTTCTGTGGTTCCACAAGCAGTAAGAAGAAATGTTAGACCAATGATTAGAATATTACGGAGCATCTTTCTTTATCGCCTCATCAAACAATTGGTTAGTTGCAATACAGATAGGAACGCCGTCTGGAGCTTTCTTATTCATGACGTCTTCCGCCTTCTTTTTATAGGAGACTGCATCCTGTTTTGCTTTAGTCAGTAGTTGTTGATTTTTTGCCAGACGCAAATCGGCATCTTGCTTAAAGGCATCGATTGCTAAATTCTGATGAAGTATGTCCTCGGACAATTTCTTTACATTTGCCTGGGACGATTGTAGCTGAAAGGTCAGCCCCTTATTTTCTGTTGTTAGTTCAGATTTTTGAAGCTTGAGAACTTCGGTATGGGCAACTAGTCCAGCCAAGGCCAGCACTAAAAGACCGATTGCGACAGTCCTCCAATTAGCTATCAAAGTCGCGATGATACCCATAATCTACTCCTCTGTGTCGTCCATTATTTATCATAAGATGGCGGTAAATAGATGCTGTTCACAGAAGTTTACCGTATGTACACCACAATATTCAAATTTCGACATATTCTCTAGAGCAATAGCCTTGATACTATTCGGTGCATGATTATATTTTAGGTATCTTTTCTTGACAAGTTCGGCTAAGCCGTCGCGTGCTTCCACATTCATGGTAAACGAACATTCTTTGTATCCCATTTTCCTAGCCAATTCCATCTGTAATCGAAGTATATAGGCAGTATGAATTGGTTTCTTCACTTTTTCGATCTTCGAAAATAGTCTAACCAGTACAAGAAACATACCTGTGTCTTCGGCTACCCTTGTTGATAGGAAAAACTGAAATTCATTATCTAAATATCCAAAATAGATCGAAGTTAAACGATTGTTACGCAGAAGATATCCTAGACTTGCAGGATTATCATCCATTGCATAGTTTTCTTTATAGGTTTCTCTTGCATTCTGTTCGACATATTTTCCAACACGGTCGATAACTTCAGCACTATAGGGTGGAAAGTGTTCCTCCACCCTAACAACACCATATTCTGTATCGTAGATATATTCAATCATGCCAAAAATTGATTAATCGAGCAGCAATATCCTTCACTTCGTATGAATGAATCACTTTGCTCGGATAAAGAGTATATTTGTCAATAACTTCCGGTAGTTCAAATATGATATTTCCAGCAGAATCATGCAATCGAAGTATACTTCCACAACCGGTAAGATTTACAATGGTAGTCTTCTGACTACGCTTAGGTGAATTATCTGTATGTGGGTGTATCATTGAGTTAGGTGCAATATAGAATGCATTTGCATTATCGAACTCAAAGTCAACACATTCTCTAATCTGTGTTAATTCCGATTCAGTGAAATCAAAGATACAACCAACGTAGTGTTCTTCATCGTAATAATTCTGATACGAAGTTATGTCACTTGCATTAACTCGAAATCTGTAATGCAATTGGTTTGGTACTTTTTCGAGCCATCCATGCACAGGAACACCATTCAATTGTGTTCTTTCCATTGCTTCGTCGAAGATTTTAAGCAATGCCGAGATGTTCATAAACTATTTTCTTCCATTCGTCCTGTAAATCCGAGCAAGTTAATACAATCCTCGGGGAATTATTGGACATATTCATTACTGTGTGCCATTGTTCGACATTATAGTAGACTGGTGAATCATCAATGACTGTATGTCTATCCAATTCTACACAATTATCATCATAGAACCCAACATAGGATAACTTCGGCAGATACTTGATTGGAAAATTAAGTGCAATCGCTCGTGACTCCCTATGGATATAAACTCGGGTCAGTGGATTTGTCTTAAATAACCATGCCGACTCGGATTTAATTCCAGCAAGTTCCATTTCTGCAGGATTTAACCGATATGCATACACAACCTTCGCAAGATATTCTCTAACTCGTGTCGGGTCAGTATCCTCGGCAGCATCTATTGCGTTGAATTCGAAGCCAAACTTATCTCTTTTCTTTAGTACTCGAATACTTTCCCACAATCTCTCTTTAATGACATAATCAGCCAAGCCGTTAACATAATCCTTGTTAATAGATATTTCGGGAAACTCTTTATAAAACATCACAACTCCTCGAATTCTGAATCAAAGCTTTCATAGAGCTTATCTAACTTAATCTTACCGTCAATATAAATCACGCCACGTAAGAATCCAGTCTCTAATACTCCGTGTCGCATATCAATTTCATTGATACAGAACATCTTGTTACCGGCACCGTACTTCACAATCTCATTATTGTCAAATTTGAAATACGAGTTACCGTTATTCATATCGATTGTTGTAATCGGAATCTTACAGGCATAGTATTCCTGTGCCTTATGCATATTCACATCAATCGATTCTTCAAACGGACCCAGCTCAAGTGGCTTGCGCTGGAAATAATGCCCTGGTACGATTACTTTGTTGTAGGTATTACCATACATCCATTCCCTATGAAAAGGAACAATGGAACCTACATTAGTGACCAATACAGTTACTCGGGTAATATACTCGTAAATGTCCGAAAGCTTCTCTACTTCTGGTCTAACTAAGGCGGCTAATGGATTATCAATCCAATACCAATTTAGATTCGGGTTAGCACGGTTGATATAGATAAAATCATCGTAGTCATGTTCATCAAACCCATTCTTAACTGGTGCATCTTTCTGGTATGCATTAGGATCATTCATATCAAACGTCCTTAAATGAAGTAGCTTCATACATGCAGGCTGATCGGGGCCATGTATCAATGGGTGATCTTCACCCTCATACCGCATACCATCGATAATCGCACATTGCGTTTCGAAGCTTATGGTCTGCTTCAATTTAAATCCGTATTTTCTATCAATCATTTTTCTTTAAGACCAGGTAATAGTAAGGTGCAAAGTCAAAATTGACCATACACATTACCGAATTTGCATATCCATCGGAAATAAATCGAAGTTTACCATGTATTTCCTTTTCTACTGTAGATAATGCATCGTAGTTAGGTTTTCCGAACCCAAGCCATCCGAATTTACGCACAATGGTAAAGCCATGTTGTGACAATTTCTCTGTAATCTCCGAAATGGTGTATTCGTGATCGTGATAATCTTCTAAAATCTTACCAGTTGTAGGATTCGGGGCCGAAACAATCAACATTCCATTATCCTTCAACACTTCGTGAGTATAATCTAAAAGATAATCGAGTGCAGACTCGTCGATATGTTCAATAAACTGTTGCATAAGGACAACGTCAGGATCACAGGGTAAATCCAGCATACGAACGTCGTGGTTATTTGCGTCAAAATGGCGGATTTTGTGCCCTTTGCGTGAGCCAGCGTCTACGTAGGCGTCTGTAATTTCCAGACCCGTGTAATCTAGTGTTTTTTTGCCTGGGAGATAATAATTGGTATCCCAGGCTGCTTTAAAAGATGCACAACCACAACCAAAATCTAGAACTACCGGCTCAGTAGCGGGGCAATGAAACTGAATTAGATTACAGGTAAGCATATAACGCATAATCGATGCATTAACAAACCCGCTATTGGCAGTCAACATCGATTGTTCTAGTCTTTCAAACACTTCTTTCGATCCATCGATCTGATAAGAAGGGTTAGAAGTACCTGTTGGTGTGAATTTATCCATAATAATCGTAGATTACCTTACAACCATAGAAGTCCCTGACTTCTTCTAAACTAACATCGTTGCAATGTTCCAAGACAATGAAAAGCCATATACTCTGATCAGTATCTGGAACAATGATCTCGTGTGGAAGGGTGCAAGAATCGAAACGCAACACAAAGTCTTCAGATAAGCTAATGTTCGGCGGTGCGGTACGACGATAAAAATTGAAGGTTACATCATCTTTGCCCAAAAATACCTTCTTACCGATTGTAATTGTAGGTAAAGCCGTCTTTGGTAGATGGATATGCTTCCGTAAACCATATGTCTTGCTATTCTCCGAGAAGATACAAGTACCGATCTTATACTCAAGTCCGGGCATCACCGGAATACTATAGGTTGAAAGATCCTTTGTGGTCGATCGAATAGAGAATTTCTCTATTACAGAATGAATTGCTTCGGTAGTAATGAAATCGTCGGTCTTAAAATGAGATAGAAATACATCTTCCCTAGGAATATAAGTTTGCAGTGTATCTATATCAGCAAATGCTTCGGCTTTTGTGTCATAGGTAGGTATTTCTAATCTTTTCATATATAAGGTCTTTCAAAATTGCGTGTCCATCTTCGAGGATGTGTCCAGTCTTGCCTTTTTTCAGGTGTGACATGCTATCCACGGCATTGAACTCGTCAAACACAATCCATTTACTGGTATCTATCTCGCTTAGCCTGTTTAGATATTTAGTGAAGTGCTTGATCGTGTTTTCTTTATCAGTATATCCCGTCTCATCTATAAGATTAGGGATTAAAGGAGCCATTTGTACGAAGATATACTTAGCATTCTTCGATTTTAGGAAGTCCTGTAGTTCAATTACCTCTTCCTGGAAGTCATTGAGTGCTCGTTCCATAGTTAAACCATCTCTGTAGTCAAGATATGCCCATCTCTGAAACTCAGTATCGTAAATCGTTGGTACTCCGTCTTCCTTTAATTGTAAAACCGACTTAGGAAAATAGAATTCCTTCTGCATTAGGTTAATAAACCTCTTCTTTGTCGGGTCCCACACCTCTCTCAGGGTTGCTTGAGGTATTCCTACCACAACTAAGTCAGGTTGTATCTCGTCATACTCTAATTTGATGCGCCTGATCATAGTTTGAAGTGAGCTCATTGGATAAGAACTGTTTACAACCTCTAGACCTAATGCTTTTCCGAGCAACCCTGCGAAATTATACGTCTCACGGTGCTCTCTCATGCTCAGACCGGACCCATTAGGAACCAAATCCATACCATAGCAGGTAGATTGGCCGATAACATACAGGGTTTTCATCTATTTGCCATCCTTCTTAGGGTAGGTGGACCGATCATCTTACCATCTATGCTGGAAACACCATTAAAGGTAGTAACATCGACAGGGGCAACTGTATAAATCTCATTGATCGTATCCAAATGTGTCGGATGAATGCAGAATGCCGCCTTAAACCCCAGTGACTTGGAGCGCAGGCAGTTCTTTCGTAGCCCCTCAATGGACAAATCTGTAAAGTCACTGGCGTATCCAATACAATAGGTCTTTAACATGGCACAACCAAGCACTGCCTGTGATGCATACGCCAACATCGCCTCCTCGGTGGGCATAATTCCGAGCTCTGCACTTAGATCTTCAGCTCCGAAGATGATTCCACAGATGTTTTTAATCTTCGAGAATGCTTCGTGCATGTAGTATAGACCGGAAGGTGTCTCAACAATCGGAATAATGTTCATCTCTTCGAGTTGACCCGGTGATAACTTATGATCATTATCAAATTTTGGATACATAATGTTCTTGATCCCGAGTTCAAGGATGACTGCCATGTCATCATAGTATCCAGAATCGGAATTGATACGAACAAAGACATGCGGATGGTCTTTATAAATCTCAATCGCGGCTGCAAGATTTGCTCTTGCTTCGGGCTTGAGTACATCCGGGACTGCATCTTCCAGGTCGAGGACTAGGGCATCCGCCTTGTGCATAACCTTCTTGTAGACGGGACGGTCATACTTGTTCATTGGAATGAATAAAACTGATCTGAATCTCATAATCTTCTTAAATGTAAGTGTCGAATACTAAATGATATCTATCCTCTGGTGACGAATTGACTGCTGTATGAAGATCAGTTGTCTTAACTCGATACAGTGCTCCTAGGTCAGTCAGTGTAAACAATTTGCCACCAACGATGAAAAAACTTCCTTCCTTGGCATGCAACGGGATATGAAAACGATACTTATCGGGATCTCGATGGTAAGTGTAGCAAGATCTGACAGGCATTCTAAGAACTCGAACCCGTCCCATCTTCATTTTGTTCACTTCAATAATCCTTTTGACTTCGTTGACCACTTCCTCTATGTAAGTTCCTTTGAACTGTTCATGAATCTCGTTCGATGGTTCTATGGTTTGCATCATCTGGCGCTGAGAATCTTTACTGCCGACATAAGTCGACTTGTAATGAGAGGAATCTGTCGGTGCAACAGTCACAAAGAGTTGGTTACTCTCTAATAAATCGGAGTCGTCGACAGTTGCAATGACACTCAGGATTCGATTATTATCAAATCGATTACCAAGTTGTACCACACCCGGTTCATCATCTTCAAATATTCTTATCTTTGAGTTAACATACTCCTCGAGTTGAAGGATATGATTCCTTGTTTCGTCGTCCAATGCCTCAAAAGCTGATTCCTTGTTCTGCAATTTTGGCATGTCGTCGCTAACATATTGGTCGAAGTTGATCGAGTCGTAGTCGATAATTTCTCCCTTGCTCTTATCGAGAGTATGCCAAACTAAAATTCGATAAGCAATGTTATCAAGAACTCGCTTATCGACATTTATATTCTTAATCGGAACATAATCTTCTGTGAAACTGATAAACTGTTTGGTTGCAAACGAGATACCGTAACTTGAGAGTTGGTCCTTGATACTCTTACGGTGTAGATAAATATTCCTATCGGCTAGTTTGCAAAGTTCTTTGTAGATATCTTCATTAATGGGCGAGACATGATTCGATAATATCATAACATGACCTTTGTTAACCTTTCGGACTAGACTGATACGATGCATCTCTTCGTCAATTGGAGAGCGTGTCCTCTCTTCGTAGACTCTTGTCTCGATTAATCCATCATTCGTATCTAGACTGTATTCATTATAGAAACAACCAGGACCGTAATCTTTCAGGAAATAAATCTTGCCACCTTCATCCTTGTAGTAGTAGGTGTAGATATTTTTATTGAACAACTCACTGATGGAGTATGCTCGTGTGATGTTTTCGTGATCCTTGACAAGTTTTCTTGCATACCAGTTGCTACCTGTTCTAGGAGTGCTCCAAAGATTTATCAACATGCTTCATCCCATACGTCTGTCGCAATATTTATATCACCCAAAGGTGGTAAATAGTAAAACACCGAAAGAGATTCTATGCAAGTCAAATACACTATCGTCAGACCAAACACAATTATCCCGTTCACTGACCCAACGCTTCCTGGTTTTGAGGATTATCTTGAAGCTATTGCCACTGCTGGGTTCGAACATCACGAAACTATGACAATGGATAGTCTAACACTTGTCTCTGTCTATACCTTGTCACCAGACGAGTTCGTGGCCTATAACGAGTTACTTGAACAATTCAAGGATGTCCGTGCTGCCGATCGTAAACGAAGAGAAAGCCTTGGCATCACTGCTGTCAAAGAAATTATCGAATAAATTTCCGGCCATAAAAAAAGCTCCTAGCCATTGAGACTAGGAGCTTTTCCTTTTATTAAATCAGAATTCTTGTATCAGCGTCGCAGCCGAAGCCTAACACCGACAGGGATCGAACCTGCTATATCCAAAGGATGTTGCTGGAAGAATTCTTTAGAAAATAAATTAACTGTCCTGTAAGCGGAGTTCTGTGCCCTTGCGGGTGACAATCATTCATCTACAGTTACCTGTCCTCCCCGGCTTCGCTTCCGGATCATAGGTGCCACAACCCGTTCCCTCGGCGAGCAGCGTCAGCGAGAACTGTTTGTGTTGCTGCGGAGTCGTTGTGGTGCGAACGTGGTATGAACGTATAGTCTAGGGTGACACGCACCTGGGACCATTATATCCTTTTTCTTAAGGCGCTCTATAGCGTATACCACTCCCACAGAGCGACAAGCCCTGCTCTGTGCAGCCCCGACTTTCCTCTAGCTTGCGCCAGCGATTGTCCGGACAATTAAACCTGGTACCCCGAGTCGGATTCGAACCGACAACCAACGGATTTTAAATCCATCCGCACTACCGATTAGCGTATAGGGGCTTCGTCTTTGTTATCGTCTTCCCTCATATCAGGATGAGTCGGCTCGTCTTTCTTCTTACCGAAAATCTTTTCCCAACCTTCTCGGTACTTATCATTATTGGATTTCGATTTTAATTCGTCACCCGTTACATCATTTCTGCTTGTCATAGTTCTAAATTAGATCGATATGCTATCAACTTAACCCCTCTAATAAGTGCCCTAGGATAGTTGGCGTGGGACGAGAAGAGAGTCAATATGTCGAGTGACTCTATACATTTCCTGTTGATACACGGTTTCGTTTGACGGCGACTACTAAAACTTCGTCTCGAACATATCGAATGTCAAATTTCAATACCATCATCTAAGATGATACAGAATAGTGGAGGCCAGGGATGGATTCGAACCACCGATGAATACTAAGTAGATAATTGCTTTGCAGGCAAGTGCCTTCGACCGCTTGGACTACCTGGCCAATGTTAAAACGGCGTAGCAATCAACCGCGTCAGGAGCTACGATATACGCCATATATTAAATCAGAATGCGTTTCTTTATGGTCAAATTGGAAGTTTGATTTTCTTGATTATTTTTGCTGAATACATTCTTTAGAAACTCTGGTGGGCATGGAAGGATTCGAACCTACTCACCCCGAGGGAACGGATTTACAGTCCGCCGCCGTTCACCGACTCGACAGCATGCCCAGTGTTCAATATTTATAGACTTTTGCTTTCACCCCTGCGAGCTTTGCGACAGTGGCTGCTTCCTTGCATTTCTTGGCCTTGCAGTAATATTCGTACTTGTCAAGATCAAGGACAGAAAAAAGATATGTTCTGCAGTTACGGCAATGGATATCAACTGTTCTACTAGTCATCGTTTTCTTCTAGTTGTTCTAACTTTTCTGCAGCCCACTTGGCACCTGCCACAAAAATACTTTTCAATGTCTCATAATCGACATCATATACTTCCATGGAAACGTATAAGGCTGCTGCGGTGTCTAACTCTTCTTCGTCCATGATGTCTCCTGGTAGGAGCACGGGGAATCGAACCCTCGACCATCTGGGTAAAAGCCAGAGACGCTACCACTACGTCATACTCCCGGTGTTTGTTGAAAATATACGAAACTTTACCTTAGGCTGGTTAGTGCCTAATTATCACTGTGCGACCAGCATCATTAACCAAATGACGAGGTACGTTTGTGCGTCGGATGTATATTTTCGAACTCTGGTGGGGGCACAGGGATTCGAACCCTGGACCATCGGATTAAAAGTCCGGTGCTCTACCACTGAGCTATACCCCCGAATTTTTACAGCTTGGAAAGACCTAAAGCAATCTTATCAGCTTCAGTCAATTTCGCAAGTGCTGCTTCTTTTGCATTCTCGGTGCAAAGAGCTTTGTATTCGTCGAATGAATCGACAATTACATATTGCAGAGAAATTTCTCTTGCATATCGCGGCCAGCTTCTCGACTCTGCTACGATTGCATCAGCAACGGTTTTGGAACCTGCATATGCAACGTGTTCGTCGTGCATGCCGCCACCATCAGGTGCGGAAACTTCCCAGCACTTAATTTCGATTTTTCGCATTTTGACGTTTCTCCAACGTATCATTTAAATCCTTGACTCCACCAGCCTGTGAACCTTCTAACCAGTGCACCAAGTTGGGAATCAAATACGATGTCAGCTTCCTGTTCAGATCGCTATCGCCTTCGGCTTCGAACACTTCTGCTTGCAAGGCCTTGGCTTGCTGCAGGGCGAGAAACAGATTATTACTAATACGGTCTACTTTTTCTTGCATTTTAATCTTTCGGTAAAACCATATCAAAACATACCAAATATATAAACTAGGCTTCGGGAATCCATCACCGTAGCATATAAGATACGTTTTGATATAGTGGATGGCTGAGATTACACCATTACCTATCAACGCTCCGAGCATTATCAGCAAACCTTGCGAGTAAGCCTTCTCTCGACATCCACTATAGCCCTTTCGGTACTATAGTCCGTTGACAGCATCGCCGTTTTAAGTCAGGCAGTAGACTTGACATCATATGCTATTCTACGCTTTCTATCCCACTAGCCTTGCGAGCTATTCATCTCCGCTAAGAGATTATGAAACTTCTTGCATAAACAGATTTCACCGTGCGAGCTACGTCCGACATGGTTAGCCTGCGCCCCATGTATTAGATGCTTTTCACATATGACCGAAGTAGTCTTTGCGTTTTTATTTGATTAAACCTATCAAGTTTGCTAATCTACTGTGATGTGCTACTTCCGTTGCTGAATAACCTTTTGGGCTACCCAATACAACACACCACGTACCTTTTGCCTGCCGGCTACTCAGTGGTCTTTCTCGATTAATGTCATTAACTGCCAAAAACCGATCATACTGCATACAAGCCCTAGAATGCGAGTCTCGGACAAATACACTACCCTTTCTCATACCAATTAACAAGTTTGGTATGTAGTGAAGATGGTACCACCCACCTTTTCATCGACACGAGTTCCCCTTACGGGCTCGGCTGCCAACATTCTTTCCACTACACTTGCGTCCTTGCTACTTCACCCGGTGTTACCTCAGATAAAGCTCCCTTTCGGGAGTGAGCAGGCTTGCTTAAACGGACTATCTCTAGCGATGGTATGTAGACATTCCATCTTTGGGCGTCTCACGACGCTTACCCTTCTGATAGGCTGGGCGAACCATACCTATCAAGGAAATTAAGCTTCCCTGAATCCTTTACATTGCCAAAAACACCTAGTGCGCTTGGCAATGTAAAGCAAATTTACCTTACATTTTTAAAGAACGTTTGTTGTTATTAACAACATGCCTCTAGTTTAACTGTTTGTTAGCGGCATGTCAACAATTTTTAGTTTGGCTTTGATATCCAGGCAGCATCGTGGCTAACCTTAGTATCATAGACCGAAAACTCAACAATCTTCTTCTCAAGTTCAAAACCAGCTGAGGCTAAGTCTTGAATAAAACTATCGACTGTTGCGTCAAACTCGTCATACAGACCACTGTACCAACGAAGTGTCATCATCTGAACGAAGTTATCCTTGTCCAATACCTTGAACACATTCTTCGACATATGTGCACCGTGAATTTCTGCGAGTTCATTTAAATCACTACGCCTTGCTTCCGATGTACGGACTGCAACGTGCGATTCGAAATAACAATCTTGCGGCATTAGGTCACCTTTTATCGATGGTGCTGCCGGATGCCATGGCACTGTTTCAATTTTTACTCTCACCACCTCAAACAGGTTTGCGGTAAGAAAGTTTTTAATCCTCTGTGATTCTTCGTATGCCGAAGAATTATCGCCAAGATGAACAGACGATGTCATAACATCCTGCATCACGTTCTTGGACTGCAAATCTTGGAGATCAAGTACAATCGGTTTAACACCGATGTGTTCACATGCATCACGGAAATCATTAATGTCATTTGTTTTCACTGTGACATGAATTTCATATGGAACAGGCTTACCCTTTGTCTTTTCTTCCTTAGTTAGAATCTTATTCCACTTCAGAAGTTTTTCCTTGAACATTGCTTCCACTTCTTCATCAGTGAATCCCATGTGATACGCAATCGAATAAGATACTAGAAGTGTGTCAATGACTTCTTCGAGCACTTGCTTCTTTTCGACAAAGCGGTGTCTTGTAGAACTTACATTCTCGTAAGGTGCGACAACTTTTGCAAGTTCGCCACCTTCCTCAAATAGCTTCATGACACGTTCACTAACCGTCTTTGTATCAAGGCCGGTTAGTAACTTAATATGCTCGAGTGTTGATTTTTCCATTAGGGTGAAAAGCCTTTATTTTTATTCTTCACTTTATTGTCGATATCCCATTTAATGGCTGCTCCGCTAGCGAATTTTTCACCTTTGCGAAATCTTGCACCATTAACGATAAACTCTTTCAACACTGAATCACCATTCCACCAGCCACGCTGAATATGGATATATCCTTCGGCGCCAAGTTTCTCTCTCAATGCTTTGAATTCGGGATGATCATCTGATGATATCGATGACCAATAACCCTTACCTTGTAAGACCTTGACGAGATCTTCCTCGGTTGGATTTTCCTTATCCGTGTAGCAATTCCCGGACTTACGAATAGTCACGCTTGTTAGGGATTCTGGGTTTATGGTAAAGTTCATAATATGGCGGATAGTATAGGATTTGAACCTATGTGCCCCGAAGGACCCACTCCTTAGCAGGGAGGGACGATTAGCCGGACTCTGTCAACTATCCATGAATTTAGCGGCAATAGGAAGCTAGGGTTCGCTTTCGGGAATCACCTAACTTGTTCCCCTATTGCCGGGCCCAACAATTATACTTTGTCAGGGTATTGACTGTCAATAAAGTCAATTGCAAGATGTGGACTTGTACCTACATCGAGCATCTTGATGTTCTTGAAGCCATTTTCTTCTGTAATGAGTGATTCGTCCGCGCGAATACCACCCTTATACTTGCCGTCACCTTTCTTGTGCATCAGATTACCTGTTGCGGGATCAATAGAACCCCATTTAGGTGTATGTGCACCTTCGATCGGTTCGACAAAATATGTCTTGCCGGTACGTTGAGAATATACGATGAAACGACCTGTCTCGTCTGTGTTCGTTAAGAACTTACTGCGAATGTCATTGCTCATATAGCCCCCATGGTTAAAATGTTGTTTGGCAAGCCGTTGGGGACTCGAACCCCAGCCCTTCTGACTCAGAATCAGACCACACTGCCCCTTATGCTACCGGCCACTTGTTAATTTAATTTCTGAGATTTCACGATACGACGCATTTCATTCTCAATATCGCGTTTCTTCTCAGATTCTCTCTTATCGTATTCCTTCTTACCCTTTGCAAGTCCAATCTTCAATTTGAACTTACCACGCAATGGATAAATCTTCAACGGTATAAGAGTTAGTCCGCGTTCTTGAGTTCTACCCATAACGCGGTTAATTTCTTTCTTGTTCAAAAGCAGTTTTCGTGTGCGAAGTTGATCATTATCAGCACTTCCCATCGAAGCACCGACTAGATATACTTCACCGTTACGGATGACACAATGTGTGCCGGCAATCGAACACACGTCCGATGCAATGGCCTTTGCTTCCCATCCTTGCAAAACCATTCCGCTCTCAAATTCTTCAAGAATTTCGTAATCGTGATAAGCTTTCTTATTTTGCATTTCAAAACTCGCTATGTTTGGCAAGGGTGGTGAGAATCGAACTCACTAACCGTGGGTCAAAGCCACGTATGCATACCATTGCATATCACCCCAATTGTAGATCTAAACGTATGGCGATCCCCGTGTCACAGGCCGATGCTTTCGCATCGGCCCGGAAGGATTGATTACCTTCATCAGTTCTTACAAACAGAGTTGACGACTCTCTTCGTACATGCTTATTCTGGACCCCCTGCAAGGAATCAAACCTTGACCTGAACGTTCGTAGCGTTCTGTTCTATTCATTGAACTACAGGGAGTTATTCTTAATCAATATTTTGGATTTTTCTACCATCTCATCTGTGATTGCAATTTTACCGCCATGAATTTTTCTATGACAATTAGAGCAAACCACAATACATTTTTCAACTTCTTTTAGAATAGTATCTAACGGATATTTTGCAATCATCCCCGAAATATCATATTCTTTACTTTCCGGTTCAAGATGATGAAATTCAATACACTTTATGTAATCCTCGCCACATACTATGCATGATAGTGTCGATTTCCATCTTAACGCCGATTCTTTATAATTGCGATTTCTTTCACCGACTGCACTAACAATTTTTTCTCTGTGTAAGCGATAAGAATTTTTAGATGTCTCTCGCCTACAATCATTGCATTGTCCGTGCAGTTGATTTTTAGACCTAGATCTCCATGCATATTGGTCTAGGTCTTTAGTACACCTACATTTCGAACATACTTTCATATTTATTCCTGCTACGAAGTATATTATATTCGTAGCAAAAATACAGTATTTGGTGGAGCATAGTGGAGTCGAACCACTCTAACCTACCTTATGAGAGTAGTGCATCAGCCGCTCTGCCAATGCTCCATAAATTTTATTCTGATGCTAGATTAAACCTTGCACCTTAGAAAAGTCCGGAATAAACCAATCCGGCATATCTCTATTTTTCCATCCAGCAATATGTTGCTTATGGACGTTGTAATAATTTCTGTAAGATTGAATGGGATCATCAACCTTAACATCATCAGGCATTGCCAGGCGGAATGGAGTAATACCCTTGCTTTCAATATTCGGATAAGGTAGATTACGAATCACATCGTAAGCTTTATGATTTACCGAATGCTCATACCTATACATCCATTCGTAATTGAGCGCTTCAGCAAGATCTCTCAACCAAAGCCAATTATCGAGTGACTCACGTATCCAAATTGCACTTGGACGATTAACGTGTGTCAGTTTATAGCCTGCATCAATGCCACTAACTCGAACTGCACTACTCAATAGTTGTGCATATTCGGTAACCATCTTAACCACATGGCGATCAACGTGATATTTAGCGTTGGTCTCGTGATCAGAATCGAGATAAAAAATGTTCATGTGCAATTATAACTTACAGACTATTTTTTTGCAATTGAATTTGATTGTACCGCCCTAATGCAATATACCGAAGTAGTAACATATACGTTGACCATAACCTACGGCAGTATCTTAGTTATGATGCACTATTTGCAATCGAAACTTGGTGCGGGCTAAGGGAATCGAACCCTTGATCTCTCGTTGGCAACGAAAAGTTTTACCATTAAACTAAGCACGCGAATATGAATTAAGATAGTTGAAATAGCAAGGACGGAATCGAACCGCAACTACACCATGGCTTGATTATACCCGCTTCAATCAGGCGCTATCTTAAACTTGGCGGAAGTGGACGGATTCGAACCCTCTAACCCATTTCTGAATCAAACAGTTTTCAAGACTGTGCCGCTCTCCTAGACGGTAGCACTTCCATATTTGGTGCCCGGATAGAGAATCGAACTCTACACTTTTCCACTTGTAAGGAGGATGGCTTCACCAGCTGCAACTCTCCGGGCAATAATTCTATCTCACCTCATGTGGGCCCCGATCCGACGACCCCTATCCTATCGAATAGTGCTCTACCTCTGAGCTAATGTGATGATTTTATGAAACTTTCGTTTCAGTGATTGGTGGAATCTACGGGGTTCGAACCCGCCACAGGCGCCGCCTGCTACTCCAGATACTCAGTTCAATATGAAATTGTGCACCCAGGATTGAACTTTTCAACAGATCCCATAATATGGTGGACCGCTCAGGTCGCGAACCTGATGTAAGACTGACCGTGACGTTTTAAGCCACATAGCATTTAGCAGCCCGAATTCAAAAAGTAGGAATAAACCAATCCGGCATATTCCTGTTTGTCCATTTTGCAAGATGTTGCTTGTGAACATTGTAATACTTTCGGTATGCCTGTACAGGATCTTCGTCCCTTACATCATCTGGCATAGCCAATCTAAACGGTGTAATACCTTTAGATTCAATATTCGGTACAGGTAGAGACTGTATCACATTAAAAGCCTTATGATTTTCGCTGTGATCATATCTATACATATATTCGTAGTTGAGTTCTGTTGCCAGCTCTCTCAACCACAACCAATTATCTTGTGACTCCCTTGTCCAAATTGCACAAGGATGATTCTGATGCGTAATTTTATAGCCTGCATCAACGCCTGTCAATCTCACCGCTGTACTCAAAAGTTGAGCATATTCGGTAACCATTTTGACCACATGCCTGTCGACATGGGCCTTGGCGCATTCGTGTAAATCGTTATCTAGATAAAAGATATTCATTTTTCTTATTATTGGTGCCCCGGGAGGGATTCGAACCCACACTGTACGGTTTCTAAAACCGGTGCCTCCTACCTATTGCGCTACCTGGGCATTATTTCTTGACTGCAACCATAATTACGGCACAGCCTGATGTATTGTCTTCAAGGACCATGGAATGAATTTTCTTATGGTTAAATTCATAAACGTGATTTAGTGATACTACTGCTTCTTCATCTTCGGCAGTAATGATGCTTGTACCCTTCGGTAGTACCACGGGTATCACAAAAGTGCGCGGTTCAAACACATTGGGATCTAATAAGTCCGTATGTGGCTCAGCACCCTTGCACACGCTAAAATATACAAAATCCAGGCGGTTTTTGTCAACTCCCACAACGGTTGCGATCCGATCCATCAAAAGTGAATCGGCGCTGCTGACAGCATGGACCTGGAATTTCTTCGGTGTATTTGTTTTGTAACTCTGGAGCTTAATGCTTTCGGCATTAATCGCAATTTGTTCCGGGACATCAATAATACCGTGACAAACAATCTTATCCATAGATTACTTTCATTTTGGAGACTCTGGTGAGAATCGAACTCACTCTTTGAACTGTTTTGCAGACAGTTGCCTTCCCAATCGACCACAGAGCCATTGAATTTGATGGGTTGAACCGGGGAATCGAACCCTCGCCTACTGTTTCACAGACAGTCTTGCTACCACTACACTAGGAACAACATCGAAATTAAAAACAGGTTCGCAATTTATATCCTACCATTAGACGACAGTAGCGACCAACTCTACCGCTGGGATTCGAACCCAGATCTTCTTTTTTACAGAAAGATTATTATTTATTGCTGAAACGAACCTAAAGTCGAAATAAGTCAGGATGGGTGACTGATGGCCGGGAGTCGAACCCTATGTCACTGGCCCCAATGGCCTGGCCCGCAAAGTTTTGGCTGCGTGAATTGCTTGCTGCAATCATCCTTTAGAAATTTGGTTCCCATGGTCGGATTCGAACCGACACTGAACAGTGTTTGAAACTGCTGACTCTACCGATTGGCCTACATGGGCATCGAATACTTACTTGGCTGGTGCATCCGGAATGTTATCGCAAACACCAGTCTGAGTGCATCTATAATCGACACATTCTCTCAACTTTGGATCGGCCTGGCACTTCTTATCAAATTCGGCCTTTTCGACCTGAGCTGGCGTTGGTTCGCCGCAAGCTGTTAACCCTGCAATAAAACCAAGTGATAGAAGAACTGTAAAAATTACCTTTGTCATAATTATCTCCGTTGTGTAGTTTGTCTATTGGACAAACTATTTATGATGCTTTTCTTACTATTTTGAAAAATAGTAAAATCTAATATTGGCCGGCTAGGAACGACTCGAACGCTCAACCTTTGGTTTTGGAGACCACTGCGCTGCCAATTGCGCTACTAACCGAAATTATAGGTGCCGAGACTGGACTTAAAGATTACAGAAAGGGCCAGTCCGTCCGGCGGTTGCTGAAGTGCAGTAACCTTTCTTACTAAATTATGGCAGGGCGGGAGAGATTCGAACTCTCAACGTGCAATTTTGGAGACTGCTGTTTTACCAATTGAAACTACCGACCTATCGAAATTTGGCTCCGTGTGAACGATTCGAACGCTCCTCACCTGGTTAACAGCCAGGGGTACTCACCAAGAATACGAACACGGAATTATTTTATATTATGGAGCGGGCAGGGAGAATCGAACTCCGCGAGCTACGGTGTGGAAGACCGTTGTGCGCCCTTTGCACTAGTCAACCCGCCTTTAATTAATGCACCTCTTCCTCGGCCCTTATTCTTAGAGCCGTAGAATTCGGTTTGTGTATGGCAATTTGGACATAGAAGAGTTAAATTATCTTCGTTATTATTCCGGCTATTACCGTCAATATGTTCCAATTGTAATGTCAGGGATTTACCATTCCAGGTATTGCCTTGTCTACATGACTGGCAAGTGTCATTAAACTTTTCAAGAATATATCGCCTAATAAACGAACTAGTCTGTGTCTCACCCTTTAGGCCATTTTCTAATCCGTTTTTCCAACGATCTATATATTCATTATATTGATGTGTATGTTGGCACAGATGCCCACAGAATTTATTCTTCTTGTTGGAGGCTTTCTTTACACCAATTCCACAACAAAGGCAAACATAAATAGACATAACGCGATCTCCTGTTATGATTATTTATGATCGCGTGGTTATTCGTGCCACGCATTTATGAATCGGCGTCTGACTTCCGATACTTAAAGATAGCACCGGCATTTCATCCGGTTTGCATGATCAAGGCCTGGCTATCTATGTTATGTTCTTGCGGGGGCCGTAGCCCCCGGCTTGTTTAGACCGTTGCAGCGGACCAGATCATCAGGTTCGTACCTTCGGTCAGCTTGCGGTTGACGGAAGTCGACTGGACGAAGATGTCGTACTGGCCATGTGCACCAGGAGCAACCTTGCAGTCACCCACATGCGGGAGGCCGAGCATGTCACGAGCAGAGAAACCACTGTAGACAGAACCGGACTTCTTGTCACGGATTGCGATCTGCTTGTAGTCCTGGACCGTTTCGGTCTTGGCCAGCTGATAGAAAGCGCAACCCTTCGTGAACGTCACACCTTGTGCTTGCACGAAATCGCGAATTTGCACGCCGTCGTTCACAGCGTCGACGCGATACACGTCAACTTCCTGCGAAATGTCCACCAGTGCAGCCTTGACTTCTGCCACCGAAACCTTGCTCAGGTCGGTGTAGAACTTGTCAGTAGAGCCAACACCTGCGGAACGTGCAGCATAGAAGCCCTTGAACGCAGCCTTGGTAGACGCAGTCGAAGCAGCCATGCCGCGCTGGGTTTGCTCCCATTCCTGGATGTTGCCTGCGGGGATACCGTAGCGCACCAGTGTGGCTGCATCACCCTTCGGGACACGGAACACGAATGTCCAACGGTCGGTGGCTTGCAGTTGCTTGATCATTGCGCCGATCTGCGGACCGGAATACTTCACGCTGGCGTTCTCGCCACCGTCGGTAGTCACAAAGACCAGGAACGAAACTTCGGGATCAGCACCGTCCGGTGCAGCCTGCAGTTGCTCGATCAGGGAGCCAACAGCGTCGAACAGCGGCGTACCGCGGCCTTCTGCTGTGTAATCAGCCTCGGCAATGGGGGCCAGGGCGATGATCGAAGAATTCGAAACCACAGTACGAACATCGCTGGTGCGACCGTAACCGAGTTCAACAACCGACACGATAGTGTCGATGCCGTATGCCACGGCTTCTTCCTTGATAGCTGCGATGCTGTCGTTGTAATCACGTGCGGCGTGACGAGCAATACCGCTCATCGAGCCGGAGTGATCTCGGGCAAAGCCGAAGTAATTCTTCTTCATAAATGCCTTTCTGTGTGTACGTCACAATTAACGTTTACAGGACTAACTATATAAGTATGTCAAATTTTTGTCAACTGATTTTTATCAATTGATTTTTATGGTTCCGCCCCAGGGAATCGAACCCCGTCTACTTCCTTATCATGGAATTTGAATTTATTGCTGAACGTATCCTTGGCAGGATCACCTCGTTTAAGCATGCTACCGTTACATCAAAGCGGAATTGTTGGTGCCAGAATTAGATATACCGATAGCGATCGTCTTTCCAGCATAGAAAATGGAGCAAGATACGTGATATAATCTAGTGATTCGTACCCGGCACTGAATGGCGCCACGTCTAATCCAACGTATACGGCTATAAGACCAGTTAGTTACGCAGGGACACGGCATTGATTGGTGGGTTCGCCCAGCATCGAACTGGGATCTCGCTGCTTAAGAGGCAGGACTCTAGCCAATTGAGTTACAAACCCGTAACTTGTGATTTTGTTTCTATTCCTAATGCGGCAAATTGTGCCCTTATCTCGGTATTCACCATCGAATAATACTTTTTGGTATTGATTAAATGGCGGAGAAGCATGTGTCCGTCAATCTCTGGCGGTGTTTCATGATCCTCGATAGAAACGTTTGCGTAATGTTTCAACGCATTTGCATTGTTTCGGAACAGTAAATCAGTTCCAATTATGTCTGTCGACCAATGCATATTCAATTGCACTGATGGATTCTGGACATAATCATCTAGAAAATCTATAACATTGAAGTAAGACTTCATGTGTCCCACATTATCATGGGCATAGATACAATGCTTTCTTGATAGCCAGTTCGTAAACTGACTAACATCAAATTCGTGTTCTCCACCAATTACCTTCAAATAAGGTGTAGTTAGGTTCAGAGAATGATAGGGTACATCAGCAGATGTAAGGATTGCAGGAATAGATCCGCCCGAATCAGCGAATACAACAGTTTTCTTTGTTGTACCATTGGTATATAACTTCTCGTTCAGTATGTTTGCAATACCGAAGAAGGAATCACATACACCCATAATTCCGAGATAATTTGCAATGTAGACACCATGGTCTCTATTTGCATCTCTAATTGAAACTACGTTTACATGCTGACCTAGTTTATTGAAAAAGTGCTTCTTCCAAAAAACAAGAGTTCTTGCAATGCTCGAAGTAGTTGGGCCACCTAGGCCATTAAACTGAATAAAAGTGACAGGCGATCTATCGCTAAAGTCAAATCCTATTCCATTTTCATGAATAAAAACTTGATCTGTTGATCTTCCGTAATTAATAGTTTCCGATGTATATGACATCGACTATTTAGTACGGAAATTCATACCCGTATTCAGAAAGGTATCTTCGTGCCTTTCTCATAACTTCCTCACTAGGCTGAACTTTCTTAAATCCAGTCCTTAGAATATAGAAATCTTCGCAATCGTTGTCAAATAACTCTATGTAATATAAATCGCCGCTGGTTAAACCTGCATGCGAATTACATACAAATAATGCCTTCTTGGCATTCGATGCGATGCGTACAACTTCTTCGCATTCGCCCGAAAGCGACCAGTCATATCGATAATTATCAGATACGTCGATAAAAAAAGGTTTCATATCTTGGTACCCCTGACGGGATTCGAACCCGCCTGAGTAGGTTGAAAGCCTACGGACCTCACCAGAAGTCGACAGGGGCAGTGTTTGGTACCCTGTGGGGGATTCGAACCCCAGCCCTTTTGGGCATCACCTTGAAAGGGTGAGGACCGTTGCCAGCAGTCGACACAGGATATGGTAGCTCCAACAAGAATCGAACTTGTGAGACCCGGTTATCGGCCGAGGATTATACCACTTAATTATGGAGCCATTGATTGTTCGTATTGAATTAATTCCTGAATTATTTCGTCTCTATCAAAACTTCTTATGAAGTATGCATCTTCTGGGCTTATAGTACCCGGTTGATAATATCCGAATTTAATCAGAAAATCCATAGGAAGATGCCTAATCCTAAAATAGATATTATCTGTTCTAGGGATGTTATATTTCAGAGAGACATATAATTCGTCAATTTCATTCATAATATTTGGTTGCCACGGTCAGGATCGAACTGACGACTCTTGCCTTATCAAGACACTACTCTACCACTGAGTTACGCGGCAATAAATTCAAACGTGTTGCAGCTCATCTGCAATACGGACAGCTATTGTAGTCACTGTCAAAACTAGATTGATAAAAATAAGTTCCATTTTATTTCTTTGTTAGTTGGTCGGGGATGCAGGATTCGAACCTGCGACCTCTCACTTCCAAGGCGAGCCGTCTGACCTGACTGACAATAATCCCCGATATTAGATAGTGCTGCCGGCTTCCATAACCGGTGGAATCTCATTCCCTATATCTAACGTTTTTGGTGCCGGCTAGAGGAATCGAACCCCTGACCTTCTGACTACAAAACAGTTGCTCTACCTACTGAGCTAAACCGGCATAATAAATTCAGAGTACGCTTTTTTCACCAATTGAAAGTAGTTTAAATTTGCTGAATGTACTCTTTAGAAAGCATGGCGCCTCGTAGGGGAATCGAACCCCTTTGATCCGTTAGACAGACGGGCATAATAACCAGTATATGAACGAGGCAAAGATTTTAGTAATCGCTATAGATAATGTACCAGGATTCCTCTAATGGAGAAATTTCAATACGAATAAGCTGAGATCGCATTACACCAGAATAGCGAAAGATGTAATCTTTCTCGTATTGTGGCATGTATCCAGAAGCAGCTTCAATACTAAAGTTCTGTGCTTCTTTTCTAAATTCAGCTGACCAAGGTACTTTTCGTTCCATAGCTTTATTTTGATTTAATCAGTGTTCTTATTTTCAATTACAAGTTGAATTTTTAATTTGCTGAACGAACACTTTAGAATTGGATTTAATGAGAAGACTCGAACTTCCACTGCCGGCTTAAATCGCGTATGCTGGGTACCGGAGTGCTACCTAGAAAAACTTCGAGTAATAATTCTTGATATGTCTAGTTTACCTTTTCTTGCTCTCGACCTGTTCCGCACTTCCCGGACTCACAGTGTTTGGTTTTAAAGCCTACGCGATTGTTATCGATTACATTACTTGGATACGTTCAATACCTGTCCTTAAGACCGTACTAATTTTTCCATTACACTACATTAAAACTGGTGCCAAGGACTGGATTCGAACCAGTGACGCATAACTTTTCAGGCTACCGCTCTACCGCTGGAGCTACCCTGGCATGAAATTATTGGTGGACCGTAGCGGAGTCGAACCGCTTTCATCGACGTGCAAGGCCGAGGTAATATCCCGTATACGAACAGCCCAATAATTTTGGTGGACAATGCAAGAATCGAACTTGCACCTTGCCCCTATGCTATTAGGGACTTTCAAATCAGCTGCAGATCATATCCCCAGCTTGTCCAAATTGTCCAAATTGTTGTCCACCGACCGTCGGTGTGGACTCTAGAATGCTCTTGTGACTGCATTTCCAGGATTTGGTGGACACATTGGGGAATCGAACCCCAGACATCCTACTTGCAAGGCAGGCGTTCTCCCAACTGAACTAATGGCCCATGAAATTGGAGATAAGTGTGGCATATCGGTCGTTCCACAAGCTTTCGCATTACCCCTGCCTCTACTATCATCACCGGCGTGACTACCCTACTGGATGTAATGCACTTTACTTACTCCGCTACCTGCTTCCGCGGTAGCATATAACTATTTGCAGTTGCAATTTTGACATAACTATTTAGCTTTGTCAACTGGCTTTGCAACTACTTGAAAATGGTGGACCGTAATAGATTTGAACTACTGAAGCTCCTTGGAGCGCCGTCGTCAAATGACGGTGGGTTTGTCCGCTTCCCCTAACGGGTCCGTAAAATGGCGGGGCCTGATAGATTTGAACTACCGTGATCTTAAAGATAGTCGATTTTGGAGGTCGACCGGGTTCGCCCGCTTCCCTAAGTCCCCATTGATTGGTGTGTACTGAAGGAATCGAACCTCTTGCCTACCTCCCACCTTATTTAGGCCACTGTTTTACAGACAGCGAGCGGGGACAGCACACATATATTCATTGTAAGCACTTCTTACGAAATGCCTATGGTAAAGAACACAAAAATTATCACTTTTATGCTCTTTACCATCCGGTTCTGACTCTCCACGTTATCGCCGCAGATTTTATACCCCGAACACGCCCTTTTGCCGGATGTTTTTTACAGTGCCCGACGAGGAACTCGTTTCCTCATATTTCACACTTTCCAAACGTTGCCTCTATTACCAAGGTCAACAAAAAAGCCGCTTAGTTTCCTAGCGGCTTCCTCTTGTAAAAATTCTGGATACTTTTTATTTGTGTCCAGACTCCTTATAACAGGAAGCCATCCTAATCGGATCTTGGTCGAGATTACTCGCATTAAATCCGAACCAATAACCGGCGCAGATGCGTTCAGCGGTGTTCAACACCTCTGTATGCATTGTCGATTTAATGGACGAATTAAACATTTCGTAATCCAAAAATTAAGGTTAAGCTACTTTGCACGACACCAATTGTCATACAAGTTTATTTATCATCTAAGCCGCAAGTTTAACAGTTTATAGTTAATCTGTCAAGTAATCAAGTTATCTTCTGAAAACAGATATATCACTTGCGTACATTTATTTATCTTCTGCAAGTTTAACACTATTTCAAAACGGTGTCAATCTTGGCAGTTTTTGCAAGATTTGCGTTTAGCAACTCTGCATGTGACTAATTGTATGCTAATTTAGTTAAGGTGTCAAGCCCCAATCTTTTATGCTTGAATGTAAAGTTTTCTTCTGTCATCACCATAAACAGCACACGAAATTATTTATCAGGGAGACCGTATAGACCGGGGCGTATCGTCGTCGCAGTTGGCACTACGAAACTTTATCTATTGTTAACCCATATAGGCCTGTGATGGTTCTAATTTTGCGCTATATTTATATTAGTTGTCAAATGCACTCAAACGAGTGATCCGCCAAAAGTTGGAACTGTTTGTGTCGGATGATTTCGTTGCTGAATCGCCGATGTATAAGTTCCAGTGTAGGTATCAGGTATAACGCCTGCCGTTACTATATTGAGTGTTATTGTAATTGTCAAGACGGTAGCACTACCCGCAGCAGCATTCGCTACCATACTGATTGAATATGTACTTGCCGAGTAAACTCCACCGTCATTGGCTGTGAATAATGATACCGAACCTGTACCAATATTCGAGCCGCCAGTGCCCGGATTATTCACAGTACCACCTGATCCTGTTCTGAAATGACCCTGATCGTAAATGACAATTGTTCCAATGTTAGAAAACATTGTAGCCAAGGTATTATCTGCAACTGTACCGGCACTCTGACTTGGAGAAATTTGGATACGACCACCATAGAAGAAATAATTCGTCAATGCGGCTGCACTAGCGAAACTCACGGTTAAGGTGTGCGTCCATGTTCTAGGAGAAGTCCAACCAGTAGTAGATTTTGTTCCACCTGCAGGAGTTGTCAGCGAATACTGGCCTGCATTTCCACAGAAGATTGCAGCCAAATCAGTATTTGGGCTCCATGCAATAGCCGATGTCAACAAACTTGTATTCGGTATTCTCGAACCAAGATTCTGTTGGGCAGGGTTTGCTAATGGATCATACCGTGTTTGCAAATCCACACCTGCAACTCGATAATTAACAAGGCCGGCAGCATTGTTAGTCACATGCGGTGCAAAAAGGGTATCAAGATCGACACCCCCGGATTGAATATTGGCTGCCATTTATTTCGAGCCTTTGATTAATGCCATGACTTGCTTCATTTGATTTTGCAAGTCTTCGATAACTTTCTGTTGTTCCTGAACTTTCGCCGTTAGAATTGTTGCTAGCTTGCCGTAATCGATACCAGAAGCTTTACCTTCCGCATCTTTCCCAACAACTTCTGGATATACCTGTTCCATTTCTTCTGCTACGAATCCAAATTCATGAGCCTGATAATCTGTACGGTCGTATTCGCGTGGCTTCAAATCTGCAAATTTTGCAAGATAAGGTTTTCCGAGATTTTTAATCTTCTTCTTAACTCTCTTTGTGGAAGTTGAGTTAAATGTACCGGCAGTCATTGTTCCACTGATTGTCACAGAAGATGGCAATGACAAGGTAATAGCACCTGTACTTGCTGAAGATGTAATCTGATTGGCTGTTCCAGCTACCGAAAGAACACCCGTATTACCGATTGTTACATTTCCAGTTGCTCCCGAGACAGAAATTCCCGAACCAGCGATATTACTAAGGACTCCAGTATTCGAAATTGATGTTCCCGCAATATTGATACCGGTACCTGCTGTATAGGTTGCAGGACCGCCAAATTGAGAGAATACAATTGAAGTTACACCTACAGTAATTGTACCGGTTGTAGTTTGAACCCATTGAGTTCCAGCAAGAGTACCTTGCTGAACATAGACTGCATCACCTGCCTGAATTTCAGTCGAAGGGGAACCGTTGAAGTCCGTAGCACGAGTCATCACCCAGTTTGCTGTTGCCTGAGTAACGGTATAAATTCCGTTTTGAAGTTGTGTGGTTTGATCCTTAACCAATACACGATTGCCGATAACAGGAGTAATGCCACCAATAGATGGAATTGCACCAGTACCAGTTAATGTCGCACCGACTCCGCCGGAACCGTTGTTATAGGTTGCAGAAAGATTAGAACCATTTGTCGAAGTAACACATGCAGCATGGATTGTTAAACCAGATGCAATATCATCGACATATTGCTTAGTTACTGCACCGAGTGAATTTACAGGTGCAGCATTCAATATCAGATAACCAAGCATTGTATCACCGGCAACATTTACTGGTGTATATCCTAATGCGGTTGTGATATCAGGGTTTGTAACCGCAGAAGTTGCTGTTGTCAGCCCTTTTCCGTTAACTGTAATCCGTCTAAATGTGTCTGTTTGTGGCGAAACATTAACAGTTGCCAGCGTTATTGGGTTTGTGACGTTTGCCGATCCGTCAAAAGTGACAGACCATGTTGCATCACTAGTTGCAGAAATTGTTCTTGTGGTTTTAAGCGCAGATGCGGTTGTTGCATTACCCGAGAAATTACCAATAAAGATAGGCGAAGTTACCGATGTGGTAAAGATACCTGCATCGGCATTTACACTTCCAGAAATTACAGCAGTCGCACCATTTAATGAACCCGACGCTGTTACTGACGACGCGCTAAGGCTTCCTGAAAAAGAACCAGTTGCACCGGTTAACGGTGCAGTAATTGTTGCCGGACCATTAACGGTCAACGGACCCGAAACTGTTGTGGGGCCGAATTTAGCGTTACCATTAACTTCGAGTGTTGCTGTCGGTGTTAATGTCCCGATGCCTACATTTCCAGAAATCCTGGTATTGTTCCTAACATGCAATGTGCCGTCGATGTAGAAATCCATGTCGACTGCAGAATCTACGTTCTGATAAACGACAATACCGTCTTGTATCTTAATTCTTTGTGCCATGTGCGGATTACCCTATTCTTCCTATATTTATCTCAATAATTGGTTTATGATACGGCCATAAAAATAGGCTACCGAAGTAGCCTATTTAATTTTCATTAAACCAGGTTTATGCTGGTTCGACAATCATCCAAGCAACAACCGATGTATCAGATGCGCTTGACGATAGAATAGTAAACGAAGTACCTGCTGTTCTTGCCGAAACAACTAGGAATCCAGCAGTTCCACCAACAGATTGTGTTGTAAGGAAAATACGGCTATTTGCAGTAACCGAAGTATTTGAAACCACAACAGTTCCAGCTACCAAAGTCGCTACACCCATCTTAGCATTCGAACCTTCCTTAATACGAAGACCAGTACCAACGCGCTGGATCAATAGGTTACCGGTTGAATCGATACGAATCGATTCAGTAGTACCTGTCGAAATACCGACGCTGTTTGCAGCTGGAAGATACACACCGTTAGCAGGAGCAGTTGAACCAGTGACGTTAACAGTGGTTGCATGGAATGTACCAGACTGCGTCATTGCTGTGCCAGTAAATGCAATCGTGTTAACAGTATTGCCAGTACGTGTCATCGAGAATACAGGTGTAGAGCTGGCAAATGTATCATCGTCAACAGCGATGAAGAATGTACTAGAATTGTTAACACGAGTTTCCCAGACACGGTTATTAGCAGTTGCCGAAGTATTGACAATTGTCATTTCCGGGAATGTACCAGTGCCGATGTATGTACCAGACGATAGTGCCAGATTCGATGGAGCGGTACCAATGGTTGTCCAGGTAGGTGCCGATGTAGCATTCGAACGGAGATACTGACCATTGGTACCAACGTTTGCCGAACCGTTTAACGACCATACACCGTTGTTGTTGATACGGAATCTTTCATTACGTGTTGTACCATTGCCAGAAGTGAAGAAAATATCACCACCAGTTGGACCACCAGTTGATGTTCCGTTACCAGCGTTCAAGATTAGGTTACCACCAGTTCCACCTGCCGAACCTGCTGTCAATGTTAAGTTACCACCAGTCGATCCCGAACCTGCTGTAATGGAAATTGCGCCACCGGCAGCGGTTAATTGACCATTGGTACCCCGCATTGATATTAACTGCACCAGCGACTGTTGCCGGACCACTGAAGTTATCACCAACGCTACCGGCGTTAATCGTAAGGTTACCACCATTACCTGTACCGCCTGTCTGTGTACCTGCCGAGATTGTTACTGCACCACCGTTTGCGGTTGTCACCGACACACTTGTTACTGTACCGGTACCTGGCGGAGACGCCCATGTACCCGAACTTCTAAATTTTAATGAATTTGCAGTGGTATCAAACCACACATCACCGTTAACAACAGTGTATGATCCTATCCAGTCTTACCTAATTTGAAATAAGGTACACTCGTACCTTTAGCATTGATTGTTACTGACATAGCCCTCCTGTTCAGGTGTTACCCTGTCTGATTCCCATCAGTCTAGTGCTTGCTCGTTATTTATCCAGAAATATGAATGTATCAGTTGATAAATAATAGAAACGAGGATTAGTAGAATGCCAAGAATTTCTCTTTGGAATCCTGTAAAAGGTGATGACTTCAATTATATCGACAGAGCTGTGGGCGAAGGCCTTAGAATTGCCGGCGACGGTGTTCTAGTTCATATGTATGAAGGTCCGACCACAGATGCAAATGGTAATACTGATACAAATCTAACTACAATTCAAGATGTGTTGTTTCTAACAAACAACAATCGAAAATATAATCCTAATGTTATCGAACTACGTGGGCATCATGTTCCACAGGACGTGAACTACGACTTATCGCAATTTGGTATTTTTCTAAGTTCTGATATGATTCGCATTCAGTTTCATTTTAACGATATGATGGATGCACTTGGTAGAAAACTTATTGCTGGCGATGTTCTCGAATTTCCTAGCATGAGAGATAAGCCAATTTTTGATAATGCTGTCGGAATTAACAAATATTATGTCGTTCAAGATGCACTCTATGCCGCAGGTGGATACGGACAAAAATGGTTCCCACATATTTGGCTTATTCGTGCAAAACAGATGACTGCATCTGTAGAGTTCCAAGAAATTATCGATCAAGCTTCTACAGGCCAAACTGCTGGCGGTGTTGGTCAAGGTATTGGTGTTATGCCACCTGGATTTACAGATACGGCAGACAATCAAGGTAACCCAGGATTAGGATGTAACCCGAATATTAAAAACTCACTCGACCTATTTTGCCAGATTATCAAGATTACTGATGAGATTGTTGCTGAGGCGGAAAAGAATGCCTTCTTCGATCCTAAGTTCTTCGAAAGTTCTAATCTATACATTTACCTCGATGAAAAAGGCTATCCAATCATCGGTAGTAATTATTTCAGTGGTGACGGTGCCCCACCAAACTGGTCGCCAGATTTAAATCAGGACTTGACACCAGGTGGTCCACTTGTTGGTGCAGGTGTTGCTTTTCCACCAGATATGCAAGATGAAGAATATTACCTTCGCCTGGATTATTATCCGGAACGTTTGTTCCAAAAGCAAGGAAACTGCTACAAACTTATCGAGGTAAATGTTTTGAAAATCTGGACTGCTTACAACCGTGTTCTCGATACCTTTATCGACAATAATAGAGATACTGTTCTTTCCGACGGCACCGTTCTTCCAGAAAAACAAGCTCTTTCACAAGTGGTTAAACAGAAAGTTGACCTGTACGCGGAAAGAAAGGCTAAGGTACTTTCTGATGAAGCTGCAAGACAAGCGGTTGCAGATCAACGTGCTGCACTTCGTGGCAATAGTTCAAATACAGGTTCACCAGGTGTTGGCTCAGGCGGTACAGGTGGCTTACCAGGATAATAAATGGATTTTTTCTACGACGGCCAAGTAAGGCGCTACCTAGTGCAATTCATGAGAATCTTTTCTGATATTAAGATCAGAAACGGTCCAGATTCCAACGGCCTATATACCATTCAACGAGTTCCAATTATGTACGGTGATCCATCGTATATGGTCGCACAACTCATCAAGGGTGCTAGTGAAAACACTATGCTCCCATCGCCTATCTTTAGTGCATACATCGATAATATTAAGATGGCGCCGAAGCGCAGACAAGATACGCAATATGTTGGTAAGATCTCTACAGTAGAAAGAGAGTTTGATAAACTTACAAGTGAATACGGACATGGCCCGGGTGTCAGACAAGATGTTGAAAGATACATGCCAGTTCCCTACGACTTGACTTTTAAACTCGATTGCTGGACAACTAATGTGACCACAAAGTTACAGATCATGGAACAGATTTGCACAATCTTCAATCCATCGATTCAGCTTCAACAGAATAGTAATATCCTTGACTGGACAAGTATTTTTGAAGTTTGGCTCGAAGATGTAACTTGGACAAATAGATCTATTCCACAAGGAAGCGATGATGTTCGCGATGTTATATCATTTAAGTTCAAAATTGAAGCATGGATTAATCCGCCTGCGAAACTCAAGAGAAGCGGACTTATTGCAGAAATTGTTACAAACGTTTTCAATGTCGCAGACGTAGCCGGTATTGAAAAATCATTGCGTCCTGACGAGTATGATCCATTCAGAGAATGTCTTGGCGGCATTCCAATTCAGATTGTTACTACCGAAGGTAATTACAAAATTTCTGTTGCGATGAATGCAGGTGTTCAGGAAATTACACTTCTAAATGAATGGGGACAAGTGGATCCAGCACTGAGCTGGGAAAGTCTAATACAGAAATACGGGCAAATAACGCCTGAAATTACAAAGATTCGTTTAAAGCTTGACCCGAACCTAGACGTTAGCGACAGTGACATTATTGGCGGAATTTTGCAGGATCCCGCACGACAGAACGTATTATTCTTTAACCCTGACGTCGACACTTTACCGCCAAACACAATGCCACCTATCACCAGCATCATCGATCCTAAGGAAGTTGTACCAGGTGATGGTTTACCTATGCCTATTCCAGGACAACGTTATCTTCTTACCTCACACGACAGTGCCGGGGAAGAACCTGCAATCCCACCGGGTGTTCCAACAAGCCCATGGGGTTCATCAATTGTTGCCTATCCCAACGATATCATTGAATTTAATGGAATTACCTGGGTCGTTGCTTTCGATTCAAGAAATTCTGTCGGAAACAATTATGTCGTAAATAATGAAAACGGTTCTCAGTATACCTTCAATGGTGAAGACTGGACATACACATACTTCGGTACCTATGCTCCGGGTTATTGGAGAATCGATAACATTATTCAGGCACCAGATGGAACCACAATCAACAACTACGAATAATATCCTACCAGACAAAATCGGCGTAGGAACTATTTTCGTATCCACCAAGACCAATAGAGTTCTTTTAAACCTCAGAGCACCACATAAGACACACTCGATGTGTTGGTCGCTCTGGGGTGGAATGATGGAAGATGGTGAAAACCCTAAAGAAGCATTACTTCGTGAACTTAGCGAAGAAATGGGGTTTGTCCCGGATATTGAAAAAATCTATCCCTTTGATGTATATCAAAGTAAAGATAAGCATTTCAAATACTACAGCTTCGTATCAATTGTAGAAGAAGAATTTGTTCCTATTCTAAATATAGAGAGCTGTGGTTACTGTTGGATCGACCTTGGGCAATGGCCTAAACCAATGCACCAAGGCGCTAAGATTAGTTTCTGTAATCTTCGTGCTACAGAAAAAATTAAGATGATATTAACTCAGCATCAAATTAGTGTCTAATTTCAAAGACAACTTCAAAATCCTCACAATCATAGAACATCTGTGGTGTGAGGTTTTTCTTTTCTTAATTAATTCTTCAAAGTTTGAGAAACTTGTGTAATAATCGGGTTCAGCCATTAATGCTGTCCTGACAAGTTCGACGCAACTTAAAGCATTATCATTTTTCAAATCGAATAGATTATCGTAAGGCTTACCAACTTCTGATTTAGCCTTGACAAGAATTGCTGTCCAGTCATCGATCTCCATGTTCTTTGGTTTTAGAAGAACAACAGAATTACAATCGAAAACTTTATCAAACGGTGTGTATTCAACACCAACACCAATGGCTTCAACAATTCTAAAGTCTGCATCACTTTTTACTTCATCTTCTGCATTCATAAATGCATGAGACCAATAACTCCATTTTCCGGATAATACAAAATTGGCAAAGGAAATCATATATGTCGAAAGATGATTATTACGACGCGAAAGCATAATGTAATAATTTCCTTTGAGCATTGTCCTAATTTCATCTTGTTCACTTGATGTAAGTGTATTCTTCGGTGCCCAATGAATCTTACCGAGGCCTTCAATAACTTCAATCCAAATTCTTTTAAAGATATTCATTTTATTCTCCGTAAATCTTTGGCCAACCACTCATTACATCTATACTCATTGGATCTGAACTTGCCAATGCTGCTTGTCTTTTCTGCTCAGCAACTGCGTGAATTGTCACATCGGATGTGACAGCGGCTTGGAATACCTGTGCTGCAAGAGTAGGAGTCATATTCACAAAATCACCCGACATTGTTTTCCACATAAGATTGGCTGGTAAATTCTGTCCAATCATAACTAGACCAATCTGCTGTGTTCTAGAAAATGTGTCAGGGTGGTACCAGTAGTTTCCTACCTTATAACCACCCTCGGTCTTTCTCCTATCACGTTCATTCTTAATTTGTTCCCACATGAAATCTTTTTGCTCTTGAAGGATCAAGGCTGCATAGGTTTCGGAATCGGGTGTATTAATCTGATTTGTTTCGGTAAAGATCCATTTTGCAGGACCGATTTCCATTGCAAATTCTTCATTATCGAAAATAGGATCTATAATCCAATTAGAATCATTTACAATATCCGGAAATGAATCAGTGCTGGATCATTCGAGTGTAATCTTGTTAAATGCTCTACTCATTAATAGGCCTCTATGGTATGATAGTATTTGGTAACTGTACTTGTGGCACCATTCTGAGTACAGGTGATTAATAATGTCTGGGCGGTTGTGCTATTCACTGCCGAGGTGCCAGAAATTGCAGGCCCGGTAGCAATCTTGGTAGAAATTTGCCGCAGGAATGGAAAGATAACATAGGTAAAGGCCAATTAGGCAAACCTAAGAAAAAAGGCAATACAAGTAGTTTCAAAGGAAAATCTCATTCCGAGGAATTTAAGAAAGAAATGAGTAATCGCAGGAAGGGTGTTGCCGCAAGGACGGGTATCCCTTTTTCAGACGAAACTAAAAAGATGATGTCCGAAAATAGAAAAGGTAAATCTAAACAACCATGGTCTGAGGAGCGTAAGGAAGCAAGAAGAAGACTCCTATTAGACAAAAAGAATAGTCAAGAAAAAAGCCCCTAATTTAGGGGCTTTTTCATTTTTACGAACTACGCTTGTAGCACCATTAAATCTGGAGTCGATTTAATAGAACTTGAGTGTCGAGCTGTCGATACCAACCTTCGAGAGATAGTCGGCCGCGTTACCGAACGAGTTAGCGGTGTTGGTAAGTTCCAAGTAACCGTAACGTGTCATGAACGAAACAACTGGTTCGAAAGTCTGTGGATCCATAACTGGACCAACGCTCATCAATGGGATGTATGGGCAGTAATAAGCTGCTGCGTCGGTTTCGGTAGGTCCCTTGTAACCCAAGAGAACTGGATCGCTGTCGCCTGCGTACTGGTTAACGTAGACGCGCATTGTGCTGTTCAAAGTACCAACGAACTTGGTGTTAGTTGGAGCTTCGAAAGTACCTTCAGTGGTACGTGCGAACGACGAAGTTGTTGCAGACTGAAGAATTGTCAACGCTGTTGGCGAAACAACTGCCCAGTTAGCAGCACCACGACGTGTACGTGCAGCGATCAAGTTAGCTTGCTGGTTGATCATAACTGCAAGAGCAGCCATTTCATCACCAACATAGGTTGCTGTACCAGATACAGCGGCTTGATTAAATGTAGTTGGAGCGACAGGAACCAATGCACCCAACTTGAAGAGCATTTCCTGGTCGATTTCAACTGTGATTTCTTGTGCAAGAGCTTGCATGATTTCGGCTTCAATGTCGATACCATGGATTGCGTTAGCATCTTGGGCCGCTTCGAAGGTCCAGCGAGCCGACAACCTACGTGTCTTAGCTTCGACGGTTTCCTTCAAGATCTGGATGCTCATCTTGTTACCTGGAACGCCTTCAAGACGTGCGGTAGATGCTGCACCTGGATCTGCAACTACTTCGTTACCCGAATATGCTTTCGCAATTTCGAATGGACCAAGAGCTTCAGTACCAGCGGTTACACCAGCTGCGGTGTTAGCATAGCGAACACGCAAAGTGTGGATTTGGCCGACTGGACCAGTCATTGGCTGAACGCCCATGATTTCGTTAGCGATAACGGTTGGCATAACACGTCTGATCAACGGAAGCATTACCTTGTTGAGTACAGCGATGTTACCTGCTTGGGTTGCGCCAGCGGTTGCCGATTCAGCCAAGTAACGGCGTGTATTTTCGAACACGACGTCCATTGCTTGACGGCGAGTACCGTTAAGGCCTTCTAGAAGGGCTTCTTTTGTTGCGCCCCAGTTTGATTCAAATAGCTTAGTTGCCATTGTATTTCTCCTAATTATTTTCTAATTCCGGCTAAGGACAAAATATGTTTCAATTCTGAGGACTCATCAGTTCCCTCAATTTGAGCGACCTTCGCTCTGTTACCTGTATTGGCTGACAATGTTGCCTCGTTCAACTGTGTCTTGTTAGACGCAGGTTTACGTTCAGCGGCTTCACTGAGAACGCTTGGTAGATACTTGTTGTATGCACCTTGCAAATTCTTTGTCTGTACCGATTCAAGCAATTCTTTCATTACCTCTTTCTTGTCCTTAGACAATGGAGCAAGTAATTCGTTCATAACTTTCTGTCTTTCGACTAGATCTTGAGTTGCTTTCAACTTGGTGTCGAGACCTTCCATCAAGTTCTTGTTCTTCTTAACCGATTCGTTAAGAGTTGCAAGTTCCTTGTTCTTAGATTCCAATACCTTCTGAAGCTTCTTAAGCTCTGTACCTTCATTGAGATACGAAGTCATGAATTCAGCTGCAACACTTTCAAAGATCTTACGACCGAAATCGTTTTCACGGGCAACACGAATGTCTTCCTTGAACTGACCAATTTCAGAACGCAAAGTCTTTTCGATGTTCGACTCGACGATCTGAGCTGCACGCTTGATAAACTGTGCCTTTGTTTCTTGTAGCTTCTGCTTGCCTTCTGCAACCATTTTGACTTTCTGTTCCACGAGGGACTTCTTGTCTGCACGGAACTCGCGAATTTCTTCTGCAAGTTGCTTCAAAAGGAAGTTTTCCAACTTTCTGAAGTTTTCCTTCATTGCGACCTTTTCGTCGCGGAATTCCTTCATTTCCTTAGCTACGGCTTCTGTGATGAACTTGTTTAGCATTCCAGTGTGTTCAACGAGCTTGCTTTTGTAAGCAATTCGTTCTGCGACAAGTTTTCTCTTGTCTTCGGCGAATTCTTCGAGTTCAACGCGGACTTTGTCTGTCAAGAAACGATCCATTGACTCAACAATGACACCCTTGTCGTGTTCGAATCTACGAGCAAATTCCTCACGGAGTGTTGCTGCAACTTCTTCACGAGCTTCAGATAGTCTTGCTTCCCACAAACCAACAATCTGGTTACGGGCGTCTTCGGACAGTCCAACGCTTTCACTCAAGATCTCATCAATTTTCTTTGCCATCTTGAGTTCTCCTAAATTTTTAACTCTTGAATAAATCTCTGAATGTCTTTCATGAGTTGTTTCTGAGCTGCTGCTTCAGTCAATGCTTCCCTTGCGGTGGTAATGATTCTGCTGCCGCCCTTCATATTGAAAAGACTTTCATATATCGTTCTAGGGAACGCATTCGGAGCACTTGGTTGTGCAACAATGTCGACAGTAATAATTTCGAAATCCGAAACAGTACCATCGTCATTTACGTTTCCAGAACCACGGGATGAAACGCCCAACTTTGCGCCCGATAGCAATAGTGTCTTTACAATATTGCCCACCGGAGTTGGAACGATTTTCAACTTACCGTATCCATCAGCGCCATCCATCCACATTTCTGTGATTAGATGACTTACGCGGTCAAGGTTAATAGAAAGTTCTTCAGGGTGATCAAGTTCACCCATAACCGACTGACCTACGTTTAATTTTTCGGTAATAGAGTTAACAGCCCTGGCAATTTCTCGAACAGGATACACGCGCTGGTTTTGGTTTCTTACGTCACCCTGAATAAAGATACCCTTCATGCAGAGATCTTTACCGCCAGTCTTGTTATCCTCTTCGAGCAATTGGACGTGTGCCTTGTCGAACGACAGATACTCGTACAGTTTATTTGCCATAACTTCTATCTATCCTTAAGATGGCTTCTTGGTTAGAGGAGACTTAGTGAAACCTGGGCCTGCTGCCTTACCGCCGGTATACTTGGCAGTTGTGTCAGCCTTGATGCCTGATTTCTTTGGTTCAACCTTAACGTTATCGGTAGGGGTGTCATCTTTAGCAGAGTCACCATTGTACTTGCCGTATTCACCGCCTGTACCACCGTTACCACCAATCTTAGTTGGCTTTCCACCGTAATCCTTGCGAGCTGGGATATTGGTATAAGGAGACTTGTCTTGTTCAGCACCTAGCGGAGTATTCTTCCCGGTACCAACTAGACCTGCCTTACCCTTTTGACCGGTATCAGCAACCTTTTGCAAGAATTGGGTTTCTTCATCAACCTTCTTGTCTTTCTTCTTGTCTTTTGCCTGTGGAGCAACTTCAAGTTTCTTGTCTTTCTTCTTTTCGTGCATGACTGCTACGACTTCACCAACGACTTGTTCTTGTCCACCCATATCAGGTGCACCGCCCATATCGCCCATTCCGCCGTCGCCGAATTCGTCTTCGATGCCACTCATTTCATCGCCTAGATCAGCGTGTTGTGGTTCCATCATTTCTTCGCCCATAAGTGCGTCGAATTCTGCACGTAGTTCAGCTAGTTGAGACTCTAGGTCTTCGACGCGATCTTCCACGCTGCCGTCGCCCATACCATCATCTTCGCCGCCGAAAGCGTCATCGCCGCCTTCTTCATCATCTGCTTCGCCGTCATCTTCGCTATCGTCAGATCCAGCTTCGCCGTCGTTTTCTTCGTCAGCGTCTACTTCGTCTTTATCAGCACCGATTTCATCAGTAAAGTCTTTATTTGGTTCACCACCAACTTCATCGCTTTCTGTAAGCTCTTCATCGTCATCTTTGACTTCGTCTTCGTCGACGATGCTTTCATAGATGGTTCGTGCTTTTTCTACAATGATTTGATGGAGAAGTTCAGCTGCCTGGTCTGAATCTTCGCTAAGTAGCAAATCCAGTACCTTTTCAAGCTTCTGTTGTTGTGACATGCCCAATCTCTCCTTGATCAGTTAAAGTTCCAATTACTACTTTAGTAGTATTCTAGGTATTTAACGCGAGAGATGGGATTAGTGGTGGAAATGGGTCAGAAAGACGCCATTTTGGGATTTTGATCGTTCTAATGATTATTTAGTGACGGCTGAACTGAGATAAAAATCCGCTTTATAGGCCGCCAGGTGCACCAGCTGCAGGTTCTGCAGAAACACCGTACATATCAGGAAGGAAATCAAGATGCTGAGCTTTTTCATATTTTTCGGCATCTCTTGACTTACGAAGTTTCTGCAAATGTGTCATAGTCAGGCGTGGACGACGGGTGTCATCCATTTTCGCCTGGCCAAGTTTATCGTCGGCTGGATCGTAAAATTCAACTAAGAGGTCTTTTGCTTTCATACCTGTATTTACCTATTACTAGCCGCCAAAGCCGTTGACTTCATCGTCTGATACTTCACCTGGAGTTTCTCCGCCGGGCAATTCTTCATCTTCTGGAGACATATTGTCAATGCCAGAACTTGTAATACCGACATCAGAAAGTCCAGTAGGTGCTGATCCACCAACACCTGGTGCTCCACCGCCACCCAATCCTGCATCAGGTGCAAAGGTCTTGGTAAGTCTGCTACGCTCTTCCTTCCACATACGCTCGTTCTTTTCAAGCTGTGCTTCTGTCCATCCCAAATATTCGATAAGAATAAATCTCTTCGAAACATAAGGAACATCCATTAGAGCAGTGAAAGTATTAATTCTTGCAGAATCGAGTTCTAGTTGACGATATTCAGAGAACGATTGCGGAGGTGTAAATTCAATGTCGAACAAACTGTTGTCGATAGAAACACCACGATGCTTCAAGAACAACTTGAATTCCATATCCAATGGCTCGATAACTTGTTGCTGATAACGAGAAACAACTTTAGCGAAACGGAATTCCTGAATAAATGCCGAACCCACACGACCGTCATTAACGGTTGCTGTTCCGTCTTCCGGACCTGTCGGAAGATACGAGCTTGGAACACCAAGCGCACGAAGCATCTTGTTATTGAAATAACGCAAGTCATCAATATCACCAAGATTTTCACCGCCCGGTAGAACTTCAACTTTGGAACCACGGCCTTCACTGGTTACAGCAAAGAAGTAGTCTTCAAGAATCGACATTGGATTATATGTAGAATCTACAACGTTTGCACCGCCGCCAGTTCTGCTAGGAATACGTTTCTGTTGAACTTCATAACGAATACGTTCTAGGTATTGCGATGCCTTGTTAGGTGGCATGGTACCGACGTCAATGAAGAAAACACGACGTTCAGGTGCACGGTGAACACGATAGATAAGAATCGCATCTTCTAACAATTCCTTCTGTTTGTAAACCTTATAGATTTGTTCCAGAATACTTAGACCAAAAGGCCAAGCTGCATTCATACCATCAGTGAGAGATAGTTGGACAATGTGTTCAGCATCTACTGCCAAGGCGCCACCGTCCTGATAGTTCGCTGTTCCGGCTCCACCGTAACCACCAGAAATGTAATTCATATTACCTTGCATTGGCGGCGAAAACACGACACTGTTGGATCCAAATGCTTCATTTGAAACTTTGTTAAGTTGGTTTGTGGCAACCATACTCTTAACATTTAGGTCTACATCCTTAATGAAATAGCTTTCAATTTTCTTACCATCGCTTTCGTTAACGATAACCTTTTCGACCTTAGCCGGGTCAACCCAATAAAGTTCGAATGTTTCAGGATCGCGAATGAAAAACTGATCACCGTACTGTAATGTCGATCTAAACATTCTCCATAGACGTTTGGTTAGTTTATTCAATCTAACCCATTGTCCTAGAGATTTTTCTAGAATCTGAATTTCAGATGGTGTAGGATCATCATTATATTTGATAACCAATGGCAATTGAGTTGTTTCGTCGTTTTCTGTTCCAAAGTCGGCAATAGTATCTAACGCCGCGCTGATTTCATGATCGAAATTCATCTGATCATAAACAGAATATCTTTGCAGACGATCCGGCGGACCAGAATATACTTCCGGTAGCCAGTTACTATACTTCGCTGTCGAAGCATATGCAGAGGTACTATCAACAGTTCTTTGTGCAGCCGGAAGAACTGAGTTTACAGGACGAAACATTTTCTTCCAAGTCATTTTACTCTCCTGTTTTGTGCTTCACGTCGAGCAGCCGACCACGGCTGACCTTTCTTAGTTTCAGAAATCTTTTGATTTCTTCCATCATCGATTCTTCCCATATTTGCCTTTCTAATATTTTCGGCATGCTCTGCAGACTTTTTCTTTCTGTAGTTTTTCTTCTGTTCTTCGGTCCTAATCTTGCCAGAATTTCCTTTAGAGATTTTTATTCTAGATTCGATACTTAATTTCTTTCCTAGCATACCCCTAGGACTCGCATGACCGCCATGTATCTTATTTTCAAGTATTCCAGTTCCATCAATCTTTAAACCATAAAATTCAGTAAGTTCTCGTTCGATACAAAGCGCTTCCTGTTCGGTAAGATTAAATTTAATTATTTCAATCTGAGATTTATCTTTAGGAACCCTTTGTCCACGGTGTAAATCATAAGCTCTATTACCGTGACCCATACCGATATAATATGGCTGTCCATTTTCCATATATCGATAAACATAATAGCTCATTGGTTTCTCGTATATCTCAAAATATCCTTGTTAACGGCAAGCAAGCCATTAATACCAAGAAGAATTTGTTCCTGTAACAACCCTTGATAATTGAGTAGACTATTTATGTCAGTGTTACGGGCGGCTTTCTCAAGACTTGATCCAGGTTGCGACGATGGAATACTTGCAGCCATTTCAGTATTTGTCGAAGGCTGTTCTTCCTTGGGTGCATTTCCTGCCGATGGACTATCGATTGTAGAACGCATCGGTGTTTTCGGAACTGTAACAACTTTCTCTAGTGTCGACTGTTTTGCCTGAGCAGGAGGTGTTACTACAACCACTGTAGGTTGTTGTGTCTGAGGTTGTGGTGTAGGTTTTGTATTTTGTTTATCTACTCTTGCCTTACGTTCTTCGTCAGCCTTGGCTTCTTGTTCTTCTAACTTTCTGCGACCCTCAATTCGATCTCTCGCATCGGAACCAATTGATCCCGGAATATAGGAAAGAAGTTTATCGATTGCTTGGAAAACAAAATCGAACAATTTTGTTACAAATTCAAATTTACTTAGAATTTTATTAAGTTGAGTTCCAATCATGTAACCAATGTCGAAAGCACCCCATAGGGCCCCAAGTACACCAAGGAAACGGCCTGCAAAGCCGAGAACTTTTCCTAAGAAGGCACCTAGGTCTGCAAGGATAGGTCCAACTCTAGAAAGTAAACCTTCAAACAATGTTCCGATACTTCCAAAGAATTTAGAAAACACATTCTTAATCCAGGATCCAGCAGCAACAATACCATCGACGATTGCCGAAAATGCATTCTTAAACCAAGTGCCGATATTAGAACCTATCCCGGTAATTGCATTCTTAAGCCATGTACCAGCAGAAACAATTCCATCACCCACTGCTGAAATCTTGGATAGAATATTTGCCCATAGGTTAGTTAGCTTTGTGCCCATTCCGGAAAACGCAGAAGAAATAAATTCTCCGGCGGCCATAAACGGTCGTTTAATAAATCCAAAAATTGCTTTCGCACCATTTGCAATTCCGGAACCAAGACTCTTAAATGCTCGAGTAACTACACCCTTACCATTTAATAATTTCGAAGTAATAGCATCAAATTTTCTAATTGCCAAAGTTACCGATGCAATTAGACCAGTTGCAATAACACCGACACCAATCCAGCTTCTTGTCTCACCATTAATTTTACCAATGACACCATAGATAGCATCATTGAGTAATTTCATTGCACCGGTTACAGCGTTAACTTGAGATTCGAGTGGGAAGAATGCTGCTTGAAGACTTGCTGTAAACTTTTCAACCTGAGTTTGCAGGCCGGCAATAGTTGCTTCAGTCTTGGTTGCACTATCCTGTTGTTTTTCGGTTGCATTAGAAACACCACGAGCTTGTTGTTGCAAACCATTAATGAGTTCCAACGATGCCTGGGCTGATTGATTTCCGGCTGCTAATTGACTTTGCAGGGCAGAAATAGTTCCCGGTGAAATTCCTTTAAGAAGAGAATCTAATCTTTTCTGAGCTTCTGTAGGATCCAGGTATCTAGCATCTTTTGCAAGTCTACCGAGTTGATTTGCTAAGTCACCAAGACCAGCGTGTTGCAAATCTTTATAGGCCTGAGTAAAGACTGGATCGATTGCGGCAGCCATTTGCTGGAATACCTTACCAACACTTTGATCTTTAAATCCAGCAGTAAATTCCGCCACTCTTTTTGCCGCTTCTTCACCGTAGGTTGCTGCAACCAATGTTGAATCAGCCGAGCGAGCGTTCGCCTTCATATTCTCTTGAAGTTGCTGTCTGCTCAATCCGACAGTCTGCGACAACTTGTTTAAATCGGCACCCAATTTAATTGCATCGGCCGCAAGGGAATCCGCAGACTTGCCACGAATATCTGAATAGCCAGATTCGGCCTCCATCAAAGTTCCGAGCAATTCTGCCTGTTGTTCTGAACTGTAGCCAAGGGCTATCAGTTTCGTATTGGTCATTGAAAGAGTTTTACCAAACTTTGCAACACCGACTGCATTAACAGTGGTCGAATATTTTTCCATTACCTTCTGTAAAGTTTCAAGACGCAGACCAGTTTGATTGACAAGCTTGTTTAGCATATCAAATCCACTGGTAGTTTCATCCTGACCATTTAATACATTAATACCGGATTTATATAGGGAATCGTATACATCGAGATAGGCAGACTCGGCTTTAAAAACCTTTGTGCCAATTGCTGCCAAGTTTCCAAGAGCGAAGTTAACTCGATCGTTGAAAAGTTTATCTTTCTTTTCCCTTTCTCTTTTTTGCTTCTCAGCCTTTTCGTCGTCTTTGGCACGCTTCTGCTGCTTTTCGCCTTCCTTATTAGCTTTCGCTAAATTCTTAATGTATTCATCAAGACCCTTGTTGACTTTATCAACATCGTCGGCAGAAAGGCCGTTACCTTTAGAGGTAGCAGACTTTATGAGTTGAGCAAGGGATTTTGTTTGAACATCGAGACTCTTTCTAAGATACATCTCAATGTGTTCCGCTGTATCCTGAGTAGCCCACGGCGGAAGCCCGTTAAGGGCATCGGTAAAAGCGCCTTCTGCAGCGCCTGTTATGAATACTGAATTATCAGCCATAGATTTTCTTGATTAAGTACCGTGATAAATAAGCGAAACAATATCAAATACTATTTATCAAAGTATTTTCAGGAGAATTATGGACAGACCAATGACACAAATGCCACAGGCACCTGCAGCAAGAGCAAATCCTCTATCGCAGTTCTTCAGATCTGTGAAAATGTATATTTCGCTACCAAGCGGAAGCGCCTATTACGGACCCGGCGTTGTTAACCTAACTGCATCTGGTGAAGTCGGTGTTATGGCAATGACCGGCAAAGACGAAATTGCACTAAAGAATCCAGATGGATTGCTAAACGGCGAAGCCTTGATTGAGGTTATAACGAGTTGTGTTCCGAATGTAATCAATCCACGAGCATTGCTCGCAAACGATATTGATGCAATCATTACTGCAATTCGATATGCAACTTACAACGATACTCTCGAAACAGAGTTAATCTGCCCTAACTGCAAGGCCGAAAATACGTTTAAGGTCGATATGCAACAAGCGCTCGATCATATGGAATTCCTTGATCCAGAATACATTGTGGATCTTGAGAGCGGATTGAGTGTTTTTGTAAAACCTTATGCCTTCCCCGAAATTCTAAAGGGTTTGCATATCCAACTTGAAAACGCAAAAATCGGTCGTGCTATCGATAGCCAACAACTTACCGACGAACAGCGTTCAGCAATGTTTGGCAAGGCCTTCAAAGAAATTGCAACCACAAAGTTCGAATTGCTAACTACGGCTATCGTTAAGATTCAGAAAGAATCGGATGGGCTTGAAGTTACTGACAAGAAATTCATCAAAGAATTCCTAGTAAACATCGATAAGAAGGATGTTGATAAAATTCACGACCTTATTGAAAAGATTAATCAGATTGGTATCAAAAGAACTTTCCAAGCTAAATGCTCGGCTTGCGAACACGAATGGGAAAGTGACATTGACTTCAATCCAGTAAATTTTTCCTGAGGTCCTTAATTACTTTACCAGCCGAGAAATTAAGAGACCTGATCGATTCCTACATTAAGGATGGTATCAGTCTTAAAGAGCAAATCTCTGACCTCATATACCACATGGAAGGCGGCATTGAATTCAATTCTGCCTGGGGTATGAGTTTCGAGGACAGAGAGATTGCAGTAAGGATTATAAACAAGAGACTCAAAGAACAGAACCCAGGTGGTAAGGAATATATGTAATCATGCATAAGAAAACTATTCTCAAAGACATAGATGTACCTGTCAATGATCTAGATTGCTGGGAGAGATATCCGAAACATCGTTGGGTATATGAGGCCACACGCCTGTTTGATACACAAAATATTTCGTGGTCCTTATTCAGCACAAAAGAACAAGATTCTGCTGTCAGGTGCATTGACATAGACACTGCTGAGAGCTATAAAACTGGGCAAATTTTCACAAAAACTCCAACTGGGACTCATATGTTCACAGAGGTGTTTATCGTCAAGGGCGAGATCAAACACATCAGGCATATCGATCCCACAAGTGGAGAACTTCAATCGCAAATAATCGGAGAAATCGAGCTAAAACTCAATGCCTTCGTGACATTGCATTTTCAAAAGTTTACTGGTGTCATCACGACAGAAACTTATTCAAACGAGATTCATAGTATTCGTCTCAAACCAAAGTCAGACCTAGGCCAAGAAACAAATTTAGAAATAGTTAAACTGATTAAGAGAATTTACAAGAAAACAGATTTAACATTAAGCGGTCTTACAGACCGTGTTTTTCATGAATCACTCGCTTCGTAAACTACGCTCGTAATTCCTTCAAACAAGATGCTGCGCATCTATCAAGAACAATATTGATTGTTTTCAAACTGCCTGACGGTAGAGTCAGACCAAGGGTATCTAAAACCTAGATACTGGACAGCTTGACAGCGTCGCCAGACGTTGAACCGAAATATTTGTGCAGTGTTGGATTGATTATGTCAACTGCGCGCTACTCCCATAGCGTTTCGGAAGGGGCCTAAGATCTTGCGAGATCATACGGGCTCATCGAATGCGTAACTTTTCTTCAACGAAAAAGTTACTCGACCTGTGGGCCATACCCTGTTTTCACATACCCACAGCAACTTGATATTCATCTTAATACCGAATACACGGCTTTCTTATGAATTTGCCGATGTCTACCCATCGGGCCTGTCTATTGCGCTCCATTCCGAACGATACGACCTGCGCTATAAAGGTGCGCTAACCTATTGTAGAATAACCGAATTGTATTGGATTTAATTAAGGATTGGGTTTTGTGCTTTCGTTGTAAAACCTAAATGCTGTTGACCTTATACGTTCACGGGGCGCATTAGTCCCGCTATCTGTTTTTATCTGCTTTCGTGTACTATAAAACATCAGCTTTGCGCTGTTGTTACACTATTTTAGCAGAACAAAATTGCGCTGGCTCATAATATTGAGCGCAAGCGCAAACAGGGCCCAAAGGCCCTGTTTTATCGTGTTTTACCGTCAGGAAAAGTCTACATCCGGATTGGTTGTGAAGTCGCGCATTTCAGAAATTCTGCGCAACCAGCCTTTTAAGAAACGACCCTGCTCGGGCTTTCTTGCAACAATGGCTTGATAGAATTGTTCACGTTGATCGCAAATTGACATGCATAGTTCGATTTCGTCCATACTATTGACTGCGCCTAGACTTTGTGGGCCAAGAATACCATCAGTTGACATACCGACAGCAGCCTGCAAAAATTTGTTGGCGCGACCAATTCCGTGATTTACACAACCGTCAAAGTGAAGGACTGCGACGCGCGGCGGCAGTTGATCACAGGAACCAGTTAACCAGTATCTGCGATAATAGACATCCTTCGCCGTTGCCCAATCTAGATTGGTAATGTCAAGGTCTTGGTTAGCATTCTTTGCTACACCATATTTTGTTTCACCACCGCGATCGAGTGGATCGTTGACATAGCCAACATTTCTTCTTTGCTGAGGAGTATCAATTAACCCCGCCTCGACTTCGGGAGTTAGACGCCACTGACTGCCAACTTCGTAAAGCATGGCATGATTCACTGCATCTTCGAACGCATTCGAGTACATAGGATCCTCCTTTATTTCCAGTATTTATAAACCGTGATAAATAATGAAAACAGGGGATTTAATATGCCATCGAAATCAAAAGCAAAGGGTAACAGTTGGGAACTAGATGTCGCAAAGTTTCTCACAGAAACTTACGGTGAAACTTTCTTGCGTGTTCCAAGTAGCGGAGCGTTTGTCGGCGGCAAAAATGCTCATAGGAAAACTACTCTAGATGCTTCACAGCTTCAGAGTAAGAAGGGCGATATACACCCACCACAGTCGTGGAAACATTTTAACTGCGAATGTAAATCCTACAAAGATTTTCCATTTCACCAGTTATTCTATACAGACGTGAAAATCCTCGACTCGTGGATTCAACAGCAACACGATGTCGAGGATGTAGGTGACTTGAATATTATCTTAATTAAGATTTCAAGGAAGGAACGATGGGTTGTTGTGCCTCAATCACTAGGTTTTGTAACCACTCGAGCCCTGGAGTATAAGGGATGGGTGTTCTTAGAATGGGATCAGTTTTGGTCTTCTTCGCAGAACGTTTCTTTGGTTGAGAAGCTTTCAAAAGACGCAACTGTTTCTTTGTTTCCTTTTCCAGTAGTTCCCGAGCCTTCTTCTCAGACCGCTTAGTCTTATAGTTTTCAAACGGCAGTTCAATATCTTGAAGAATGCCGTCAAAACCATCTACTTCAAAATCCCACCAATTAACGATAGTCTTAGCAGATACTTTTCTGTTAGGCGTACCGTCTAGGTTGAAATTAATTTCGATATTACTCGACTTAGGAATGTGAGCATATGCCGAACCCGGGATGAGAAAGAAATAGAAAGTATCTGTTAGTCTTTCGTAGATAACACATCGCAATAACCCTTTCTTATTGAAAATATCCCTAATTGGTGCAGAATATTTTGTGCCAGAAAAAGTCCATCGTACAGATGAACTTTTAGCATCAGTACCGTCGACAAAGTCTCTGCCGACGGTATCGTGTCTTTCTAATCCCTTTTTCTTTGAAATTGCAGCTTCTAGGAGCTTCCCAGCTCCGAATAATCTATGTTTAACCATGTCTTCTTCGTAAGCATGTTTTCTGATTACGGCAGACGCGTCGGGATAGATTATTGGATGTAACAATCCAAAGAATTTTTCGTCTAGAATAGGATCTTTATCTTTTGCCATGTGTCCTTTATTTTTCTGTGTTGAATCTAGTTTGCACGAAATCCCACAGAAAAAGCAAATTTATCAAGGCGCTTCGTCAGCAGTTTCAAAGGATGTAAAGCCACCTTCCTTAACAACCTTCAAAACATTAGATACTCGGCCAATAAGTTCATCACGGTGAGAAATTAGATAAATGTTTCTCTTATTCTCTCTTGCCATTTTCTTAAGAATTGCAAGTGAAGATTCGACACCGCTCGAATCCAGCCCAGAGTCGATAAGTTCGTCGATGAATAGCAAGTTGATTTTATCATTCATACTCTCATAAACGTCACGGAATGCCCAAGATAATGAAAGGATCAAACGAGTACGTTCGCCACGACTTAGGTTATCAAAGTCAAATTCCTTACCATATAGTGTAATTTCTACTTCCAGATCTGATTTGAATTTAACGGCATGCGGCAAACCAATATCAGAAAGGTAATGTGCAAGACGATGATTTAAGAATGTCAGATTCTGATCGATAATCTTTTTACGAATGAAACTATCTTTATTGGTAAGAAGTTTCGCTAGAAAGTCTTGGTGATCTCTTAGCTTCACCAATTCATTCATTCGTGTGAAATCAATCTCCTGAAGTCCATCTCTCTTAAGAGTTTCGATTTGTTCTAGATAAGGATTAATTGTTTCTAGCTCAGACGAAAGACTATTACCGAACGTATCTAATGTGGTTTTATGGTTATATGCTTCGTCGATCGTTGCATAATATGTTGCCGGCAACTTAGGAATCATAGAGGATACGGACAGAGCTAGAGCTTTGACTTCGTCTCTCTTTGCGATCTTTTCTCTAAGTTTACCTTGTGAACTCAGATGCAGAGCAATATATTCATTATGAACCTTATCGTGAGTTTCTTTGTCCATCTCTTGGTTACAAGTGGGACAAATCTTTTCGACGGAGGTTGACAAGATCCTATCGAGCTTAACGATTTCTTGACTGGATGATTGGACATCCTTTTCTAGAGTACCAAGTTCCTTAGAAAGGGAACGATACTCGGATGTTAAATCCTCGACTTCTTTCTTTGATTTATGAAGAGCAATTTCGTCATCGATGTTGAGTTCTAAGAGAGACATGATTGAGCTTTGTAGCTTATCTATTTTCTCTTTCTTCGACCTCTCCCACGCTTTTGACTTAGTGTCCATGCCTGCAATATTTGCCTCAATCCTTTTATTTGCTTCGTTGGCCGCCGAAATGCGGAACTCCTCTTCTTTAATCTCATCTCGTGTTACCTTTGCTTCTTCCTTAAGCTTTTCCGCTTTTTCGGACAGCTTTGTAATACCAAGCAATTGCTCGATAATTACACGCTGATCGTTTGTACGAAGTGCCAAGAAAGGTTCGACATAGGTATTCAGCGCAAGGATATGTTTGAACATATCATGTGACACACCAATGATTCTTTCGATTTCTTCTTGGGTATGTCTGTTTTCGCCTTGCGCTTCGTTATCATCCTTGGAATCTTTATCGTCATCAATGCCATTCTTGATGAATTTAAAAATACCGGGCTTTCTACCGCGTTCGATTTTATAGTTGACTCCATTAACTTCGAATGTTAAAGTCACCAATAGATGCTTCATATTCGATTTATTAATGAGATTGTCTTTCTTGATGTTGGTTAGAGCAGATCCGAAAAGTGCGTAACTCAGAGCATTCACAATTGTCGATTTACCGACACCGTTACGATTATCATTTCCGCCCAAGTCAAGATTTTCTCCTAGCACAAGTACCAAGTCATTGTTACTGAATGTGATAGATTGAGTAACGTTACCGATACTCATGAAATTCTTAATGGTTAGGGCATGTAGTTTCAGCATTATAGTCTGTTGTAGATCTCGATTAGTTTTGTAGATTCGAAAGCATCGCTATCGATATTTGTAAGTTGTTCGATAACAATCTGGTCAACTGTCTTAAAGGTAATATCTTTAGAATAATCCTTTTCTAGCTCGTCTTCTTGATTTCTTACTAGTTTGAATTCACGAACACTATATTGGCCTAAGAAAGTTTCTCTTAGGAAAGTTGCTTCTTCGTATGTAATTTCTAGATCAAGTGTGACCTGTAGATAAGTTTTCGGCTTTAGATACAGATCTGGATTTGCGAGAAGTGCAGAAAGATTAATGCTGATGAAACGTGGTCCATCTGCCCAATCTAGATATTCTGGTTCCTTATCCCACTCTAATACCATTGCTCCACGTTCGAAATCCCACACATCAGAATAGTTGTGTCCGAAGGGATTACCGATGTAATTGATCTTACCTTTAGTTTGACGTTTGTGGAAGTGCCCAGAAAAGACATAGTCTTGATGTGGAAAATGGTCAGCATTAAGAGCACCATGATCTGGCATTTCGACCATTGCATTCATTTTGAAACCCGGAAGTTCCAGGTGTCCGAATACATATTTTGTCTTAATTTCGGAAACATTTTTCCATTCGTCTTCTACAAGCCAAGGAATGAGTGCAACATCGCCTTCTACTAAGACATTGTCAACAAGCTGGATATTTTCAAACTCAGACCCAACAACCATAGAGTGGACTTCACGTTTTTCGCGATAGAAAAGATCGTGATTGCCGACCATAATGTAGACTTTCTTGAATGCAGCATTAAGTTTTCTTAATGCATGCATGGTATAGTCCAGTGTTAGAATGTTGATGTTAGACCTATGGTGATGCCAATCACCAAGGAACATGCAAGTTTCGATGTTTCTCTTTTTTGCTTCGTCGATCATCCAGTCGATAAATTCGACACAATCCTTGTTGTGTTCAGCGGAATTGTGTCGAAGACCAAAGTGAATATCTGAGAAGCAAATTACCTTATCAAATAAATTACTCATCGCGGGCAGCATCCTGTGCATCTTCACGAAGCATTCTAATTTCATTTTCACGAGCAAGTTGTCTCGAGAAGCTCGGGCTTGCACCTTGTTCGATAAGCAAGTCGTCGCGAAGAACTTGTGTCTTCTTTTCTTGATTCAGAACTCTTGTGAAACTGTTCTGCAAAGACATGGTGTAATACGAGAATGGATTATCGCTTCGCATTTCATCGAATTGCAATCCCATCTGTGCGAGTTGAAGTAGTGCCTGACCTTTCATTTCGTCGAGATATGTATATCCACGCCAGTTACCACGTTGTGCATACTTGTTCACCATAAGGATAAACATCGTTGCCAGTTTGTGTGAAATAGATCCATGTTCTTGACTGAACGTTCCTTTCTTGGAATGAGAGCGACCCACTTCCTTTGCAACTCCGGATTCGATAATGAAGTGCTTGAATGGATCGAAGTTAAGTTTCACATATCTATCAGCTTCAGATTTTGGATTTTTCTTACGACCTGGCGCTAATGGAATATGTTCGAAAGTCATTACTCTGAAAACTAAATCATCTACAGAAATTGTTTCTGGCTTGACTTTGTGTTCTGCAAGTTTAGGCTTATCCTTAGGTCCTGCAGCCGCAACTGCTGCTTCGAATGCTTGTGCTGCCATTCTTGCTGCACGAGCTGCTTTGGCCTTCTCCTGCACATCTAATGAAAAGATTTCAAACGTGTTCGTGACAATTACATCGTAGTCCATGTATTTCGGATCAGTGAATTCACTGAAGGAATTTTTGCTGCGATGAATTTCTTTAAGCATGTCCTTGTTGTTTAGATAATTAACTTTCTTGACGGGAGCGATAACAACAGGTTCATCCACCTCGTCGTCTTCGTCTTCCTCGATTGAATTTTCCAATTCAGCATCGAAGTCGTCTTTGTTATCATCGTTGTCTAGTATGTTGTTCATTGAAATCCTCAGAAATATTTTCGTTAGTATAATTGTGTTTCAAGTGAAAGTCAAGAATTTCTTGATTAAAACGTCGGTTTATGACCTTGATAAATAAGCAAAGTTAGGAGAAACAGAGATGCCACAACAAGACTATCGTGCCAGGCTCCAGCCAAAATCACTTTATAGCGGAACGGAGACAGTCGGGGGAACCTCGGTACCTACCAACGATATTTTAGGCCCACGCCATGCAAGTAATATTCTTTACCCGCTATGGTCGACAAGAGGCGTTCTTTTTCCTTATACTCCAGCAATCACGGCTGGTAGCGTAGCCGATTACGATCTGTCATCGTTTATTCATACCAACTATGGATATAACGCATATATCAAGTCGTATCCTAAACCTATTAGTATGACTGCTGAGTTTACCGCTCAGACAAACGATGAAGCTCTATATTTATTGTCGGTAATTCACTTCTTTCGTAGCGTAACGAAATCATATTTTGGTATTACGCCGTATGAAAAAGCTGGTACTCCGCCTCCGGTTCTATACTTTAGCTACCTCGGTGAATATCAGTATAACAACGTTCCGGTACTAATTAAGAGTTTTGACTTTACCTATGATGCTAACATCGACTATGTTCCAGTTTACACCGGATCAAATGCAGGATATTCTGCAAACATCGGAGTTTCTCTTCCAAATGGAAACAGTGGTGGTTACACATATGTTCCGACGCATTTAACCGTTTCTATTGAAATGGATACGCAGTATATTCCGATTAAACTTAGAAATGAGTTTAACCTCGACGAATTTAGAATGGGTAAACTGGTCAATAAGGGATACATCTAATGGCACAGAATTCAAAAGACACAAGTCAGTATCTATCAACACCGATTAAGGATTGGTATCTTGACCTTTGGGTTCCACGCTCTGTTCCCAAGAGTGATTTTGACAAGATTGTTGTTATTCCTCCAGCATACGATCAGCGTCCAGATCTAATGAGCCAAGCCGAATATGGCACTCCCCGCCTGTGGTGGGTTTTCTGTATTAGGAATCCAGATTTGATCAATGATCCAATTCAGGATTTTGTTGCAGGATTAGAAATTTTCGTTCCAGCAAACATTCTAAAGAAATAATATGTCCGCAAAAGATTTTATGTCGTCGACGAGTTCGTCGCTACCGTCATCGTTGCTCTCTGGTACGTCGTTTAACGATGTAGTCGCCGGCAAAACTGTCGATAAGGTAAAAGAATATCTAAATCCAGCAGGTGTTAGTCCAACCACAACATCCGGTATTCCTAAATTCGAAAAGATTGATCAATCTCCCTATTCGCACGAAGGAAATAACTATCCTAATGTTTCTGCACAATCATTTGAAACTGTTAATTTGAATCTACAGTTTCAACCAAATGTCCTTGACAATTTTGATACTGTAACCTATCACTTTAAACTTTTCATTACCGATCCAGAGTCATCAAGCACTGGTCAAATTTTCGATCCAGATAATCAGACAATCATTGCCGAATCTGGTGTTTCGGATTTAACAATCGATAAAGTAGAAGTTCGAAGCATTGCCACACCGACAGTAGAAATTGGCACAGGAACTTCGACGCATGTAAAATTTGAAATTACCGAACCATCTGGTGCTGGTCTAATTGATAAACTATTCTATCAATCCGTGGCACTCGGTATCGGAAACTGGGCAGTCATGCCAGTCTATCTACAATTACAATTCCGAGCACGTGATCCCGATACAGCATCGACTATTAATGGATCGCCCGGTTCGTTAGCTAGCCTAAAATGGATTTGGAGATTAAAACTTACCGATATCAAGGCCAACGTAACCACTGTTGGAACGAGATACGAATTTGATGCAATCATCTATAGCGAATTTGCACAATCCAACGCTCTCTTTACCTTGCAACATAACACCACATTGAATAATTTGAAAACATTCGGTGATGCAATGAAGGATCTGCAAGATAAACTTAATGCCGACCAATTAATCAAACTTCTCAGCAATTATAGCGTTCCAGATTCATTCAAGATCGTCGTAGATCCGAAAATTATTGGTTATCAGATTACTCCACCGGAGGCTAATACCAATTCACGAAGAGGAGACAACTTTGTCGAATTTGGTGATAAAGATGCATCCTTTAGTTCTGGCACGGCCATTAATAACGTTATCGATTCTTTGTTATCGAATACCAATGAATACCAGGAGGCAATGAAGAAGTCCACGACGCCTGGTGCCGACGGAGTTCCAATGACTCAAGAAGGTAATCAGATGAAGAAAATTTGGAGAGTTATTACAGAAACTCGTCCATTGACTTTTGATCCTAGAAGACAGACCATTGCTAATGAATTTACGATCTATGTTGTTGATTATGACATTGGTATTCTCGATCAGAACGTATTTCAAACTTCTGCCCCACCGCTAACACTCGAAGCAGAGCGTCAGCGCCTAATGACCTATGTTCAAAGATCTATTCTAAAGAAGAAATATAATTATATCTTCACAGGATTGAATGATCAGATTTTGAATTTCGATGTAACTATTAATGCCGGATATGCAGCCGCAATGTCACGCTTCAACGGCATCTACCTAAATCCTGTAATGTCTGATAAAGGTGTAGTAAATCAAGACCGCGCAAAGCAGGAAATCGAAGTTACAGAAAAAGTTACAAAAGCAATCGGACTTCAGAATAACGCGAAGAGTACAAATGCAGCCGATGCCCAAGCTGCTATGGAAGATGCAAAGAACGCAATTGCAGCCGCCGATATTTCGGATGATCTAAAATCTCGTTATACCGTATTACTTGAAAAATCTAAGCCAGAAAGCAGAATGAACTTTCTCGAAGATGTACGCCAAGCTGGTGGTTTGAACAATGACGGTAAATTAAATAGTTCCCGAGCTGACGCTCAGAACCTTGCTAAACCAGTAACTGAAAAAATTTCGAATAAGCAATATAGTTTCATTTCTGATGTTGATCCGCAATCTAAGGCATCGAAAAATGCTTACACCAGATATGTCGAAGATACAAAAGGCAAGCTTCGTCCTATTGCAAGAATTGAAACAATGCAAGATCGTCAGATTGGTATGGGTGTTGAATCTAACAGTAATCCGGGACTGCAGAAAATTTCGTCACTCTTTTCGCAAGCACTTCATAGCGGACTTGATAGTTCATTCCAGAGAATGCGAATGACAATTAAAGGCGATCCATTCTGGTTGTTTCCACAACCTATTACTGACAACGATAGGCAATCATACAGCATTTTCAAACCAGCCGACGAAGCAATTGATTATATCAAAAGGGCACACTTCAAGGCAACTGATTCGGTAAACATATACGGAACTGATAACTTTATTCTTGTTAGATTTAGAACACCGAGAATTTATAATCTCGATGATAATGATAACAATAATGATCCGAACACCGATGTCGAAACATTTAGCGGTGTTTATAAAGTAATCGAAATTACAAGTAGATTTGAAATGGGTAAATTTACTCAGGAATTATTATGCAACCTTGATCCCGAAATCAGAATATTGAATTTCATCGATCAAATTGAAGCAGATGCAAGGAAACAAGATATTCCTACAAAACCGGGTGATCTAGTTGCTGAAAGACTTCCTATCCCAGAGACTGCAAAATCCAAGGATAGAATTATGGGTGCAACTGAAACTAAACTTGAACAATTGGCATCAAGTACCGCAGGACAGATAAATTCTGCAGTTTCAAATATTCCGACTGTAATTCCGAGTACATTACCGCAATATAAGAATCTATTCAAACAAGGGTAATCTATGGCGTATCTAAATACGAATGCAAGAACAACAAAGCCGACAACAAATGAAAGTTTTCAACCGTTGGGTCGCATGTCGGCTTTGTTCGGTGTGTTTGTTGGTTTTGTAAAACGAGCAGAAGACGTACAAAGAAATGGTCGTCTACAAGTCTGGATACCGGAATTTGGTTCTGCACCAGAAGAAGAACAGGGTTGGATCACCGTAAACTATTGTTCACCATTCGCTGGCGCAACAAATGTAGAAACAATTAGTAAGACCGATATTGAATCTTTCGATAAAACACAAACCTCCTATGGTATGTGGTTTGTCCCGCCGGACATTAACAATCAGGTATTGGTAATGTTTGTCGGTGGCGACTCGAACCGCGGTATTTGGATTGGCTCACTTTATAACCAGTTTATGAATAACATGGTTCCGGGTATGGCCGCCGATGCAAAGAATCATCAGTATCCTGGCAAGCAAATTCCTGTCGCCGAATATAACAAATGGGATACCAAGGTAACTCAGCCGGATCGTGCATTCCACCCATATGAAGAAACAAAATTCAAAGGTGTAGGCAATCAGGGTTTGATTACCGATCAAGGTCGCGGCGTAACTAATTCAAGTGCCCGTCGTGAAGCACCATCCAAAGTGTTTGGTATTCTTACACCGGGTCCAGCAATTGACGATACAGTCAGTGCTCAGAATATCCGTAGAAAAGGTGGTTCATCGTTTATTATGGATGACGGCACCGGTTCTGAATATGTTCAGCTTGCAACAAAGACTGGTGCACAAATCAAAATTGACGAAACAAATGGTTACGTGTATGTAATCAATCGCGACGGCACTTCTTGGATTCAAATGGACCAGAAAGGCCATATTGATATTTTCAGTCAATTTGATGTATCTATTCGTGCAATGAGAGATTTGAATTTCAGAGCAGATAGAAACATTAATATGGAAGCTGGACAAAACGTTTTCATTGCTGCCGCCAAAGATACGAAACTTAATGGTTCGAAAGATATCGTTTATGATATCAATAACGTTCCTAAGAAGTTTGATGTTCCTTGGTATCAGAAAACTGAACGTGGTGCAGGTGAAGGTGGAAATATTGTATTCGAAGCACAATGGGATATGCATTCGACTGTTGTGCAGAACAATCTATATGTCACCACAAAAGCCGGTAAGCAAGAATACAATTCGAAAAAGAATATTGATATCTTTACCGACGACAATTACAATCTGAAAGTCACAAATAATATCAATATCAACGCCGGTCAAAATATTAGTGAGAAGACTCCTAATATCAAAATCGAAGCAACATCATCTTATGGCTTGAAGTCGCCTACAATTACCAACGAAGGTGCGGTAAAAATTAAGGGTACACTCGATGTTACAGGAAACACAGGCCTTGGCGGAACATTGGGTGTTACCGGTACGACTACCGGTGCTAACGCTAACTTCAATACTATTCGTGGATTCTTCCCACAAATCAACAATGGTTCGGGTCCTAACCCAGGTTCCAATTCTGGAGGATTCTCTCCGCCGTCTGTAAACAGCCCGAACACTCCTACAGATCCGGTAACTTCTGCACTTGCCGAAATTAAAGCATTGACTGATGCTGGTGATATTTTGCCACCTATCAAGTCACCATATTTCAAGCGCGGAATGCAATCGTGGCCTACTATTGTTACTCGTTGGCCGACCTATGAGCCGTGCCCATTGCACGAACAATTCAAGTTTAGTTCAACAACTGGTTATACACCAAAACTAAACGAAGGCGATAAGACTTATAACGGATCGGGCGGTGCAGGTAACGGTGCAACTACATCTCCGCCACCAAATACGACCCCTGGTGCAGATAACAAGGTATTACCGCCACCAGATACACAAGACAGTATCGTTGCAAAAGATCTGAACTTGAAGGCACTTGAATGTCAACTTAAAATTCACGAAGGTGTAAGATACAATGTTTATCTTGACTCTCTCGGATTACCAACAGCTGGTATCGGGCACCTACTTCGTTCGAATGAGCAACAACCAGTTGGCACACCTATTTCTGAAGATCAAGTTACTCGTTGGTTCCAATCTGACTCGTCGACTTGCATTAAGGATGCACAGAACTTTGTCGGTATGGATACATGGTCCGATCTCGATGATAACAGAAAACGCGCTCTTTCTGACCTTGCGTATAACATGGGCGGAGCACGTCTTGGTAAGTTTACTACTTTCCGAACAGCGATGCAGAGAAAAGATTTTACCGCTGCAGGCGAAGCACTCAAGAATTCAAAATGGTTCACGCAAGTCGGTAGACGCGGTCCTGCAATCGTATCGCAAATTGTAAATGGTGTTGATCCTAACGGTTGCGATAAGAAATTTCCACCGTGATAAGTAGCCATATAATTTCCTTGATAAATATGAAAAAGGGGATTATATGGCAAACCAATCTAAAGGATATGTCCAGCAACAAAGAGTAACAAGAAAGCCTTACTTCGTAGGCTTCAATACCGTTGACCAGCCAAATCCTCCATACTCCTTGACAAATGTCGATATTGTCAAGAGAGATATTTTAAATCAATTCGCAACACCTCTTGGTGCCAGAGTTATGTTACCTGGATTTGGCACCAATATCTACAATTATCTTTTTGATCCGTTCGACGAATATACGAAAAATGCAATTATCGAAGATGCAGTTCGTGTTGTCGGGGACGATTCTCGAGTAGAACTCGTTTCGGTCGATGTATATCAAGAAGAACAAGCATTGAACGTTATCATGGTTCTGTTATTCAAACCCGAATCTGTAACTGATAACTTGTTTGTAACCTTTTCACTTAAAGATCGAGAAACATTCTAATGTCTGAGTCAATTCGTCAAAATAATCTTTTCGCAGCCGAAGATTACAAAAAGATTTTCAAAGCTTATCAATTTATTGATTATACCGCCTATGACTTCGATACACTGAAGCAAGCGCTGATCAATTATGTCCAAACCTATTACCCAGAAGACTTTAACGATTATATCGAAAGTTCGGAATTTATTGCAATCATTGAATTGATTGCATACCTTGGCACAAGTTTGGCATTTAGAACTGATCTTAATAGCCGTGAAAACTTTATCGATACAGCAGAGCGCAGAGAAAGTGTTATTCGACTTGCACAGATGGTTAACTACGTTCCACGTAGAAATATTTCTGCAAGCGGACTTTTCAAAATTGCGGCAGTCCAAACTAATCAGCCACTCATTGATGCAAACGGTGTCAATATTAATGACTTGACCGTTTACTGGAATGATCCTAACAATCCAGATTGGTTCGATCAATTTATTCAGATCTGTAATGCTGCATTCAGCACATTGAATCCTTTCGGTCGCCCAACTAAGAGTGGAAGCATCGGAAGTATTCCTACTGACCTATATCAACTAAACAACGTTATCAACCTAAACGTTGCATATTCGAATACAATTTCGATTAATGGTCAACAGTATCCTATCGATGTTTGCAATCCAGATTTTATTCCTAACGAAACAATTTTCGAAAGACATCCAAATCCTGCAAACGCATTCAACTTCATCTACAGAAACGATAGCCTGGGAGTATCGTCGCCCAATACTGGTTTCTTCTTGTACTTCAAACAGGGTAACCTAATTAACATCGATACCAACTACGAGTTTCCTGTTCCTAACAGAGTAACACCAATTGCTGTCCAGAATGTTAACCAAGATGACGTCTATGTGCAAGAAACAGACCAGTCAGGTAATGTGATTTCACAGTGGACAAAGGTTCCTGCTCTTGCCGGCGAAAACATTATCTATAACAGTATTCAGTTCTCTGTTAGAAATATCTTTGATGTAATTTCGGGTCCAAACGATACAGTTTCTATTCGTTTCGCTGATGGAAATTTCGGTAATGTTCCAACTGGCCTATTCAGAACATGGGTACGTGTTAGTGCGAATGAAGCACTTGTAATTCGTCCAACCGATGCACAAGGTTTGCAAATGAACATTCCTTATATCGGTGCTGATGGTCAACAATACACCTTGCGCCTTGTCTATAGTCTAGAACAGACTATCAGTAATGCTGCTGCAACCGAAACTGATGAACAGATTAAGCTTCGCGCTCCGGAAGTTTTCTCGACACAATCGAGAATGGTTAACAACAGCGACTATAATGTCTTGCCGCTTGTTTATGGAAATCAAATTGCGAAGATTCAGGCAATCGATAGAACCTATAGTGGCCAGAGTCGTTATATCGATTTAACTGACCCAACAGGTTTCCACAGGGATTTGATTATCTTCGGTCAAGACGGTGCACTATTTAGAGATAATCAGAATGTACTTGAACAAGTCATTGAGGATTCATCTAATTCTGGAACTATTGAATCGATCCTTGTGAACACAATACAAGAAATGCTTAGAGACAGTCAAGTTTCTGCATTTTTCTATGATGAATATCTTCCACAATTCGAATCTACCATTCGTGTTAACCGCAATGATCCATCGGACCCAAATGGCCCGCAACCAGAAGGTTATTCGTTGCTGAATATTGCAAACCCAAATCAACTTCCACTTATTTGGAAAACTTCTCCATTGAAGTTTAAGAACGATACTGGTTTCTTTACTAATTCTCCATTAAGCGATACAGCGGTTGCTCTTATTAACACTCTAACTCCGGATAATCCATCTGGTGTTGATTACACATATCAACCATGGGGATTCTTGAGAGCAGGTGCGGTAGTTGATTTTGCAAATGTGTCGACACCTACTCCGACTGGATTAAATTCTGTAACCATTAACAATGTGGTACAGAATGGTCTGCCATTGATTGTTAACAGTTCAAATCCATATTCCAATATCGGCCCAGTTGAATTGGGTAAAGAGGAACAAATTAACTTCCAGGCAGTTCGAGTTTATCCTGTATTTAGAAATGACCTGAATACCAGTGAAATTGTCGAAATTACTACTGCAATTGATGCAGGTATTTCTTTCTGGTTGTATTACGATCTACTTACAGACGAATGGCATACTTCGACTACAGCAACACCAGGTCTTTTAGATCAAGCTGAACAGCCATGGAAGTACGCACCACCAGAAATTATTTCAGGTGTTGAGCAAATTTATTCCGATTGGGCACCTTATCCAGCAGGTGGCTTGCTTTACATTTCCATCGCAAGCAACAATCAAATCGGAACTACTACCTATGATTTAACCGCACGTGGTCGAGTCTATGTATTCGAGTCATATCGTGATGTTCGATTCTATTGGGAACCTAATCAGATTGTTATCGACAATGCAACCGGCCAAGCCTTGCAAGATACAATCGAAATTATGCCGTTTGTAAATACCAATAGTTCGATTGATAATAACGAACCAGATATTGTCGATCCTACTCAAGCGTTCTTGAAGGAACAGGTAGATTTCAATATCACTGGTGTATTCATTCAGCCCGATGGATATCTCGATAGTTCTAAAGTCGAGGTATCATTAATCGATGGCGACTCCGATGGTATTCCAGATGATCCCGAAGGATTCAATAAAATTGTCGCACCTAATGACAGAATTGTCTTTGAATATTATGTTAACGAAGTTAGCGGATACCAAAGCACAAGGCCTTGGATTACAAACTGGAATATTGATTTCGAAAACTATGGCGGGCTATTCTATGTTTACTTTCCAGTAAGCCTAAGCGATCCGACGAAACTATATAGCCCGCCATATATTTCGGCAACACTTGTTCCAGATCCATTGTTACCACCTCCAGATGCTGTATTCATGGATACTGTTAACCTGTTGTTTATTAACAACTTGGCGCAGCTACAACTCGATACAGTTACTCCGGGTCTTCAGACAATTGCAAATCAGGTTACGGCATTCTTCAATAACGATGAAACTACCTTTCCGTGGATTACCAATATTTCGGCAGTCACAGACAAGATTGATCTAGTTACAAATTATTTCATTAAGAAATCATATCTATTGTCATCAATTAGTCCTCCGGGCTTTGGTGTGTATTACACCATGGCATTTGAAGATACATCTAACTTGTTGGTATATCCAACAGGTAAAATGGTAGGTGACATTCCAGACAAGTATCACTATGACAGAAATGGTAAAGTATTCACACAGAATACATCGATTGAAGAACTACAGCGTCTTCCACTATATTTCAAGTGGAGTCATTACTCGCCAATCGATCAACGTGTAGATCCGTCGCCTACAAACATTATCGATATGATTGTTGTCACCGACAACTATTATCGCGATGTTTTGATTTGGAAGAATGTCAACGGTAGTATCGCAACATTCCCTCCAGCACCAACAACTGAAGAACTTAGAATTCAGTTCCAGGATCTAAACCAATATAAGATGGTTAGTGATGCAATGGTTTGGAATTCGGGTACATTTAAGATTCTATTCGGCACACAGGCAGAATCGGAATTGCAAGCAACATTCAAGGTTGTTAAAGCACCGTCGACAAACATCAGTGACAACGAAGTCAAGACAAAGGTTATCAAAGCAATTGATACTTATTTTGATATTCGTAACTGGGACTTCGGTGAAAAATTCTTCTACACTGAATTGGCAGCATTCATTCACCAGCAGCTTTCGCGCATTATCAGTTCTGTGGTTATTGTTCCTAACAATGCAAATTCACAGTTCGGTAACTTGTTTGAAATTGTTGCAAACCCTAACGAACTATTCTTGTCTACCGCAACGGTAAACAATGTTCAGATTGTTTCTAATCTAACTGATCAGAACCTGAGAGTTTAACCGGGTTTTAATTTTCGTGATAAATACAGGAACAAGGTAACCAAGTTACCTTGATCTTCTACGGAAATTATCAATGACTCAGTATATCAAAAAGCTACCGGCAGTCTTCCAGACAGTCACTGAAAAGAAATTCTTTGATGCAACTTTCGATCAAGTCTTTTCTAAGAAAGATAGCGACCTTCTTGCAGGTTTCCTCGGTCGTCGCGATCCAGGCCTTTACAATCCGATTACTGATTTTTATCTTCCAGAACCATCAAAGAATAGAACCTGGTGGCAGCTAGAGGCTACCGCATTTGCACGCGATAGCGATACAACCAAGACAAATATCTTCTTCTATGAAGATCTTCTTGAAAATATCGAATACTACGGTGGCAATACCCTAAACCAGGATCGTCTATTCGAATCTGAATATTACAGCTTCGGTCCTCCGATTGATTATGACATGTTCATTAATTACCAGTCATATTACTGGGTTGAACAGGGTCTACCTACAATTACAATCACCGGAGTTATGGGTGCCGATATCATTGGCAAATCTTCCTATACAACTCCACCTACAGCAGTACCGGCAAACTTTACATTGACTACCGGCATGTCAATTTCATTGGCAGATGATCCGGAATACTCGTCACCGCATACTGTTGAAAATATCGGTAACTGTATCGGTATTCGTTTAGTACCTCAGTTCCCTGATTTTACCGCCGGTACACTTTTTGAATTCCTTCCTTGGGATGGAGAATTCGAACTTGCTAACGGCCGTATCATTGATAATAGATATTGGGATTCGTTGACCTGGGAAACTCAGGCACAGCCATCTAACGGCGATTACATTACAATCGAACGTGGTTCACTAGACCGTAATGCTTGGTCACGTACAAACAAATGGTTCCACATCGATGCAATTACACAAACCATTGCAGCTACCGGAACTGTATTTCCTGCAAATGCGACAAGAGCATTGCGCCCCATCATTCAATTTATTGCTGACCTGATTCTTTATAAATCCGGTACACAATTTAGATCTGAAATTCAATATGGTTTCCGTGACAATCAATTCGGGCAACCATTGTTGTTCGCGGATTATCAAAATCAATCAGTTCTTTCAATCAATACTGCTTTCGGCATTGATTTGTCAGAAGGTGATCTTGTTAGCTTCTTCAACGACACTACCCCGATTAATGTTGATTACTTCCCATGGGATATGTTCGACTGGGATACCAACGATTGGGATGCAGTCTTTCCATCGACAATTAACCAATGGATTTTCGAAGCTAAGATCCAGCCCGATGGAACTGTAAACTTCGTTCCTTACACATCTTGGGCAACTCCTGTCCTTGAAGGCGATATTGTCTTCATTACCGAAGATGCTCCGTTTGATGGCGCATTGCGCGGTCAGACATGGTATTACAGCAATGGCACATGGCAAGAAGCATTCAACGATAAGATTAGATTAAATCAGCCACCGTTGTTCCAGTTGTACGATCACGACACTGTTCCTCTCGACGATACTGCAAAATATCCAGATAGCACATTCCGTGGCAGTGAAATTTTCTCCTACAAGGTTAACACTGAACCTGGTGCGACCGTTGACCCAGTTCTAAAGTTTCCGATTGTGTATACATCGCTCGGGCAAGCTTCCGACATTGTATTCCAAAATGACTTGATTACAACTCGTTACGCCTACGGATCGTTTAAACCGATTGATGGTTACTACTATTACAAGACCGTTACCGATCCTGTAACATTCAATAACTGGAATCTATATCAGCCATGCCCGTGCGATGATATTATTCCTCCGCCTCCATGCAATTGTCTCGAAACAAGCAAACAACGAGTTATCGAGAAGTATGTTGTAGGTTACGGAACTGAGTTCCAATTTAAACTCAGTGTCACTCCTTACGGCTATCCTGCAACTCCCGACATTATTGTCTCTGTAAATGGCGTTGAGGTAAAGTCTGCTGCGGACCAGACTGATGGGTACACGTTATCCGTCATAAATGACAGGATTTACGTCGTTCTCACTACCTATCTAACTAACTTGTTGTCGACTGTACAGTCGCAGCCTCCTGTGGTTGAAGTACAGACTTATACCCATGGGTTGTTGGATCCTGCAGAACCGGGTTATTTTGAGATTCCACAACAACTCGAAGCAAATCCTAATCAGCTTGAAGTTAGCGAAATTAGTGCAAGTGATTTGACACAACAATTTGCATCGATTATTTCTAATCAGATTGGTGCAACTGGCGTTGCATTCGGTGGCAGCAATAATTACCGTGATACAAGAAAGAATAGATCTGTCGGTCAGTACATTCTACAAAACGTAGCACCGGCGCTAAAGTCGATGCTTATTGCATCAGAGGATGACCTTGATTTTATTACTGGTCTAAGATTTAGTCAATCTGAATATACCAAATTTAAGAATAAGTATCTCAGAACTGCTCAGCAGTTGATTAACCAACAATTTAGTCCAGTTCAATTCTACACCAACACTGTGGTTATTAGCCTGTGGGTGGAAGAAATTCTTAAGGTGGTTAATGTTTCCAAGGAATTCTCAAACGCTTTCGCATATTCCTACATGATTGCGAATGGTAGCCCGTTTGCTAACGAAACCATCACAGTACCGGCCGGCGGCTTGGTTACATTAACCAATTATGTTGATCTCAGTGATCCGAAGAATGCTCTGTACGCATATGATGTATCCGGACAAGAAACTCTTTTGATTATCGGTAAAGATTACGAAATCGTTTCTACCAACCTTGCAATTGATATTCAATTCAATACTGCATCTGTGCCGGTGGGTAGATCTGTTTTTGTTGCTCTTTACAAGAATCCATTGCCGGCATACATTCCATCGACTCCAACAAAGGTCGGTGCATACCCTACCTATGTTCCGCGCATTGAATTAGATACAACCTATACTAATCCGACAAATGTCATTATTGGCCACGATGGATCAAAGACAATCGCATTCGGTGATTATAGAGACCAATTGTTACTCGAACTTGAAAAGAGAATTTATAATCTCTTGAACTTTAAGTATCGACACGAGTATGCATTGCCGCTTCGTGTTGAATCAATTCGTTCCGGTTACTTTAGAGAAACACGTTACTCTAGACAAGAATATCTCGATATTACCGAATCGTATCTAAACAAATGGTCGGCAATGAATCGTGCTAACTATCGTGCCAACGATTGGGCGACAGCGAGTGTTTCAACTCCACCGTCTCTACTCTGGAAGCTCTACAATTACCGTCTAGCCGAAAATACACTCGGTCAACCATTGAACCTACCGGGCAATTGGAAGGGTGTCTATCTCTACCTTTACGACACTATCAATCCTGATACACGTCCATGGGAGATGCTTGGATTCACCGATCAACCAGATTGGTGGGAAATCGAATATGGTGCACCTATCCTGAACCTTGCAGGTCAGGAAGTCTGGGGTTCTAATGCTGCTGGTCTACATAATATGTATTCCGACCTAGAAGCAGGTATTATCCGTCAGGGACCGTGCGCAATTTACGACCCGATTACCTTGCAACCAGTTCCACAAGAAATGTGGGCACGTCCAGGTCTGTTGACATTGATTCCTGTAACTACATCGGGCGAGATTATTTCTGTCATGACATTGTTCAATGTCGTGTACTCCGGTAATCCATATGCACCATTTGACGGCTTTGATATCGAATGGATATACGGTGATGGTAGTCCAGTTGAGATGGCGTGGATGTCGACTTCGGCATACGCCTTCAGTACTCAAGAGTTTATGTATCTCATGAGACCTGCTCCTTACGGAGAACTCATGTGGGATACTCTCGGTACTGAACTTTCTCCTGGCATGATTGACGTTCCTGGTATCGAAAGTCCTGTACAATCGACTATTAACTGGCAATATGTTCAGAATGATATCTATTCGGATGACGATCCATTCTTTGCATGGATGCGTCCAAAGAACGCTGATCAAGTAGTTCATGCTGAAAATATCGATAGCGAAATTCAAATTAGATACGGATATCAGCGTTGGATTAGTGATAGGATTCTTTTCCTAGGAAAAGACATTGGCACCACATTCGGTCAGAAGGTTAGAACACTCGATGTAAATCTTGCAAATAAACTTGCCGGCTTTACAAACAAGGATACAACCAATACCTACATCGAATCCGTAACTCCGGGTTCTACAACCAACAGCTTGATTATTCCATCGACAAACTTCGATGTTAAACTTCATAAGAGTCCAGTTGTCGATACCTATTCCTATAGCGGTATTGTAATTCGTGCCCTAATTGACGGAACATTCGCAATCTACGGATACGATTTACTCAGTTCTGAATTCACAGTTCTCGAAAGATCTACCGACAAACTTATCGATGTTACTGTCGGTGGTACACCTGCGGAATTCAAATATTTCAACATTGGCGAAACTTATAACGCTGGCGACATTGTCAAGTACAATGGTGTCTATTATGTCTCACTTGTGACACAGATTGCAGTTGTTAAGTTCGAAGCATCTGGCTGGCAGCGCCTTGCAGGATTGCCAACAGTAGGTGGTATTTCTGTTTCCTACAAGCCATTAACCACAGGTAAGATTGTGAAAGTTCCGTATGGTACTGTCTTGCCTACCGCACAAGCAGTGTTCGATTTAATGATTAGCTGGGGTGCATATCTTGAAGCACAAGGTTGGAAATTCGACGAAGTTAGTCAACAAACCAACATGCTCAGCGACTGGCTTGCATCTGCTAAACAATTCCTATTCTGGTTGAATACTGAATGGGCACCCGATGCATCTATTCAATTGAGCCCACTTGCCAACAAGGCAACCTTGGTTGTTAAGCGTGGTTATCCAAACGATGTCGAAACTATGTCTAACGGTGTTTACAGCATCCTAGACAAGTACGGCGTTGCAATTGCACCACAGAACACAACAACCGATCGTGATGGTCCTAGCATTACCGTTGAACCATCAGATCTTGCTGTTGGCGGAATTTATTTCTTGACTGTTAATACTTCCGAAACAGAACACGTTCTGATTTTTGATAACACCACAAACTTTAACGATGTGGTATATTCGCCACTATTGAGGGCACGCCAACAGAGATTGCGCTTCAATGGATTCAGAAGCAATGGTTGGTACGGTAAGATGGAAGCACCTGGTTATCTTGTTATGGATAACGAGCTTGTTCCAAACTATGACACAATCGTGAATAGCATGCGCTATTTCTATGATCCGAATGTTACACTTGATAACCCAAGCTTAGAAGATTTGGGACGCCATCTTATTGGTTACGAAAGCAAGAGTTATCTCGATAACTTACAGGTTTCTAACGATGTTCAGTACCTTTTCTATCAAGGTGCTATTCGTCAGAAAGGAACTCAGCAAGCATTCGACAAGCTCTTTAGATCGACCAAAGTTCAAGGCGATAAGGTCATTGAAGTATTTGAAGAGTGGGCATTGAAGCTTGCTGACTTCGGTAACACTATTGAACAAGTTTCCACAGAATTCATACTTCGTCCTGAACAGAACACAGGTGAAGTTGTTGTCGCACGCCTAAACTACATTCCATCTAAGATTGGTTTCCTACGTCAAATCAATATCCTGAATGCTGAAAATACCTACACTTCGGTACCGAAGGTAATTATTACAGCACCAGATGCAGATCCGATGGACCCAGATTTGACTGCTCCTTTAAGGCAGGCAAAGGCCTATATTGTTCTGGATTCTATTGGAAGAATTTCTCGTGTTGATATCACAGACCCAGGATACGGATATCTAAAAGCACCTTACATCGAAATCGATTCCGGACTTGAGCCACACAATCTCGATAGATTGTTTAGCGTTTGGCAAGGCGAGATCATCAAGGACGAAACACTCGATAATATCATCAACATTGATATTGATCGCACTGATCAATGGACTGTTCGACCAGTAGATCCAACATTCTCTCTCGTCTTCCCAGAGACACCAAGAATTGATTATCCATTGCCTAATGCAGGTTATGTCAACTTCAATGATGTCGATTTGACTTCGTTTGGTGTTGTCCAGACTGCTGTTCAGTGGGGAACTGACCTATTCAATCCAGTTGCTAATCAGACATTGTGGATGGCCAAGACTTTCACCGAAGATTGGGATGTCTATAAGATCGTTAAGCAGAATATACCGTTTGAAGTTGTCAAGGATGAGAACAACGATCTATTCCTGAGAACAGATTTGTCGTACAACCTCACACCGCAATTTGCAGGTGGCCTGCATCAGACTGACTTCGGTAACATGATTGTTCTTCAGGTTATTGAAGCTCGTGCAGATGCGGTTATTGATACTGGTGTTATCACTGAAATCAATATTACCAAGGAAGGTTCTGGTTATATCAATGAACCATTAGTTACCATTACCGGCGACGGAACAGGTGCTACTGCTAAAGCAATCATCGGTGGTGGAGTTGTTTCGGGCATTGAAATTACAAACGGTGGTACCGGTTATACAACCGCAACTGTAACAATCGCTCCACCACCGAAGGTTAACCCTGTAACCAACTTTACTGTCGGTTTTGGCTATAGCTATTCGGATTTGGTTTACAACTATTACAGTCTTCTAACTCTCGACGGTGTTCCAATCACTGCAGATGAAATCACTGTATTTGAAGACTTCACTGACTTCATGTTGTTCAAATCCATGCGCTTCTTGACTACACCTGTAATTCCATCTTATGTGGTTGCTGGTGATAAAATTTGGGTTGATAATGTCAATAACCTATGGACAGTGTTCAATTACGACGGTGTTGATCTAACTGCCTTCAGACAGCAAACTCCGCTTATCGATACATTCTTGTTCGAAAGCGCAAGTGTGTTCTCGACAAATACAACCAACGAGCTTGTTCAACTTCCAGTCTACGATCCGTTCAAGGGAATACTCCCGGGCCCAGCAAGACAGAACATTACCTATACTTCTTTGCAGGATCCTGCAAGATATAATGTCACGCCTGATCAAAGATTGTTTAGTGAAAACATTATCTTTGGTAAGAGACAAGTTGGACAATTGTGGTGGGATCTTTCATCAGCAAGATACGTTTATTACGAACAGCCGATTGCCCTAGACGGTACCGAAACTGATCTAGATAATTTGATTTACAGAAGAGATAACTGGGGATCTTTGTTCCCGGGTAGCACAATCGACATTTACGAATGGGTCGAGAGTGATGTTATTCCTTCCGAATATACAGGTTCGGGAACTCCACGCGACACTACTTCTTATGTCCAGATCATCACATCGAACAGATTTACAAACGCCGAAGAAATCAAGTATTACTTCTGGGTGTTGAATACAACTGATAAGCCAAATGTTGAAAATAGAACAATGGCCGCACTCGATGTATCTAGATTGTTGCAAATTCCAAAGAGCCAAGGTTTTGTCTTCTTTGCACCTATTCAACAAACTGCAACGAACAATTCTTATATGTTCTACAACGTACAAGAAATTCTTGCATACCAGGGCGACAATGTTCAGATTCAATACCGTGTATCTGAAAGAGATGATCAGAAGCACACCCAATGGGCATTCTTCCGTGAAGGTGACCCAGGGTCCACTGTTACAGATCAGTTCTGGAACAAGATGGTTGATAGCCTCTGTGGTTACACAAAGGTACTTCCATTATCCGATGAATACGATAACGGAATCATTGTAGCCGATGATCTTCCATGGGACATCTTTGGTTGGGATATTACTCCGTGGGATTCGGCAGACTCGACAACATCACCAATTTACGGCGAGATCCTCGAAGTTCCTGATCCAACTCTGAGTGAAGGTGAGAAATATGGTATTAAGTATCGTCCACGTCAGGGCATGTTCGTTAACCTATACGCAGCAAGAAAAGTCTTCGTACAGGCTGCGAATAGCTTACTGAAGTACATTCCTATTAGAGACGACAATCCAGGATGGGATGCTGATGTTACTACCGATGATTACTGGACATATACCACATGGTACAAAGCCGGTTTTGAAGATGTAACACCTAATGTTGTTTTCCAAACATTATCGCAAGCCAATATCGCATTGGTTAGTGGTCAGCTGAAGAATGACGATATTGTTCAGGTTACAAACGGAACTGTCGATGGTAGATTTGTTCTATATGTTGTAGTTCAACTCAATCCTAATGTTCCTGCTCAAAGTCTTGAAGAAATCGGTATTCAGAACAGTGCAATCAAATTGCTCGATACAATCTATACTGTGAAGAATGTTTATGGTTTGTCTGTTGAACTTAGACAGCTCCTAAACGCATTCAGAACAGAAGTTATGGTCGATGCTAATAAGGTTGATCAAAACGAATTGTACTTCTCGATGCTTAACTATGTGGTTAGCGAACAGAAGAATCCAGATTGGGTCTTCAAGACTTCGTATATCTACATCAAGGAAAATGACTTGCCATTGGCACAAGGTCAATTGTACGTACCTGATCAGATTGATAACATTATCCAATACATCACCGATGCTAAACCATATCATACAAAGATCAGAGATTATACCAGCACCTATGTAACTCAGGATATTGCTGTCGGAACTGCTGCCGATTCCTACAAATGGAATATCAAACTTAAATTCGGTCCAGATGCATTGCCAGGCAACCAATTGAGTCTATATCCAGATTGGATGGGACAGAACGGAAACACACTCGATGCAACATACGGTTGGGATTTGAATCAGGGTCCGTATACCTTGCCATGGGATACCTTTACATGGGACGTTCCGCTTGACGTGAATGGATTCCCATTGACCATGAATAACATTCTAAATCAAAGTGTTTCGGGATCGCACCCTGCTCCTATCATCCCAGGTGATTGGCCGGGTAATACTGTTCCATTGGTTGCATATACCGGCGTTACACGCGCGCAGAAAGCTGGCTATTCTAGTTTGTATCCATATCAATTTGTTGCACCGACATTAGATGACCCACAGTCGTTTATTCCACCGGAAAACATTGTTGGAGTTCAGGCCGATGATCAAATCCTGTACTACGGACAGGATTACTATGTCGAGTACTTCGAGACAACTAATGATTACACCGTGTTCTTCTACAATGATCCGAGTGTGTATACAAGCCTCGTAGGATTGGTATGGTTTGATGGCGGCCAATTATTGAATACCAGTTTCGATACCTATAGAAACGAACTTGTTCTTGGTTTCCCACAGGACGACTTTGTTGTTAATGTCGATACAAAACTTCCGGTAGTTAACAATACCAATGACGGCACTACAATCGGATTTGGCGATATGTGGGACTTCTTCGATCCAATCATCGAAGACATCCTCGAAACAGAAAACGGCGGTCCTCCACCTAGCGGTGGTGTATGGCTTGGTTTTGATTCTGGTATGTGGGATCAGGGCAGTGATGCACCTTCTGCACCAGGATATGAGACTGTAATTCTTGATAACACAATCAGTTACAAAGAAAACATTGAGATGAACGAAACCGCTAGATTCTATAGAAATGTTGAAGTAGAATCGGGTGAACTTGTTACTGATTTGCCAGCTCCTACAGGCGAAACTGAAAACGTTGCATCGATAATTGTAACTGCTGCAACCGATGTATTCCCAGAACCGATTAATAATCCGGGCGTTGTCTGGGTAGAAGGTGAACGTATCGAGTACATGCTCAAGGAACCGGCTGGACCTAATCAGTGGAGACTTGGATTGTTACGTCGTGGTACAGATGGTACAGCACCGACATTGCATCTTGCAAATGCTAAGGTTTGGAGCGAAAAGAGCAACTTGTTACCATTTAATTCCGATCAAGAAGTTTGGAATGCTACCGATCCGTTGCCACAACCCGGCGATGAAAATGTAAATAGCGTTCCGCTTGGTGGACTTTGGTACGCTCAAACTCCTCAAGCTATCTTCCTAAAGCAGAAGCAAGGGAAGGCAGTACCTTAACATAAAGTAGGGCGATAATTACCATGATAAATAAAGAAAACGAGAATAAGCCGGAACCTGTTGAAAATAAGGAACCCGGCCTTATTGATGTTGCATTAATGGATGTGCAATGTCATCTTCTAATTAAAGATAAAGATACCGGGCAAGTTCTGGTGAATAAAAGGGGTTGAGATGCAAGAATTTATTCGTGCTTCTATTCAGGGTTTTGTCAAGATTATCGACAAAGACACAAAAGAAGTTTTAGTTGATACACATAACGATGTCCTGTATGGAAATATGTCGGCAGCCCTTGCGCATGCTCTAATCGGCAATTCGAACAGTTTTCTTTATTACATTGCATTCGGTAACGGTGGTGCCTATGTTGGTCCTACCGGTACAATTTCATATAAGCCATCTTTGGGTGGTGCAGGTAGCCTTATTAAGAATCCTACTGCGAATTTGTATAACACCATTTATGTCAAGAAGTTGTCAAATGATGCAACCGATACTCCGGATTACGATCCGCTTTCGCGCGCATACATTCCGGCTGAAAACTATGCGACCAATTACGAAGACATCATTGTTGACGTAACTATCGGTTATAGTGAACCACCAACTGGTATTAATCCGTCGACTACAATTCAGCAGACATCAATTGATGATTCCACATTTATCGGAAGTAGCTCGAGTAACCCTGTAACAAATTTCGACCCACAAACTCTTGTCTTTAACGAGATTGGTTTGTTTGCAGGTTCGAATAATCTGTTCCCTGGAAATTTTACCCAGACTACAACCGAAGTAAATAACTTCATTGCACAAACCCCGAACTTTTCAAATGCACCTGGCGTCGAATCGAAACTTATGTTGACGCATGTAATCTTCCACCCTATTCAGAAGTCTGCGAATAGATCCCTTGAGATCATCTACACTTTGAGGATACAAATGGGGGCTTCCTGATGTTCTATGTCTATGCATATATTCGAGATAAAAATTCGGAAATTGCAAATGCTGGAACACCTTATTACATCGGCAAAGGAAAGAATAATAGGGCATACGAAAAGCATGCCTTTTTAAACCCGCCATCTGATAGATCTAGAATAATAATTCTTGAATCAAATCTTACAGAACTTGGTGCGTTTGCACTAGAAAGAAGATATATTAAATGGTGGGGGCGAAAAGATAATAACACCGGCATACTGGAAAATAAAACAGATGGCGGTGAAGGCAGCTCCGGCACGGTACATTCAGTAGAGACAAGATTGAAAAGATCCAAGTCATTACAGGGAAGAGCCGGGTCTATGTTAGGAAAGAAACATTCTAATGAGACTAAAGAAAATATGTCTCATTCGAGAAAAGGCATTAGAACATCATCGGGTAAACTTGGGTATGTTGTACCGCAGGAAGAAAAAGATAAAATTTCTGCAGCACAGAAAGGGATACCAAAACCTAAATATAGATGTCCACATTGCAATAAAGAAGCGTCAATTGCGAGATTAACCCAATGGCACTTTGATAGATGCAAGTTGATAAATAATAGAAACTAAGGAATTCTTAATCATGTCATATAACGTTTACAAGCCGACTGGTGCCACTGGTACTAATCCAATTGTCGTTCCAGATAACGCAATTGATGGCAGCCTGTATGATTCCACTAACAAGGTTGGTGTTCAGCTTGTGGGCCGAAATGCCATCGACTATGGTACTGCAATCGCGCAGAATATAGTCCAGATGACTTCGAACTTTGCAGGTTCTGTAACTCCACCTCCTGGAAAGGCACTACAAGGTCAACTCTGGTTTAATGCATCTTCTTCGACAACTGGCGAAATCTATGTCAGAAAAACATCGAGTACAGCAGCACAGCCAAACCAAGCAACCGATATTGCTACCAACTGGCAAAAGGTTGTTACCGTTGCAGGTAACCAAACTGGTCGTCCAGCAGTAGTAAATCCAACATCCGGTACAGAACAAGACGGTGATATTCAAGTCGTTGGCTCAGTGATCTCTATTTGGGCTGCAGGTGCTTGGAGACAAATCTTCCCAGCAGTTTACTCGTAATCAAGGAATAATTCATGTCTTATGTTACCGGGGGCCTAATCGAGGCCGTTGACTACAACACATTCGCGACGCTGGCTGCCAGCATGAACGAAGTGTTTGCTGATCTACATCCTGGTGCAACTACAATCGGCGCTGGTGCAGATTACGGATATGGTCAAACTCCGGCACTTACGGCTGTATCAGCTGGTAACTCAGTTCTAGCAACTGAATGGGCTGATCTCTTCGATACTATCAGGGATACTGGTACGCATCAAGGAACAACTGTTGTTCCTCCACTACCGGTTGCAAATCCTGTCATCGGCGATAACATTGTTGCACAGAATACACCAACTACTCTAGCTTCTCTAATTGCGACAATCCGCACAAATAGGCATAATCTTGCTGCAGGCCAATCAACTTTGACTGCTGGCACATCTTATGCTCAAACAGCGGCAACAATTCCTTGGACAAATAGTCTAACCTGGAATTGCCGTGCAGATTTCTCAAGCTGGAATAATGCTCGTTACTTCTTCAATGCAGGTGGCTTCCTTGGTTTTAACGGTTCCATGTCTCCATTGTCGACTCCGGAAGATACACAGTGGCAAGCTATGCTTACCGCTCTATCTCCAATGAAGTTTACATGGAATGCTACCACTCCTAATACTGGATCGGGCGGAACAGCAATTGGTTTCTATGGATTGACAACTTCTTATCAAACCATCTATCTCAAGTCGTACGGTTCGGGTCCATATTCGGCAAGTACACTCGAAGTTAAAGCAAAGCTTGTCGCTGCCGCCGGTACAAATGGCCAGATTGATTTCCAAATCATTATGACTGATAATGAATCGGGCATTAAATCGCCAAAGGCTGGCACAACTACTTTCCGTGTCGATAACACTAAAGCATCCGGTGCAATTTCTTATCCGGGTCCTGCAGTAACTGTCGTGTCGGTGGGTGCAAATAACGGCTTTATCGCTACCTAACATCAACATCCACTGAACCTCCGTTAAAGCTGTAGATAAATAGCCTAAACGGAGGTTTCTTATGAGCGAAAGACTCAACAAGGCATTGGCATTTGCCAACTATCGCCAAACCCTAAACAATCAACTTCTCAAACTAAAAATTCGTGCTGAAGGCACACTTATCTATGCTAAGAATGGTGGCAGCTTTACCATTGGCCAAGAACTTATTTGTTTCCTTGATTATCTAGTTAGAATCGATATGAAGGAAGCAACATTACTTGATGACAATAGCAATCCAATTGCAATTGATGATGTTCCTGCATTCCTGAAAGAAATTACAGGGCGTTACTTCGAAGTAACAAATGATTATCTGCGTGAATATCAAGAAATTAGAAAATCGCGCAACGTAAGAAGTATTCTCGACATTAAGGACGAAGAATGACAAGAGGTGTTCTGATGTATGCCCACAACAATCCCGAAATTGATTATTTCAAGATTGCTTGTGCGAATGCATTAATGGTTAAGAAAAATCTAAAAGTTCCTGTCGTGCTAGTAACCGACGAAGGCACTTTGGGCTGGGGCAAGAAAGCACTCGGTGAAGATTTTGTTAATCAGTGTTTTGATGAAGTTATCAGTGTCAAACGAGATTATCGATTTGATAATATGCGCAATTTCAGTGATACATCGTTTTCTACAAAGACATTGCAATTCTATAATTGCAACCATTGGGAAGCATATAATCTGTCTCCATTTGACGAGACACTGTTCATTGATGCCGATTACTTAATCATGAGTTCTGCTCTTTCCAATTGCTGGGATAGCAACCATGATGTAATGATTGATCACAGAATTTACGGCCCAGGTAACGAAGAAAAGCCGCACTCGAAATTTATTGACGATTTTGGTATCAGACTATATTGGGCAACGGTTATCTATTTTAAGAAGACCGAGTTTGCAGAGTTCCTATTTTCGCAAGTTAGAGAAATTCAAGAAAACTATCAATATTACCGAGACCTGTATAATTTCTCATCGGGGATGTTTAGAAATGATAATGCATTCAGTATTGCAATTCATACATTGAATGGATTTACTCAATCAAACTCCATTGTTGATAAGTTACCTATTCCCGGATTAATGATGGCATGGGATACACATGATATTCATAGTATACCGGCAGAAAATGACATTATCCTATATTGCGAAAATCCAAAGAATCCCGGAAACTATATGCTTTCCAGATTAAAGAATACTGATGTACACATCATGAATAAATGGGCTATTAACCGATTTGCAGATAGGCTTATCGAACTATATAAGGTAGAAGAATGAGTAGAGGTTATCTAATTCTAGCGCAAAGAACAAAGAAGGACGATTATCTTCGCCTTGCTTATGCTCTTGCCTTGAGCATTAAGAATAGTCAGTCGAAAGTAAACAATGTATGCCTGGCCACAAATGTTCATCCAAGTAAGATTCCGGACAAATACAAAGAAGTGTTTGATGAGATTGTGCCTATTCCTTGGACAGATCATGCTGCAAATTCCAAATGGAAGATTGAGAACAAGTGGAAATATTACTACATGACTCCATACGACGAAACAGTCATTCTTGATGCTGATATGCTTATTCCGGAGGATATTTCGCATTGGTGGGATGTCATGGCACAGAAGGATATCTGGATTACAAATAAGCCCAGGACTTTCCGTGGAGATGTAATTACTTCGACAAAATTTAGAGATGCGTTTGTTTCTAATAAGTTGCCGAATGTCTATACTGCATTCATGTATTTTAAGAAGTCCGATCTTGCAACTGAATTGTTCAAGCTTGTAGAAATCATCTTCAATAATTGGGAGCGTTTCTATTACGAATTTATGGATGAAAATCGTCCTAAACATTTATCCGGAGATGTTGCATACGCGCTCGCGATTCAACTGCTAGGCATTGAGGCAGAATGTTTCGGTAATTTAGAAAGTCTTCCAACCTTTGTTCATATGAAAGCTCAATTACAAGGAATCAACGAAAACTTAATTACAGAAAATTGGCCAGAAAATATTCCTACCTATTTCGGTACAGACGGCAGATTTAAGATTGGTGGCTTCCAGCAAGTATATCCATTCCATTATCATATTAAGGAATGGTTGACAGATGAAATGATTGAAATTCTCGAAGGGAGGGTTCTAGAATGACCTCATTGGTTTTGATGTATGTCTATTATGACAACGAAGGGGACATTAAGGCAATTTCTCCTACGCCCGATATTTCACATAAGGAATTCTTCAATTCTGCAACCTTTCCATTAACAGAAGTAGAATCGTTCCTAACTGGAATGAGAAATCCCTTTGATTATTCAATCAAAGAGTTTCAGCGTGCAGGTAGCAAATCCTTCAGAATCGCTAGAAAAGTTTCCACAATTAGTCTGACAAGAACACTCGACAATTATTTGACACGCGTCGATAACAACCCTGACGAAATTCCCACTATTCAGATTAGTATCAATTTGATCGATAAGAATGTACGTTTACGTATCGATGAACAATTCGTTAATATGCATAAGATCGGAACTGAAGAAGAACAGGAAGACGCGGAAGCATTTATTAAATCGGGACTATCCTCCTTATATGTCACCAAGAAGAATGATCCGTACTCACGTCTATTTACAATCATCTTTTCTCCTAAAGAATTATTCGAAAAGGGAAACCTATATTTCGCATACGATGAAACTCTTGACTTTTCCAACGCGAGTGTTTACACTAAGAAAATTGTGAAAAACTACGGATTTACGATCAGGGGAAAGTGATGTCATTTAGATCGATGAATGAGCTTGATGTAATCTTTATCAGTTACGACGAAGATAACTGTGAAGAGAATTGGGCAGATTTACAAGCCAAGGTTCCTTGGGCACAGAGAGTTCACGGTGTTAAAGGTTCAGATGCGGCACACAAGGCAGCAGCTAATCTTTCCACTACAGATAGGTTTATTTCTGTCGATGCTGACAACATCGTTGATCCATCATTCTTTGATTTAGAATTGGATTTCGATCATCCAAAGATGCAAGGTAAGGCGATTAGTTGGGCAGCTCAGAATGTTGTCAACGGATTAGAATACGGTAACGGTGGATTGAAATGTTGGCCTAAACAGTATGTACTCGATATGCGTACACATGAGAATGCCGACAGCAATGACGAGCGTAATCAGGTTGATTTCTGTTGGGAAGATTCCTATGTGCAGATGACTAATCAATATTCTATTACCCATCCTAACGGTAGTCCACGACAAGCATTTCGTGCAGGTTTCCGTGAAGGTGTGAAAATGACATTGGTGCAAGGCGGCAAGCCCGATGTAGATAACTTTAAGAAGGTTATCTGGTGGGGGAATTACAAACGTCTTATCACATGGTGTTCTGTTGGTGCAGATATCGAAAACGGACTGTGGGCAATGTATGGTGCTAGACTTGGTACCTACATGACCACACTTACCGACTGGGATTATATTCAAGTTCGAGACTTTGAATATTTAAACACATTATTCGATGAAGTTAAGGAACAGTTCCGAGTATCATTAAATGATCCGAAGGGAACAAAGTGTTACAAAACCGGACTATGCTATTCTAAAGATTTACTCAATGCCGAAATTGCATCGTTAGGTGATAAACTTAGAAAGGGTCTGGGAATGGAAATTGCCGAACTCAACGAAGAGCAAAGTAAATTCTATAAAGCGGCCTACGTTAATGTTCCACGAATGAACAAGATGTTTACTGAAGAAGAACTCAACGATCTTCGTAGATTGAATAAATGATTGATTCGAAATTTATTGTCCGATATACAAATGGCCTGTATGCAACTCCGCCAGAGTCTGCACCACGTTATGAAGAGTTTCGAGATATGTTTAGCTCTGGCCAACTTGCAAGCAAGGAATGGGCAGTCAAGACACTTTCAGAAGTAGTAAAACTCGACTTTCAGCATGTGATTATTGCAGGAGCATGGTTTGGCACTTTAGGAATGATGTTGAAGAGCAAATTCCCAGGAATCACACTTACTCTGCTCGATATTGATCCACGCTGTGAAATATTCCTCAAGAACATCACTGTTTACGATCGAGACGTATATTGTGTTACCGAAGATATGTATAAGCACGTATACACCGAAAATATCGTAATCAATACCAGTTGCGAACATATTCCGGATATCAAACAATGGCTTAAACAGGTATCCCCGGATTCCCTAATTCTTTTGCAATCGAACAATAACGATAAAGACGAAGGTCACATAAATTGTGTCCAATCTGAAAACGAGTTTATCGAAAAGAGTGGGCTAACAGAAATCCTATATTCGGGAAAGTTAGTTACACCGATGTATACACGATTTATGATCATAGGAAAGAAATGAGAAAATTAAATATTCCGATCTTGAATTTTAGAGATCAGATTAATGAAATTAGCCCATCCTTTTGCGCAGCGAAATGGAAGCAGGTTACATTGCATTTACAGACCGGGCACACTCATAGTTGCCACCATCCACGAACTCACAAAATTCCATTATCGGAACTTGAAGCTAATCCATCGGCACTTCATAACACCAACTACAAGAAACTTCAACGCAGGAAGATGTTAGAGGGTGAACGCCCAGAGGAATGCGATTACTGCTGGCGAGTTGAAGATAGTGGTCCAGATGCGATTAGTGATCGTATCTATAAGTCGGCCGACAACTGGGCAATTGATCATATCGATGCAATTAAGGAAATGCCTTGGGATTACGATGTAACACCATCGTATCTCGAAGTGTCCTTTTCTAGTGTCTGTAATTTCAAGTGCAGTTACTGCACACCGCAGGTTAGTAGTAAATGGATGGAAGAGATTGAAAAATTCGGTCCTTATCCTACTTCTAATCAGTTTAACAATATCGAATGGTTAAAACAGATCGATGCAATGCCTATTCCACACAAGGATGAAAATCCTTATGTTGATGCATTCTGGAAATGGTGGCCAGAAATTTATACTAAGCTCGAACACTTCCGTATTACTGGTGGTGAACCATTACTGACCAAAGATACATTCAAGGTATTGGATTATGTCATTGAAAATCCAAATCCTGCTCTAGAACTTTCTGTGAACAGCAATATGTGTGTTCCGGAAGCATTGTTTGAAAAGTTCATTGAAAAAATCAAGATCATTTGCAGTGAGAAGAAAGTCAAACAATTCAAGATCTTTACCAGTGCCGAAGCACACGGTGCCAAAGCTGAGTATATCAGAAACGGTTTGAATTACAACCAGTGGCTTGCAAATATCAGGCGTGTTCTTGATGAAGTTCCTGGATGCACATTTACTGTGATGAGTACCTATAATGCGTTGAGTGTATCGAGCTACAGTGAATTTATTAACGACATTCTTGCCATTAAGCGTGAATACAGTGACCATAATACTGTTCATTCACCGATTATTCTCGATACTCCGTATTTGCGTTATCCTAACCATCAGGCAATCTTTATTTTGCCGAAAGAGATGCTTGCACCAATCTATGATCAAGTCACATTGATGTATCAGAATTTACAAAACGGAGATTGGTACGGAACTGCAAATAAGGGTTTCTATCAATGGGAAGCCGATAAGTTCAAACGCATTTATGAACTGATTATGCACAAGGAAGATCCACCGGGTGTCACACGCGACCAGATCGACTTTGTAAAATTCGTCGATGAGCACGATTATCGTCGTGGAACAAACTTCCTCGAAACATTCCCGGAATTTACTGATGTATATCATAAATGGAAAGCGGCAATCTAAAAATCGCATTATGCATTACCGGGCAACCAAGGACGTGGGAAAGATGTTATCAAACATGGTTTGATAACATTTCTCATCTCGGCAAGATTGATACTTTCTGCCATCTCTGGAATTATAATACCCTTCCATCAATAGCTGCAGGATATCAGGGCGACATGAAAAATCGTCCTGTTCCTGCAGCAGAATTAGAGAGAATGAAGAAGGTATTACGTCCTAAGGCTTTTGTAGCCGATCCCATAATGCATTTCAGACAACCGCCCGTAAAGCATCCGATTGCTTGGTGGTCATTAGGTCAATTCTATTCTATAAAGAAATGTGCTTACCTAAAAAGGAAGTACGAATTGCTTATGGGTTTTGAATATGATCTTGTATTCAGAATTCGTACAGATCTATTCATTCGACAACAAGTTAACATTCCGGAAATTAAACCAAACGAATTGTATACCTGTTCAAACAGCTATGACAAGGAATATGACCGTTTTCGCATCGGTGATATCTTCTATTATGGAAATAGTTACGCCTATGATCAAGCCTGTTCATTTTACGATAAATTCAATTTTGTCGATTCCTACGAAGTGGTACCGGGACGTAATGATTTTCCACCCGAACTAGCATTTTATTATCATCTGCGTTCGTTGGGAATTGACAACAGATCAATTTTTGCCGATTGTAAGATTGCACGAACAGAAGAGTTTCGAGATTTAAAGGGTGGCCTGGCCGCATTCGAAATATGAAAATAGCAGTGTGCATGAGTGGCGAATCCAGGACATGGAAAATTGCTGCGCCATCGATTATTAATTTCTTCAAATCTCAAAATCACGAAGTGAAATTCTTTGGCCATACATGGGCAATGAATAGTTGGAAAACATTCGATAACAATGGTATCAGCGATTACGAGCACGAACGTCTTGATCAGATGCATCTTAAAGAACAACTTCAGAAAACTTTTAACTTTGAAAAGCTCGTAGTCGATCCTCCATATACATTCGATATTTCTCGAATCGAGGATACTGAAGTTAGAAAGAATCCCGAACACTGTATCGGTTGGGAACTTGCTGCGAACTATATAGTTCCGCGAGTTTGGTCATCTCTATTCAATAGTCAGATGCAAAGCAATTTCCTGAAACAGGAATACGAAATCGAAAATAACATGCAATTCGATTTTGTAGTAAAATGCAGATTTGATATTGCATATCATCCATCGGTTAGATTTGAAAATTATCTGCCGACAAAGGAGATGACATTTAAGAATGGTGTATATGCAAGCCTATCTACATTTAGATCTGAATTTAATCTTCCTGTAATTGATGATGTAATTTATTTCGGCAGCTCACCGGCAATGGATCTACTCGAAACAGTTTACAGAGTTTATCAGAATGCAGATTTCTTCAACATGGTAAAGGCCGGATATTATGATCCCGCCTATAAGGTATGTGGACCGAATGTGATACTTCACAAATGGGCAACGATGAAGAACATTCTAATTTGTGCATTGCCGACTATGGTTTATTATGCAGTTGTTCGTCGTGAATTTGCGAATATAGATCCGTGTCTTGAATATGATAAATTACATGAAGCAACTTTGGCATGGGGAAAACAGTGAAGACTTTATTTACGAACGGTGACAGTTGGGCATTTGGCAGTGAAATTATGGCACCCGAATTTTGTATGCCTAAAGGACAACCGGGTGCCGGAATGGCAGGAAAATATAAAGCCGGTTACGATTGTTCTATGCCACTTAATGATTTCTATCGAGTTCCAAAAATCTGGGCATCGCATTTAGGAAAGCACCTAAATGCCGAAGTAGTCAACTGGGCACGGCCTGCCCGCAGTAATGATACAATCTATGATAGTACCATTGCCTGGGTTCTTGAAAACTATGTAATGCCCGGCAGGGATGTCAGCGATCTTACAGTCGTTATCGGATGGTCAAGTCCAGAGAGAAAAGATATTGTTATCGAAGACAATGACGATAAGATTAGAAAGTTTACACTCTGGCCTGCGATGCAAGAAACCAAATATTACTCGTCTGATATTGTCAAAGCATTCTTCAAATTCTATGTAACTCATATGTGGGTCGAGCAGGAATATTTCAAACGATTTATTCAGCAATGTTTCAACCTGCAGAACTTCTTTGAACGACAGGGCATCAATTACTATATGTTCAACTCGTTCTATATGCCGTCTGTTCCAACGCATCCCGATAATTGGAAGAATGTGAATCTTCTCGAAATGATTAACGCATGGAAGAATTTAGATATCGGGTGGGCCGATCACTATTACAGTTGGTCAGTCGAGCAACGCTCTCTTCTAAACCAATGGGCATTAATCGATGCAGATAGATTTATTGGCAAAGATACCGAAACATTCAGTTCTTACATTCAGAAGAATGTGCAGAATTACAAACGAATGAATAACTGGCATCCGTCGCCAGATTCTCACGAAGCTTGGGCAGCATATCTCGCAACCAAGATCAAATGAAGATAGCAGTTTGCTTTAGTGGACAGATAAGAACAGGTGTCGAAGCGGCCCCTAATCTTGCCTTATATTTCGAAAATCATCTTATAGATTATTTCGTACATACATGGAATATCACCACTTATAAAGAATACTCGACTATTAACGGTATGTCACCTGCAAGGAGATTTAATCTACGATCCCTGAAGCATCCTGTAACACCGTTAAGTGAAGAGAGACAGATTACTTTCCGTAAGATTTACAATCCTAAGGAAATGATTGTCGAACACTACAATGGACAACGAGATCCATTGTACCATTCCTGGAAAGCTAGTATCGATCTCTGTAAGCAATATTCGATAAGAAATAATATCAAATACGATCTAATCATTAAACTTAGGCCGGATTTAATATTTCCCACATGGAAGAAGCTAACAACTGAGATAGAACATTTCAAGAATGATCCAAGCAAATTCTATGTCGATAACTATAGTGATAATAGAATTGATGATGTGCATTGGTATTCGACACCCGAATTGATGTATAGAGCATGTGAATATCCGATAACAGGGTCGTTTGCCGATTACATGAAATCCGCAGGTATCGAATGCTCGCCAGTTGCAACTCAAGGATATGCACCCTACAGACCAGAGTGTCTAAAATTTAGTCCGATTGAGAACTTTGTAGAGTGCCACTATTACGATCAATTCTGGTATAGTACAGTCGAAGTATTAGAGGTTTTTAAATGAAAGAAATGATGGTTGTTTGTGGCGATAGTTATAACGCCGGTATTGGATGTGTGAATATGCATACACAGGCCTATGGTGTTGTAACTGCGCAACATTTCGATTGGGATCTAATTACGTTGGCAAGAGGAAGTGCGAGTAACTATGCAGTCCATCTTCAAGCAATGTATGCAGCCGAATTATTGCCACACCTAGTTATTATCGGCCAGACAAGCTATGATAGATTAGAGTGGGTAATGGATACACATTCTAAACCTGCACACGAACAACCAACTCTACATAATCTAAACTATCATCTGTATCCACCACATCATTTTCCACAACCACATCATGATAAGCCAATGCCTTTCCATTTACAGGATAGTGCAGATTATAAACCATATCTGTTAACTGAACAAGTGGGCGGCATCGATGATTATCTTACACGGTTTAAGAAGAATCCCGGCTTCCCTTATTATGAGAGACTGCATACAGAACCACGCGAGAAGCTAGAGCTAATCCGCGACTATTATGTGAATTGCGTTGACTACGCCATTAAACGAGACTACGACATAGGGCTGCTCCTGCAAGCGTATACCTTCCTAAAACGTAAAGGAATTAATTGTCTAATCTTGACTAGAGATATCGGCCTATTCGGTAAATTTATTGATCAGGCAGATTTGATGCATCAGGATTGGTGGTACTTATCGAATATATATCCTGACACAATCGGTAGTATGCATACAAGCGAAATTGGTCACCAGGATACCGCAGATCGACTAATTGCAAAAATCAAGGAAAATAATCTTGCCTAAACTACTCTATGCGAATGGATGCAGTTGGACAGCCGGAAACGGTATCCAAGAAGATAAAAATTTCGAGCCCGGCAAACGACTCGATGAATACGCCTGGCCTAAAGTTCTCGCCGACAAACTTGGCTATGAAGTTACAAATAGTTCCGAAGGTGCCGGAAGTAATCAACGCATTGTTCGAACAACTGTAAACTTCGTCAAGACGATCCCCGAAAGTCAACGCAAAGATGTTCTCGTAGTTATCGGATGGACTACGCCTGAACGTGGAGAGATTTATCTTAGTGATGAGCATGTACAATATCCGGGTTGGTATAAGTTCAATGCGGCACAGAAGTTTTCAGATCAATTCCATCCATCAACAATAGTTCCGAAAGAGTATGTTAAGAAAATCGATGACTATCAGAGGATGTATGTTGAGCATGTTCATAGTCAGCATGCCAACCTTGTAAACTATTTCCAGCAGAAATATCTGCTTGCAAACCTATTACAGAATCTCGGAATTAAACATTGCTTCTTCAATAGCTTACCGGGCATTTGGCATCCCGATCAGACAATGATGAATTTCTACAAAGAACAACAAGCATCGATTGTAACACCTAACATGGTACAGGTTACAGAGATGCATCACCTATTAAGAGAGAAAGGTATCAAACTTAGCTCCTGTGTTCATCCTATGATTGACGGGCATAGAGTTTGGGCCGAATATCTCGAAACATTTATTAAGAACCTATATGGAGACAGTGTATGACCAAAATCGTAAAGAAACCATGGGGAGAGGAAATGTGGATTGCAGATGGAGTTGATATGCCATATGCGCTGAAACGTATCTTCTTTAAAGCCGGAAATAAGACTAGTATCCAGGTTCATAAACTCAAGCATGAAACAAACTATGTTTTGTCCGGAACTGGACTTCTAATGCTTTCCGATCTATTCCTTGATGTTGACAAGTATCATGAACTCACAAAATCGGATATTAATCGATACATTGCATCAATGAAGATTATCAAACTCAATCCTGGTGATATTTTTCATGTCACCCCGGGGCATGTACATCGAGTAATTGCAATAGAAGATCTAGTATTCATGGAAGCAAGTTCTCCAGAACTCGACGATGTAATTCGTTTAGAGGATGATACAAACAGAGGAAATGGAAGAATTGAATCAGAACATGAATAAACTAACGGTACTGATACTTGCGGCAGGATATGGTCGTCGCATGGGACCATTTTCTAGAATGATAAACAAGGCACTGGTACCGTATGGTAACAAGCCATTAATTAGTCATATCTTTGATAGATTTGATAAGGGTACAAAATTTGTAATCGCTTGCGGTAACCAATCACAGCAGGTTCATGATTATATCAGTCTGGTACACAATGATAAAGATATTACACTTATCGACGTTCCCGATTTTACAGAAGGAACAACCGGTCCTGCAACAACTATTCGATATTGTGCAGAACACTTACCCGGTGCCTTTATGTGGATCTCCTGTGATACATTGTTCAACTTCGATTATAAAAAGCATCTTGATCATAACTGGATTGGCGTCTGTCCTGTTGACTCCGGGGTTGCCAAGGACTACTGCTGGGTTGAGCGCGACGGAGAAAACATTGAGAAAGTTCATAATAAAGAACCATCTTCTCACGCGGTAGACGCATTTATTGGATTGATGTATGTCAAGGATTCGACATTTATTAAAGCACTCGACCTAAGACAGGCAAAGGAAGTCTATGAGGGATTCCCGGGCTTAGGCCTGAAGGCACACACGGTTAAGATGTGGCAAGACTTTGGTACCTATGAGAAATGGAAGCAATGTGCAAAAGACTTTCCGGAAGTTAGTTTTCCTAAACCAGATGAGTTACTTTATATCGACAATGGCAAGATTGTCAAGTTCACAACAAATCCCGATCTCGCAACATTACGATATAATCGGGCTATGATAAATCCTAGTTGTATGCCCGATAATGTAGATCTACAAGGACAGTTCTTAACCTATGATAAATCACCGGGCGAAACATTCTATTATAATCTAACACCGGATACATTTGTTCAGTTTCTACATTGGGCTGAAGAGAATTTATGGATACACCCGGATATACAAGATAAGTTTGATATTGCTGATAACTTCTATCGTAAGAAAACTCTTGAACGACTTGGTAAGTTTCGTGTAAAATACAATTCGTGGGAAGAGCCGTCGACAGTTAATGGTGTTTCGGTAAAATCGATAGATGAGTATATTGCTGATTTGGATTTGCAATTATTCCTTGCACAAGAAACTAAATGGTGCTTCATCCACGGGGATATGCAATTTGATAATATCATTTACAATGCCAATACTGGTAAATTTACTGCAATCGATTGGCGAACAGATTTTGCAGGTGACGAATACGGTGATATGTATTACGATCTTGCCAAGATGCTAGGTGGATTATACCTGAGTTACAAATATGTCAAGGAAGACAAGCTTGCATATTATGAAGACGAAAATGGTGCAATTCTAACAGATCTATCTGTGCCAGATGTTGAGATCTATGCTGATATTCTTCGCAACTGGATGATTGAAAGAAATTTGAATTGGGACAAAGTTCAATACCTTGTACCAATCATATATCTGAATATGGCACCATTACACGATACACCGTTTGACAAATATCTAATCGCGTTGGCACAACTTCACTTTTCAAAACTATGAAAAAATTCTTCAGACTAGGTCAACATCCAAGTAAAACTGGTGAAAGGTATTACAATACACTCTTCCAGAAAATGGATTTACCATATACCTATACAGCAGTCGAATGTGAAAACCTAAAGGAAAGCATTGACGAATTGCTAAAGGAAGGGGCATCGGGGTTTAGTGTCACCATGCCATTTAAACAAGAGATCAGAAAATTTCTTGTTACCGAAGATATGTATGTTCGACAATTCCAGAGCTGTAATACTGTTCTTGTCAAGGACGGACAACTTCACGGATACAACAGTGATGTGTGTGGTGCAGTTTATGCGAAACTTAGTATGCCGATGAAATCAAGTGTTGCTGTTCTAGGCGATGGTGCAATGGGTATGATGATGTATAAGATGCTAAACGAAAATTGTGCTGTCTATTCTCGTAAAAAAGAGAACTGGCACAAGCGCCACGATGGAAGAGATGTCTATGTAAACTGCACCACATTCGGAACTTCAATTCCCGCATCACCATTAGATATCATTCCCGAAAATACAAAACTGATTATAGATCTGGCCATGCCCGGAACTCAATTAGAATTGCAATGTTCTGAGGCAGGAGTTAAATACATTAGCGGTAAGGAATTTTATAAGAACCAGTTCATCGAACAGTTTGAAATCTTTACCGGAATTAAAATTACAGAAGAAGAATTCAATAGCATATGATTAAACACCTAATTCTCGATGTTGACGGAGTATTGACAACAGGTCATTTCTTCTATAGCGAAAATGGAAAGATGTTCAAGGCCTTTGGTCCGCACGACAAGGATGGGTTAGAGTTAGCAAAGGAGATGGGCTTGTCTATCGATTTTGTTACAGCAGACGAAACCGGATTTAAGATTACCTCTGCACGAATTGTCAGAGATTGGAAATTTAATCCATCGCAGTTGCATCTTGTAAGAGATGGTAAGAGATTAGATTGGATTGCTGCTCGATACGATATCGACGAAGTTGCTTACATGGGCGATGGCATCCACGATGCAGTAATTCTAGATGCTGTTGGCTTAGGTATTGCACCAAACACAGCTCGCATCGAAGCTAGACTTGCAGCAGATTATGTCACATTGAGTAACGCAGGCAACGGTGCTGTTCTTGATGCTGTTCTTTACATAAAGGATAATAATGTTTAGACTAGGTGTAGGTCCAATGAGTGATGATATTAATCGTATCATCAACGAATATGCAAAAGAGAATAACATCATGGTTGTTGCTTCACGCAACCAGGTTGATTATAAAGATGGCTACGTCTGTAAGACAGCCGAATTGCCTTCCTATTTTACCAATGCCGGTACAATGCTTTGTCGTGACCATTGTGGCCCATACTTCAAAGACCTAGATAAGAATAAATCAATAGGTGCTGCAATGGAAGAATGCTTCCGTACTATCGACGCAGATATTGATGCAGGCTTTGATTTAATTCACGTTGATGTTTCTAGGATTCCAGAGAAGCAACTCGATTACGCAAGAACACTAATCGAATACATTCTAAAGAAATCACCTGGCATGAAACTCGAATTTGGCAGCGAGAATAATACCGGGCACGATCTTGTACCTAGTGCATCACGTCTAGAAGAACAACTCGAGTTCATCAAAGAATACAAAGATAACATCATCTTCTTTGTGACACAAACCGGTAGCTTTACACAACATACTCAAGTCGGTAACTTTGATGTTGTTGCCAATTCGAGCATTGTCGAGAAAGTTCATAATGCCGGATTTAGATTTAAAGAACACAATGCCGATTATCTAAGTAGACCAGAAGTTGAATTAAGAAAACTTGCAAAAGTCGATGCAATGAACATTGCACCACAGCTCGGCGCAGTACAAACATCAATCTCAAGAAAGCTTAGTGCAACTACCTCCGGTGTTACAAAAGAATGGCATGACTTTGCACAGATGGTATATAGTAATAACCTTTGGCAGAAATGGATGCCATTGGGAATGAATGATCCCGAAATGGCAGTACAGGTATCTGGGCACTATTTCTTTGACACCGCTCAATATCAAGCTGTACTGTCCGCTATCGACGGATACACATTTCGTTATATGCTTCGAGCAGAATTGTTCAGCATCTTCAATTGTTATCATCAAGGATTACTATGATTGAATGGTTTAAAAGTATCGTAAATCGCATCAAGAGCGAAATCAAATATCGCAAGAAGATGCGTGACATTAAGAAACGCGATCCACATATCTACAAATGAAAATTACCTGGGGAATATCTGCTCTCAACCATGATGCATCTATTACGGTGGTCAGGGATAACGAGATCTTATTTGCAGCGCATGCCGAAAGGTATTCGCGTGTTAAGAATGACCAACACCTCAACTTCACAATGATTGCTGATGCATTGGAGTATGGTCTACCAAATCAAATCGTGTGGTTCGAAAAACCATTTGTTAAGAAACTTCGACAAGCTTATGCAGGTCAATGGAGAGAAGTATTAAGCACTACTCCGGCGACCTATCTTGCAGGATACGAATTTCAGGATACCCCGACTTATTATATTCCACATCATAAGTCACATGCGGCTGCAGGATTCTATACATCGCCGTTCAATGATGCGACAGTCATTGTGGTTGATGCAATCGGCGAATGGGATACCATCTCTGTATGGAATGCCGGAGGCAATGAGCTCGAAAAAGTTTATTCGGTAAAGTATCCTAGCTCATTAGGACTGCTCTACTCAGCATTTACTCATCGTATTGATCTTAAGCCGAACGAGGAAGAATATATCTTGATGGGTATGGCCGCATATGGTGAACCTATCTATGTCGGTGATATTAAAAGGGATTTCATCGAAGATACTTCTGCACCCAATTTTACCTTAAAGGAAAATGTTCACAGAGGTATTCGTTGGTGGAAGCCGGAGCTAACCACTGAACAAGATTATAAGAATATCGCCGCAAGCATTCAGGTCATTACAGAAGAATACATGCTCAAACTTGTCGAATGGGCAAGTCAGAACACTCCGTCAAAGAATCTCATTCTCATGGGCGGGGTTGCACTGAATTGTGTCGCAAATGAAAAGATTGCAAGAGCGGGATATTTTGATGACATCTGGATTATGCCTAATCCGGGCGATGCAGGAAGCTCTCTCGGTGCTGCTGCTGCATTCCTAAAGACAAAATTGAACTGGCAAGGCCCATATCTCGGAACTGATATTGATCGTCCGTTTGATACGAACACAGTTGTCGATGCTATCCTAGAACATAAGATTATCGGTATTGCAACAGGACGAGCAGAATTCGGACCACGGGCATTAGGCAATCGTTCCTTGATTGCAGACCCACGTGGAGACGAAATCAAATCCAAAGTAAACGATATTAAGAAGAGGCAACAGTTTAGACCGTTTGCACCGATCGTTCTTGAACACCTTGCACATGAATATTTCGATATGCCAGTTAAGACAAGTCCGTATATGCAATTCACGGCTAAGTGTTTGCGTCCAGACTTATTTCCTGCGATTTGTCACGTAGACGGCAGCTCCCGCGTACAGACTCTCAACGAGCAACAAAATCCTGCAATTTACAAGGTTTTGCTAGAATTTTACCAGAGAACTGGGTGCCCTATGTTGCTGAACACGAGCCTAAACATAAAAGGTGAACCACTTGTCGATACTTGGATCGATGCAATGAAGTTCCAACAAAAGCATAACGTACCGATGTTCTAATGAAAGCTGTCCTCTTTATTTTTGGACGATTGCATTTTCTTGAGTCTTCGTTCAGACATTATCCGTTAACTGATGTACTCGACGGTATAGACATAGATGTTTTTGTCCACGGCGACAAAACCTACAAAGAGGTTGTCGTTGATACGTCCACAGTTTATTCGGGTGTTAACGATCCTATCGCGGTACGCGAACTTATTAGAAGTTCGTTGGATAGATCTATTACAATTGAGCAGGAGAACAACAAGTTCTTCAAGCGTACCAAGATGCTGATGTATAGATGGAAATGGTTAACAAATATCCTAACCGAACAAGGTTATCCGGATACTACAACCATCATGACCATACGTGGTGATGTTGCGCATGATTTCACCGATATCCCATCGGTACAAAGTCTGCTAATCAACGGAACAGATAAATGGCACTGTTCTTGGAAAAATGAATCAGCAGCCGATGATTTGATGTTTGTCACCAATCTCGGGCTGCTGAAAAAATATATCGACTATTGCAAAGTACGAGTTACAGAATTAGAATTCGACTCCCATAACAACCTTGCAGAGTTTCTGAACATTAACGAATGTTGGGAGAAACTTCCTTGCGATACTTCGGTAATTAGAAATACCACAACAGATTTCAGTTCAATAAAGGCCATTGCTGAAGCGAGTGACAATTACAACGAAAGTCGACGTGTATGTCACTATTCGACTCCCGGTGTTAAGCCGCGACCACCGCAAACTTGACAACCTCAAACTCGGGAATCTTTAATTCCGGAATTACAAAATCGGGATGAGTCCTTTTAACTTCCCGAAAATGTTCGAACCCCTCGATACTTCCCGAATATGATGTGCCATCGACCGTCCAATCGGGGAAGGAACATTTCTTAGGATTGAAAATATCGTTCATGACTTTTATAGCCTTGGTTGCATTTTTCTCATTCAAGAAAATTGCTGCTGTTTCAAAATTTTCACTAAAGCCCGAATGTTCCGAACTATAACACCAAGTCCCGGTAGTTTTTTCACGAATGAAATAAATGTATCTTGTCATCCTCGCCTCATTTTAGAAATATCAATTGCTTCCTCGTCACTGAAGATAGGAACAGCATTCGATTTATGCATAGTGCCTATACCGAGGACTTTCGTGCCCGTATAGACTGGCGACGGTTTGGACGCAACAGGACCCGTAATCCACTCACGGGGTCTATTCGTGTCCTGACTCGATACACCCTGTGTGTTCGTAGAACTCCCACTACTCCCAGACGTGATCGCAATGCCCGAAGTGCCCGAGACATTGGGCGTCGCAACTTTCTGTGCTTTCGTGGACGATTTAGTCGAGATAGCCCGTGCCTCCTGTTTCTTCTTCGAAGACGTTTTCTTGCCGCGCCCATAGACCCACTCGAGATATTGCTCAAAGGTCTCTTTTGGAAGACTCATTTCTTTGAGACGTTGATTCCTTTCCCGCCAACCAGCTTCAAGCTCGGCCTGTTTAGCCTTGGTTATCTTTGTGTCTTTCTTCTTTGTAGAAGTAGTCGATAGCCATGGGCCTTCAAGATGCATTGTCATCTAACTCTCCGAATAACTTCTTTAGCGTCTGATAAGTCCGTAATCTTATAATTGTCGAGCAGGATGTTCTTTAGAACGAGTTGCTCGCGATACTCTTGTATCAAATCAAAGATACGTTCTTTTTCGTAATCGTTAGCACGTCCGTGCCATTCGGTAACTTCTTCTTCGGTGAGTTGTACGAAAGCGTTTACAAATTCAAATTCTTCAGGTGTCATTACCTAACATTGCTCCGTAATTTCTGATTGCTCTGGCCGCATTAAAGCAGGCACTCGCACCGGCAGCATCACTATGTGTGCGCCCTTGCCGTTCAGCAACCAATGCACATTCTTCGATAATTTTATTGAAAAATGGTACCAGACAAAAATCAGCTTCGTGCAATGCCATATCATCAAAGCCGGCTTCACGCGCCAACGCTTCAAGGGCGTTCCATTTGTTTGTTCGTTTGACTTGTTCTGGATCTGCTCTAATCACTGGCATTATTTCTTACCCTTGAGCTGATTGAACATCTTCAACATAGCTTCCGCGTTACCCTTCGCATCATCAACTGGATGATGTGTATGCTTTGTATCACGCAGGTGACGAAATGATGAATAAAGATCTTGCTGTTGGCCTTTGTAGAAGGAACCAATATTGGATGATGACCAACCGAAAGGATTCCTTCCCAGGAACTTCCAGAAGTAATAATTGATGAAAGCAAAGTCGTAGCCGTTGTTATCAGACCAGAAGATTGGGCGCCGGCCGTCCATATTCTTATTCAGCCATGTTTCGAAATTAAACATGGTATCGTATGGATCGGGAAACTTCATTGTTTCTTCCCGGGTGAAACCGCCGACTGCGAGTGCTTCTGGTACCCAAATATCTGAGATGGGCTTGAGCTGCCCATAAAAGGTGCGTTGCAAACCATTTTCGACAATAACTGCGCCGAAACAAGTCATGCTATGCATACCGGGGCAAGGGCCGTCCGATTCGACGTCCACTGAAACATTCTGTGACATAGATTCTCCTTTACGACATTATACAATATCGTTTGAAGAATGTCAAGGAATTACGCTGCCTGCAGGAGGAATGTGTAGAGGAATATTTGGAAGGATCAGATATTGGAGATCGATCTGACTACGTGGGAAAGGCTCGAAGATAGCCTGCTTGATGGTTGTTGCTGCACCAAACCTAACTGCAAAGCTTGCCAGGCCGAGTGTAGTGTTCTTATCGAAGATTGTATAGACCAAATTACCAAGTCCATTTTCCAGTGTGCTGAAATAATAGACATTCGGTCCACCGTAATCACCATACGGTATAACCGATTTAGTTTTGATGGCGTTGATTACGGCCTGCACATTCGCCTCAAGCGCGACAGTACCGATTGGTGTGCAAACTGCGAAATTTGGATACGGATATAGCATCAGCTATTTATCAATCCTCGTCCCTTGTCGCAATGACCTTCTTCAATTCACCTTTAAGAACATCGAGCACTAACGATGTACGGAATGCAAACGGAAAGATTAATCCAGTTGCAATGAACATCAACATACCGGGAATGAGCATCGACAACAATAACAGTCCGATACCTAAACTGGCTGCAATGAATCCGACTACCCTTGTCACTAACAGATAACCGTAGAGTTCGTCCAATGGCTTCTTTTCAAGATCCTTGATTAGATCGGCAAGGATGTACTTTTGTTCTTCATTCACGGAGTTGTCCTTTCAGGGCATAGAAGTCAAGTAATTCAAAAAATAGATCTGGATTACGAAGGAAGTGGGATCCGATAGTTTCTTCGATGTAACGTCGGGTAATATAACTTATACCGGTTGTATCTCTTATTGCGGCCATGTAATAATGAAATGCATCTTCGAGCTCTGCAGGATTATCTCTTACGGTTCTAAACATATCATATCTGTATTTCTTATCTCGAGAAATCGCATGCTGCAGATAAGTTTTATGTTGAGAGATGAATTTAACAACATCGGTTTGGAAATTGATTAATTCATTATTGAAAAGTATTAATCCATATACCGATAATTGCTCAATGTCATATTTCTCAAATGAATTGTATGGCATGAATCCAATCCAATCTCCACGCGAATCCGAAACGATGCGAGGCATTGATGAATTGAAGTTATCGCATAATTCATATAAGCATTCTTCCATCGTGTCCATGAGAAGACCTTCGGATTCAAAACTGAACCCAAAGCCTACTCGTAGAGATGCATTATTTTCGATGATTTTATGAATTGCACTTGGATCACCTTTCTCAGATCCAGACCGAAGAGTAAGACGTTGTCTTCCCAATTGATCTTCAATGGGTTTCGACAAATCTATGGTCGTGTGCGAATGAAAGCCTATGATCGACGTCGTAGGCGTAATCTCGAAACGGGGTGTGCCCATTACTGAGATCTGCTCAACAGGCTCCAAGCCAAGAGTGGTAACCAGAAGATTACAGACCACCCAAGGAATAGATTAATCCAGAAGCACAGCGTGGTATTCTTATGTCCACGTTGGTTTGCGATAATAGTCGGTAAGAACATTATCGCGGTGACAATCAAGAAAAACAGGATATCAACGATCATTTCACTCCCCTATGCGAAACAATATAATTTCGATTGCATCAAGGAAGATAAAGCCAGTATAGGCAAGTATGCAAACGGGAATGAGAAGCAATTTCCAAAGCTCCTCGACTTCATCATACCAAGTTAGAAAATCTAGGCACTTGTCGCCGGCATTCCTAACTAGATCAAAGATGTCTTCTACCATTCGCTCTCATCCGAATCGATCACACTAAATGATGACTCAGAAAGAATACGACCTTTATACTTGAGTTGTACCGTTCTGTAATTCGGGCCATCAAACGTATCGTGTTTTACTTCGACTACTAGATCGCCTAATACATTTTCCACAATTCTTTCTACGTCTTCTCTGTTCAACATTTTATGCTTTCGTTATAGTTGCTTCAAGATTTTCATCGATAACAATTCGACAATTCTTAAACTTCAGGGCACCCTTCGTAGATGGATTATCGGGAGTCTCCTTCGTGCTCCACGGACAATCCGCCGTCATATGGTTAATGTAGTACGTTTCGCCCTTGGTTTTAATAATCCACATCGGAATCGATGGATCCGCGAGATGGCCTTTATTAAAATGAAAGATTGCTTCCTTAGTGATAATATCCAAAACCTACTTCATGATGTTTCCTTTAAGTTACCATGTATTTACTATCATCAGCCGTAGTGGCTAGATTTGTATGAAGATTCTGAGCGAATACGATTCATCTCAGCTTCAATCTCGTCAAGCCCGCGAGACAAGTCCCCGGGCCATAGGGCACCGCCCTTATAATTCGATGCCAAGATTCTTGCCTTGGCTGCAATGATTTCTAACCTTGCGGCTATAGTATCATCTTTCATGTTCTTTTAAGTTCCTTATCCAGATCAATCGTATATAGATCTGCCTCTGGACGAGCTGGTTGCGTTTCCTGGAAATCGTTCAACAACAAATCGACAACGACAGTTTCGCTCGGGGTCAGATGATGTACATCAGGAATGTTCGATGTCTCGACATCCCAATCAGTATCCTTGAATGCCCGTGAACTCTTTCGTGCCTCGGCACGAGCTCTTGCTTCTGCAACCATATCACCAGATTGAATTTTCTGGTCAACCTTGTTTGCCCATCTGACCCACAGGCCGACAGCCAACAAAACAACTGCACCGATAATCAGATAAGACATAACAATCCTTCACGCTATGATTTAGTATACAGCGATGGGATGAAAAAGTCAACAGGACTACTTCCAAACAGTGAATGGAAAACGAAGTAAGAATGCTAACCGATCAGATTCCTTCTTCAAATAGATGCTGTCATAGACCACCGGTACGAAATCTTCGTAATCATCTTGCACAGTTGGAATAACAAGATGGTCATAATTTCCACCGAGTTGCCAATGTGGATAACCTTCCTCCGGATGAATAGTTTCTCTGCACCACTTTCGAATTTCGAGTTGTTGATCAATGCAGGCCTTCCACTCTACCATGGTTGCTGCATGTTGCGGTAGTTCACAGAACTTTATTTGAAAGATATTATTTTTCATGTACTACTAATCCGGTCTTACCGAAATGAATTGTGAATCTTGTAGCGTCTTCGTCCTTGAGGAAATAGAGGCACCGAATTACGCCAGTGACTCCGTATCTGGTAATACCAATATCCCAGTCTTCATCCTTGATATTCTCATCCATCCAGTTTACAACTTCGGCCTCGGCCTCGAAAAGTTTTTCCCTAGAAGAACCTACTCTGCCTGATTGATTATCATAATAATCATCTAGGTAAATTCGATATGTCATGTGAGTACATCTATAAAGGCCAGTTTGAATGCGGTTGCATCTTCGGCGCGGTCGAAATACATTAGTGTTCGGAAGCATGGCCCGCCGCGCTGTTCAAACTTATCGGTAGTGGGACCTAGATTCATCCAGTCCTTCCATGCTTCGCCGACATTCTTCTCTAACCAAATTCTCATCTTTCGATAATGGTCATTCACATCATGGTAGGTATCACACTTTTCGAATAGCGGCAAGAAGCTAACCGACGGGCTTGTATCTAGGTCAATCATTTTGGCGTCACCGCATTAGAGAGCTTGAACATTATCGCATCTTCCTCGTGCTCAAAGACTACACCTTTAATAACAAGTGTTCCGTCACCGGGTCTTCTATCAAATATCCAACGCCATTGCCATGTACCGTCTGTACCTACAGGAAGATGATTTACTAACCACCTTCTGCATCTATGAACTTCGGATGGATCGAGTGCAACTCTTGTTTTAAACATCGGCACACCTAAATTTCAAACGAAAGGCCAGAACAGTCTGTGGATCCTTGATCACATACATTCGACTGTATACTACTCCCTCCGAGATGAAGTAATTATTGACAAACCCTTCGTGCCCTGCATTCTCGACTAGCCATGCGTGTGCTGCGGAAGCATCATTCTCATCTTCCAAAAAGACCAAAAACCAATTCGTAAAATCTTTCATTCAACCTCAATAAATCCATGTGCCAGTATTAACATCACGGCCGCTTCTCTTTCGACCACAACGTGGGATGCAATCCACCGACCAGTGTCACTCCATATGAATGTATGTTGCGGAGAGATCTCACGAACATATCTTCGTAGGTAATTAAATTTCAGGATAGTAGCACCAGTGGTTATCTCAAACTCTTTCGGTAGTGCAAGCTTTACCATTAGAGAATTCATGTCTTGAAGATCTCCGGAAAAGACAGGACCGCCATTGTTACCAACTCCGGTAGATTCTCATTGATGAAGACATAATCGGCATATATCATACCTTTTGAATCTTGGCAACCAATTCCCGAAAGTCGAACATCACATGGATGCTGGCGCCTAACCCAATCATGAAGTTTGATATAGACTTCCCTGTGCCGATAAGGATTATCAAGATGATATCTTCTCAGTCGGTATAACATTCCACCGTAGTGAACATTTATGTAGTCACTCGAAATCATACAATACCTAAACCATTCTGTAATTTGAATGCGGTTATATCTTCCGGCTGTTTGAATATGATTATTGTATAGGCCGGCAAGATCCTGGCCTCTAATCTAATAAGCTGATCATAAAGATCATTAGTCAGAGTAAACCACTCCCAACTATTGTACTTGTCAGGACCTATGGTACGCAAGCGCCAAAGCTTATGCTCCGTCATGCGGAAATGTTAATCGAAAAGCAATCGCATCGTGCTCATTCGCGAAAACAATAGCACATCTATCGTAATTCTTGGAATGATCAAAATCCATCTGATGTGTAGCCCAAAACCAAGTCTGTTGGCTCGGTTCACCAATCTTCTCTTTCAACCAATCCAGATATTCCATCTGGGTGTTGAAGTTATCTAAAATAGGAAGGTAGATCATTTCCAAACTTCAATTTAAAAGCAATTGCATCTTCGTCGAGCAGAATATACAAGACGAAGTCTTCGATCCTGAATAATCCTTCGCCAATATTATCGAGCAACCATGTCGTAACCTGATTCCTCTTGTCAAGGAAATCAGAATAGCTATGTGGACCCTTAGAGTTCCATCTAAATGGAATAGTTGTCATTAAAATCTTAACCTAAATGCAATCGCATCTTCTTCACGGCAGAAGCCGAAAGAAGTTACTCCATACATAGCCCATGGCTGTGAAATTAATCCATCTTCATCGGGCCACGGCTCCAAATTAAACAACCATTCGAGTAACTCGATATAACCTATGTTATGTGGAGATGGAACAATGAAATTAATCTGCAATGGTGCCCGATATGTAATCTCTGTACCGCCCGGCGCATAGACACGAACAGTGTTATCCTTATCGTCGGTGATAATCTTATTCATATGTAGTCATCCAGAAGATTAACTTGAATGCTAACGCATCCTCGGGATTCTCGAACCAATAGGTACTCGGTCCAGACTTCATCAACCCATAATGTGCATACCAGGTTCCATTCTTTAGATTAGTTCTGCACCAACCCCAATGGGTTTCATGATCCTTAGGAACCTTGTGTTCATAAACCTTGACGCAAACATCAGTCATGTTTCTTGGCTGCATAGAATACCCGCGGATATTTTAATCTGATAGTTAATGCATCTTCTTCATGCTTGAAGGCAATACATCCGGGCCTGGGAAACCAGAAAGTTTGAGTATCATTTCGATCTGCACTAATCTGATTTAGCCATAGGATTGCTTGTGTCATCTCATGCACATCACTCCAACCACTCTCATTAATTTCAAAGACCAAGCTCAATTTTATTCTCTGATAGGAAACGAAGTTTAAAGGCGAGTGCTAGTTCGGGATCAGCAAAGACATATCCATAATAGATACGATCGCATTGACGATGATTCAATTGATAGATATCCGACCCATCAGGCCTGCAAGTAAACCATGTATCGGGTCCTTCGGCAACGCCACAGTTCTTAAGCCATTCTCTTGCGGCCTGGTTACTCTTCTGTACTGGTAGTCCAACGTAAATCATAATCCAAACCTTAGTTTAAAGGCCACTGCATCCTCACCATTTGAGAAATGCCATTCCATTTCCTGCTCGATAAATTCAGCGTCGATTTCATTCTCATCAAGCCATTCTGCCTGCGGTGCTATCTCATCCGGTACATAGGGATTCAGGCCGCCGGCACGAAGCATCAGAAGAAATCTTTTCAGCGATGGAAAATCTTTCGGTAATGCCTTTACTGCAATCATAATCCTAAAACTCGTCGGGCGGGTGTTTTCTTCGCGGTGCGCGCCGAAACGCCAAAATTTTAATATCTGTTCTCTTAGCCAATAATGATATTATCGACTATACCGCCGGAATCCATTTTTGTCCCGACATCATCAATTTAAAATAGGTTGCATCCTCGGCATTCTTAAACACAAATCCATAGGAGAATTGCGTAATACCCGTCCAGTGCCATTCACCTTGCTTAAATGTTTTCTGGCACCAGACAATCATCTTATCCATTATCTTACGATAGGTCATAACATCTTCATCAAACTGGTCAAAATATTCAAACATCGGCCAGATCTCTGTCCAGGCAACACCATCAATAATTGTTTCACGCACGATCACCACCAACGTCCTGTGCATCTGTCACTAAAAGACCAAGGGTCCTTCCGCCGAAACGCAACTTAAATATCACCGCGTCCTCTCTAGAAAGCGTAATCATATTCGGATAATAGACATTATTCTCTAGTCGAACTATAGAACGTTCCAAATACGGAATATCAGATCTACTCAACCAGAGCGCTATCTCTAACCATTTCACTACATTCAGATACGGTTCGTCGGGATTAAATCCTAAAACTACGAAAACTATATTCTTGTCCCTAATCGATTCTGTGTATATCATGTCCGTTAAATCTCAATAAGAAAGCAATTGCATCATTCTCATGCGGAAACCAAAAGTCGACATGCAAGTGTGTTGCATCACGCTTTACAATTTCTCGTCTAGACCCGGGATTGTTTGCAATCTATTGTTTCATTTCGTCCCATTCGGGCCAACCCTTAATTGCTTCGGGATTAGCAATTTCGGCACTAAGGACGGTATATAAAATCTTTTCTCTCATAATCCGAAAGTAATTTTAAATGCGAGTGCATCAGCAGGATCTCTAAACTCGATATAGAAAAAGGTATGTCCCCAATCCCAAGAATCAGGAGAACGTTCATTCAGTGCATCAAGCCATTTGGCGGCCTGCTCCTCTTTATCTTCCTGATCGGAAGATGTCGACATGGGCCAATGTACGGTTGTTTTCATGATAACCGCCAAGTCAGAGTTAATGCAATAGCATCGGCTTCATTTCGAAAACCGAGCATTGGATATTGTCCGGAAAAATAAATCCATTGCGGCTCGACACCAGGTTCGATATCAGAATCTCCTACGGCGTAACCTACGTTAGCAAGTAGCCATTCGATAACTTTTACATCGTCACTTGCGGTAAGGCTGTCACTAAACGGCCAGGCCACCGTATACCTGTACGTTTCGAAATCTTCTTCCGTAAACATAGGATACAGATCTTTATTCTTAATCATACACCAAATCTTATCTTAAACGCGGTCGCATCTAATGTATCGCCGAAAAGGTAATGCAACGAATAAATCGAATTACCTCGGCATACCACTCACCGGTTATCTGTCTCTTACACCATGCATTCATCTCGTCATACAAATCAGAAGCATAACGTGGACTGTTCAGAAAATATTCCGTAGGAACAGTAACCCGCTGATAAAGGCATTCCGGTCTTATTCTTTGCGGTAGTTCTGGTGTAGGATCCATCAGTATTTCATTATATCGGAAACATAAGTTTAAAGAGAGTAGCATCGTCTTCGTGTAGCTCAATCTTCAAAGGGATCGATGGACCAAAGTATCCAATTTCCCTAACATCTCTAGCCATGTAAAAGATATCATTTTCGTGTAACCAGGCTTCCATTTTTGCCCAACGCTCGATATCTTTCGGAGTCATGTTGTCTTCGTCAAATCCAAGACTTATTCTTTTCGACCTTTCTAGTTTCATGCAAGTTAAACCTCATCTTATTATTTTTCATTTTCAATCCCCATTTATAGCGCCGAGGAGTGCGGGAAAGTCAAATTCAGCCAAACCAAACTTCAACTTCACCATAAGTGCATCGGATTTGTTACCGATTGTAAGTCCAATAGGAAGTCGAATATGGCTGTAGCGAACAACGTAATCGATCTTGTTTGCATCACAGTAATCGGTAATGCCGTAAACAAAGTTACCGAGATCACTTAACGTTTCTATAGTAGATGGAATTGCCGGGGCGCGCAAATCGAAAGTAGTCATCCACACACCATTACTGCTTCATAGATAGGTTCATATTCTTCGCGAACAGACAACCCGAACTTAATCGCGACAAGGGTAGCAGCCTGCTCATCTTCAATATCGATTGCAATAGGTCCAATCGCATCATGTCGCGAAATACATCTGATACCGGTTCCACGACAATACTCGAGAATCTCATCACAGAGTTCCCACATCTCGAATCTATCACGCCTGTGGCCTTCATGTCTCTTACTCGGGCCGGAAAGATCAAATGCAGTAGTCATCTTATTGTGTGTCCAAACTTTAATCGAAATGCTAACTCATCTTCAGCATCACTGAAACCAATATGTCGACCACTAATGCCATAAGGTTGGGTACAGTTTTTCTTAGCCCATTGCACGATATCTTCTATGTACCGCCATCTATCAATGCCATCTTTAATGTGTTCGGGAATTATTATTCCCATTATCTTCACCTACCGAATCTCAGAATAAACGCGCTCATATCTTCTTCACGTTCAAAGTATATTTCTACTCCATCGGCTGTATGCAGAAATGTAATCTCCTGATCTATCAAGAAGTTATAAGCATCGTCATCGATCTTAAACAAGTCGGGCCGTTTCCTACCAACCATAAATGGTGCTCGCCAATCCCAACGTAGAACAAACTTTTTCGAATTCATTACAAACCAAACTTCAACTTAAAGAAAGTCCAATCCTCTACAGTAATGAATAACGAATACTGTTTGTACCAACTTCCATTTCCATACGTATCGATCCAAGCACGCATATCATCCCAATCCTCAGATTTAACATTTAAGGATTCATCAGTAAAGAACGAGCTAAACAGATCGATACGTATAAAAGCGATATCATCTTTCACAATACTGATTTTATCTACAAACGGCAAGACTCATGATTCCAATTCTGAAAAGTTAAAGTGAGAAAACTTTATACGAAAAAGTGTCTCATCTTCCGAATTCGAGAATCCAATAATGTGCGGAATCCACATAGACACATTCTGACCAGTAAACATATCTTTCGACACGTTAACTGAACACTCCCCGGAGAAACGGTATTGAGCTTCCGGAAATTGAATCTCTTCAAGCCAGTCAACTACTTCTTTATAGCGCTCTTGAGCATGCCAAAATGCATGTTTCGGTGATATGTAACGTATGAACTTGAAGTCTTCATCGTCCTTAGACGGAGACATGGTTAACAACACATTGTAATCCATACATTTCTGATACGACATTGTACGTGCTTTCTACCTAGACTTTTTACTCGTATTAGTGTAACACAGAGTTATAGAAAGGTTCAATTATATCGTTTGGAAGACAAGCCTAAAGGCAACCGCATCTTCCTCTGTAGGAACATATACTGCAATCACCATAGAATCAATATTTCTGTCATAAGCGACAGATACTAGCCAATCGTTAGGAGAATTTTCTTGTAACCAGGAATCTATTCTTTTCGAATTAGTATAGTAGTAAGTTTCATTAATGTGGATAGCAACTTTCCTAAGTTTTGATTCATAGTCGGACATAAACTTGGCTTCGATAATAGCTTCAGCTTTAGACATCGGAGGTTCCTATAGGATTTGGGTAAAAAATCAGTTGCAAAAAATTTCGCCTATAGAAGAAAGGTGACCTCTATAGGATTTGGATAGAATTTTTAGTTGCGGCTTGCCTCCGAAAAAAATAATTCGGTGGTCTCTACAGTATACACGCTGACTGGGATTTTTGCAACCTATTTTACATTTTGTTACAAAGTAACCAAAAAAAGGTAGCCTCGTGTTGCCACGGGCTACCGTAAGGCGCGCTCAGGTGCAGCGCGCAGCAGGGAGAAACTGTTACATCTATGTTCTTGACTTACGCCGCTTGCGGGCGTAGCATGGCGGGGAGCTGACCCGGCTCGAGCCCGGCTTCGATCATGTCCCAGCCCTTGGGTGCCTTGAGCAGCAGGCCGTCGGGGGTATAGCCGTACGCCACACGCAGGGCCTGCAGCCGCACGTACAAGGGTGCGACAACATCTGCGGCTGCAGCCACGGCAAGGCCTTCGGGGGCGGACTCCAGGGTGTCGAACAGGACATCCGCTTGTTGGATAGCATTCGACAGGGCCAGCAAGGCCTGTCGTGCTTCTTGGTGCGTGATCGTGTGCATGTGTGTGGCTCCTGCGGGTGGTTGTTTTGCTATGTATGTACTATAAGATCAACCTCGCGATGCGTCAACGCCTGTTACATCTTGTTGCATCTGCCTTGCGAGGCCGTTGTGTTATACTCGCGTACGGTCATAAACAAAATCTATTTGACACACCGTGGCGAAAACCTCACTAGTGAAAACGCTATCAGTGTTTGCCATAGTACACGGAGCGCGCAAGTGTGTTAGTATGTATTCAACACAGCGCATAACAGCTCACCCATAACCCAGTCAAGCTCATGGGTATTGCGGCGCGCTGCTGTAGTCAAATAACAACAGCCCTGCGAGACATGCACTAAGCGAGGGAAGGGCACCCTCATAAATGTTGCCAAAATCCCACAGCGCGAGGACAAGTGAAGATGTAACAGACACCCTAAACTGTAACAAGATATAACTAACATCCTGTTACATCTTGCACTCTACAGTTCGCTACCAGCCATGAACGCTGCTGTCGCGTCGTCGACTTCCTCTTCGTGTGCCTCTTCCAGTGTGGAGTAGCCATGACGCGAGCCCATGCTCCCCATCATGTGCCAGAAGAAGTCCAGGTCCGTCTGTGCGACGGTGTGCTCGATGCTGTCGCAGTGGATGCTCATGCTGTGCTCCTACCAGGGGATGATTTGGGTCTTGGCGCGCATGCCGTTTGCCAGTTGCCACACGCGGCACTCCTGCAAGCTGCCAATCATGTGTGCGCTGCACGCGCACACACCGGGGATCTTACCCGCGTCGCTGACAACGGTGTGGCTGAAGGGCACGTGGGCGCCGTCACTCTCTTCCCAGCGCCTGCGGGTGCGTACATCCTGCTCTGCCAGTGGCTTCTCTTGGTTCATCGCTTCTCCTTGTTGCGATGTATGTATTATGTGTTCATGCGCGCGTGCAGTCTAGTCAATTTACAATCTGTTACATCTGTTTCGCCTCGCAAAGAAGCCCGCCAGAATGCCTCCTAAGGTGCGAGGCCAAATTGAAAAAGTGAATCCAGGCTCCAAATCCACACAGGAATTGGAACCCGAAAAGGAAAATTGTCAACCGAAATTACGTGTGTAAATCCGGTTGACTTTTCTGTGCAGGCCGTTTAGGCTGGTTACAGGCCAGCGGCCAGACGGTGACCCTGTGCACGGCGCACGAGGGCAGCGGCCTTCTTCAGGTGGGGGTTGACCTTCTGGCCGATGTAGGTGCCGCCGAGGGGCGTGGGATTGATGATGGCGCCCAGGATGACGGGGAAGTTCAGCTTGGGGACACGGCCGCCGCTGCCACGCAGACCCCTGGAGTGGTACTTGGGCTTCGCCTGCTGGGGCTTCTTTTCCTTGTCGGACATGGTGTGCTCCTTTGCACTGTTGGTTGATGTTGTTACTATAACGCCACTTGGTGGTAGCGTCAACCGCTGTTACATCTTGTTACGCCTGCTCGATGTGCTGGGCGACAATGCGGGCCGCGCTGTCCACACCATCGTGCATGTTGATGACACCGCTCTCCATGAGGTTCCAGCAGAGGTCGCCGCTGTCGTTGAGGTCGTACTGGTCTTTCACAGCCTTGTCAACCTCTTTCGCAAAGATGTGGTGTTCAGTGGGATCGATGCTGACGGGCAGTTCCACGTAACACCGATCGGTGTCTCCCAGGGGTTCTTGGGGCGTGATGCTCTCCTGCTGTTGATGTTGTTACTATAGCTTCACCTCGCGACGTTGTCTACACCTGTTACATCTTGTTACGAGGCCATTGCAGCCAAAACGAAAGGGGACTAGAATCCCCTTAGCGCTGTTTTCAGTGGTGACGGATGGTTAACCCCTCCACGTCATAGCCGTCGACGTATGCACGCCTATACGCCACGTAGGGCACCGGAATTTGAAACTTCTTGTACAGGTCGATGACTTCCTGCAGCTTGCCACGGTTGACAGTGTGGCCAGCCTTCACAGCCACTGCCACCGCCACAATGGTTGTAGCGGAATTGTTGTCGATTTGCAACATGATGTTAGTCGTTCCAGATAGTCAGATACCAGCCCGCGAGCTTGGGGTGCGCGCGGAGCGTCTCGTGTGTGGGCTTGAATGTCCACTGCACCACGTCGTTGTCAGCATCCGTCTCCGGGCTCTGCAGGTACCAATGCGTGCGGTTGCCCGTCTCGGGGTTGTCCAACGTGATGCCCACGTCGCACGCATCGTCGTACAGGGGACCAAACGGTTCCATCCCTGCCCTGAAACCCAGGCTGCTAGCCTCTGCGCTGAAATACTTCTCCTCCGCATTGCGGGTGAAGTCCAGCGTAAGGCGAATGTGGGGGTTGAGTTGCATGGTTGCTCCTTGCTGCTATGTGTTCAGTATAGCATCAAGAAGCGCAGCGTCAACCCCTGTTACATCTGCTTACAAGGCCAGAATGCCGTTGACAACGTCTCGCGTTTCGTTGTAGAGTTTCAGCAAGGCAGCATCGCCCAGCTGTGCGAGATGGCGCTCGCTGTGCTGCGAGTGCTCGAGGAGGTATTCGGTGATGAGCTTGCGCATGGCTAGGCCTGCTTGATGAGGTTGATGAGTGCGTCCTGCGTGAACTGCCCGTACTGCTGGGCGAACGCGGGGTCCGTGCAGGCGTGCTTCATTGCGAGGGCCACCGCAGTGGCTTCCATGTGCGTTGCCCCGCTCGCCGTACACTGGGCAACGATTTTGTTGAAAGTGGCTTCGTCCACAATGTGGCTCCTGTTACGATGCTTCTATAATAGCACCACTTAGTGGGTGTGTCTACCTCTGTTACATCTTGTTACGCCTGCGCTGCAACCCATCCTCGTGCCGCTTGTTCATGCTGCGCATGGTGGCCCACGCCAATGCGAGGGCGTGCGGCTTGGGGACACGCCAGGTGCCATCCTCGTGAAGGACTTCATCCGCGTGTCCACCTCGGCAGGGGATGATGTAGCAGTCGTCGTCGAAATCCCACACCACTTTCACCTCGTCCGCGGCTTCCTGCTGCAGGGTGAGGGGCAAGCAGTAAACGCCTTCAATAAGCATGGGAACTCCTTAACATGCCTACAGTTTAGCACCGCTATATATACTGTCAACCGCTGTTACATCTTACCCGCCTTGGGCCTCGTGATGTGTACTTTTGTAAAGCATTGTAAAGGAACGTAAAGCAGCAAAAAACGGTAGACAGCCCCTCGCGATTCTGATATAGTACATACATGGACAGCAAACAAGCAAACAACAAAGGCAAGCGCGCTGTTCATAGCGCTTACGCAACAAATCTTTACAATGTAACGGTTGACAGCAGCAGCGCAAACGGTTACTATATAGACACTTCCAACCCACAGTGCAAAGGAGCACAAAATGGCAGACAAAGGAATCCGTCCCGAAGCCCTCCGTAAGTTCCTGCAGGACCTCCCGTCCCGCGAGAACACTCGCCTGGGCAACCGCAACTTCCGTGCAGGCGTCATCACGCACCTGATGGAACAGTTCAAGATCCCGCTGCACAGCGCGGCGACAGCGTACAACAACGCTTTCATCGCTGCGCGCGAGATGGCGGCGGGCAACGTCGAGAAGAAGATCGAGCCCAACGCGGAACTGGCAGCGCAGCTGGTGGGCCTGGGCCGCCCCGAGGACAAGAAGGGGGGCCGCAAGAAGAAGGCGGTTGCTCCGGCAGCGACCCCGGGCACGCCCGAGGTGGGCGGTGCGGCAAGTGACGTGCTGTCCAGCAACATCCTGGGCAGCGGCGAAGACGAGGGCGACGGCGACGAAACGCCCCCGACAGCCAAGGTGAAGGTCATCCAGCGCAACGGCAAGGCGGGGCCCTGGGAATTCGACGACGAGGCGGCCGCCCAGGAGTTCCTGGGCGAGAACACCGGCAAGGTGGGCCAGCCCAAGATGTTCATCGAAGGCAAGGAGTAATCCGGAAGGGGGCGAAAGCCCCTTTTCGTTTGGCCGAAAAAAGGAGATCGAGATGGCAAGCGCCGTTTATGAAGTTGACCACGAAACCCGTCTGGTTATGCCAGACACGGATTGGTCTTGCCAAGTCCTCGGCAAGATCGTGCAGCAGGGCCACGCGGTAATCAAGGTCGGAGAATCCCCCGAGTTGGTTGCCCGTGTGGAACGGGAGCGCACGCAAGCTGAACTCGACCGCCGGGACATCCTTGTCGCTGGCACGGGCATCGCACCCTAGGTCGGTTTTCAACGCAAGAAGGGCACTCCAGGTGCCCTATTCTCACGAGTAGATTGTCGGCAGTGAATAAGACAGTTTGGTGTCTTAGGCCGAGTAATATGTTATGCCGATCTACTTTGCGACGCTTGCAATGTTTCTATTCTTGAAAGATTGCAGTGGCACCAACCTGTGCACAGGTCTTACCCTCAGATCACAAATCAAACAGCTCCATTGTTTCGATTGTCCTCGTATGCGAGGCAGAGCCCATGATTAGACCTGGTTGTTCATCTAGGATAGCTACCTATGCGGCTACACTAGGCATTGCGAGGCAGGATTAGCCGAAAAAGGTGGAATCTAAAGAGCTGTCTCGCGTTTGAAGGTGCAGGTGCAGGTGACAGGCTTGCGTCAGAACCTGTCGCAAATTTCCAATTTTGATTTCCAAATCTGAATTGGAAACCTAAAAAGGAAAATTGGGCCTGTTAGTTGCTACGAGCCCTCTGAGTCATAGCGGCCAAGCAACTCGTTAGTATCCGGCGGTTTGCATGCGCTGCAGGGGCTGTCCTTGTACTGCCGATCCTGCTGTGCAAACACGCGGTTAGCGTAGCACATAAGCAACACCATACCGAAGCTGATGATGGCTCCACCCGTAGCACCAATACCGATGCCGAAGATACCCATCACACAGAAGAGATACATGAAGAACTTAATCATGGTTGCCCTTGACAACTTCGATGTCAGCGACGTTGGAATAGATCCAGCAGACAGCGCCGATGCATGCCAACGTGTTCGCAAGCGGAACCACACTCCAGAAAATGGTCCAGATGATGTTTGCCACTGTGAGGCTGTCGCCTTTCTTAATTGCGAACATCCAAGCAATGGGAACCAGCACGGCGTACAGTGCAATGCACAGCAGGTATAATTCAATCGGGCCCATAGCAGTCCTTTCTTACTGCTATTGTACGCGCTGGGCCAAAGGCTGTCAATCCCTCAGCCGCAGTTTGTGAAGATCGATGCTGCGACACACCATCTGGTTGTGCATCTCCCTTGCGGTGTGGCATGCCCTGTAGAAGTTTTCGTTGTTATCCGGACTCACATGGATGGTGTAGTGTCCAAAGGGATTCTGCCCCAGGTCACCCTTGTCTTCACAGATGAGGATGCCGTGGCACACATGGGAACTCTCGTTCCACTCCACTTCGACACCGTTCTTGAAGTCCGGGTCGTACATGCGGCGGACTTCAAATTTGGAGACAGTCTCGACAATGGTTGCCATCACACTTCCTTCCAGAACCAGGGTTGAATGATCTGTCCGGCACCGCTATAGCATTCATAGAGGTGCCGTGCTTGCTGCACTTTGATGCCGCGCAGTGCCTGCGTCACCGCATCACGGGCTTCCTTGCTGGTTGCCGACCAGGAGATCTCCCACAGGGTATCCGAAAGCCAGTAGTCCCAGCGGCAGATGTCCCAGCCCGGGAAGTCCTGTAAGCAATCGACCGCATCCCACAGACGGATGCCATCAATGTTCTGGTCGTCGTGGTGTGCAACATTGAGCACGAGCTTGCCATGCCAATTGTGGTGCGACAGGTCCTTGAGTTCCACACAAGGCCAGTCTTCTTCGAGCTCAGCGGTTGTCATGGCTTGCGAAGCTCCTCTTCGAATTGTTCCCAGACGGCCTGTTCATTGCCGCACACTTCGGCGAACAGCATGTTCAGAACTTCGGTCATGGCATCCGGGCTGTGCCCCAGCATGCGTTGAGTAGCTGCGATGAAGCCCTCGATGTCATCGGACATCAGGTAGCTGCGCATCGCCTCGCAATGCTGCACCATGCTCAACGTGCCATCCTGGCCCCAAAGTGCTTTGGTATCCTGAATGTGCAAACGGACTTTGGTGAGCGCTTGGTTAACGCTATCGACTGACATTAGGTGCTCCTTGCTGCTATGTAGAACATTATGCAGCAAAGGACCGGTCATGTCAACAGTTACTTGAAGGCCGATTCCCGCAGCACCACGCAGAAGGAGCGCTTGCAGCATGCCCAGTAGGGACCCTCGATGAAGTATCCCCCGAGGTAGGCAGCACCGTAATGCTTCTTCAATGCGGCGTCCAACTTCTTCTGCTTTTCTTGCGTGGCTTCCCACACATCGTCAGCCAGCCAGAGTTTCAGGCGCCGTTGACCATTCTTCCGCAGATGCGTGAAGGTCACGCGGGCATATTGACCCGATGTCTTGGGGTTGAAACCAGCTTCCTTCATGGCAGTCATGAGTGGCGCCTTGTAGTTCATCCTTGCCATAACCTGCTCCTTGTTGCTATGTCTACATTATGCAGCTATTGCAACGGACATACGACCGTTAAATGGAGACCAGCTCCGACCAATTGCGAGTGAAACCCTTCCTGTATTCTCGCCATTCTTGTGAATAGCAAGTGTAGGGATTAGCATATAATCCCAGCTTGGCATCTGCCTTGCCAAGGTTGTACGCATGATCATTTCGTGGCATCAGCGAACCAAACGTAGGCACCAGCCATGAACAGCATCGAATCCCACGTCGGCTTGTCTTCGTCGTGGTCCATGTGCTGGTCGTAGTGGTCCTCCTGGATGAGGAGAAGATCGCGCAGGCCTTGACCTTCACCCGGCTCGCACTCGTCGAAGCTCGTGGTGATGTCCGTACATCCGTTCCAGATGTATTCGTCGAACATGCGTGCGATCTCTTTTCGACCCGCACTATAGTCGACGCCCTTATCCATGTTCTGGAGGCATTCGATGATGTAGTCAGCCTCCTGTAGTGCATCCTGCGAGGGCGTATAGTCGTCAGACATAGGGCTCCTAGTTATGACGGCAAAGCTCTTGGGAGCCGAAGCCGTACTTCTGTTTGATGCGACAGAACAGATCCGAATCGATATGTACTGCACCCTTTTCGTCGGTCCACGCCATAACGAAAACGGTTGCGTGCTTGTTCCGTTCCATGCTAGTGACAGACACAGCGGTCAACCGCAGCTTGCCTGCACCCGTCTCTTCGGGCTTGAGATTGAGGATGCTCATTGCAACCTCAGCTGGCCGCCGTCGTAGAAAGCCGCCTTGGTGATCTCCACCGTCGGTGGCCCGCCTTGTCGGCACAGTAGTAGACGCGAACCTGGTGGCCGCAGCGGCGAGCTTCGGCTACCGGCGCATCGGCCTCCTGCTGGGGGACCTTCAACGTCAGGACAGCGGTACCACTTGCAATCATTTTCGACTCCTACAGAAACGGTCGGACAAACTTGTCAATGAGAAACTCTTTGGCAGCATGCTCCGACTTGAAGACCTGGCTGCCTTTTGCAACCATTGCTCGTATGCTAGTCTGCCATGACACTAGTATAAAGTTAGGGCTATACACCCGTATAGAGCCATCCAGAATAGCGGGCCGGGAATACGAAACTTCCCAGAAAGCTTTTCCATTCGCCTCAGCCTTTGTTACAGTGCCACCAAAGGGATTCGTCAACCCACCAAAGATCACCGTATCCGCTAGATTAATAGCAACCTGCTGTCGTGGTGAGATGGGCTCTTGCATTCTTGTATTATGCTACGAGCCTCGCATTTGGTCAACAGATTATTGAATACACATACGAGGCAAAACCCTACTTCAACCTCGCGACACACAACCATAAAGCTCAATATGCCCGCGAGGCCATGTGAAACCCTGTGTTAAGCTGTATAGATCAGCAGTAAGGAAAACACGTACAAGCCCGAGGTTGAAACTCTGGCCCGCCCTCGCGATAGAAAGCTTCCCCGTAACTGTTTCATGCGAGGCCCGAAATCCGCATTCGAAACTCTAGTTACATCTTGTTACAATTGTTACACATTGAATCACAGAACCTTTACTATAAGAAAAAGAACCTAAGCTGAACCTTTGTGTAGAAAAATTGTTAGGGCGTTTTCTGCCTCGTATGCATAGCGTATAGAAAAACTACGTAGTGTAGATTCAATGCGAGGCTCTATGTAGTGTAGAAAAACACTGTGATCCACACCAGTTGTTTTTCAATGTAGTGCAGAATCAACACAGTGCGAGGCCGAGGTATTCACTGTGGGGAGAGGGTTTCTACCTTCGAGTAACCGTAAAGGCATAGACCGGTTCGAAAGGTTCGGCCTAGGGTTTCTTTAGAGTAAAGGAAGGTGATAGCCTAGGGTTTCTCTCGAAACATAAGCCTATCTTTGCAGCAGGGTATCGAATCGATTGCCTACACGGTTATCGACAGAGTTTCACGACGACATCGAGACTTCGACACCAAGACTGAGACTTTGGCCGAAATCAACGCCAAGACGGGCATCGACCGAGACTTTGGCCTCTACGCACAGAAATCGAGACTTTTCGACACAGACGCGCTCCTAGACACGCATCAACGCACCATCACTGCGATCTACGTGGGAATTCTGTGTGAAATTCCTATCTTCACCTTGAAAATCCTCTACACAGCCTAAGGTGGGTTTCCAATTTGAAATCTCAATTCTTCGAGAGAGATTCATGCAAAAAACCCGATTCTAGTTTCGTCCTGGATTTCGGTTGTTAAACGGACGAATTCAAAGCTTTACAGCATCTGGGTTTATCATGTTTCGACCATGTCAAGAGATTTGCATAGAACAGCGGAATCCCACCTTTTACTATAATAACAGTTTTTTCTTGTAAAGGTAAATCATACCCGTTATCAATGAAGAACTTATCTGGAATTATGTGATACAGTATCACATAATCATATTCTGTCATAGTGTATTCAACTATGTCGTATTTCAGCTTTAGGAAGAGCTTATCTTCTGTTGAGATCATATTGGTGAAGATTGGTGAAGAAATCTGCGAGATTAGGTATGTAGTTATAATCTATCTGAATAAGAATATCAGACACACCGAATATACTCGTGTAATTATGCATAGTGAAAAACTCTTCGGGTATTGAATGACCGATGTTGAGTAGCCACAAATTTAAGTAGTCGTCTACACTTGTTTCTACTATACTGTATTTCAGCTTTAGGTAAACTTTATCTTCAGTGCTGATCATAGAGTCCTTTCATACATAACCAATATCCTGTACAGTTCGCATTCGAATTCTTCTACAGTGCGGAAGTTAGGAGAACACACTGCTTGCCATATTTCCATATAGACATTTTCTGGAACTAGGTGACGAAATATGGCAAGATCTGTTCTAATAGAACATCCGGACCAGGCGGGATACTTCAGTTTGACGTGCAGGAGTTCTTCAGCGCTGATCATATTCTTGTAGGGCTGCGTAGAGTTGGTTTAGATTCTATAGCTGCTGTGAAGATGACTTGGTAGTCATTCACTATAGGTTTACTGAGTTTATACTTCAGTGTTATCAACAGTTTGTCTTCGCTGTTCATATTCGAGAATGTCTGTTAGTAGTTCATTGTACTCGTGTTCGTGATACCATTCATTTCTTGATAGACTTACACCTATATCGGGATTGGCCGGGTCTTGGTAGTCTACCACTGTTATGTTGGTATAACCTTTAGCCTTTAAGAAGAAGAATAATCCGGCATCGTACTTAATGAAGGCGGTCCGGGTCCTACTGAAGATTTCTGCATTGTACTTCAGTGTTATGAACAGCTTATCTTCTGGATTCATAGTCGGCTAGGTCAGCCATCAATATGCACATGAACTCGAGTGTATCGTAGTAGTCATAAAACCTATTCCTAGTTTTTAGTTGGCCGTGAAGTGTGTATGCATAATCGATTAGGAACTCATCGGGTAACGACATCATGGACTTTGGATAACGATCGAACATGCCGAGTTGGAATCTCTTTTCGGGTAGGTTGTATTTTAACCTAATGAATAGTTCATCTTCGTTGTTCATGATTTGGCTCCAGTTCCATTAGTATATTCGATAATGCTTCAAGTGCTTCTTCGGGTTTATCGCTGTAGATTTGAAGTAGTTGAATTCCGGGTTCGCCTGTGCTGAAGGTGTATACTCTGAAGTTCTCGTGTGTGTAGTGACCGATATATTCGGCTTGTTCTTCGGTTACATAACACACAACTTTTCGTAAGAGGTTAGTTTTTATACCGATGCGGTACTTCAGCGTTAAGTAGAGCTTGTCTTCTGCATCCATTCTAGTAAGTCTTTCTTTAGGTGGTACATGAAGTCTAATGAGTGGTAGGCATGCCCGGGTCGACTGTTTAATCTAACAAAGGTACTGGTATCGATATATCCGTATTCGAGTAGGAACTCGATAGGTATTTCTCTTGAGTACTCAACCCACTGCACATAGTCGGCAAAGTGTACCGGAAGTCTATACTTCAGCTGTAGGTAGGTTTCGTCTTGACTGTTCATATCGCATTAGTTGGCTGATAAAGTATTCGGTACTAATCTCTTTGTACTTCAGGTTTAACAACACATCGTTGAACATGAAATTATACTCGGCTAGAAAGTCAGGTGGCAGAGATTCGGCATAGAGTTTTCTTGCTCTAACTTCTTGTGGTGTAGTCGGGTATGGAGGTGGCATTCCATACTTCAACACTACCATCGATTTGAGTTCAGCATCATCCATGTTGCTAGGTGTTCGATTAGTTCTTCTGGTGTTAGATAATGATGTTCGTAGTCTTCATCCATCATTGAATATCCGAAGTGTGATGTGCTTAGTCTTAGATCGTGTCGGAATGCTATTGGCAGGTTGGTTAGATATTCGATACGTTGTCTACGTTCTGGATTGTATTGATCTGGTGGCCATCCGTATTTCAACACTGCAAGGGTTTTGAATTCTTCTATCATTGGTTGACACTGTATTGTGGATTGGCTAGAAGAAACTCTACAAGCTCGTTTTCGAGTTCCGGCCAGGAAGATCTAATTCGATATAACTTCACCAATGGAGATTGAGTTTCGCTAGTGTACCTGTATTCTCTGTAGAAGTTAAAACGCCAAGGCTGACGTCCGATCATTTTTAGGAACTCCCATGAATCGCCGCCAGAGATAAGCTGTAGGCAAGTTCTTAGTTCGGATTCTCGTGTGTCCATTTTGTTAACTCATCGATTAGGCGATTGATAAACTCGGGTGTATCAAACCAAATACCACGAACAATCAATGTTAAGTTACCGTTTGTACCGCAATATCCGTGATCGGTTAAGAACTCCCGCGGTATGCTTTGATACAGTTTCTGATGCATTGTGTATCCATAAATCCACTCCGGAAACTTTACTCCGTACTTCAGTTCAAGGAAGACTTTGTCAGCTTCAAGTTGTTCGCTGTTCATATTCTAAGAGGTGATAGCACAATTTATCAAATCGGATGCTTCCGTCAACGTAGACACCAATATCAATTTCAGGTCCGATTCCGATAACGGATTGAACAAGCATTACAAGCATTCCGTGATCAACTAACCATTCGTACAGTGAATCCCTGTCGGCAGTATTGAGGTAAACCCATTTGTGATTAGGGAACCTTTCTATCCTATACTTGAGTGTAAGATATAGTCGGTTCATTTCGGATATATTGCTCATAGTATAGAAACTGTTTGAAGAATCTTAGCTTTGAATTATTGTCAGGACAAACCATCAATTCGATCTTGTTGTATGTGCCGAATTTGAATGTGCGAAAGTCTTCGGGAAATATCTGAACATCAATAACACTCCCATCAAGTATCTCTTTACCGAAGCGTAGAGTAAGATAGGTGCATTCTTCGTCAGTAACGTCTTCGACGTTAATTTCTACTTTGATCGTATTCAAGGAGTTGGTCATAGAAATGGTCTACTTCATTGTCATGAATGATGTACATGGGATGGCACCAAGTATTCGGATAGTTATAGTGGTCAAAGAATTCGAATGGGATTAGGTGCTTGGACAGGAAATGACTGGTTTCGCGGGAATGCGTTTCTGTATCTTCGAAGTTGATTTTATACTTCAACCGCAAATACATTTTATCTTCACTCTTCATCATATGTCAGCAATCTGTGTATCAAGTCTAATCTTGGACCTTCGGTGAAGAACCACATTACCTCTTCAAAGTCGTAATATCGATCAAAGAATTGTTTCGGAAGTTCTTTGCGCCAAATACCAGGGGCCTTTCGGAAGTCACGTATACCGTACTTCAACTTAATGAAGATCATATCTTCGTCAGTCGATAGTCGGTACTTGCCCGTTTGTGGATTGATCAAACTCATAAAGTCTTTGATACAGGTATTCTAGGAACTCTTTGTAATCATCGAAGCGATCGGAAGCGAGTGCCCTGAACATTTCGTTATAGATTTTTGGAGGGCAGAGCCTTCGGAAATTATCGCCCTTGAGTGGGTTCCCGTATTTTATTTCTAAGTATAATCGGATTTCACTCGTTATCATCGGTGTGTTCTATTGTTAGGCCTGGATATCCACGTTCTAGATAATAGATGCGAAGCAGACGATCGAGTACCATAAGGCCGGATTGATAATCGATTGCGTATTCTTGACAATACTTGAATGTCCGCATCATTATCTCTCGTCCACCTTCTGTAGTAGTGTTCGAAGATGCATCCCTGAATACAGTGAGTTCAATGAGTTCGTCCGGCAATGAATCCAGATAACCCATAAGGTTTTTCTGCGGATCAGGATGGATCAGCTTGATCATCAACTCTAGTTCTTTGTCTTCTTCTAAGTCGTTGTTCATAATCGAAAATTGCCTTATATACGGACTTTGTGGTTCCCCAAGACGGCAGTAACCATCGATAAGGGCCCGGTGCCCACATCGAAGGAGTTTTAAGAAGTTCTCTGAAGCCACACGCCTCTGGATAGCCTTGTGGGAGATTGGCGAGGTAAACATACCTATCGTGTTCTCCTCTGTTGTAGGAGTAATGTGGTACGGGACCCAGTCTCAGTGCTATCTCTAATCTGTCTTCTTTTGTCATATTCGATTAACATCTCGTAGATATATTCTGAATCATAGAATGCACCTGTTGCCCATGTTCGAAATGCAGTTCCCTTGTCTTCGTTGAGTAAGCCAGATTCGAGCAGAAACTCGGTAGGTAGTCCATACAATGCCTTCAGGCGTTGTCCACTTTTTATTTCCGGCACATAATATTTCAACTGGATCGCTGTTATCTCTTCAGCTGTCGGACTTATTTTCTTTTCTTCGGTCATACGCAAGTAGGTTTTCCATGAATTCGGGAAAGAACTTTTCAATATTCTTTTGCACGTAATCGTCCACCTCTGGTACGATGTCATAGTATCCGGGTGTCACTGAAGGTCGTATGTATCCGTGATAGATGAGGAAACCTAATGGCAAGTGTTCACACTCTATACGGACGCGCGGAGACCGATTGTTGTCAACAGTCAGGAAGACATTGTACTTCAGCTTCAGGTATAGTGTATCTTCGGGGCTCATAACCTTATTCGTACTTCATGAATTCTAGATTGATTATGTGGTTGAGTGTGATTTGGATGAATGGTTGTCGTACCTGTTCAAACATATCGTATTGGATCACAATCGATCTTACGGTAGTTTCGTAATCATCCCTTAATATCGGACTATGTATCAAATCTAGTGCCGATTGTGGAAGACTACGGATATATCCTTCGAAGTCAACAAATGGATCCGGATGACTTAACCGTATGAATAGTTCTATTTCTCTTCTTTGCTCTGGGGTCACAATTCACAACCATTTTCGAAATTGATTAGTTGCAGGAGCATCCATTCGTAATCTTCCTGAAGAAGCGCCCAAGCTTTGCTAACCTTATGGTGTAGACGAAATTCCAGAGGTAGGCGATTAAAGAATTCAACTACTGGAACCCACATCATTTCATCGGGCAACGGACCGTATCGAAGTTCTAGATAGGTGCGATCTTCATCCCTCAATTCTTTGATCAAGAAGGTCTCGGTGCATCTCGACTTCGTATTCATTCAAGTCCTTAATCAATCGTTCGATGAATTCTTCTTCGTCCACGTTCATACCGTGAATGTGATGCCCTTTGGTCAGCACTACCGGTTTCTCTAGATAGGTTCTTACTTCGGATGCATATCCGTACAACAAACGAAACTCTTCCGGTAACTTCTTAGCATACTCTAGCCAAGTTTCCGGAACGAAAGTCTTTGGCAGTTGCCCGTATCTTAGTTCAACATACAGGCGGTCTTTGGTATCAGCTCGGAACATATACTGTCAACTCCTTGGCCATTCTTCTTGCGAAGTGAAGATTTGTGAATCGTAACCCACGATTGATATACTGGAGGTTAGTCTTACCGTCCGGTGCCTCCACCCAGTATCGAAATTTGATGTTAAAGTCACGCGGTAAGGACATCGTGAATTTATGATATTCAGTCGCATTGTCAAACCGCTCTGGCATCTCGACACCATATCGAAGTTTTATTATTACTTTTTCTTCGCCATTTATCGGCTTCATAATATCATTTTACGCTTATTTTAAGAAAGGTACAAATGGACACTTTCTAACGACCAATCAACGTCCAATTGCACGCATGCAGTGATTGGTGAAAAATTATTCATCCTTCTTCACATAGCGTTCACGTTGCATGAAGTCCGTATCAGCTATCCATATGCCGATTAGATACGCAACAATAATCATATTCATGATTGGTATCAACGAGGCAATCACGACTAGCATCATGGACGACATCACAGAACTCAACTTGTAGAAACCATAGTGTTTCGCAGTCAGATATTCTGTCCATGCGCCGACACCAATAATGATTAGTGAACTGATGATATAAAGTAACGTACCGAGTGCTATCATATTATTCTTTTAAGAGTTGACGGACGACCCAAATGGCCGATACCGTATTAACGAGTGGTGTATAAATGAGAAAAGTGCTCTCGATATCGTCCAGAAAGATTTCGTCCCGCCGTAGGAGGATAACGAACCCTATGAACGAAACAATCGCACTGAGGATATAGATTGCAATGAGAATAGTCATTTTCTCATTGCAACCTTTCGCATAGATGGACTATTCAACCAATCCTCAACCATTGTCCAGATGCCGAGAGTTGCAGCAATAGCATTCACAAGAGGAATACTTGCCGAAAAGATACCACCGACCGCATAGAGTACGACTTCTTTTCTGGTTAGATAACCAGACTTATTCAGTTCTTTCTTTGCGAAATAAGCCGCATTCACGGCAGTAATGGCAGCCGAAATCCAATAGATTAACCAAAACCAGAACATTATTCGTCCTCCTTAGGTTTCTTAACGAAGAACTTCTTATTCCACAGATTGGCATCTTCCATGATTGCATGACCGATACCGAAGATGAATACCAGAGTCGCAAGCGTATTGATTATCGGCACAAATGCAATTATTGGAATACCGATTACGGAGACACAAATATCACTAAGTGTGAGACATCCTTGATCATCCCATTGTGCCCAAAGCATCAATCCACAACAGGCAAGCGCAATGATTGCGCTCAAGATATAAATGGCCAGAAACATTTCGTCCTTTCGTTCGTTTAACTTATTCCGTATCGTCCAAAATATTCGGACAGATCGTCCATCAATTCCCAGTCAGTTACTTGATCAATTTTTCTTGACCAGTCCCATTTATTATCTTTCTGGACGTATTCGCGATACTTGTATCTAATTAGAAAGTCGTCCGGAAATTGGGTAAGGTAGGCCGTTCTCGCGTACCAGCCTTCCCATCCAGTCAACTTACCCATTGGTGGATGACCGTACTTTAGGACAATGATTGTTTCAATTTCCGGCACGGACATATTTGTATAATTCGTCTTCGACAAGCATCTTGGTAGTTGCCTTTATCCAGAATCCATCGGTGTAGTTGAACATCTCTTTGAATTTGTCCGGCAGGCCTAGAATAAATGCAGCACGCTCGACCCTGTCAGCGGGCACTGGCCCAAACGTAATTTTACCAGCGTCTGGATTTCTTTTATGGATGACATATAGGAAAAGGGCTTTTGATAGCCCTTAGTTTAACACAGCTGGATAGAAACTCTCAACTTGAGCGCACAGCCCAAGCACGCAAACAACCTAGAAATCAAGCACTAAATTGCACGGAAAAACGCAAATGCAGCACTGGAAAAGTGCTGCACAGGGTCTGGGCTTGCGTGCTTTTGCACGCGCTGCAATGTTTCAGAGCTTAACCAGATGCAGGAGTTGTCCGGCAACGTTCCAGCAGGCCAAGCACATCAGATGAATGATGATAACACGGCCCGCATAGGTGACTTTGCCCCACCTGAAGAAAGCGCCGACAACCATTGCTGTGATGAACAATGTGAAGACTACATGGAGCGTGAACATTTCAATCATCCTCAAAATTGCGATGGACAAATAGTAACAGGAGCCGAAGCCCCTGTCAACCACGTTGCGAAGCGTTTAGTGCTTCGTGCCGTCGCCACCAAAGGCGCGCAGATCGAAGTTGCCGTCGCCAGGCTTCACGTCGGCGGTGTTGTGTTCGACACCAGGCCCGGGAGGGAGGCCGTCGATCTCGGCCGGCAAGTTGTCGAGGTTGCCCAGGACCTTCACCTGCACGTGGTCGGGGATACCGAGGGCCTGCCGGAGTGCCGCTTCGATGCCGGCCGCGGGCTTCGGCGCGTAAGGGCCAGTCTTCATCATACGGTGCACGGCGTCGTCGTACTGTTCCTTGGTGCCGCCGGGGATGTTGCGTTCCAGGGACTTGCGGATGCTGGCCGCCACCATGGCTTCCATCTCCTCGCGCGGCGGCGGGTTGTCGCTTTCCATCAGGTCGTTGATGCGGACCATTTCGCGGGTGGATTCCTGCATGTGCGCGGGCAGCAGATGGCAGTAGGTCTTGCCGATGTAGTACATTGACGGCAGTTCACGGAACTGGGCCGCCATCATGTAGGCCTCCGCCAGTGCCGCCGGCCCGTGTTCGGCCAGGTCGTCGATGAGCATCTTGGACACGGTGTCCATCATCTCGCTGAGTTTCGGTCGACGTTGCGTTTCCATGGTTAAAGCCTCCTTGGCTTTGCGTTGATCGTGCTCTAATTATGTGGCAGGGCACGTGGTCTGTCAACAGATTATTGAATTAGTATTGCGACAGAATATCGTCGATTCTTTTTTGTCTTTTCTGATAATGGACGATAATAGCACCGATTTGGACTCTCTCAACATGCAAGGGATCTTTCTTTCGACCCCTCTGTGTCTCGGAAGATTTTCTTTTCTGTTCTTCGGTTCTGTGTAATCCAGTTCTCGATGCCGACATCTTAGCGCGTGTCGAATCCTTTGTTGCCACCCTTCTCAATTGGGACTCGGAGTTCTTTTTCTTGCGGGCCTCGCTATGTGGAACTTTTCTTGCATCGGACATTCTTCTTTTAATCCATCCGAATAATTTATTGTTTGTTCTTGTGCCATCACCGGACTGTGTCATTAGCATGGCAGCATAAACCAATTTTGGATTATCTGGGTGCATTCTGACAAGAAGCTGATGTGCAAGATAATGCTCTTCGGGCGTAAGACGAACAATGTTTATCTTATCATCATTGCCACCCATGCACTTAGGAATAATGTGGTGGCGTTCCGTATACTCGGATATTGTTCTATATTTTGCGCGATAGATAAGGCAGTAGTAGATGAATTCGTATTTCATCCACTATTTACTCAGAAACTTGCAGGTATCCCGATTTTTCCGCAATTAGCCTTATACGTTCCACGGGCCAGCTGGCGATCGTAGCCGTTCACACGCATCATTTCGGCAATGATCTGTTCGTATGTCTTACCGGAATGAAACCAGTGATAGATGATCTTTCGGCTAATGGAGGCCTTGCTTTCACCGGTATTGATAGAAACTGCAGGACCGGAGGCCGAGGGGGATGGTCGTACAGTAGCAGGGCGCACTACAGGCGCAATCTGTCCAACGCTTGCAGGGGCTGTAACCGTGCTTGCAGCGCGTTTTCCAACAAACGGCCCCTGCTTTTGTGCCAACGTATGACCGTCGACACCCACAATGTAATACGTGGAACCCGGCAACACCGAACCCCAGCTTGCCTTCGTGTAATCCAACGGAATACCGACTGCAAGCTTTGCATGCCACTTTTCATTCAGTCGCACAGTCTTACCGGTTGTGGTAACATATTCGAACGTGCGGCCCTTTCCGTGCACCGTTTCTTGAGTGTGAAGACGTGCCCCAGTTCCACCGAGTGCCCTGCAAACCGAATACCAGCCTGCATCATGGCCGTATCCCAGTTCCGGCCGCATATCACAAACGATATGTGCAACTTCATGCGGCAGGGTTTCGTTGATCATTTCATCGGGATTCCGATGAAGCATATCTCGGTTGAACTTGACCTTTGCCCACAGGACTTCTCCTGCGTCATTCTTCCTCGTAAGTGCCCATCCGGCCACCCGACCACGAAGATTGAAGCTCACCTCCATATTGGAGAGGTCGACCTGATATGCGCGCTTGACGGTTTCGACAAGCTCCTTGAAGCGTGCAAGGAGACGTTGTTCCGGAGTTTGGGTGGTCTGCATCATGCTTCCTTCAGGCCTTCGACCTCGCAGGAGTTGTCATCTTCACCGTGCGAAATACGAGTGAATTCGGCTGCAATCCATTCTTGCATGGGCAGCACGGGCTTCGGACGCATGCCACGGAACTGGCTGTCGTACCAGTCGTTCTTCAGGACTTCCATCGGGCTGTCCATCCGTTCGATGATGATCACGCAGCTATGGAATCCATGCACACCGGAATGCTGCATCACAGTCACTGCCATTTCACGGTCCCAGAACATATACTGCTGGTTTGCTGAAATGTGAATTTGGTTAGGCTTAACAATCATGTTCTCAACTCCTGCTTGCGATGTATGTATTATGTGCAAATGGTCGGAAATGGTCAATACCTGATTTCACAAAAGGCGAAAAGGACCGCACGGATCCTTTTCGCGAATCGAACGCATCCCCGTGGACTGCGTGTCGATTACTCGGCCTTGGCGTCGGCGGCCGGGGCAGCAGCGCCGCCTTCGGTGGTCGAAGCAGCCGGGGCCTCGGCCTTCTTGGTCGGCTTCTTGCCTTCGATCGGGGCAGCGACACCCTTGTCGGCGACCTTGGGCTGGTTGGCCTTGTAGGTGCCGCGCGCCAGCTGGCGGTCGTAGCCGTTCACGGTGATCATCTCGGCGATGATCTTCTCGTACAGGGCCGTGGCGTCCAGGCGCTCGCCTTCGGGCAGGGCGTTGTTGGCTTCGGTCAGCGACACCATGATGCCGCGGGACTTGTCGGCCTTCGACTGGGGCTTCGGCTCGGCCTTGGGCTTCTCGACGGCCGTCACGGTCAGACCGCCGGTGGCGCTGGCGTCGGTGGAAACGGTGGGCTCGACGACGGTGCTGTCATTGGCGAAGCGGGTCAGCGACGTGGCAGCCAGCGTGGCGAGGGCGAGGGAGGTGTGGAGCTTCTTCATAGCGATTCCTTAGCGGAAGAGTTTGGCCAAAATCGGCCGGGGCATCACGACGCACCATGCGTCGAGAATCGGTTACAACTTACTTGGCGCTTTGTTTGTTGCGGCGCTTTGTTTGTTGCGATGTCTGTATTATGTCTGCTCTGCTGGACGACGTCAACTGTTTTTTTAGGCTTTAGAAAGCGCCGTTGCAGCAATTTTCTTGTTTGCGGAATCGTAGGCACGCATGTGAAGCTTGATGATGCCACGAAGACGCGGAATTTCATTGCGATCGAAACGTTCGTTCCAGCCAGACTCCTTTCGCGCAAGGAATTCAGCTTCTTCGAGGCTCAGCCGTCCTGGATAAGGCCTGAAATCCCGAAGCTTCTTTCCGGACTTCGCAATGCCGTCGGAGTCCACGAAGTAATTCACGCCATCGATGTCCACTTCAAGGGCAACGTGGGTGAAGTACACACCACATTCTTCCCATGCCTGGAGATTGGGCACAGAGGAGGGCATTCTCCAGCGCACCTTATCGATGTTTGTGCTTCCGATGTTGGCGCTGTCGGAAACCACGACTACCGAACATGGAATTTCTCGTTTCTGGAGTTCTTTGCCTAGAAGCGAAGCGTATACGCAACAACCACCGTGGTTGATATCCGTAATCGCATCACTTGCAGCCGCTCCAAGGCTAAGCAATCGAGTAAGGAGGATGTTCATGATCAGAAGAACGAATGAGTGAGCTTGGTGTTCAGAAATTCGTTGATGGATTCGAACGGGCCGACTTCGTCGTTTTGGATTTCCCAACCGTTGCGACGGGCACCACCGAGGATGTCGCTGTCGTCGCCACCGTAGAACTTGAAGTCTACGGCGAACAGGTTGTCATCATCCTGAAAGAGGATGGCATACCACGCTTCGGCGCTGCGAACTGCGACTACTTTCGACAACAGTTTTTCGTCCGCGAAGCCATAGACCTCGATCAGCTTCTTGAAGTGTTCGGGGATCTGCGAAAGGGTAGAAATCTTGGGCATTTGCTGCTCCTGCGCGTGATGTTGTTATTATGTGATCAGCGATGGAGACTGTCAATCGGCTTTTGAAGTTTGCGCCGATCCTCACGTGAAGATTTCCATCTGTGCGAAGCGCTCGTGATGTACCATGCGGGTTTCGCCGGGAACATCGGTTGTCACGATGAAACAGGAACCTGCCCAGCCCAATGCCGTGTATTCTTTGCCCACGGTCATCACGTCAGCAGACGTATCGTTGGGCGCTTCATTGAGCTTGACTTGGGAGGGGAACTTCATTTCAGTCTTTCTTATCGGATATGGGTCTGGTTCCCATGTGGTTTGCATGGATGGCTATTGCTAGGCCGAAAGTTAGGCCTACCCAGAACAGCGCCCAGATGGAGACTGCCAGGAAGAACACGGTGGCGAGTGTGACGATACCCGCAAGGCTGGTGGCCGCGTACAGGGTTTGGGCATCGGTCATCTTGACGATGCCCTCCATACAGAAGACTGTCACCAACCAGAGGATCTCCATCCCCAGAATGATGAGGAGTGCAGGAAAGAATTCCATGTTCACTCTCCCGGATACAGGGAGTAGTAGATCTTCACACCCACCAGGGTGGAAAGTGCGGCACCGAGGAATCCAAGGGGCCCATACAGCACCATCGGCGGGACAGCATTCATCAGCCAGCCAAGCACGGTGAACGGGACGAAAAGCTTTTGTGTCCAGCCCGTGAATTGATTCATGGCGAGCAGAAAGACGTGGGCCTCGGCCGCCACGAAGAACATGGCGATGAAGAAGCGATAATCGATGTCCATCTCACCACCCCTTGCGGTAAAGGATAGCCCATGCAGTGCCGGCAATCAACACGACCACCGGCAGGTTGGGCAGGCGAGTGCCCCACGTGCGTTCCGAGACCTTGAAGCTGTTGGGATCCTTGCCTTCGGATTCCAGGCGACGCTTCACCATGGCTTCGTAGGCGTTGTTCTTCTCGTGCGTGAAGGCCATCACCGTGGCACCCACCATGCGCTTGAAGACGCGGCCCTGTTGCGGATTCTTCTGGCCGCCAGTCAGCTTGACGGCAGTCAGGGTATCCAGGCCGATGAAACTGCCGCCCGAGATGTCCTGGACAGCGTTGAGGAGAGCTTTGGGTGTCATCTTGACTCCTGTGTTGCAGTATCTAAATTGTGCTACCTGCTACGCGGATTGTCAACAAGTATTAGAAACGACTCTGGTCGATGGAGATCTTGCCGAATGCTTCGAAGTAGATGCCGTCCGGGTACACCATCGCGAGCTTCGTACCCATTTTCATCTTGACGGTGTCGAACACGCCCTCCTTCTGGAGCATCACGGCAATCTTGCCAGTGGAACGGCTTTCCCAGAGCTTCACCACACGCATGCCATTCAGTTCCAGATTGGCAATGCGAGCAGCTTGAATGTCGGTGGCCTTTGCCAATGCAGCAGAGAAGCGTGCATTTTGATTGGCACGGCGCCGCCTGCTGCTCGCCAATTCAGCTTCGATGCGAGCATCTCGTTCCTCGTCCGTTTCATTCATCAGACGATCGATCAGCTTCAACAGCCTGGCGATTTCGGTGCTTTGGCTCATGTTTTCAACTCCTGCTTATGATGTTTGTATTGTGCCGCACCAATCGAAATAAGTCAATACGACTTAATCAATTGCATCAACAGTGATGGAAGTGTGGGTATATCTGGTGTTGGCTGTGGATTTGTCATCCGGGAGAATGAAACAGGGATTCACATTCCACCATTTCTCCGGACGATGGTCATCGGATATGCATCCGTCGGTAGCCACGAAGATCGTCGGGTCCAGAATCTTCTGCGCGTCAAGGAAGTTCCATAGAAAGGTCAGGGACATCGGTCCCCAGCAATCTTCGAATCGTGGAGATTCCACAATTTCTCGGTAGTTCACCTGAGAATAGCACTCATACCGCTGGATGGTGGCATTCATCACGATGATATGAGCCGTGAAAGGCTCTGTGGACATCTGTTCACAAATGACAACTATCTTTTCACGCCACTTCTTCAAGTCCCACGACATGGTCGAACCGGAAACGTCAAGCACGAAAACGAGGTTGCGATGAGCACTCATGATTGGCCTTCAGATCGGTTATTTGGTGGCGATCGTTTTTCCGGGGATCTGCCCGGTGGACACGCCGTCATGTGCATGAATTACTTCATACATGAAGGTTGCACTTGCCAAACAGAGGAGGAGAAGGGAACAGACAACCGAAATTGCCAGCAAAATGTTGCGAACAACGTTCATTTCTTTTCCTTCCACAGACCGAAGAACGGCTCAATGGTGCGGGTGAAGTATTTCGGATTTGGCCAATGGATTTCGCTGACGGAAAGGCAATTGCCGAAATCGTCAACGACTACCTTCCATTTGATCATCCCAGACTCCTTTTCCAAACACCGGTGAGTATCGTCCTCACAAACACCCTACCAAATTCCAACCTCTCGGTCCGGGGCATGGGCACTGAATTACGAAGTGGGCTATCTACAGCTTCGGTGCTTGGAAAAAGAAACTAGAACAGATTATTGAACAATTTGCAAACCACGCCTGCAATGATTTCCAGGCAGACAAGGATCACAAATGCGAGTACCAAAGTTTCCGAAATCATCTCGTACTCCTTCAATAAAAAAGGGAGGATGTCTTGACGTGATAGCAGCACACGCCCTACCACGGAGTGTCATCCTCCCGAAACCACATCAGGTTGGCGTCGGCGCCTTCTTGAAGAAGCGTTCACCGATCGATTCCATGAGCTTTCGCCACATGAATTCCATCAGCATGAACAGGATGCCAACGATTGCGCCCAGCGCCGCCCCGCTTCCCACCGTCATGTAGAGGTAGAACAGGCTGCACACGGATCCCACCAGGGCCATCACAGCCAGGAACAGGATCGTTTCGATCCACCACGGTGGGCGGACTTTGGGGTTCTTCACGGCATCCATGTCAGTTCCTCACTTCGGCGACAGTTGCAGCATCGGCACCCATTTCGGTCAGGTGCTCCTTCAGGGACATTTCGGTCCAGCGCTGCTCATCGGCAGCCTTCTTGGCCTTGGCATCCGCTTCGACCTTCGCCTTGGCATCCGCTTCAGCCTTCGCCTTCGCGGCGGCCTCCTTGGCCTGCGTCGCCAGCACATTGGCGATCTCCTTGGCGGCCAGCTTCAGGGGCTCGGAAGCCGGTTCCGTCTGCGGCCAGCCCAGGCGTTGCTTCAGCGCGCGGCGGATGAAGTCCTCGTGCTTGACGACGGCGATTTCCTTCGGCGTGCGGGCCTTCGCCAGCAGCATCACGGCACGGCGGTCATCCACGGTCACCACGTTGCGGCGGGCAATCTTGCGGTTCGTCTTCAGCATGTCAGCTCCTTTTGCTGTTTGTGTTGCGATGTTGTTACTTTAGCGCCTGTTTGTGGACGCGTCAAGCACTTTGTGAAAGCATGTCCGGCGGCGCCAGCTCGGAAAGCACCTTGTTTGCCCAGTCCAGCGCCTCGTTCCAATTCTGGCTGAGTAGCATGTAGGTAACTTCTCCCCAACCCTTGTGGGTAGCCCAGGAAGCCTCGGCTTCCTCACATGCCTGCCTCAAGGATTTACTATAGAAATCCCTTGGCGGAACTCCCTTGTAGCATTCCCTGGAAGCCACATGGTCATAGCTGGCTTCACGGATGTTGGCAGCCAGACGGATGCACTCGGCGAGATTGACGTGGGACATTTACGGCTCCTGATGTTGAATTACGAAATCGGCCCACTCGTTGGTTTCATCCCAAGCTTTCACCAGCCTGTCGAAGATGGTATCAGCGAATGCACGACCGCCATAGAAGCGTAGAGCCGCTTCGTTTACCGCCTGTCGAAGTGACTTGCGATAAAAGGAATTGATGTCAACCAGCCCAGTGCGAGAGGCAGCCACTTCATCGTAGCTATCCTCTCGCAGTTTCACTGCCAACTTCACAAGCTTGGCGAGATCGAGCATGGTCATAGGTCACCTTTTGATCGGGTAACCAATAGGGGCCATGGCCGAAGACAGCCGTCGAAACTCCTGCCGGGCTTCACGAACGCGTTCGATGCAATCCATGTAGTCGGCAATCGGCGCAGTGAACTGCGTGCGCAGATAGTGTTCGACGAACCGTTCTTCGTTCATGACATGGCCTTACTTGCGCTTGGCGCCGGACTTCTTCACGTTCGGGAAGCCGTTGCCATGGCCGCCGGAACGGTTGTTGTGGCTGTGGGTGCGCATGCCGATGCGCAACTTGCCTTCGCCGTAGTGGCGATGGTCGGGGCCCAGGTGGACCTCGTGTTCGAAATGGCTGGGCTTGCCGTCCTTGCCTTGGATGAACTGGCCGCGGGCCTTCTTGGCTTCGACCTTGCTCTCGAAATCGGTTCCGTTGACGACGAACAGACGCTTCATAGTGTTTTACACTCCACGTTGAGGGTTGATGATCTGCGCGCCATTGCAGCGCGCAGTGTCTTAACTATACCTGCTAACTTGGAAATTGTCAACAGGTTTTAGAAGAACAAATTTGGGTCCTTGGCCTTCCGCAGTTCGAAGGAAACGTTGTGGAGGTATTGTCCGAGTGCTCGCATGACATCCTCGGCGGAACAGTTCGGATGACGAATTTCCCCGTTGACCTTCACAAGGTAGGCAATGCCCGCTGGATTTTGCAGGCTGCCAACCGGCGATTGAACAACCTCGAGGGTTGAACTTTCGCCCAGATCAACTTCGATGATGGTCATTTCTGCTCCTGCATTGGATTCAAATCCACGCCCGGGTTCATCAGTTCGGCCTCCACGGCCTCCAACTGCGCCTGCATTGCGTCCAAGATGAACAGGGTGTCCACGAGCACCATGTTCACACAGCCACTCTTCTTGATGTCGGTGACCGACGTAACCGAAATGCAGGCGCGCTTAGCGTCATCCGAGCTGCCGACATCCAGCAGGCGTTTCAGGTTTTGACGCTGATAGACCAGCTTCTGGACGGTGTCGAGTTGATGAATATTCATGTTTGTAATTTCTTGGTTTTTGTCTTGGACGCCTGTTTCAGCAGCATAGTCATTGCCAGCCGCCGATTATCGGCTTGGTGCTTTTCCGGAAAGAACTTCTTTTCAAACCAGAACATGAACAGACCTGTAGGAATGCCTACGCCGATTGAGAAGAGGAAAAGCACCAAGTAGAACATCAGGCCATTTCCTCTTCTCTGAACAGTTCCAGCAGGCCGTTGGCCGAATTGCGGATTTGCAGCTTGGCCTTCTTCTGGCGCACATGCTTCTTCAGCAGTGCGAGAGCGTCTTCGCGGTTGTCGAAGGTGTCCACGACTTCGCCGTTGCTGACCTTCTCGGCAACGTATTCGAGCGTGCCGTCTTCGATGGCTTGCAGGGTTTCGTATTCGCCCGGTGCGAAACTGCGGCTTTCCAACCAGTTCATCACCTTACCCGGTTTCACCTCGTCAGTGTTGGGTTCCAGCAGCGCTTCCATGCTTGCGCGATGTTCGGCGACGGTGATGCTGGAGACGCCACCGGTTTGTTGCCGATGCTTCCGGATGCGCTCACCCAGTTCTTCCTGCTGGCGACGAAATTCGGCACGGCAGCGGGCCACCATCTTGTCGCACCACATGCGGCAAGCGTAGATGTATTGAACGCGCTTCTTCAGTGTGCGGAGCTTCATTTCTGACCCCTCTGTTACGATACCTATACTTTAATGTAGGGTGAGCGGATTGTCTACCGCTTACTCCAAATAGTTGATTCAATTTGTTTGATAAACGAGTTTCTTCCGAGAAGCAATGATTTCACGTTGTTGAGTTCCGTCTCGGAATTGCAATCTGCAATCATTTGCAGTGCATCTGTTTCCAAATCGGAAAGCAATTTTCGGAAGGCACCCGCCTTCGTATGTTCTTCGTTTGCACGCATGAAGATGTTTCTGTATTCTTCGACCGAACCCAGAAACGACCTATGTTCGCCGAGCTTGCCAAGTGGCCGTTCAGCGTTGAGCTGCGCCATGAACTTGTCCCACAGATCTTCGGCAATCATTTCATCTGCTCCCGCGATTGATGCGTGCTTTACGTGCATGCTGATCAAGTGGCCATCGTCCTCGCTGTTGGGCACGGATCAGACTATCGACATTGGTAAAGATTTCGGTTGTGTTCCAGAACCAGTGTCGCTTCGGATCGACCTCGCGATAGTGAATGAGAACAATGGGTTCATCTTGAAAGATTGCAAATTGGCTTGCAGTGAGATCCAAGATGTGATCTTCGACAACTGGAAACACATGGGACTGACCAGTTTTCGGGCAAGTCCACATATGAATCTCGGATTTGATTCCCTTTTCGGCCCATCTTTCGAACTGTTCCGCTGTGGCCCGAGCACACCAGCCACGAAGACCCATGTCGTTTCGGACACTTTGAATTGGATTTCGATCGGATTCTGCTTCGATGTCGTATCGGCAGTCCTGTGCATCGGCAAGCAGGAAGTCACGGAATTCGGGTGTCATGCCTTGGCGAGTTGTTTGGGATGGAGATGGGCCTTCTTGCGCCACTTCACTTCCAGGTTACGAATTTCTCGCTTCCCGTCGACGAAATAGCACATGGTGTCGTAACCGAATTCCTCCAGGGCGAAACCAATGCTTTCGGCAATGTCTCCACCCTCGATACGAATCATCACGCTGGTGAGATTCTTCTCGTGTGCGGCCAGAATACCGGCCACGACCAGCTTCCATTCGACGACTTTCGGTATGGAACCCGATCTGTCGTTGAGCAGATCTTTTGCCAGTGGCAGCTTTGGATCCTCATCCGGCGCCGAAGTGATAAGACCGGCAAGACCCGTCGCAAGCCGAAGCTTCCATGCATTCCATTTCTTCATACCTTGCCTTTCAGATCGGGATCGAGAACGGTGCGATAGGCAACCACCGGTTGCCGTTGTTGCGCCAACGCAACCTCTACCGGATAGCTCTGGCGCATAGGAATCGGATGCGGAGCCTGAAGTGGCGACACGCCTTCGCGAGCGAGAGCCTCTTGAAAGCACCTGTCGCAACGGAATTCGAACGGCACATCGTGGGAGCAACGCGGCATGATCAACTCCTTAGAAGTATTGATGCGTAATGAAACCGCCGAGGAGAGAACCTGCGGCCAGGCAACCCAAGATACCGGTGAACTTGTTCTGTTTGGAATTGGTCGCCCCACCGGAAAGTTCGATGAGATGACGGAGGATCACGGCAACGAGAGTTGCAACAATCAGGGCGAACTGAAAAGCATTGATGATCATCTCAGGCCTCAAATGGCTTTGGCAGATGTCATTAGTTTATTGCTTCTAGTGAATAAAAGCAAGAGATTACTTTCTAAATCCTGAATGTAATGTAAGAACCAAAATTAGGATTTGGAGTTTGGTTTACAAATCTGATTTCAATTTTTGATCTGGATTTTTAGAATCCATTCTCGCGATGATATTTAATCAGCTTCTTCAACATCGCATCGTCAATTATCGAATTATATTCGGATTCTGTAAGGCTACCATCCCTTAACTGTCCATATAGCATATAGACTAGGACTTTATATGCTGTCCGAAGAACAGGCGAAGGAAATTTCTTTTCATCGAGCGGGAGGTATTTCAACCTCACGACAACTTCTAATTCTTCATCATTCATGGTGGTATCGCAATGTTGAGATGATATTGCGCCATAGCATCGATAACAGCTCGGGATCTCATCGCATAAACTTCATCTCTTGTAAGCTTCACGCTTCCGCCGGAATCAAGACTTTCATTATAAAGGATTCTCATTCTTTTATTATAGATTTCTCTAGCACCGGCAGGAAGCCAGCTAACATCTCCATCATTTAACGGAAGATATTTCAGAGTTAGGATTAGCCTAAGCTGACCCTCATCCATCATTGGCGACGTTTCTTCCAATCGTAACCTTCCGGGAGTACATCCGACACACCACGTTTCCCAACGGAGTCGCCGAATACAGTGCTAATCACGACATGGTTCATGCCGGCATTACGCAAATTGTTGGCCAGTGTCAGTGCTGGACCTAATTCAGTTTCGCCCAGGAATTGCACCTGGGGCATTTCGTTTTCTATCCAAAATATTGCTATGTTCATCTGTGCATTTTAGCACAGTAGGAACTATTCGTCAAGCAGATCAGCGTGGTAGCAATAGAAGGCGGCCTCCAATGTCCGATATGCATTATCTCGATTAGCCGGCTGCTTTAGCATGATAGCGATATACAATCGCTTCGCACTCATGCTCTTCGTTGTAGGTGTGAGTATATGTGCGGTGACATTGATCACTTCATCGGGTAACAAGTTCACGAACTCCAGTTTACCTTCCATGAAGAATGGATACTTCAGTCTATAGAATATTTCAGTTTCGTTGTCCATCATAATGGTAGAATAGGAATCGCATCAGTTTTATTTCCAGATCTCTACCATAACTAGCATAGATATGTTCCAAGAATGAAACGGTAAAGATGTTGCCATGCATGGCAAATGATGCGGGATAAACATTGCCTACTCGGAGCTTTACCATTTCGGGCAAAGAATCGACATAATCTTGATCGAAACGAATAGGCTGAAATTTGAGTATGAGAAGGCTTCGAAGCTGTTTGGCTTCATCATCTCTCATAAATTGCTTGTTCTGGTAGTATTGCCGGAGATTGGCACGAAGAACTTCTACCACACTGCCCGGCATTGGTCGAGGGTTAGCATGAAGGACAAACTCGCTAATGAAATCTGTTCTATCCTCAAAGCCCGGATAATAGGTGTGTAGAAACTCATACGGATATGTTTTCCAGCATTCCTCACTCAGGTCAACCTTGCCGTGCTTCAATCGAATCATTGTATCGAATTCGTCGCTCATGGCCGGATAATGTTTTCCATATCGTTTAGGATTTCTCGCAGTTCCTGTACCATACCACGAATACTGTTGTTTTCTTTTTCGGAGATATCCCAACGATTTTTAATCACGTCGGCCATCAGTGCTGGATCATTTCGAACGGCCTGATATCCGATTTCTGCACCTTCTTTGGTACAAAAGATGCGGCTTACCACACTGTACGCCCAGATATTGAGCACACCGTCTGGTAAGCCTTCCAATTCCTCCCTGGTGGGAGGAACTGAAATGGGATGTCGTATTACATCGAATAACGACATCCTGGCCTTACATGAACTGGTGAACGACCAGTGCGAATAGGAAGAACACGGTCGGGCTGATGAACTGGGCAGAGAATTCATGCGCCAGTACTTCCGAATAGGACCTGTCACCCAATCCTATGGGAGTCTGGTGTGTCAGGAAGCCGACCACCAACATCAGCCCGATGGCCGGAACGATGGCAATGGGCGCGAGCGCGAACACGGGCACGATAAACCACAGCCACAGCTTCGACAGGATGAAACCCTGCCAGATGGCGCCAGGGATAGCCATGATGACCGAGAAGGCAAGAGCAATGAGAGCTTCCATGATGATTTGGGAAGTAGTTGATGGAGCTTTAATTGTTGCAGGTTGAATGAAAGCAGTCAAGCTCTTATTCATTGTATTTGGCAATTGCTTCGCGCAATTTATACATCATCGTCTCAAGACGGTGATCGTTCACACTCTGAAGCCACCATCTCATATAATCGGGTGTTTCATTTCCGTAGACGTAGGGTGTGTCTTCAACGCGTATCCGCTCTTGAATATCACACCACCACCTATTACGAAGATAGACTGGTAATCGATCTAGTAGGTCACCGTTAATAAGCTCGTGCCTGCTAACGGGCCAACGTAACGTGTCAAATACTGTCACTGTAAATCCGCCTGTTTTATGCGTGAAATAACGTGCTACAAAGCACGCAAAGGGTCAGCGCAATGTTTGCAGCATGACCCTCTGTTTTTCCACGTTTAATTTTTCACTCGTCAATCCATCGACCTATTTTCTCAACGCTGTGCGCCAATAAGATGACAAATGGAAAGATTGCTGCGAATACGAACCCGAGGAGCAGTGACTTCGCCACTAATAACCCCATTGAGAAGAAGGTTAGGGCAAAGACAAGGGATGCCAGAATATAGGCAACTACCGAGACCAGAATGATCTTCTTGGTCTTTCTTGACATTGTAGGTGTATCTTTAAACATGCCTTATTATGCAGCATGTTTAAGAAACTGTCAAGATTGGAGCAGTTATTCGGGTGCGCTGCCGTTTTCATTGAGGAGGCTGACGAGCTCCTCGACCGTGTAGGGCTTGCTGATGATACCTTCGTTGATCAGCACGAATTGTCGGTCGTCTGTGGCATCTTCCAATTGGCCGATGGAGACCTTGCTCACATCCAGCTTCTTCAGGAACAGGCGACGACCTGCGCGAATGTCGGGGTTTTCCCAGATGAATTTCATGAATTGATTGGTCCGTAGAGTTTCACCTGCTCACGATACCGACCACGGCCGATAAACTGAGCGTTCAGGCAGCTGTCCTTTTCGAAACCAGTCCAGCAATACACACCAAGGCATTTGGGGCCTTTGGCATGCCCCATTTCAGAGCGAGCGAACCGTTCGATGCGTGTCTTGATGCTGCGCACGGTTTCGCCTGTGCGAACAAAGTCATCGACAATCATGTAATCGGCAATTGGCCGGCGAGTATTCACTTCGACCTTTCGTCCATGGGATTTCTCGCCCTTTTTGCGGACATAGATGATCGGAAGTCCATAGCGTTCGGCAAGCAGAAATGCAATGGCCGAACCCGAACTGCCGGTGTAGGCGATCGCATCAGGCATGTGCGGAACGTGCATACGGAATTCATGCACTGCACGACGCAGAGTTTCAGCCAATTGTTCCGGTTCCAAGACCATCCAGCCATAATAGCTGGTACGACCCAATTGAACTCCTTTGCTCTTGCTCATATCTTTGTGACCTTGCTGTACTATTCTGCTATTTTAAGGCAGTGCCTGAATAGAGTCAACAACATTTATCACTTGATAGAAATCCCCGGCAACGATAACCATTTCGACCAAATTGCCAGTATTCGTTTTCGTGTAGTCGCGACCACCATCGATAAAGACACTCTGGTCAGTGGAATGGCGCATATCCCATCGGCCACTACTGTAGACAATCTCACCGTCTTTCGCAACTGCACCGACAATATTGCCTTCGACGGCACTGGAGCCATCGCAAATATAGGTTTTGTCTTCACGGCCATGCAGCCCGAAATAATGAGAATGTCCGGGCATGGGTTCCGGTTGATAGAAGATGCTTATGCTGGAAGTGCCCCAATTACCGGCGCGATCTCTGATTGGAAGCATGCCGACAAATTTCGCGCCATAGTGCGCCTCAATTTGGTCAATTTTGAATGGGCATTCCGAACGCTGGTTGTTAACTCGTGTCAGCTTTTCAAGAACTTGCGCCATTTTCCAGCTCCTTGTTGTGCAATTTCACAATGTGCTCGGCTACATCTTGACCGATATTGAATGCCACGGTAGGCCGCATCTCGTACTTGACCTTGAATTCGGGATTGTATTTCTCGATAATCAGATCAACATAGATGCTACCATCGACAGCAATCCATTTCTGTTTCTTCGTGCTCATTTCAACGGCACTCCTTCGTGAAATTTATCCGCAAGCTTTCGTAGCTTCTTCAGAGTTCTTCCGAAGCCCGTATATCTTGGAAGACCGAATACCTTACGCAGATGCCGACTATGTTTCAGCATGTGGTAAGTTCTATATGCGGTCGGATTTTTTCTTTTCATTAGATCCCGCGTTTCAGTTTCTCGGCAAGCACCATCTGCATGATTTCTTGGGCAAATTCGTCCTCGCCTTGTTCCAGGGCGCGTGCCGCCAGATTCCGAAGGTCTTGAATGAGGACAGAGATGATTCCGCCGAGCGTATGTCCTTCGTTGCGGAGGGTACGAGCCTGCGTTTCGAACTCACTCGCATACAGCACCGCATCGGGCCCATAGAAACGGGGATCAAGAAGCAGGTTGTATTCCCCGGCGACATCGGCAATGTCCTTGGCCTCTTTCAATCCCAGGCCAGTCAACGTACGAATTGCCTTGATGCAGGCAACCTTATTGGACATATGCGGTGCAATGACCAGGCGCAGAGTGCTGTTATACATTCGTATTCTCCAAAGGAAAAGGTAGTGTTAAATTATAGCATTACCCTTTGGCGGATGTCAAGCTTGGTGCTTAACTCTTCCGCGCCCGGAAGATGCCCAGGATGGTGCCGATGAGGATGGCGGCGGCCATCCTCATCCAGAAGCCGAAGGTGATCTGCGGGACGAAGGCACCGGCCGCGGCACCATTCATCGCGTCAGCGATCAGGGTGTTGACGGACCAGATGATCAGCCAGGGCCGATGAGGATGGCGAAGATGACGAAGGCGATGAAGCCGATGACGGCGAGTCCGTTCATGTTGTTTCCTTGAATCAGGTTGAGGATCAGGGTTAGTTGCCAGTCGAGAAATTAACTACTGGAGGCAACGTTTCCAGCAGCCAATGCTTTTCGCAATGCCTTCGCTTGCGCTTCTTCGAGAAGCTGCTCAGCGTACATGGCAATGCGGGGAGTTCCGCGAACAGATTCCCTCCACCAGGCCTTTTGCCGTGGGGTAAGGAAGCCTGTACGCTTGAAGAAATTAGCCATGGAAGTCCCGCGCGGTGCATGCGCAGCACTGAATCCACGACCATTCAGATATCTGGTCGACTCGCTGACTTGTTCGTCGGGAGTCTGTCGGTTGTTCAGCACAACCAATGCTCGGCACAGAGCACGGTCGTTATTCAAGAGCAGGGAGACAATCTCCGCTTTGGTAGTCATTTCTTACCCTTGTGCCACCAGTCTCTGGCATCGGATATTGCACCGAACATCAACAGCATACTGATGATCGTGAAAACGAGGCACACGCAGAATAGGAGTATCCAGCAGGGGAAGGCAAGGATTCGAACAATCCAATTCTCCTTGCTGTCACACATCACCATCAGCGCACAGTCACGAAGATAGAACAGGAAGCCAATCAGGAAAATGGCGCCGAACAATACTCCGATCACGGAGGCTACAATCAAAAGACCGTAACCTGTATCCGAGAGGCCGAAGATATGTTCGGGCGCCATGACAGCCTGCTCTTACAGGTTGTCGAATTGGCCGATGCGGTACAGCACACGGTTGTCCACCGTGAAGCCGTGCTGCAGGGCCGCGTCACGCAGCTGATAGGCCGACGGCAGCGTGGGGTTCTGCAGACCAGCGAACAGCTGGTTGACTTCCTTCTGCAGACGCGTGCGGTCGTCTTGACCCGCACCCACCGTGCTGGCGAGCAGCGCGTTGTCGTCGATGGCCTTGATCAGGGCTTGTGCGTGCTTGATGAAGGTACGCGATTCCATCTGTCTCTTTCTTCACATGGGGCATAGGCTCTGGCATGCCCCTAACCAGTAAACTAATTATGCCTGATTACGTAAGGTTTGTCAAGCAGTTATTTCAATCTTTGAATACGGAGACCCATTCGCCATCGATTTTCGTTTTAAAGGATTTCAGTAGAGAACCTGGCTGTTCCTCTTCCTTTACGACCACCGGTTTCTTTTCCTTCTTCACGATAGCCTTCTTCACCGCCAAGAATTGCTCGCATTGGCTTTCAGTTAAGGAACGCATATGACAGGTTATCGGTTCGACGGTCGTGTGGCCAGCTTGAAAGAACATCTTGCTCGTTCCGGTAGCCTTATTCCACAACTTCGTATTCACACCAAGCGGCACCAGTTCGACCAAAAAGTCATAACTGGGTGCCCAGGGCATGTTGAGAGGTGGGCCATCACGCGGAGTAAGAGGCCATCCGGTTACTCCCGAATATTTCGCATGCAGGAACTGCGCTTCGGATTCTTCTTCGTCGTTGCGAGCCCTGTATGCTGATAGGAATGCATGACGAGATTTCTCGTCATGAATTGCTGGATCGGGATGATATTTCATTCCAGTTCTTTGATCAATGCATCGAGCCAACGGAAACGATAGTCCTGCACCAATTTCTTGCGAGTGAATTCGCCCATCTCGTCGAACTGCTTCCCGAGCCTGTTGGACAGGAAGGTCTCGACAAAGGCAAATTTGCCCAGGAGATTGCTGATGTATTCAACTGCAAGATCTTCTTCTTCGCGAGTGATCTTTTCGCATCGTTCGGCGTTGGAAATTGCGTAGCAGATGTACTTCGCCTTACCTTGGCCGAAGTTGGGTATCTCACCGGCTTCGATTTCATCAGAAGTCAACAGATGTTTTTTCGCGGCGCCCAGCGCCTTGCGAATTGATTGCTTATCGTATTCGTTCATGTTTTACCTTACGGATTCCATTTCTTTTCATTACTGAATTCGACGATCATGGCATCGACCCAGCGATGACGATAGTCCTGAAGCAATTCAGCACGCTGCGGATTGCCACAGAGGCCATCGATTTGATCGTTCAGCCAGGTTCCCACCGAGTAATGTCCGCCGAGCATGCGCATGATGTGATTGATTGCGTAATCGGCTTGACGACGTGTGATCAATCCGGCGGCCGCTGCGCTATTGATAGCGAAGCAGATATTGAATTCCTTTATCACATTGGGAATCGGATCTGCTATCACCATTAGGCCCAATTCCTTGCCGTTACGGAGGAACTGCTTGCAGGCCTTCAATGCGGCCACGATGCCGACACATCGTTCATGTTCGTAGCGATCGAAGCTCATTTCGAAAACTCCTCAATCAATGCATCAAGCCAGCGATGACGAAAGGCTTGCATTTCGTGCTGAAATGCAGGGTAATCGGTTTTGCTGAATTCTCTTGCGCCGGGGATATTTGCAATCACCCAACTGTCCAAGAAGGCACATCCAATGATACGACGGCCGATCACACTTTCAGCCATATCGTTACCCAATCTCATTTCCCTTGTGTGATGCAAGGGCAATGAAAGATCGAGTGCACAGCAGATGTATCTACTCTGACCCGGGTTCGGAAAACCTGCGGCAGCCAGCAGGAAATCCTTTGCCCTTCGAAAAGCATCGGCTACTGCCAGCCGATCCCTCTTATTCATCATGCTGCCACCTTCTTGGGCAACGGATAGCGCTTGATTTCCTTTTCGCCGCTATCCAGGCGATAGGTTTCGCCGCTGTTGGGACCCAGTCCTTGGATGAGCACCCAGGTCTTACCAGGCCACACTTGAACCTTCCGGTCGAACGTCTCGCTGGCATCGCCCTGCTGCAGGAACGACTGGCATCGACCGATTTCGTAATCGTTGCCGGATTGGACGAGCTCCAGCACACTGAAGCATTCGTTGTCATCCTGCATGACGGGACCAGTGGACTTGGCCTTGGTAGAACCCGGCTTCTTCACACCAGCGGCCTGCGCCGCGCGGCCCAACCCTTCAATCGGGGGACTTGCCTTCTTGGCGGTGTTGTAATGGGTGGCAGCAGCCGAGAGGCTGCATTCCAGCTCATCCATGAGCTGGACCATCACTGTTTTTCGGAACAACCGTCCATCGGTACTTGCCAGCGCGATGTGCTGGTGGTAAATCTCGAATGCGCGTTCCTTAGCAGTTTTGGACATAGGTTTCCTTTAACGTTTGAAAATCAAGCTAACCGCACCGGCCAGAACAGGCACGGGCCAGAAGAGCATCACACCCAGTGTCCAGAGTGTGAATTCGGCATTGAGTACCAGATCGAGAATGATCCCGATCAGCAGATAGATAACAACGCACAGAAAGATGGCCATGACTAGTCCTTTTTGTCCCACAGGTCGATAATCAGACCCAGCACCACAAACGGCCAGAGCAGGACAAAGAAGAAGCACGCCCGCCGGTGTCCGTAACTCATCGTCACATCGCTTGCGCTACCCTTGATATCTGCCCACAACAGGACAGCACCAACGAACAGATAGATGATTTCGAGCATGTTGTTAACCTCTTCAGCGTTTCTTGGCGAGTGCGTTGCTCCACCTATCGGCGAGCCCAACGAACCACATGGCCGCGAACATGAAGACAAACATAGGCCATTGCCACATCAGCGCCCATGAAAGTTCTTCGCCATCGCCCCAGGACAGCCACAATGAGCACAGAGCACCAATGGCGAAGTAGGCAGCCAGGCACCAAAGTACGATTTCGATCATTTCAGACCTTTCTGTCCGCCGAGTGTCCAGATGATGAGCCACCCCACGATTAGCACCAATGCAATCGGCCAAAACACTGCCGAAAGCAGGCGAACGAACCAGCCCTGGTTGAATTCGAAAGCGTAGACAACGCCGCCAATCAACAACCAGAAGAAGATGAGAATGCCGAGTAACATATCAACCTTTCAATTCAAGAAGAACTGTCGGACCCGGTTGTGCCTCGACTTGCCTTTTGATTTCGTCGAGACCAGCAACGTAGATGCTGTCGCTCGTGTAACCGTGTTCAGCTTCTACTTTACGGCGCGCCTCGATGGCGACACCAAGTGCTGACAGGAAGTTCACTTTCAACATCGTGACCATGAATTACTCCGGCAAATCGCCCTTGTTGTCATGGTAAACGACTTCCCACACGTCGAGTCCTTCTTCGAAGAACAGATCGCAGGAACCAAACGGTTCTGACCAGCGACCGCCGACGTTGGCCGTACCATCGGGCTTGCGGCGGCGAACAGCGGCATAGCCCATGCCACTGGGGCAGTCGTTGGGTTCGTTGGGATAGTGGAAAGCCATTTGCGTATTGCTCCTAGTTGCCTACATAATAGCAAATTGGCACTGGATTGTCTACAACTATTTGAAAGACTCAATCGAGTCCATACATTTCGTCCAATAGATCAAGGTCATCTTCGTCGACCCCGTTCAATTGACGCCACATCACAGCCCGCTCGCTTCTTTCCTTAGGAATAAATCCTTCGGGAGGAACGGGTTTATGCTTTTTTCTTGTTGGATGATTGTGTTTTTCTCGCTTGAAGATGCCGCCAGGTTCACCTTCGAAGTCGTCGGAATATCGGAAATCCTGTCCATTCTTGGACATATGGGAGAAGTTCACCAGCTGAACGTTTTCGCCCCATTTCGACTTGTAGTCTTTCGGCAACTGTTTGTAGGGTACGAAGAGTTGCACATGGAACGTAGATCGTCCCTTGTTGTTGATGATTTCTTTTGTGGGATCGACTGTGAAGCGCCACTTGCCTTTTCCGGCATGCACATTAAGCCAATCGATGAATTCCAGATAGCACTCAAGAGTGAGTACCTTGATCTTCAAATCCGTTGTAGGAATCAGCTCAGACGGATCATCCTCGAGCAATAACCGATTTTCAAACAGCCGTGCTTCGATTGTACGAGCAGTCGCGCCACTCTGCCAAGTTGCATCGCATCTTTCGCAGAGTTCGTATTCCGAATCGGAACTGAAGGTTTTCGTATCTGCTGAACAGAGCCAGCAGATATATCCAATCTTCGCGCGTTCGAGAAACATTTTAGGACTTCCGGCCGGTCTTCCATTCACGCAGGACCTTCAGCGTCGGAAGCTGACCCTCGTCGTTCAGCCACGTCAAGAAGCGCTGGAGTTGATCGGAATGCATCGACTCGATTTCTCGTTGCCAGTCGGTCTTAACCGGAACACTCACCACTTCGATGCTGTCGCGATCATCGAGTATGATTTTGACAGCCGATCGTGCGCCTTCGACATCGTCAATCTCCAGGGTCAGATCACCATGGCCGACATCGGCACGCACAATGGTCTTGCCAACGAGGCTGGCAACGATTTTGTCCAGTTCACTTCTTTGTTGCATGATGCTTTCCTTCAAGTTCCGTCTGGCAGGTAATGCAAGTGCGGCAACCTTGAACAACAAGTCGCCGTCCTTCGGGAATTTCGTTACCGCATTCTTCGCATTGCGAAAGTGAGGGACCGGTGTTCATCCTTGCCCTCACTGCTTCGATTGCGTTTAGATGGATGTGAATGGCACCATGGATTTGTCCGAGTTCTTCTTCTGCAATATTTGAGTGCTGTATGTTCATGATAAATAATGATGCCCATCGCGATACTGTAATATCCATGGGCTCTAATACTACACGAAGCATTAGTATGGATATTTATCCCTCGAAAAAGGGCTTACCTTACGTTTATTACGGCCTAAACAAAGAAACCGGACAATTTTACTACGGGTATAGAGAAAGGAATGTTTATTACAATCTATCTTCCTCTGATGACTTAGGCAAATTATATTTTACATCTTCTAGGAAAGTCAAGCAAAATTTCAGTCAATTTGAGTGGACAATTCTTGCTGAGTTCTTTGACAAAGAATCAGCATACTGGTTCGAGCAAGAACTTATTTCCGAAAACTGGAGTAATCCCTTACTAATCAACAAGCATTTTAGTCGACCCGGTTCTCATGCCTTTAAGAACAACGGACATTCGGAAAAGACCAAGAAAAAACTATCCATAATACTCTCGGGTGAAGGAAACGGCCACTACGGAAAAAAGCATTCACCAGAAACACTACAAAAGATGTCCGATAAAAAGAAAGGTACTAACAATCCTTCCTATCAGAGGCCAGTAAGTCAAGAGACTAAAGAAAAACTTCGGCAGGCATCTACGGGTGCAAAATTCTCCGAAGAACGAAAATCAAAGCTATCCGAAAAGGCAAAGCAACGAAAACTGCTGGATTGTACCATTTGTGGTAAATCTTGCCCTCCTGGGCAATTAGCAAGATGGCATAATCTCAATTGCAAACATCGGATTACTTGATAACGTAGATCCAGCCGGTGGGAGTGGTCTTCTTCTCCACACCGTTCAGAGTGCAGTAGGCTTCAAATTCGTCCCATTTTGCATGAAGCTTGTCGCGCGGGCGAGCACCTTCAGCCTTCACAGTGATTTCTGTCTTGCGGAAGTTCGGAGCGAACACACGACCGCTGTCAGCATGAATTTCGGAAGCCCAGGTGCGTACCTTGTTGGCAATCCGTTTCAATTTCTGCGTGTGCAGGCCTTCGTTTGCTTCGTTCTGCTCACGAATATGAGTGAGAACCTTGACCGGATTTTGTCCGGTGGTGTCCCGATCATCAGTGATTTCCTTCATCTAAGGTACTCCAAAATGCTATGATAGAAATGGAACCATAACAAGTCTACAGGAAAACGAAACTACTCCCTTGTGAACTGATATCCAAGAGGCACACTCGGCCGGAACAGAATTCCCGCACCAGTCTTTTCGTGCTGCACAGATAGGACAAGGTGCGCTGCTGTGATGTTCAGGATGTGCGGCACTCCCTTAGCGTCGACATAGCCGACAGAAAGGTAATCGCCATCATTCAACCGGACCGTTGCAACTTTGCCATCGGCAGTGGGGCTGATTTCCATCAGCTGAGCACCGGCAAGATCCTGGGTTCCGGGGCGAACAAGTAGGCCCGTTCATCATTCACCTCAATGACCGTGCATTGGATCAGTGACCTCGAGATCACCTCGGGACCAACGTGAATCACCTCACCCTGTGCACCGTAGATTATCAGATGATGGCAATCCATAAAGGTGTTCAGAACGTGGCGTGCCATGGGTTCACGAACCGGGTATTCGTTCGCATAGCCGACAACAGCCGGCAGCTTGTCAACCACATTGGTGATGGTCACGCGGACGTTGGAGTTCGCATCCATCACCAACGGGTTAATCTTGAGTGGACCAGTAGTCATAAATTGCTCCAGTTTGACTATCCAATGAAGATTGTGTTGCAACATTGGGGTCGAACGACCCCAATGTTCTCAGGCTGCCGCGGCCGAAGACGGTGCTGCAATTGCCGACGTTGCCATCACCATGCCAAAGGCAAGAATGGTCTTAGTGAACTTGGAAAGAAACATGATTTCTCCAGTGGTTGATGTTGATAATCACCAGGATTTGATCTCTACCGGGAACTCGTTGATGTGTTCGTCCCACGCCTGTCGGGGCCACGTGGTGCTGGATGTGTTGAGCTTCAGCTCGTACCGCATCCACTTATGAGCCAAATCGATAAGAAGGCAGGAATGTTCATCCGGCAGCTCCAACATCATGTAATAGACATTCTTGCCTGCCAGGTCCTTCTTATCGAAGTAGCACACCTGGAAACCTCTCGACTTCAATAACTCTGCCGCTACTGCACGATCATCCTTCTTTGAAAAAGAGACAATCGTAATCGGATCGGTAGGTTGTGTAGAGCCAAAGTCGATGAACATGCTTATTACCTCTATTAGTCACCCGAAAAGGAGCACATGGCTCCTCTCGGGTACGGGGAAGACGCTCCTCCCCGGTTTGCGCCGTCTTAGGCCGTGACCGCCTCGGGCGTGACTTCCGGCTCCTGCAGCTTCAGCTTGGCCTTGCCTTTGGTGTTGTTCGCCACGGTGATCATCAGATTGGCCTTCTCCTTAGAGATGCCGGTAGCCACGACGCTGCCGTCCTTGACCTTGATGACGGTCACGACGTGGATGGGCTTGCGGCCACCCTTCTTGTCTTCGCTGCGGCCCAGGCCGGCAACGGACTCGGGGTCATTCTCACGCTGCGACTTCAGAGCGAAGTTGTATTGCGTTGAAGCAGACGCCACGCTGATTTGGAACTGGTTGACGGCCGCGTCCATGACCTTGCGACGGAACTGGGTGCCCGTCAGTTCACCGGCTTGAAACGCCGGCAGGTTGGTCAAGAACATATCGGAAACGAAATCACGGATACCCTTCATTTGAAACTCCTGAAGTTGGTGAGTAAACTAACTATGGATCACTTAACCTATGCCTTTATTATGTGTTATCTAGAGAAATTTGTCTACAGATAATTTGTAACAAAATGTAAAACGGGTCGGTCATGAAAAAGCCCGCTCATTGCGGGCTTGCTTTTAAAGCTGAACGCCGATTAGGCGAACATCTTAAATTGACCACCAAATTCATCTCTGCGCGAGACAGAATAAGAAGTTTTTCCACTAGAATTTTTTCGAGTGCGGACACGAAGACCTGCATTGCGCATATCTGTCATCCTTGCCCTAAGGTTCTGAATTTGGTAAGTGGCACGAGCTTGTGCAGCCGACATTTCTCGATTGGTACCGCGAAGGTAGCTTTCGAGAAAGCTGTTTTGAGTGGTTGTGAGTTGAGTAAATGCCATCTGTGGCCTCCTGTTAAGTTATGTTACATTCTAACATAATGAAAACAAGATGTCAACTATTTCAACTAAATATTCAACAGTTTTTAAGCAGCCATTGCAAATATTCGATGTCGATTGAGGGATCGTTAGATCGAATGAGAACAAATTCATCGATGCCAAGTAGAAGATGAACGTTACCATCTTCGTATGTCTTTATACTGGCGACGGTTCCTTCGAATCTGGCAACTTTATCGCTGACGTGAACAACCTGCCCGGTTGCCAATGTGTAGATGTACTCAGGCATTCTTGAACCAATTCCACTTGATTTTGAGGAAGACCAATTGTTCTTTGTTCGACCCCAGGATCTTGCGGAACTTGTTAGGATCGGTGATCTGTTGTCCATACAGGTACCAACCTTGCCAGCCGTCATTGAAAATTGCTGCAGGACCATCGGTGCGATGCAGCTTGCCGTTTCTATACCAGCATTTGCTTTCAGGTGTGATCTGTGCAGGTCCATCTTCTCGATGAATCTTGCACGTGACTGCAACGAGTCATCCAGCGGTTATTACGTCATGCCCTCCAGGGCCCACTGCACCAACAATTATACACATGATCAAATAATTGTCAAGAGAGTATGAATTGCGTTCCAAATCCATAAATACTGTTATAACTACTCGAAATCGTCAAATGCCAAAATCCAAAATCCTATTCATCTGCAAAAACCGTAGCTACGGAAACCAACCTGATTACGAACACGAATACAGCAACTCATATTGTGATAAGAAGTCCTCTGGGCTTATGAATTCGGTTAAATTCGTAGTCGATATGCTTAACAGAAACAATGTCGAAAGCAAGTATGTCGAAGTTATCGATAACAATTGCATCGATAGAGAAGTAACAAGATATCGACCAACTCATGTTGTAATTGAAGCGTTATGGGTTGTACCGGAGAAGTTTGAGATTTTGATCAAGCTACACCCAACAGTGAAATGGATTGTTCGTCTTCATAGCGAAACACCTTTCATCGCAGGCGAAGGTATTGCTATGGATTGGATCTATGGTTATGCCAAGTATGATAACGTTACATTGGCCTGTAACAGCTTGAGAATTTTGGATGATATGGAGTATGTAACCAAGAAACAGGTTATGTACCTTCCGAACTACTATGATGTATCCCTTTCCACGCCTCGCATTGTGAATCCTATTCCGAAGGATCCAGATTTCATAGACATCGGTTGTTTTGGAGCAATCCGTCCACTCAAAAACCAATTCCAGCAGGCTATCGCAGCAATGGAGTTCGGCACTAAGGTCGGCAAGAAGATTAGATTCCATATTAATACCAGTCGCGTTGAAGGCAAAGGGGAACCAAACCTAAGAAATATCCGTTCCTTGTTCAAGAATAACTTGCACGGACACGAACTTGTCGAACACGGATGGATGAACCACGACGTGTTTGTTGGACTTATCGGTCAAATGGATTTGATGCTCCAGGTCAGTTTTACTGAAACTTACAATATCGTTGCCGCAGACACTATCTCACAGAATGTGCCCATTGTTGCCTCTAAGGAAATCCAGTTTGTAAGCCGCCTTTTCCAAGCGGATTGCACTAGTACACCAGACATAGTTTGCAAGCTACGCAGGGCTAGGATTTTAAGCAGGCTCGGCCTTCAATGGTTGAATAAGTTTAAGCTAGGAATCAATGCCCGACTATCACAGCACCAATGGCTTTCGATATTTAGATAAAAAAAGACAGCCCGAAGGCTGTCTGAGAATGGTTGCAGTTTAACGTGTGCCTACGACGGCTATCTATCGCATCTGTTGCGTGTGAATTACGTTCAAGCTTTTGCTTCGCGCCACAAACCATATATGATGCCGTCATCTAAAGATCGGGCACCGTTAAAAGGGAGTTTCTAATGATTCCCCATGTTTCATAAAAAAGGCCCCATTAAATGGGGCCTAAGAGTTGACCCGCAGGCTTTCGCCGTTGGAAACTCGGGCTTTACGGTCTACCGAAACGATGTACGGTGTCTTGCACATCTACAATCGGGTTTACCGTTAGGGGTCCTGTTCATTATACACCGGGAGTCGAACCCGGCCCCAGCCGCTTTGTCGGAAAGGGATTTCCCTTTCTCTTTAGAAAGCAGGTATCTTGGTCAGGTCAAATTCTCGACCCAACTTGTCCATTGCCAGTGTCTCGAAGATGAATCGCCGACTTGCATCATGGGCCCTCCTTTGAGGACACGGAGACGCAGGGTGCGATAAACAAATTCATCTTCGGCTTTTCCAGATCGACCTGTGCCGCATAGATGGTATCTTCCAGGTTCATGATTGCTCCTCGGTTGCGGGTGATTCAGTTTCGGTTGCAGCAGCATTGTCTGCTTCTCGCTTGGCCAGCAAGCGCTTGAACTTTGCCTCTTTGGTCAGACAGGTGTCTTCGGCCAGTTCATGCCAGTCATCGGGATCGCTCTTGACGAGCTGTGCCACCTTGATCACCATACGCAAGGAGACTTCGCGCAAGAACTCCTTGTTGTTGATGACGAAGTCTTGCACCTCCAGCGCCTGCTGCGGATGAAAGTCGAACTGAGTCAACATACCATCACGGATAACTTGACGAATGCGCAAGATCTGATCGCGCAGGCTGCCGATTGCCAAGTCCATGTAGTGGCAGCGACTGATGATGGCTGCCAAATGAGAAGCAATGCGGCTGCCGCGCGCAATGGTACGCTCGAAGTCGACGTTGGAGATAAAGATGACGCTGCCTTCGAAATCAAAGAAGTCCGGAATTTCGTCCTGCCGGAGAATACGGGACTCCTTATTCCAGCAAATGCGTCGTCGATTGCCGCTGTTCAGCGCCGCCTTCAACAACGACAACGATTCTTCATCGAACAGAATACCATCGCAGTCGTCGAACACCAGAACACGGCCCGCATCCTTGTTGTAGAACAACTTCTGATACAACCCGATGGAGCTGACACCGCCTGACACGATTTCGAAATCGGGTTCTTTGCCGGCCATGATCTTGAACATATTGTGCTTCTTCAGCGTCTCTTCGACGCCATGACTCTTGCCGACACCTGGGGGACCAGTAACCACCAATCCACGAATGGTGCCTTGCGCACACTTGTCAGTGATGCGATCGAGTCGTGTGAACGTCTTTGCGATGCGTTCCATCGCTTCTTCATCCGTTTCGCCTTCGATGAATTCCTGCTCGTAGCACTGAACAACATCGAAGCTTGTGTTACCCGAAATGGATGCGGCGCCTGCCTCCTTCTTGGAAGCAGCGGCGTCGACAACAGACTGTTCGGAAACTTCGTTGCCTGCATCATCGATCAGCTTGAATCCATCCCGGGCACAAGTGACACGCTGCGAATTGGGATGACCTTGCTTGGCGTCGGGGTTGTAGATGGTGATAAAACCACCATTTGCACCGTCCTTCCAAGGCTGTACCAGATTGAATACACCCGTCACGTCCACACCACGATAACGACCCTTCAAAATCTGGACACGAATTGGCATATGCAGGTTCCTTATGTGTGGTTAAGTAAGCCTTTATTATGCACTATTTTGTGCATTTGGTCAATAAGATCTAACTATTATTTTGGTTCTACGAAAGGTAATCGCATAGTCCTGCAGCCACGTGGAAATGGTCGCCTTCGAGATACTAGGTCAGGTTAACCTATTTCTCCCGATGGTCTGGACTTCTGTCCGCACCTTACGGGCTTCTCCCTGCAGGACTATGCGATCACTTTTACAACACTCCGCTATTTTATTTGTTGGTTAGAAAATTGTCAACTGGAAGTTGAATCAGATCTTCTCCAAAACCAAAAATGAGTCAGGATTTGTTGTACTTGGGGTCTTTGCGAATTTGCTCAAGAACTTCGGAATTTGTTCTTCTTAGAGATTCGATTATCATCTCTTGTAGTTCATGTTCACTGTGAAGACTTACTTGAGGAAACTTGAGCTTGAGTACCATTGCTTCTTCCGAAGATAATGGTGCAGAAAGAATTCCTTGCTCATCCATGAAATCTCTTTCCTGGGAGTAAGGTCTCTTATTTTCAGATTGAAGATACGCAATCACTTCTTCAATGTATTTCTTATCCTTGTGCAAGACAAAGATATGGTAATGTGTCATGCTGACCTGCTCTTATAATCATCTATCAGGTTTAATGGAACATCACCAAATTTTTGAAACCTAGCCACATTCCCGAATTTTAATTTCACTTTGACGTATTCTTCCGATGTAATAAGAATATCGACAACAACTCTATTGCCACTTGTCCAGAAGATTGATCGAATGCGATTGTTACCGAAGGTTGCTAGTTCAGCGAAGAAATCTTCCTTAGCATCACGATCAAGAATTACTCTGCAGACTGTCAATCCAGGATCGGAATCTGAATTTCGGTTTTCAATCCTCGTCATGGACTTGGCAATCGTATTTCAGTGTCCAGCATGTCAGATCATCGGGCATCAGATACGAATAGACAGTGTCATATTTATAACACGGTGCAGGTGTGCCGAAGAAGTCATTCGAAACTAGTTCACACATATAGACAAGGACAAGGACTTGTTCAGCCGATGTTCTTGCCTGATTAGCATTCACATAATCACGAACTTCGGGATCAACCGTTATGATTGCTACTTTCATCTTTGCCTATTAGTCGATGGAAGATACCAGGTTCCCTTTCGATCACTGTTACCTCCCAGCCCGAGAGCTTCAAAATCGTGCCAAACTCTTCCGGTGCTTCCACATAGTAATCGGTAAGATTTAATCCATCACGCCGGGTATCGATGAATCTCCGCCTGGAATTAGGGAAACTATCGATAAATTGCAGCAGCTCCCACTCAAGCAAGCTGTCTGACCCGTTGTGATGAAATACTACGCAAAAAAACACGATTTACCAGCGTGCAACCGTTTGTTTTTCGTTGCAGTTAGGGCACACGATGTAGTAATACGGATCCGAATCACCGAGATAATCGCGCAGCTGACCTTCGTTGACATCGGGCTTCAGATACTCTAAACCCACACCACAGCTTCTGCAGATGCATCGACGTACTACAGAGGGATCGGGTACAGGATTGACGACCTTGACCATTATGGTGCCACGATGAGGTTCTTGTTCGACATCCATTGGCACGGAGCATCGATCTCGCCGCCCTTCAGAATACCAGCATTGCCGATAATCTCTTCCATGCAACCGGTGCTGATTTCCAGTTCCAGTCCGCGAGGATCGAGAATGCGCCACAGCTTGTTCGAAGTGGAGTAACGAGACACCGACTTCAGGATCTTGAAGCCACTGATCGGAACATTGTCCCAGACTTGAGGCTGAAACCTCAACGGTTCATCGACCGGATAGGTCTTGTAGGTACGAAGCGTGTAGTCGTATTCTCCGGTGCTACGCTGGCCAACAGCGTAGAAGACACCATTACGTTCCACGACGTTTACACCCCATTCTTGATATGCCCAGGTCATTTGTGTCTGGCGCTTGTTCTGCCAGGTCTTCTTGTTCGGCTCGTAAGCATTCAAGAAGCCGAATGCCCACGGCATGGGTACATTCTTTCCGGTGTTCGAGTCGTACTCATATTGCATCTTGCCGACGACAAAGAGTTGCTTAGGAAGGGTGGGTGCAGACTTGGCCATATAAACTTTCTAAACAGAGGAAAGGCCCCGAAGGACCTTGCGAGCTTGATTGCTCTTAAACGGTCTCGGCTACTACCTCAGCAGCCGGAACAGTGATAACTTTCTTACCGGAACCGAGAGGGCGACCACGTTTGCCGGCGCCCTCTGGCTTTTCCTTTTTCGGATCGCGCCCAAGCTTCAACGCAGGGTCAGCCGTTTCAGCCGCCTTCTTCGCTGCGTTGTACATCGTCGCCGCGGAGGCAACGGAAACTTGCAGGTCGGCGATGATCTGGGCAATAACAGCAGCCCGGAAGCTCTTGTTGCTGTTGAACACGCCCTTCTTGAAATCTTCAACACGCGAGGCGAAAATGGCATCGGCCTTGCTTTTCTTACTAGCTGTGGTCATAGGGTTCTCCAGATTATACGAATGACCGACTAAAACACAGCCACCTTAACTCAATATTATGCTTCTTATTGAATTAAGTCAAATGTCCAGCAGCTTGATTGAAAAGTCAGCATCGAACTCGCCATGCACCCAGCGAGAAGATTTGTCGTGCATTCCTTTGCCTATTGGTGCAACAAACAACCAGGGACCTGCCTTGGTTGGGCTAAAGAGGATGTGGTTGGTTTCGGCAAGCACGTGCCAAATCGGTCCGTGTTCACGCACACGATTTTTACCTTTTTGAGACTTGCCCTGTAGTTCGATACGTTTACCGAGAAAGCTCATATCTTCTTGTTTCTGCCAAATCCGTGAGCGCCACGTGCAGTTGGACTTCGAAAATGATCAGGTTTTCGTGGATGTCGACATTCTTGCCAGTATCCTTGTGAACCCAGATTTCTTCCAGACGACCCTTCCAATCGAACCCTTTTCCGATCATGACGAACACGTCAGTGGTGGTGTTCTTGATCTTGAAGCTGCGTTCCTTGAACACGGCTTTGATCCATTCGACCAAGCGCAAGGTGCGCTCAATCCGAATTTCCACGCGGCCGTGTTCGTTGGAACTGATGTGGGTCGTTGAAATGATGGTCATCAATATCTCCGTTGGATTCCGGTGTAGGGGCGTTTCTTTTGGCCAGGCCGTGTCACACGGACCGCACCCTTCGGGCCCGACCGTGCTGCATTGAGTTGCGCAGTCACTTCTTCCACATCGCCCTTCACCGTGGCGTCGACGATATGCGAGAAGTAAATTGTGGTGTTACCGGTATTGCTCCGGTCACATAAGAGGACATTGTCGGTTTCGACTGCAACGGGGTTGCCAGATGTCGATTTGAAGAGAATGATCATGCTTCAGCCTCTTCATCATCGGGAAGCTGTGCCAGCAGCGCGGCCCTGTCAGTACTCGTATCGACAATGATGCCTGCTCGCCGCTTGTTCACCGTGTCGACAGTGACGGGACGTACCTCCCACAGCGCACACGAACGCACGTTGCAGGCTTCCACCTGTTCGCGCCACGTGCCAGGTGCTGCGGAGTCATAAGTGCAATCCTTGCACTTCTCTTCGATTGCCTTCTTCAGCGATGCCATGTTGGCTCCTTGTTGCGCGATACCTACATTATATGAGATATCGCGCGAGTTGTCAAGCGGTAGTTGGGATTACTTACCGACCTGGCCCTTGACTGTATTCGGATCCTTGACGCCGACAGGCTCGTACAGATCGAAGCCGATCAGATAGACGGGGATGACCAGCGTCTCGCTAAAGATGATGGCGCAGATGATAGCGCCGGTGCTCATCTCATATTGGATATTCGGATTCATCTTCTCGTCCTTGTTCAGGAGGCCGTAGGTGTCGTAGGTGACACCGTTGATCTCCTTGGGTTTGGCACAGCCGGTCAGCAGGAGAGTGGCAGCCAGCAGGGTGGCCGTGAGCAGCTTCTTCATGATCGTTCCTTTCGAGTTAACAACACATATTCGTCGAGAAAGGGTTTCCCGACATCCTTTGACACATACGTTTCACCTTGCATTCCTTGCTCGGAATAATCGATGTTACGTATCGCGTCCCAACTAAAACCATATTTTCTGAGACCCCATCGAAAGGTTCTCAACCAACCGTGGTCGGTATAAATCAACCCATGTTCGTCAATATCCCAATCATCCTTGGAGAACCATGCTGTCAGCTCGCCAAAGTCATGACCAGAGGTCGGGACACGAAGTTCGTGAATTCGAATTCTTTTCAGTGGGCGGCCGGACCAATATCCCTGCCCATTACAACTTGTCTTAATGTCCACTAGCATTCGCTTATTGTAAGCGAATTCTTTGGCAAAGTCAAATGATATTTTTGCATAGAGAAAAGCCTGGAGAACATGCCCCCAGGCCCCACCGTTTAAACTTACCGTTGCTGCAACCGACGAATCAGAAGCAGTCCCCCGATCATCCAAACTACCCTTAGGTATTCTGTAGATCGATCTTCCGTTTTAAATAATCAAAAATATATTGCATTACATCGGGCTCATCCCCGGAGTAAGTGGCCGAAGAAATCTTCTTCTTAGATTGGAGTAAGATGGATCACTTGGATAAAATCTCCATTTGGTTAGAGAAGGTATCGGGCGCCGCCCATCGGACAACCCAATCAAAACAAGTTAAAAAGTGTAAACTAAATCCATGATTGTTTAGCCTTGCCAGCCAGACGTGCCATATTCGGTCACGCCACAAACAGTGGGCAATGTCGTTCAAATTCGACACAGTACGGCTCAATGAAGCGAGGAACCTTCTTTCGAAGCATACTCGCATTCCTACAAGCTTCATCAGGGGAGTTCTGCCACTAACAGATCTCGACTCCTGGCCGTTTCGTTCCTTATGAACTCGTCAGCTGTGTTACGGTGGTAACAAATGTCACATCACCATCGGTAAAAATTTTCGGACTTTTACCGATAAACTCCAAAAGAAAATCATCCCATGTCCATCCAAGCTCGTTGAGCTGTTTATCAACCTCTTCTGTAGTAACCGGATTAAATCCGAATTGATTATAGAAGACTTCGCATGCCTCCGAATAAGGCGCCCTCTTCAAGATCTTGAAGGTTTCGTCTTCGGGTGTTACGACATCGACAACAACGCGGTTTGGATTGAGTTTCATTTCAAGACGTACTCTTTTTCAAAGGAGGTCCAGTCCCATCCATACATAGCAATGATCTCTACAAAACATTCGAAACTAATCAATTCGTTGATCAAGAATTGGTAGACATAGACACATTTCTCCAATGGTTCTCTTCTCAACTTGTTGAATGTGTCTTCTTCAGTCATCACCAGCTCACCTTAATGCGTTCCGGCCTGCCATCTTGAATATAGAAATCTTTTACTTCTTGAACCGCACTTTCCGGAATTACAGCCGTAGCATACAGCCATGTACCATCTTCCGTACCGTCGAGCATTTCGGCTGTGGCGTGCCAGTTATATTCCGGTACCAAGTGTCCAGCCATCTTGCCCTTAGTGCCGTAGTTCTCAAGCTTGGTAACTCGACCAATGTTACCGGCACTAACCGACCGGCCTCCCATATAGACAAAATCACCAACCTTGACTCCGGGATTTACATCACCATCCTCATAATAGACACGCTGGTCCATTTTAGGCATCTTCAATCGACCAGTCTTTGTTTTTGTGAAATATGGCATCTCTACTCCGAATAGCTACGGGGGTGCCCCTCTCCAGAAGAACAAGTCTTCAGAATTTCAACCCGTCTTCAGCTTTACCTATATCCATTACGCTTACGCGAAGTAACTTAGGATATAGATGGAACATGGTTTTAGAGGCCATGTTGCTGTATTAGAATTTATCGTCCCTTCAGACTATCCACTCATCGCCGTTTCGAACGGGCGAACACTGAAGCAGTGGCTCTACACGGGCTTATGTGCTATTAACCCACTGGGCACGTTTTATGGGTAGGTGGAACAAGGAATTGATTGTCGAGATTACTCTCGGTCACCCAGAACACACTGGGGCCTTGCCCTAAGATACCCGCACGGGATTTCTCCCCGGCCATAATGTTTATCGACATTTCTGTCTATCCGGAATTTAACCGGCCAAAGAACAAGTGTTAGCCTTCCACTAACATGCCCGCATAAGTATCATTAGATACCCTACGTTGTGCTTCTTGGGTGGGACACAACGATACCTTTTCAGGTAGTCTGATTCAATGATGATAATCTCTTAAGTTCGGCATTGAGTTTTCTAGTTTCGGTTCTTTTTGCGATCGATTCGGGCGTTAAAGATTTACCTTGCCTGGATTTCTTATATTTTTCTCTATATTCCTCGGATTGCCAGTTTTTCTTCGCTCGCTCACTTTGTTGATTTCTTCTCTCTTCACATTGTATTAAATGAATTGCAGAAGATCGGTAATTATCATCTTTCCATCTTTCCATCTTTCCAGTGCTCTGACACTAGCATCATTTTTCAGCTTTTCAGACTTCCAGGCTTCTGTTACAGATCGAGATTTCTTTATTTTTGTTTCGATTGTATCTTTTCTTCCCGATGTTCCGTCTCCTCCATCGGTTTTATTCATTAAAATTCCTGTTCCGAGATCTTTTCGCCCATACCACCGAATATAGAATCTCTCCAGGGCCAGCGAGCCAATTTCGGTTAGTCCTGATTCGAGGATGACAATATTTCTTCTATCTGCGGGCAATTTTACTACACGAGAACTTTTTTGATATGCTCGATTTCCAGAACCTTTGCCAATATAATAGGGTGTTCCTGATTTTGCAGTTATAGAATCCTTTTCGCGAAGATAAGCATAAACATAATAGTTGATTTTATTCATCTATTATTTATTTTCGCAAATTTTCACCAAAGCCTGGTTACGGTTGCTATGCATCATCCAAAGCGGGATCATGCAGGTGATGCCAAAGACGACACCGAGAACCACTGCACCAATGTACATCAGTCCTACCACCATGATTGTTCCTTTTCTTGTTCCTGCCGAACCTTCAGTTCTTTAGCATCCTTGAGCTCCTTGATACGTGCTTCATCACGCCGCTGCGCATCCCGAATAGAGATAGCAGCTTCGACACAGACGACGCCGATAAGGATAACAAAGATGGTAAAGACGTAGATCATTTCACTCCTTGTCTCTTGCAGACCGTAGTTCGGCCAACTTCTTCTGCATACCTCGGAGGCTCGTGCCAGGCTGGTTGACTTCACACCACGATTCTTCGGGTGCGGACAGCTGGTCATTGTCCGAAGATGGGTTAGCTGTCCGCACGTGATGAATATACATTGCCACAGCGGCAACAACCAACACAACGAACAGAACGAACAGAACTGCAATCATCGTTAACTCCTATCAACTGTGTTTATTATGCTTGCATCTTAAACGGCTGTCAACTGGCTTTAACGCATATCGTCAGCCGTGACATATTTGGTACCATCGGGCATATCCCAGTCAGCCGGGAGATCTTTTGCCACATCGACAATCAGGTCGTGCAATGCATAACCTTCCACACTCAGTACATCCAGGTCACCCTCTTCTTCGAGGAGTGCCTGTGCCCTGGCGACAAGCTTAGACAGTTTCACCGGTGTCCACTGTAACGACGCAGATTTCCTCGACTACGTCATAGACGTAGCCAGAAGCAAGAGCTTCGCGTGCTTCACGAGCAACGTATTCCGGAGTCTTGCTTTCGTCGTCGAGTTCAAGCTCAACGATAAGGCGAATTTTGTTCTTCATAAAATATCCTTTCCTGTGTGTCTTTTTAACCCATTAACACGATGATTGAATTCATCGTAATCCCATCCAGCTGCGGCAACCATTGCCTTTCTCTGAGCAACAATCTCCATATAATGATCGAAGCCATAGACCGTAGAACTGGACTTAATAACTCGATCAAGAAGAGAACTAAACGGTTCTCGTTTCAGCGCAGTGAAGGTATCATCTTCGGTATACATATTAGTGGCACTCACGAATGAAAGAGGGGCTTTTCTTTACGGTCATATCATTCCAGTGCCTGTGCTTTGGTACTTATGGGCCACGCGCCCTGCCGTCACACCGGAGGGAACTCGAATTCAATCTTGTTCGCGTCGTTCATTTTCACCCAGAAGCGCACAGCCTTGGCTGGGACTTTATCCATTCTCGTTGCCCTATACGGGCACTGGCGCATGGTCGCCTGGGAACGCATGCCTTCCCAGTAGAAGGTGATGGAATCAAAATCTTCCTGACCCTTACGGATATAGATGCGATCAACTTTCAGAATCGCGCCTGCCGGAATTGTTGCCGATACTGAGGTAGCACCGGTTTGCCATTTGCTCCTCACATCTCGCATATCCCCAGTGACCAGCATCAGCGAATGATTGCGTTCATCGTTGTAGAGATCGAATGTCCAATCAGCCGTAAGTTGCAGGCGATCGCCGAGTTGGGGAATGTAGAGCTTCATGTCATACCTTTCTTCGCAAGGATTCCTATAATAGTTGTCGAGTTCCTCTATTGTCCAACTGTACGATTCTAAAAATTCTTTTTTCTTCGCATCATCCCCGAGAAGCTCTAAGAATTTTCCTCGATCCATCACGTTGACAACTTCTTCAAGCTCCGCAATTGAAATTCTTTTTAAGCAAAGGAATGTTTGAGTTTCGTCGCCTAACTTTTTATCAATCATATGGATGAGCCTTACACTCAATCGTGACTCTTACTCGATCCGAGAGTCCACCGGATATTAGCCGTTGTCATACCGGCAAGGTTCTTCAATGCCGTGACATCTTGCCAATTTCGGCGCGAATATGATCAAAAAATGCAATCTTGTTATGTTTGATTTCTTTCATCATGAGACCTTTGTCAATTCCATAATCACGGAGATAATCGTGTGTTATTCTTCGTAATGTGAGTTCGATATGATTATCATCGAGAATGGTATCGACAAAGGACCCGGCGCCCATGTCGTAGATAATACCCACGACACCTTCGTAATTTAATTTTTTCATGGCATTGTCCCGATTGCTCTGCAATATTCTTTGTAACCCCATCCGTGCTTGCGAAGAAATTCGCTCGATGCTACTGATGCAGGAACATCGCCACCACGACCTTCTAGGTATTCTATCGAATTATGATATACTGCCATAATCTTCATCATTTCAACTAGAGGAGGTCGCTTCAGTATTAGGTATAGTTTTTCTTCGTTATCCATTTCTCAGCGCTGCTCGAACACCTTGGTATCGACAAAAAGGATTTTCTTATCGGGCACAGCCATCACATGATAACCACGCTCGTGAATCTCCTTTGCACAAGTCCAGTAATCGTTGACATTACGGTATGATTTGTGTGGATACATGGGTTCAAGTTCTTTGATTTGAATCCAATGCCAAATCTGAAATTCAACCATGATTAATCCTTAAATATTGGGCGCACACTCATTCGGCAATGTATGCGATGCAGATAAGCTGTTCCCTAAAATGGTGCCCCGGGCCGGATTCGAACCGGCACGCTACTTTATTCGCTGCGGATTTTCTTACCACTATAGCTTTCGCTACCATCTCTGTTTGTGGTCTGGGCTATACCTTAACCATTGCTTTCGCTTTAGGTTCCTGCCGTCTAGTCTCTACACGTTCAAGAATATTTCTATTCAAGCTTCGCTCGGTATTAGCAGTTTAAAGCCTTCACCGAATTTGACAGGTTCTACTCCGAATGTTTCCACTCGGGCACTCAAATTTGTTCTAAGTCCGCTGAGTCTACCGGTTTCTCCACCGGGGCATTATTTAATGATTATTGATCCGCGCTTCCTCGGGGCATTCACCTTAACGTTCAATCTCCCCAATTCGCTTATTACTTACCGTTAATCGTTACAAGATGATTTCCCTAAGCGAGAGATCAGTCTCATAAGGTATTTTCTTGTCATCGAAGGTTACAAGGCATGCCACATTTTCTGAAAATGCCTTTTTCTCTTTTTCCAGCATCCGGGCACCTTCGGCAAGACTATAGAATCGATAAGACTTATTTTGATCTCTAGAGAAAAGGCGAGAATCATGGAACATCATCCAGGATTCTGTTATACCATCAAAGATTCCATATGTCTTCGTTGTCATATTTAATCGCCGCTATCGATATCGTAATTGTATCCGCATTTGGTGCAGGTGTAGATTGTGTAGCACCGGCCAGCATTACGACCGGTGAAACTATGAGTACAACCTTTACCGTTTGCTGGATCAATCCTGGTATAGCCCATGGCCTTCCCGCTCATGTCTTGACCACCACAATTGCAGCATGCTCGATGAGTCTTACCTGTATTCCATTTGTATGCCAGTTCTTGTTCGGTCAGTTCAATCTTGCCTGTCCCTTGACAAACAGGACAGGTGTCATAACCTTTCGGCACAGGATACCAGGAAATATCGGGAGAAGTAGCCATTTGTTTTGAATTAGTCGATGTCACAGCTCAGTGGTCGCAGTGTAAACATGAACTCACATCGGGTAGATAGCACTAAGATTATACCTTAACACCCTGAAAATGCCATCTACGGTAAATCGGAATGCTATTCCACAGTTGAACTTTACTTCTTGGTGCGGCCACCAGCGAGCAGCTTATGCACCTTTTTGCGCACGAACTCTTGGTTGTGGACGTAGGACTTGAGCTTGGTTTCTTCCGGCAGCACGAGCTTGATGGCGTTCGCCGATTTCAGACGGCCTTCGGCCTTGATACGGCCTTGCTTGCGAAAGAAGTTGTCCTTGCGGCTGCATTCAGCAACAGCGACGGTGACATCCTGGCCTTCGCGCAGGATAGCCAGCGTCATGCCGCCCTTGGTTTCGATTTGGCCCATACGGTCATAGGCGCGATAATGCATGAAAGTGAGCATGTTGGTCTTTCTGTCTAAGATGTGTAATTATTACGCGATTCTTGGAAATTGTCAACTGGCTAAATGTGCTTGTCGGCAATATGCTGATACCTTACCTGGAAATTCCAGGCATCCTTAGTGGCTTCTTGTCCGTCTCTATATCGATAGGTAACGTCATAAGACCACTTTCCATCGCCCCACTTGCGAATGGAAACAATTTCACATTTGATTTTGCCGGAGACACTTTCCCATTGTTCACCGGCATAGAATGCTGGACCAGTGGCTGGGTGCCACTTCTTTGCGCCGTTCACGACTGTTCAGTATTCGGGCACAGATCGGCAAAGAGCTTGGCCCAAAGTTCTTCGGAGCGTTCGCGCAGCTCGTTGAATTCGCGGTGGATATCCAACTTCACTTCCATTGTGCGAACAGAAATAAGCATATTCACGTTCGCTTGTGCATCGCGAACAGCTTGATCGAGATTAAACATCGAATTCTCCATAAAATTAGTGATAACGCCCCTAGTGGTGCCGGCCAACATAAGTCGTCATCTGTATACTGTTCAAGTCCTGCCCTGGTGCCGGTCCGGGGTGATTAGGATACGAAAACAATATACCGAAAATAGTGATAGCCGCGAGAACAGTGATAATGACAAACATATGTTCTCCGCTATCGGTAACTAGGGCCGTCGCGCCTTGTATCGAGCTGTCAATGCACCCGCTCCAATTTGCCGCCTTTCGGTGTCACCTGGCGCTTAACTCAGCGCACTGCCTTCACACGTGGATCAATTATAAGAGGCATTTTTGGATTTGTCAAATAATCTTTTTGTTGCCTCAGTCGATCGATGAAATACATATTCCCAATCTTCTCTGCTTCCCGATTGTGAATCATATTGTGATTTTGGAATTCGTTTCTTATTACCTAGCTTATCGATACAGATTATCATTACTTCACCATTTTCAAAATTCGGATTTGAATTTACAAAATTATGAGTTCCTGATTCTTTTCTTCGTGCCTGATGTTCTTTCTGTAGTTGACCGCCAAGAAAATTATGTGTGCCTTCGGCAACTCGTTTAAGAGCCGCTGTTTTGGCCTGTTCAGATAAAATTTTCTTCTGAACATCATTTATGTCAGGCCGCCAATTCATTCGACGAGATATGGCATATGCTGCCATAATATCGCCCTGACTCCAATGGATATCAAAGTGATCATCTATCGAAATACAAGATAAATTTTCTAATCTATTGTCATCATGATCACCATTTATATGGTGTATCTCATAAGACTTTCCAGATTCGTCCACCGGTATAGGACCGTATGTATCTTCCCAGATTTTTCTATAAATAGGTATACTCATATACCTATTTATCTTCACACGGTACTTTTATGAAATTGTCAAACTAGGCGTAGAGGTCACTAGTGTGATAGTGGTGCTATTCCTAAATTCGTCCCATTTCGTAAAAGTGTCCTTCACCTCTTCGAATTCAAACTCGGGGAGTAGTTCACGGAACTCTTCGCCTGAGAGTGTATTCTTCTCCAGCAGTTTCTCCACTACTCGAATGAGTTGTGGTTTGAATGCGATAAGAAGTCGTGTTGCTTCTTCATAGCTTTTCTGCAACAGTCCTTCAATTGCAGCATCGGTTCTTAATGTCGGTTCTACACTGGTCGGTGTATATCCTGGAGAAGGTTTCAACTCTCTTGCTAGTTTTCCACCAAAACCATAAAGTCTATTGTAATTGGACGCAACCTGTGTTGCCTTGAATAGATCTTCTACAGCACCAGTTGAAGTCTTGTCTTCACCGAACACAAGCTCTTCTGCAGCCCGGCCAGCAAGTAATACGGTAATGGTGTTGAGTAGAGAAACTTTAGTCTCTCCCTCATCCTCCAATTCCGGAACCATATAACCACCCTTATACGAAGCAGTGTTGATCTTCACTTCCAAAGGTGATCTATTGAACAGAACAGCGTACACAATCGAATGTGCAGCTTCGTGAACAGCAACCGCAAGTGTGAATTCCTTGCTTGTAGCCTTCTTCTCAAAATCAACATCCAGGTTAACTGGAATCTCGAGTTTGTGATCACCGGCATCACCAATCATTACCGATCTTTCAGAATCGATATCGAGTGAGATGCTAGTTAGTTCGGTTTTAATTGCCCAAGCCGCAATCTGTGCCAACGAATCACCAAAGATTGATTGGACAGAAGAAAGAACTGGTCTTGTACCTTGTGTTGGATATACCGAGTTATTGTAGATTACCGCTTCAGCATTAGAATCCAATTTGAATTCAATGCCAGTAAGTCTATTCATTCCGGTTACATATTCATTGCACGCACGGCGAATGATCTGTTCATAAGCACGACGATTAATCGACGGATAGATAATATGTGTATTACCGAAACGGGAAATCTGTTCAGGCTTGAATCTCTTCTTCAGAGAAGCCTTGATATCCATTACGTTCACGCGCTTGGTCTGCTGGAAGAATACATCAGCATCAGTATCGCAGTCGTCGACTAATTGTGCAGAAGTGTATGCTTCATCTAGATTACCCGAAATAAAGATCAGACACTTGGTATAGTCGAGTTGGCTACCCACGGAACTCTTCATTGCTTCAGCAACAACTCGATAGAGTTTCTGGGAATCCCACAACATAATTTCAGAAATGGGTTCTGTAAGCTTGAGCTTATCCTTAATTCGTTTTGCCTCGTAAGGATAAATCTTGAACTTCGATTTCTCAACCGGCTCGTCATCGTCATCGTTGTCGACAACCTTGCCATCGTCACCAATTGTAACTTTGGTGACTTTCTTATTCTTACCCTTGACTGCATCTTCCTCTTCGGAAAACAATGCACTGGCTAGAATCATTTCGAGTTCACGGAACATCGAAATATCAGCAGCAAACTTGCCGTCGCTTAGAAGCATCCAAACGTCTTGGAAACGTTCGAGCTTAACTTCGAGTCCTTGGGAATCGATTGTGCGATAACGTTGGAATTCATCCAACAGGACAATACCGGGTTCGCCCTGTGCGATTGTCGATTCGCCGAGTAGAGATGCAAGTGTCTTTGAAAAATACGAACTGGAGGTAGCAATACCGTCCATCTGTACTTCCATGAACTTATCTTTAAATCCGAGCAGCTCACTAAGTCTGCGGATTAGATGTGTCTTCCCAACACCGGTAAGTCCCCACACGTTTACGATAACAGGACGTGTTAGAAGTTCTGGAAAGGTGTACCATGTAGTGACAGAATTGATAATCCTGTCGATTGTATCGTCAAGGCCAAAGAACTCGGTCTTGAGGATCGCTGCAACTTCTTTTAAATACCTACTCTTTCGTTCGATTTCTTCTTTATTGAATTCAGTCATTCATGCCTTTATTCTTTTATTAAAATTCCATTCTTGTAGACATAACCGTGCTCGATATGAGTCTCGCCGAATGCCCTGGTTTTGCTAATCCGGTAGATGTCGCAGTTACCCGGATTGCGTTGTGTATCCATCCATTCGTAAGGAAGATGCAACCATTGCATAATGAACGCACGTAGAACAACACCGTGGCAGACCACAATGATATTGTCGATTTGATGCCTGTCACTGTCGCGGTGAAATGTCCCGAAGGATTCATACACCCGACGTGCAACGTCGAAACGACTTTCTCCCAGCGGCATACGCGGCCAGAAACGACCTTGATACTTTTCAGCCAGGTCGTAATGTGCATGTTCGAGCGGAAACACCTTCGGGAGTTCTTCATCGGGGACATTATCGAACAAACCAAACTGCTGTTCGCAGAGGTTGATATGTTCTCGTTTGTCGATGTTGAATTCATCCTTCAGCGAAGCGAAGATGCGTTCGGCTGTATCGCGTGTTCGGATATACGGACTCACCCACATACGGATGGGACCATATACTCGATCTTCTTTTAGAAGAGTAGCCAGAGCAGGTCCAGCCGCATCAGCTTGTTGCTGACCAAGTTCAGTTAATGGAATTGCATGGTCGGGCATGCTGCCCTTGGCAGCAAATCGATTGACGTTTGCCATTGACTGTCCATGGCGTACAAGGTAAATGTTCTTCATATAGGCAATTATACGCTAAGGCGTGTTGGAGATCAAATACTCAATTCCAAAGAGACCGGTAATTGAGTACGAAATTAGCATCTCGAAGAAAATGTAGCGAGAGTGTGACCATATCTTCATCAGTGATATCGCATTCGATTGTAATCCAACGAGTTCCATCATCGATGACTACAAGATCACCAAACCCAGATTCGGCAAGCCATTTCATGCCTGCAGTTGCCTCGGGACGATCGAGTGTGATATTAAAAAGATGAGGTTTCACAAAGTCTCCGGGAATCCATGGATTTCGTCGGCTTCGGTTATGTTAATTTGGTCGCCATGTTTGAGCCTCATCAGAACAGCCTGTTCGTTGGAAACTAACAGTTCAACCCAAACTGTTCTATCCGTATAGGTACGTGATCTTCCCATAGGAATTCCAGTCTCTCTTCGCCACCGGACATCGGCCATGTAGCCTTCAAGAGAATGCATCCAGTATGAGATCTTCTTCATAACTCTTCGTAGTAGTCGGATTCTGTTATTGTTGCATCAGGATGACGTAACCTTAACAAAACCGCATGTTCTTCTTCGACATGAAATTCGAGGACATAATTGTCACGTCCATCCTCAAGATACATTGGCGTCGGAATGTTATTCTCAGACCGCCATTTGATATCGATATTCCAATCGTCGGTACTATGGACCCAATATACAACCTTTTTCATAACTTGTCCGACTTATAGAACTTGTGTCCGTCAATCATCACAACCATCTTGTATTGCTTCGACCATTTCGGATATTTAAATTTCTTCAGGACCATTAGCTTCGGTGCAAGATAGTGTGTCGCACCAAAGGTGGGATCATCGGCTTGATTACGCATTACCTTCTGCGCAACGATGAGTGCCTGCTTCCAGCTCTCCTGATCGATAATATTCTTTTGTGTCGGTTCTAGATGTGGACTAAGTGCGGCAGCCTGTAGCGCAGGATTGTTGTTAAAGATGCTGTATTGCTTAGGGGCTAAAACCACATTGCAAACCGTCTTATTTTGTGCTTTCCCAGCGCGGTTAAGAGCCGTAAACGCTACAGCTACCTGACCCTGCAAGCTTTCCCCTCGGGCTTCACCATACACCATTGTGGCCAGGCACTTCTCCTGCTCGGTGTTATATTCTTTTTCGAAATCTTTAACGACAGGGCAATATCTAAGTTCACTGTGGCCCAGAACACTAGGCACAATTACAACGAATAGGAGTAATGCTTTAAGCATACCCCTATTATAAAGCATTCCAGGCGCAGGGCCTAGAGGTCTAGTTCAAAATTTAGGACCACCCGTCTTCAAATATTTGCTTGCCGCCGAATGTCAGAATAAATATCTCGGCAATTTCTTTTTTTGAAATTATGACCAAAAGTTGTTCTCCACCAGATGCGAATCTCGGATATGCTTGCCAATCATGGGTGCCATAACCGGCATTCTTATTTAACCATCGGGCCATTTTTTCATTGCGCTCGAGGTCAGAGTGAACTAGAATTCGATACATTTTCTTTTATTAATTCTCCACCGTATTTAAGTAGATATGCCAACACTGTAGTGTGGTCTTCAATCGAAATTACGAGCATTCTGCTACTCTTTACTAACTGGCACGTCCAATTTGGCTGATTTTCTGTTAACCAGGCAGACATTTCGTCTGTCTGGTATATCGTCTCGGGCACTGGTATTTGAACCCTGAACATAAATTAGTGGCAATCGCGAATTAGTGATAGATCAAGTAGTGATGGCACATTGTTTCCATTTTATTGGAACGATCCCAGTTACATCTTATAAATCCATTGCCGGTACCGCTGTTGCACTTCGGCACCAATACATCATTCACATTGTGAATGGGTAAATCCAATAGTAGGTAAAAACCATTTCACAGCACGCCTCAGAAACTGTTGATTTTTACATATTCACTTACCTGATACGACAAATTCTGAGTGATTTGCCGTACCTTTATTCTTCTTCGGGAACTGCTCGAACAAATTCCTAATAGTTATCGTCGGATAGTTGTTTGCGAATGTGTTCTTCGTCTTCGGCATACATGGACAGTGTTGTTGTGGTCCCGGAGACTCTGTTGTAAACTTTAACTTTCCACCAAATCATGCATGCATTCCGATAAGCTTCTCGATAAGATATTGCTCGCTATTGATGCACGCCGGAGCCTTCGTATCACGGAACATCGCAATATGCTCTCGATTGATAGCCTGAGCGCAGTTAGCACAAACCCAACTGTTCTTATATCGGTGATAATGTGTAGCCTTCGGTTTGAATCTTGCCATACCGCAGTGCAAGTTGGCGCAAGTTTGGTTAAGGTTATTCTCGCCGTAGTGAACAGAAGTAGTCAACATTATCTCACAACCTTTTCATTGTTAAGGGATTTAAACTACTTTTTTCTTCTCTTGACTTTTTCATTTTTCTTTGGCCCCAACACCGATGTCAACATGAACAGCCCAATCAACGCAAGGAAGAAAAGCAGAATAAGAGTGACAACGACGAATAAACTATACATGATATGGTAGGCCAGGATGGATTCGAACCCTTTTGTGCGCCGTACAGAGCTCGAAATATTGGTGGGCGGCCCGGGACTCGAACCCGGATTGAACGATTATGAGTCGCATATTCTAACCTTTAAATTAACCGCCCGGATTTCTTTTAATTCGATAATGGAAAGTTTGTTAGGAAAATAATTTCATTTTGAGATATCTCTCGGTCCTATATCCCTTTACCTCGAATTTATTATTTATAGATGATGTTATTCGTATTCTTTCCCGCTTCCTTGTTCATATACCATGCGAGCAACTTGGTTTGTACCTGGGTAGCAATGCTGCCGTAGGCGGGATCGTAGGCGAAACGAATGGGAGAATCCACCCATGCTTGACGCCGCATGAATGCACGTACAGCATCTCGATGGGCCTTTTTGGAGGGGTCGAACTCGACAGTAGCCGGTAGCGTGAGAAGCATAATTTTCCTTCTGTGTCAATAACTGCCGTTATTATAGCAGATTATGCAGTCCTGTCAACAAGATTTTGGATACGCTCACAGGCATCGGAATCGGGATCAATGACATTCATCTCCACCAAAAGCCAATACATTATATCAGATTTAGTCCCGTGGTGTTCGCCTGCATATTCCTGGACATAGGATTTTATATCATCTTTGAGATGACCTTCGCATCCACGGGTATCTCTCCAGTGTTCGACCAATCCCATATCGGATTCGATAAATTGAGCAAACTGATCGAGCGTCAATTTGAGTTTTTTGAAATCTGAGAGTTTCATTGGGCCCAACCTTTGCGAGGTCCCCACTGCTTATAGATTGCAGATTTGCATTTCCGGCGATCACAGATTTTTCGTACCTTCATGCTACGTCCGATGCTTGTATAAAAGGATTATTCCCCCAAGGGTCAATCAACCACACGTGTTCGTCACAGCGATACAACCTGTAACCACTTTTGTCATCGCCGAAATAAGTGCCCTGCTCATCTTTAGGCAACAGATAGCGATCTCCGTGCCTTACGCGAAAGATACGACCGACAATTCCACCGGAACTCATTCGACAAAGATTTTTGTACCAAAGATCTACACCGCGGACTGCCATTTCTTCTTCGAGTTCGAGCAGTTCGTCGAGATGATCTTCGATACATGTGACAAGGCAATAATAGAAGACTTTATCCTTCGTCATCATCGGGCATCCATTCGATCGTTACCTTGATGGTTCCTTTGGAAATTCCCCATTCGTCTGCCGGTACCTTGCTCATAACCGGATTATAGGATTCGCTCAAAGCTTCGCTGACATCCTGTTCGATATCAATGATACCTTCGCCGCAATAGGAACGTTCAAAGATTTTGATCATACTCTAACTCCAAGCAAGTTGTGATCTGCAAGGCGAGGTCTCGTGTTACCTGAATTGAAAACTCCTCTGGGGCCAAGGATAAATCCTGTCGGAGTTTTACAATAGGAACACACCACCGGTCCCGATCTGGGGAGTGTCAGAGGCGCACCGCAAGGTTTGCATTCTTTTTGCATCATGATAGCAGATACCGGTGGAACTGATCTTGGTCTACTTCGTAGTCGTAGAGCAGCAGGAAATGTAGTTGATCTTCGGCGCGATCGAACACGAGCACTTTGTGATTATCGATGAGACGAACATTGTATTTTTTCAACACAGCCTCAACATTATCCCATCCATTTAGCCAATGAACGGTCATGAAGGTTCTCCACCACCGTGGACATTCCCCTAATGAGTTGTCGCCAAGATAGAGAGTGTACCCGGGTGTCTTGGTCATTCTTGTTCCTTGTAGGAGCCGTGCACCGGACACACATCGCCAAAATCTTCAAGGGAAAAATCTTCCCAGAATTTCGGATAATACCGGTCCTCTTCTGCAAGATAATACGTTCCGTATTTCTTAATCAGATCAAGATCGGTAATTTCTTTGTTGTGGAGCTTTACACAATCGGCAAGGTACTCGTTGTGCTTGGCAATGATCGGTGCTTGGGCCTTGGCCGCGGCCGCGCGGGTCGCATCATCATAGCGGCGAGTTTTACCAAATCGTTTGGGCATGGTGTTCCCTTAAAACCGAGTTTGACCATTGATAATAGTAACCGACCGAACCTTTAAGTCCCATTTTCTTTAGTGCTAAATTCGAACTACCTGTTTCGATATACAAACCCAAGAACTCATCTTTTCTCTTATCTAATTCAGCAAATTTTTTGTTATCCTTTTTTCTACACTCTTTGCCACAGGTAAATTTTTTTACAGAATGTAGGAATTCGCAACCACAAACCCGACAAGTTTGAAAAGAATTATCAAAATCGTTAACTCTACCCTTAAGCCATCTCTGATCTAAATAAATCTGAATTTCAGAAATCTTTATCTTTTTATTCTCTCTTAGATTTCTATTATAGATCCAACAAGTTCCAAATTGGGAATTATTTTCACCACTCGATGATTCTTTAATCGATGTCTTGGCCCACTGATAAATTCTTCCCGTAAATCTTACTTGCTCCGATGACGAACATTTTGCCATCATAATAGCTGCCCAGGCCAGTTTAGCATTTAATGGGTTTGCCTTACTCAATAGAAGATGTGCAACATAGTGTTCTTTTGCGGTTAGTTCTACAAGATTATTTAGATTGTCGGTTCCGCCCATGCACCGCGGAATAATATGATGCCTTTCGCGATACACTTCGTCGGATAAAACTCTGTCTTTTGCTTTTTCTATGAGATTATTGTATACTTTTTGATAATCCAAAATACTTCTACTCCTATGATGGAAGTAGAAGTATTTATCATTTTTGGTACCCCGGACAGGATTCGAACCTGCATTGACTCCATTACACTTCTACGCTTTAGAAGAGCGCTGTGGTACCGAGGTCTGAATTATTATCTAAAAGCGAGAATAACTTTCTGTTTGATTTCCATGAGGCGCATCGGACTCATCTTTGCCCGATAACACACCTCCAGCATTTCGTATTCTCTATCGCGAATTGGGGCGATCTTATGTTCTTTCCCCGAAAGCTTCAGGAATGTTTCGTACTCGCCATCAAGGCGAATAAGCATTCCGGTTCCCTCGTATACATAGAACATCGCACCACCACGAATTAGGGTCGAATTCCCTTTTATATCATATTCGGTGATTTCGATGTCTACGTAATCCTTCAACAATTCGTAGCAACCTGCAGGAAGCTCCCGAACTGCCGAAGCACGAGCGAAGTAAATCATTGCATGAGCAGCGGGGCGACAGCCATGCACAACAGTTCGGTATTGGCACCGTAAGCAGTACGATACCACCAAACGGCCATGTAGTTGAGTGCATCCAGGATTGTGTCCATGATCTTGCTCCTTGTTGCCTACATTTTATTGTAGGTTTAGAAAGTTGTCAAATGAGCGCGGCGAGCACATCGGCATCGTCTACGAAGTTGCCGTACGAGATATCCTTGATAGCACCGGGATTAGCACCGATGCTGGTAAACCATTCATGCCAGTCCGTCATCACTGCATGGATGTCACCCTGTTCAACTTCGTAGGTATCCATCTCGATACCCGAAGTGACATCGCTGGTTACCAGCGCACCGCCACCATATTTCGCTTCCATACGGCCGACCTGTTCGATCATATCATCCACCACAATGGCAGAAGGATTGTCGAGCTTGAAGCCAAAGATGTACTCAGTGCCATCATCAAGATCGGCATCGTAGAAAGAGAAAGAGAAAGGAATTGTCATTATTTTACTCCAAAAATTCGTTCAAAGATAGGGCGTACACGGCGATGATATTTTTCTTCGCGCTGCCGGAGATTCAACCATTTCCTATTGTCCCACACCGGATCGTCGCCGTGTTTCTCTTCTTGGCGCCTGAACCAGAAGTGTGCCTGATATTTTGACCACCACATGATGGCGCCGTCGCAGGAATTCACCGTTTTACTGATCCCGCCGGGGCCGGAAAGTGTAACAGCAACCTTCGGTTTAACTTTGATTTTGTCGCGCATTACAACACCATCAGGACGAAGGCGAGAATGAGTTGAAGAAGTAGGATTACAATCTTCATAAATCCATAGCCAGCCGCGATGGAAATGATCTGCAATTTGGTGCTGAGTTGCGAAGCACCAGTTTCACTCATGATGTAACGGCCGGCATAGAAGCCGCCAACAACCATAAGTACCAGAGAAAAGAGGGCAAATGCAAGTTCCATATTAATCTTTCGGGATGATGTAAACGGCATGGCCGCTATAGTTGCCAATCATCCAATCCTCCATCACCTCATTGTGGGAGAACTGGTATGCTGTGGCACCAAAGGTAGCCACAACATTCAATTTCTCTTCAGTCTGAATATAGACTTTGATATCATCTAAGCGCATTCGCATCAATCAACTCTTTCAGTTTCTTATGTTGTTGTTGATTCCAGCCCATCGTTGCTTCACTCTGCACAAATTTCTCTTCAATCCAGACGTTAGGAATTTCCCATAATGACCGATAATTACCGTCGGTAAATCCGTAACGGTAATCTTGTGGCATGCGACGAACATTCAACCAGCCACAGTGACCAGTGATTGAGGTATACCAGACATGAGCTTTGTCGTATCTCGGTACAGACATGACCACATGTCCACGTTGCCAACCAGTAGTGGTTGTATCACATTGCACCTTAAGCATGCAATCAACAGAAGCAACAATCGGACTGGCCGGCAAGTACCATGCCCCGGGGACAATGTCCCATAGCAGAAGAGACTTGTGTTTCTTGCTCACAGCTTCTCCAAAAGCCGGCCCAGCAATGCATCCATTTCTTCTTCGGTGTAGCGAAGGTATGCATTGGGCGTCGGAATTGTGTCGCCGAAATCCGTCTTAGTGAAGATGCGCGAACGTTCCTTCACTGTGGGAAACTCGAACACCATGAACGATGTGAGTTGCGTGGGATCGTTTTCCACGCTGTGAATTTCGGTGTGGCCCTGGAAGTGCATGTCACCGGGACCCAACACTTGCGTATCGTGTACGCGCAAGCCCCTCTTCGTAACCAGTTCCAGTTTGATCTTCTTTTCCTTGTTGTCCGGATGCAGTGCCGACGTGAGTGCGTAGATGTTGTAGTCATCCCGCTCGTTATCGAGCTTGTAGACAGTGTTCGTGATGGTGCCGTGGAGCACCAGAATCTGGCTGTCATACAGGTGGTTGTGGATGTTGACTGCGCGCGTCTGCAGTTCGTCTTGCGGCTCCACGATATAAAGCCGAATAGTGTGCTCCGGAGTGAACTCGAAGCACACGTAATTCAGACCGGGAAAATGGAAATTCTTGATGGACAGATCACAGATCCGTTTCAGATTGTGTTTGCGCTGGAGTGCAATCCATTGCTTCCAAAAAATCGTGGACTGGTTCATCACAAACTCCTGAACTAATAGGTTGCATGCATTGTAACGCATGCAAGACGGTGTGTCAATTAGTGCAAGATAGGCGGTTTGCCTAGCCGAGTGGATTCTGGAAAAAGGTTATCAACCGCGTCTTTCAAATCCAAATCATCAAGTGTAATATCGCTCATTTCATCAAGAAAGTCTTTCTCGATATTCTCCAGCATTTCAGTCTGCTGGCGTTCTTGGCGAAGAATCATTCGAAGAATATTCTTGGCATGATCTTCGGTTAAATCCTGAACGAAGTAAGGAACTGCATCCGCGGTGATCCAAATCTCATCTCTATATTCCTTGCCATCGCCATGGGCGATATAGGTCTTATGTTCTTGCCATTCGACCGTATATTCTTCGGTTTTGAGATTCTTTCGAATATCGATGAACCATTTATCTTCGGCGATCAATGGAGCAACGAATGCCTTCATTTCTTCATAGACAAGGAATGTCTTTTTCATTATAGTTCCTTATAATTCTTTTCAATCCAGTTTGCAATCTTCTTGAAGCTTACACCGCTATCATTTGCATCGACAAGAGATTCATACACATTGCCGGAAATAGTAAGATCATCGGCGACTGAACCTTCACCGTTGTCCATCATAGCCCAGTCCCTAACTTCAAGCGGAAGAATTGCACTCTCTCCGAGATAAAAACGAGGTTGGGATTGTTCCCTGGCAATTTTCGGATGTGCCTGTGCATGTAGATTACACAGAACACCTAGACAACAGAACCCTTCGTCATTTCGAAGAGCACCTTCGGTCTTTTTGTATTCACCACTACGAAGTGCTTTCACCCACTTTTCTGCAATCTTCTTTTTCATTATTGTTTTCCTCTGTGTAACCTAGTGCTTTCAACATATTATCGCACCATTGTTTCGATTCTTCTAGTGTTTCGCCCTCTAGGCCATAGCACCAATCGAGCCATTCATCCCATTTATATTCGACGTATTTTCCACCGTCTTCAAAGTATCCGACATCCTCACGATGATATGCAGCACGGATTCGAACTCGAGGTGTCTTCTCGATAAGAGCGACACGAGTTTCTACACGGTCAGGATCGGCACCAGAAATAGTCCGAACTACGAAACCATCACATTGAATCCATGGGCTGATTTTTTGCATACTTAATTATATGTGAGTTCTCTGGAAAAGTCAACTTGATTAAGAATAGTGTTTCGTCAATCAAGTTGTTGCCTAAAGGCAACACTTCTTCGAAAATGAAGAATTGGACGGCGTTTGACTCAAAAGTGTTGGTTCTGAGCAACAAAACGCTCTAATGTTTCAATGATTTTCGTTGTGATCTGATCAGATTTCGAATGAGTTTCGTGTCATTCTTCGTCATCAAATTTCGGCTTTGTAGTTCGGAAGAGGACCTCATATTCCATGTCTGATATCTGGCGCATCCTCTCATGTTTTTCGCATAAGACCTTGGTGCCGGGCATGTTTACCATTTTTCCGGGTGAACCACAATCTTCACAGATTCTTTTCGACATACTCTGCGCCATAAGCAGATAATAACCATGTTCGTCGGTGCCGTTTAACATACCGATTCTTAATGTACCGAACTTTTGACGAACGCTAGTAATGGTCGGAAGTTCAGCGCGGAATTCCTCTAATCTCTTTTCTTGTCCGATAATTAACTCTCGAAGGTTACCTGAATCCTTCACATCAGTCTTTTCGCATTCTTCTCGGTAATATTCAAGTCGATTTTCGACCTGCTGTACCTTATGATAAATTGTTTCGAAAAAGGTTTCTAGAATACCTGCCCATCCCGGGCCAACTGCAAAATGATCTATATCTGATTTCTCGAATAGATAGGGCCATTGAAAGACAAAGGGTTCTATTTCTAGATCTGGAATATTATCAGAGCTCATATTGGGTAGATTTGGTAGACGATTAGGCACATAGGCACGTTTTCTGTGCGGGATTTTCCCGCAGGATTCCTGTGCAAGATTCCAAATCCTGCGTCCAAATCTGATCTGGAAATCTAGGTCAGAAAGTTACGCTAGAACTGGACATAGGATACTATAGACCGGTGTCTTCTTTCCGTAGTTATAGAAGTTGTCTTTTGTATTCCCGAATTCTTTTGAATGAATTGGTGCATCTTTATTACTCGGGAACTTCGGGCCATTGAAATACATCTCATAAACTGCAGACATGATGCCAGTCTTACAGTTCATTACAACACCCTTCATCATGCTCGTGACCATAATTGTCTTACCATCGACGTTAATGGTTGTAGGCTTGTCGAGTGTGATTAAAAAGTCGCCGCCCGAAATGACTGTATGGTCAACATAGGTTGCGATTAGTGTTGAAGAATCGAAATAGAGATGTTCACCATTCTTAGAAACAAGACCGTAAACTTCTTTCCATTCCGGTTCAGGAAAAATGAGACCGGCTGTAGCATAAATGCCGACAACAGCGAGACCAAGGCAACATAAGATCTTATTCAGTTTTGACATACTTCTTTCTCACTCCATCGGCAATTTGAGCAACCGTTATATTTACATCGATACGCTCAATGACAATACGATTGCAGGCCAACTTCATCAGCAATGCTTCACCCGGATCCATCTTGGCATGATAGATGGTAACCAAGCCTTCGTTGCTTCTATTTGCTATGTTTTCGATGCCGACCTTATATGCATCTTGCACCGTTTGTATGCGATATGGAATGTTTCTTTGTGTAAGGTAAACACCTACATCAAAGCCGTCTGTCCATGGCTCCAGAATTTTGTAATTCAGAAGGGCCACAGGCTCCGGAAAAAGTTCTTCACGTTCAGCCATGGTCTATTTTTTAGAATTGTTACGCCATTGAACAGCATCTTGAGTGCTGTCATATCTTCATCATCACCAAGAATGACGAAGGTGTAAACCACATATTCGTATGTCCAATTTTCGGGAACTGTGGATCCGTAGGTTACAAACCCTACCGCACGCTCAACCTTCTTTGGAATATAATCGAATGGGATCAGCTCTTGCGAGTAATCCGCACTTACACTATAGGCAATACCTTTGCCCTTAAGGTAAGTGACCATTTCTGTATCATCGCCACTATCAAGTGCAAAGGTAATCCATTTCATAGTTCTCTAATCTTTCCGGCTGTACAAGCCAATCTTAAGAAAAGCAATTCGTATTTGGTTAGTTCAACTTCATACTCGATAAACATAGTGAGTATCAAATCTTTTACGGTGCCACGCGAATTGGGTTTTTCTCGTTTCACACCGAGAAGAGCCAAAGTGGACTTTAGTTCTTCGTGGTGTGTATCTTCAATAATGATGTGGTATCTTTTCTTCATCAGGGTGTGGGTGGGAGGCCATCGACCTTAACAGTGATCTTGACCTTGTGTCGTTCGTCTTGTGCTGCTTCTTCGGCAAGCTCTTCTTCTGTACGGGCACGGCGAATCTTCAGATGCTTCATGCCCAGACGGAAAGTCAGTGCTGCCTCGGGGTCCATCTCGATAACAGATTCGAGATCGGAATAGCGAGGATCATCGGGATTAACAACCTTGTGCTTTTCGACAACGTTGTATTCTTCTTCGTTCAGGCGTTGGAGCACTTCATCGAATTTACGCTTATCGCCCTGTTCGTAAGTGAAGGTGTAGTTAGTCCAAGTCATTGTGTTTCCTTTAGGTTTCCGATAGTCCTAGTAAAATTCATGCAACCATTCAATGGGAAGATTATTTTCATTGCTATTGCATCTTCGCTATCCATTTGCACTGAATACAGATAATTTCCTGCACTCATATCAACCGACAGTCGACTATATTCGAGATTGTGGCTTGTTAAAAACTGTTCAAATTCATCACCACGTGGAATTTGAATTTTAATGAAGTACCTCGATTTCAAGCTCATTTGATAAATTTATTGAAATATTCGGTTAATGTAAATTTGGTGCTGTCAGCCTTATCATTGATTGAATCAATGATCTTCTGCTTTCTCATTGCAGCCTGTTCTTCCTCTAATTCCTTCAACATGGTCTCCTTGAAGATAGGCATTTCGTAATCATAGAAATATTTTGATATCTCAATCGACTTCTTAAGACGGATTGTCTCGGAATCAAATACTCGCGGTAATAAGATAATCACCGTACTTCAACTTTAACCAGACCGCAGCATCTTCCGGGCAGGTAAAAGTCAATAATGTAAATCCTGTCTTCGTCTTATGAAAAAATGTAGCACTGGTTACAATGCCATCCGAATACAGATCATAACAATCGGCAATGAACGATCCATGTACCCTAGAGTTTGTTGGTAATCCGAAATCTTGTGTTATCATTTTTCTTGTTCTCTAACCAATTGTTCCATGTCGAGAATACGAGTTCGTGTATTGCGACTACCTAATAAGATTAGGATACGCTTACCGACAGAGGAATTCATTATCATTACTAGGCATCCACCTGCTGCATTGGTAAAACCAGTCTTTGATAGGATGATGCTAAATTTCGAAGTAAGTGGATTGGTGTTATGAACACTAATCAACCTGCCTTGCGCCCTAATTTGTGCTGCCGGTAAACTTGACAATTCAGTAATAACCGAATTATTAGCAGCAACCAACAGCATCTTCAACAGATCCCGAGCAGTGCTTACGTTACCGTAATCAAGGCCTGTGGGTTCATAAAATTTCGTATCGTGCATCTCCAACGTTGATGCACGTTCGTTCATCTTCTCTACACAGTTCTCGAGATTCAGGCAAAGAATTTGTGCAGCGAAATTATCAGATCTAACAAGAGCAAGTGTGAGTAATTCCTTTCGGGTGAGCTGTGTCACCTTACGCGGAATTGTCGAACTTACTTCCCTTGTCTTCAGAATGTTAAGCTCTTCATTTAGATCCTGCTCGCTTGCAAGAATACCAATCATTAACTTACTGATTGATGCAATGGATCTAACCTCATTGCCATCCTTCTCGGTAAGGATATTACCGGAGTCATCAGCAACAAGGTAGCTCTTCGCACTAAATGTAGGAATAGGTATAGGCTTGGGTTTCTTAGCCGCGTAAGCATTGCCAGTGGCAAGGGCCAGTGTGCAGGCGATTGTTACCAAGGCTCTCATGTTTATAGCATAACACGAGCGCATAGGTTTGTCAATTAACCCGTAATAAGTCCACTATCTGGTGAGTTCCATAAAGGCCCAACAGAAACAGGCCCGTATGTCTTCACAGGTGCAGTCATCGTTGTTCCATCATCTAATCTAAAACTTAGGTGACCTGCACGGTTACAGATATCTAGAAAGTTATCAGTCACCTCAACCATAAATGTTCCTTCTTCCGGAGACAATAAAATGAGTTGACGCATCTTGAACTGTACCGAAGCTGGATTCTTTGGATACCAGTTAATGGATATAATCCTATCCAGGTCTGTTCCTAATAACCTGAAGTAACTTGGAATGCCGCTTGTGATAACAATGCCGACAAGGCCTGAGCCTTCATACGGACTGGAGGGTAATGCCTGGATGCGAGAAATGACTGTCATCTATTATTTATCTGCAAATTATTGTTCCAGTCATAAGAGCCCGATCGAGAAATACCTTTTCGAAGCTCGAGTGTTCTTTCTTTACTAAGGAAAACTATTCTATCGGATTTTAACCTATTAAATTCCTCGTCAGTTATTAGAGGAACATTATGGCCCCAGCGAAGCTTTACATATAGGTCGAATCCCTCAGCAGATTCAATAATCCATCCATTGGACCAATCATCAAGTTTTAGATGGCCACGGCCTGTTAACTCTGCACTAACACAGACGAGCATACCCGAATAGTCTTCTTCGAGAAGACTAATCTGAGAACTCTTTAGGTAATAGTAGCTCATTTCTTTGTTCTATACTTGTCTTTAAGCTCGTCGGGAATATAAGAGATTCGCATTCGTTCAGCAAGCCAACTGTTTTGCAACCTAATCATAGTTGCTGTTTCGGAATTAATCTTGCCCCATGTATGCCAATAGGTCGTACCATAAGAATCGTCCTGATCTTGTTCTTCGGATATATCAGTACGTTCTAACTGAAATTCATCTTGTAACATTCTAACTTCATGTGCCATTTCTAGCGCTTCAGCAGCCGTACACATGAATTCGACAAGTACAAATTCTTTCATTCTATTTCTACATATTTGATCTGTATCAATCGTCGGTTGACTATCGAACAAGTCGGTGAATAAACTCGACCACGTACTTCGAAATTTTCTATCCTTAGAATTTCGATTGCCCGTGTGCAAGAAATTGACTTGTTCAAGGTTACATTAAGGATTATATCTCGATTATCGTACGATAAATCGAGGCTCTCGATACTCTCCCCAGAGTTCTTGAGCAAGGTTGGTTTCAACAGTGTCTTTTCGGGATCGTCATTAATTAACCAGTTCAGGGTAACAACGGTTAACATTAATGACAGGACAACGGTTACCACCCCGTTGCCCAAGAACTTAGTCATATTTCTCTCCGGAAATTTTATAGGTTGCAGCTCTTATAGAAATCTTGTAGGTTGGTGTTGAAATCCCGGAGATCGAAAACTGTACGGCGGCGAACGTTGTCAGTGCCTGTCCATTCAAAGCTAATGGTGCGACCAGTTTTCATGGCTTGCATCATCTGCTTTGTAGATAGGAGCGATTTCATCAGCAGGGGACCATTCTGCTCCCAGGGACCATGATCAACGATACGACCGTCAACCTTAACCTCTGGCATTTGCGGAATGTTGCCGATAAGTGTGTTCCAATACAGCGCGATTATCGGCTCTGCTGAGTTGCCCGGTTTTGTAGAGCAAATCATCCTAAGCCCGGTAACGAACTTTTCATTCTTACCGATTTGTGTGCCGGCTGCACTGACGTGATAAATGAATCCCACAGTTGCCCTGTCCATATCCTTCACTTCGGTAAGAGTCCAGCCCGTTTGTGCTGACGCTGCAAGCGAAGTAATGGAAAGTAGGAGAGCTGCAAAGACTTTTCTCACGATAGAACCTCTGAAATTTGTAATATTGTAACTTATAATTACCTGTAAAGTCAACAGCATAAGAATAAATAACAACATACTTATCGAGAATCATGTCACAACACGTCTATATCCTTCATAATGAATCTAATGACTATGTCGTTAAAGAAATCTGCAGACGGACAATTGTAAATTCTAGGTATTTTTGCGAAAATCTAGAACTTACTGAGGATGATTTAATCTATCTGGCCGAACATAGCCCTTCAGATTATTTCTATGTTATTTCGACTAACTATGATCTCGATATTACGTTAAATGCATTCGATTACAAGCCACCTGCCTGGGACGGACATTACCTGCATATTTGGCCTGGCGACAATATTCGACTATACAGCAAATACTCGGTACTAGAAAGTCCCGATAGATATACCGATAAACGATTGTTCGAGGGTAAAGCCGAATTAAAGAGGATGGATAATGTTGTGGCAAAGCATCCAACATTCGATATCATCTTCCTTAGCTACGACGAGTCATTCGCCGATCAGCATTTTCATGAACTCTCTAGCCGCTATCGTCGTGCCAAGAGAGTTCATGGTGTGAAAGGAATATACGAAGCGCATAAAGAGGCGGCACGCATTGCCGAAACAGATATGTTCTATGTTGTCGATGCAGATGCCAGAATTTTAGATAGCTTCGATTTTGATTGTTATCATCTGCATAGTTTAGATAGGCAATCTGTTCATGTCTGGACATCAAGCAATCCAGTAAATCATCTAAAATACGGATATGGTGGTGTAAAACTATTTCCGACTAAAGCACTCAGAAACTACACCGGGTCGCCGATTGATTTTACCACAAGTGTTTCGAATGGATTTAAAGTCATGGATGAAGTCAGTAACCTTACATATTTCAATACCGACCCATTCTCAACTTGGCGAAGTGCATTTAGAGAATGTACCAAACTTGCCGCTGGATTAATTCGTAATCAAGATCATACCGAAACAGAACACAGACTTAATATCTGGTGTACTGTTGGCGATGGGGAGTATGGAGAGTTTGCGCTAATGGGCGCAAATGAGGGAAGGGATTTTGGAACGAAAAACGCTAATCATCCCGATATGCTCAGGATGATTAACGACTATACTTGGCTGGAAGATCGATTTAGTTCTTAACAGTGAAAGCCGAGATATTTCTCAACTAACTCATTAATGTCTCTTTCGAGTTTTTCGGTATTGATGAATACCTTAATATCTCGCATCTTCTTGAATGTTTCTTCCATCACTTCCCAGTTCGCATCTTTGTTAACTGGAATTGGATGGGTCAATTCGCTACCGCTAAGTTCAACAACATTACCATCATAATACTGCACCAAAATGTGTTCGATGTATTTTGCTGGAATTTCTTTAGCATCTACTTCTTTCACAATCCGGTCAAAGACTGATGGTTTAGCTATTCTGCTAATAGCCTTGTCGAGATTAAAGCTCGTTGTCCTTTTCGATGGCATTAAATAATCTCCTTATTTTTCTTGGCATTTTTATTGCCAATTTTTGCTAGAGATAATTTCTTTCTATGCTCATCGGACATATTCTTGGTCGCTAACGACAATTTGTCTTTTTGGGCTTGAGACATAGGGGGCCTGGATTTACCGATTAAACTATTAGAAATATTCTTTTTAGTCTCCTCGGATCTTATAGCACCGAGATGTCTTTGAGAAATTTTTTCCTTCGATTCTCTAGTATGCTTATATCCGGATGTTCCTTCGACGCCGTTGGTAAAATTCCAAAGTGTTCCTGTTTCTAGATCACGACGACCAAAAATTGATATTAAACATTCTTCGAGAAAGAATGAATGTTCTTCGTCCAGTGCATTTATAATTTCGATATTGACGGAAAATCCCGAATCTATAATCTTTTGTTTTCTAGATTCGACATTTTTATTTTTATCGACTTTAAATCTTCTACCTGTCCCCTTACCGACATAGAATGGCTCATTATTTCTTGTCGGATCTCTAAGAATATAGGTAAAGAATTTCTTTGCCATGGTTATCTCCCGTTTACCATATATTTATATGGAAAACATGGTTGAATAACAACCATGTTTTGGGTCAGGCTTTCGCTGCGCGTTCAGCATCTCTCTTGAGCTTGGCCGCAACCTTAGCATCAAGAGTAGCTTCGGCCTTTTGTACCTTAGCTTCGGCAGCTTTACGTTGATCGCGTTCACGACGCTTTTGCTTCTGCTCTTCAAGCTTCTGCGCCTTGATTTCTTCCGGCAATGCTGGACGACCACGACCCGGAATAAGTTCCGGATCCAAAGCATACGCTTCTTCCCTTAGGGCATCGGCTTTGGCTTCAAGAGCCTGTGCTTCGGTAATGATCTTCTTTGCTCTTGCAACCGGATCAGTCATCAAGCGTGCTGCTTCTTCGGCGGCCGCAGCCTTTTCAGCCGGAGTACGAGTATCTTCCACTTTAGGTGGAAGAGTCTCGCCACGTTGCTGCGCCATGTACTGATCAACCTTCTTATCGATTGTTGCATTGATAAGGGCTAGAGGTACTGACTGTCCTGGAAGCGGAACCATTGTTACATTAGCTACCGGCTCCTTACGCAGGAATCCACGTTGGTGAAGCGAAGTAAGGCAGTTCGTGCCATCCGGGAATGTTCTACGATTTAGAACTTCATAGAAGTTATTCGTTTCTGCAGCTTCTTTCGAATTTAGTGTTTGAATGACAAAGTCATGGTAACTGTCAGGTAATCTTTCTGTCTCAACGATAAGGCAATGCGAATCGTCGGTTGGAAGAGTTCTGAACACTACAGCTACACGTACTCCGGTGTTTACAAGCATCCCGGAGTGCTTTTTGAGGCCTTCAATTGCCATATTACTCCTTTATCCAATGACCGATGCCGGCACATTTGGAAATTTTCTTTTTAGTTCTTCTCTGAGCTTTGGCTTAACATTGTTTTCGAAATTCTCTTGCACCTTGGCAATACTTGGTGGCCTCGGTGAGAATGGCGCCATAACAATCGGCTCGGCCCTTACCCTGATTAAATAATCGATGAGCATATTATTCAACCCATTGTGGGTCATGGCCATATTCATAAGTAAGACTTGAGTGTGCTCATCTTCATAATCTAGACTTATAGCCATATAGTAATGTTCGACCCTAACATGCTCACTATGCTCATATTCGTCATCCGTAAGGGTTACTCGATATGAACCAACATTAACGGTTAGATTATTTGCTTCGAAAAAGCATTTAATCAATTCGATGTTTTGTGGTGTTGCGATAATAGTGGTATTCTTAATCATGTTACTCCATGGGGCTGAAGCTCCATCGATTACTCTGCTTCTGCGGTTGCGGTTGCGGTTGCTTCAGCTTCTTTTTCCTTGGCCTGTACGCTCTCGACGTATGCAAGGAAGCCGGCAAGCTTGTTATAAGCCTCGCCAACTTGTGAAAGCTCGGCAGCTTGGAATGCGCCACGACGCGATGCCAAATCGACAATACGTGCTAGGACCTGGAGGTCAGAAACAGAGAGTTGAACTGGTTCGAGCGAAGCAGTTGCTGGTGCGTTTTCAGCAGCGGTTACAGTTTCTTGTACTTCAGGGACAGCCTTCTTGGTATTCTTAGCCATTGTTTTCTCCATATGTGGTTTAATAATCTACCGTTTTTATTTAGCTGAATTTGCTAAAATCACCCATAATATTGATAATTATCTGGACGATTTTACAAAGAATACAGCAATGCAGTGATTATAGCGGAATCTTTGGCTTTCTGCAAGTCTAACCAATATTTCTTCCAATATAAATCAACTTCTTCGGGAGTTTTGAATGGCCGTTGTTTATAGGTGGTATTTCTAAGAGCTTCAGCCCTTTTAGCAATATGCTCGGGTGTTTGTTTACGACCGCGATTAGCATTACCTATCTTTTTCTTGTGTTGTTCGGATTTTGGCTTGTCTTTGTGAAGTTTTGAGATTTCTTCAGCCACACGATTTCTTAACCATCCGTACATTTTATTCCTTTTTACTTTTCCATCTTTGGACATTCTAACCAATGCGAAAATAAGATATGGATGTTCCGGATATATACGAACTAATAACCTATGTGCAAGCCAATGTTCTTCGGCTGTTAGTTTAACGATATTTTCGGGATCATCTGTGCCACCTATGCATCGTGGAATTATATGATGCTTTTCGCAATATCCGATAATTTCACGTGATTTGGCACATTCGATGAGTTTATTGTATGCTTCTTGATATTTCATAACTTGAGATAATACCAGTGGATCTACATCCAAGCCGGCAATTTGGTAAATAATCAGTGCTCAAAAATAAAAAAGGACTGCGCCAACAGTCCTTTGCGAGTAACAGAAGTGAACTATCCTAAGGGATATGCAGTAAGGCCTTCGTTTAACATACCAGGCCCTACCACCTTTTGTACTCAAAGTTATTTATCATAAATGTTTCTAGTATTTATCAACATATAGAATCAACCAAGAGAAAGCGCCCCGCGGGGCGCTTGTTAGTCGGAATCCTTATTACTGGGTTCCCGAAGGCGTTGCCTGGGTACATTCACCACATGGATGAGATGCTCGGGCCAATCCACATAGTATGCCCATTCCGGTTCACGAATTTGAAGTGGCATCGTTTTCTTCTTTGCCAGTATCTCGTAGTAAGTCGGAACATGCGGCATCTTCTTAGGAACAATCTTTGCATTGTCGCCCTTGGTGCTGTTACAGTCCTTGCAAGCGGTGCAAATATTTTTCCAGTTGGATTTACCACCCATAGACGCAGGGACTACGTGGTCCAGCGTGAGCTCATTCACTTTGGCTTTTCCGCGGTTTTCCTTGCAATGCTTAGTGATTTGCAGCTGGCACGTGTAGTCGTCACGCAGGTAAATGTTGCCACGTGAATACTTCACCTTCTTATCCCATGAAACGTGCTTGACCATCATGACAATAGAAGGTACCTTGATCTCAAGCTTTTGAGACTTGATAACCCAGTCGTCGTATTCCTTAACAACCCTAACCTTACCATTATAGAGCATGTGCAATGCTCGTGCGGCAGGAATCACTGAGAAAGGACTCAGTGACATCGGTTGGCCGTCGGCATTAAGCAGTAATGTATCCATAAAGCACCATTATAGTTAGGGAGTTTTAATTCTTGTACCAGTATACGGGAACGTATACTGAAAGGTTAATTGGAGTTATCCAATTAATTCAAGGTAGTCTTGAAATTCGGGCGGGAGTCCGCGTAGACGAAGAGCAACAGCATCTTCTTGTTTTTCGAAATCGACAGTCATGGCATTACGTTCGACTTTATAGACGACTTGTTGCTCACAAATCTGATCTACCCAATCCTTGAAGAATAATTCAACTAATAATTTCTTATCAGTCTCGATATTCTCTTTAGTCTTGAATAGTATGGATGTTCGCACCAATAGTCTCCTATTGATGCTATTTATCCTTATCAGGATGGAGAAATGAGAAGCTTTAGATTTATGGCCGAAATAACAGCCTCGGCTTCGATGCGATATGCATCTCTTTGCTCTGCATCGTTATCTGTTGTACCATTCCACAAGGAATCGAATACACGATCCTTTGCATCATCTAGTGCATTGGTCGGAAGCCTTTTTAAGCTTTCACCAATCATTTGACCAAGTGCCTTGGTTACGTCCCTGTCCCATCGAGTGCGTGCAATCTTCTTTGCAACGAAATCGATAAATTCTTGATCTGTTGGGAGTAGGTATCCTGACATTAATTCTTTTCCTTAGGTGTATGTTCGACTAGCCATGTAGTCGTATCGCGATAAATTCCCCTGATCGCGAATTTGGTAAATCCGTCTTCATCTAATACATGATCCCACCAACATGGTAGAAGTATCGAAAGAAGAATAACTCCGAAAGCGAGTCTAATGACTAGCCCTTCGGTGTGTGTTCTGTTAGCCACTTACAGATGTCCTTATTTATTTCAGAGATCCGCAAGGCCATGCTATCTACGAAATAGGAAAACTGCTTTTGATGCACAGCCGCACGTTGGGAAGATGCGGGGTCGTAATACCACACACCGAACAAAAACATGGACCACACACCGAACAAAAACATGGCAACTAGAAAGTATTTCATATCAATAGTCGTAAGATCTGTCGGGATCGAAACCGTACTCAAGAACAATTGCAGTACGTTCCGGAGGAGTTAGGCCCCATTTGCCCTCTGCAAAACTGCGGGCGTTAAGCAACGAAATATTTGCTTTTAGCGCGTGTAAATCTGCAATTTTACGCGAGTTAAGCGCGCTGTAATAATGCCGCGCTATGTTGAGCTCACGCGCATTTGCGTTGACCCAAATCGCGGTTGTTGTGTTGGGATTGGCTTTGACATATTCGTTGAGCAGCTCAACTGCATCGCCGTAATACGGTTCTTCGACTCGGCAAATCTGTGGAGTGTCACCATTGGGCAACTCAACCCAATAACGTGTACCTGAACCACCTGCGCCCAAAGGAATGTTATATTCCTCCGAACGAATGGTCAGAATCTTGTTCATTTCCAGCTCTGTGAACTTGGGAGTTATGCTTTCCAGCGCAACATCCTCTCTCACGAACAACGGAGCATTTTCAAGGCGTTGTAACACTTTTATCCTTGCATTGAAGACCAGTGATATCCGGATACACCTTTACAAACTTGTCATCAGCAATATCACCGATAAACCAAGTATTGTTCGAAGTTTTGTAGAAGTTGATACCTTCAACAAAGTACCACCCGATCAACTTATCCGGCTCACTGGTATCGTTGAACAACAGGAAGAAGGCACGTTCACGTGCACCGTCAACACAGACCTTGGACATACGTGCATACGGTCGCACCATTGCATCGAGCATTTGTTGCGTGGTAGGCTTTTCCACAGGTTCGGCTGCTGGTTGTTCAACTGCCGATGCAGCAGCTTCTACCTTGGCCACTTCCTTAGGCTTATCATCAGAGCAGCCGCTCATAGCGGCAGTCACCAATGCAACATTGAGTGCGGTAAGGATGATTGTTTTTAACGGCTTCATATATCTCGTAAGAATGGGGCATTTCTGCCCCATTGTGTTTACCTATTGTTTTGGGGCGAATGGTTGTCCGGCTCGTACCAAGCAGTCATACCAAACGGTGCGACCAGCCGTCGTTGCGTATCGCCGTGGATGAGGAACAGAGTGTCGCAGTAATTCTCGTCACCCCAGCTACCGCAAGGATAGCCGTCAGTCATCACGATGAAGCGTTCCGGCATCACATCATTTTCCTTCATGTAATCCCAGTTCACTGTGAAGTCGGTACCGCCACCACCCTTCAGATCGTAGGTATCGATGTCATCGATATTTTCCGGCGTAAAGATCTGCGGGTTGTAAACGCGAGTGTCGAATGTCCAAACGGTAAGCTTGAAGTCCATGAACTGTTCCATGATGCCCTTGACTTCGCCGAGCAAGTCACGCAGCATGTCTTCAGACATAGAACCCGATGCGTCAATTGCCACAGCGGCCTCGACACGTACATCTTCCTTCGTACCCGGCAGGTAGATGCCGCTCGACTGAGACTTACGCGAGCAGCGACTCCAGGTGAAGTCATTGCGAATCATCGACTGAATCTTCATGTTCAGGATTTCACGCCAATCCATCTGCGGATTGGTCAAATCCTTCAGCATGCGCTTCACACCTGCAGGCACATTGCCAGCGCCAGCTGCCTTCGAAGCTTGCATCACGGCAGCACGGATCTCGTCGCCCAGGATACGGCGTTCTTCCTCTGTCATCGGCTCACCCTTGCCATCGCCTGGCTCCAAGTGGATGTCGAATTCGGGGAACTTCTGGCTCGGGTCCTTCATTAGGGCTTCGTACACTTCTTCAGCGAACATACCCTTGAACTTGGGATCGAAGCAGGCAGTCACACCAGATGTCTTGGGGTCGGGGATCTTACCGACACTGTTCTCGTGGAGTTCCCAGTTGATGACGTAGTCGGCAGCAGCGTTCCAAGCCTTCGGCTTACGCGAACCACGACGACCCATGTGGTCATAGACGCAGTGTTCCACTTCGTGCGCAACCAAGAAAATCGTTTCTTGTTTGTTCAACTTCAGAATGAAGTTGCGATTGAAGTAGAAACTGCGACCATCGGTGGCAGCAGTGGGGCACCAGCCATCGGGATCGTCGGTAGCGTCCTTCAGAATCAAGCGAGTGGCCAACGTGCCCCAGAACGGCTGTTGCAGAAGAAGAGAGATGCGTGCTCGCGTCAGCTGTTCAAATGCTTTTTCCTGATCGGTCATAAATTTCCTTATTTGTTGCTTAATTACACTGTAGCATCACCATTGACGGACTGTCAAAGGGTAGCAAACTTGAGTGCGAAGAGTGTGGCTGTCTCTTCATTCTCAAACTCAATATATGGTGTCCCAAAATGGTCAATCATTCCGTACTCTGCCTTCATTTTTCTCCAGAACTCCTTAACCTCTTCAGAATCAATATCACCATTGGTTCCATAGATGCTGACATAGTTATTCCAGGCTTTGCCAAATTGACCTTCGTATACATTCACGAGATGCATTTTATTCTTATTATGTCCATTTTAGGAGGAAGATTGTTACATCCTCCTCGGTTTCAAATTCGAGTTTATGTCGATCAACAACTCTGATACATTTGATGTCTCTGAATGCTCGTTCAAGGCCTCCTTTGCCATCGAATTGAACTTGATCGACAAAGTTAGACCATGCGTTATTATTCTTTTCGGAGGCCTTGGGACCGGTAACAGTTAGGTATCGAGACATTATACTGACCACCTCAGAAGAAATGCAGTTGCATCCTCATCTTCTTCAAATTCAATATATGGTGTGTCCCACAAATTATGTCCACCGAATTTTGCCAACTCTTCGAAGATGTCGTAGTAGGGTGTCGGACTATTTTCCGAAATATAATCACGAAATCTTAACCATTCGGTTCGGTGTAAACCACCATTGACTATATCTAATCTTGTTGTCATGCCCATCTGAGCTTGAAGATCAATTCCTGTTCTTCAGACTGGAACGGAATTTTTAGCCAATTAATATTCGTACCTAGGTTGAATTGTCGACCTTGATCAACTAACCAGGCCTCGTATTCAAGGCCAGTACCGCCAATATACTTACGAAAATAATCATAAGCATTTTCGAAATAGGGTTGTATCGGGAGTGCCATAATTTATATCATATATTTTAACAAAATTAGTTATAGTCTGCAAGATATAAACATAAATACTATGGTAAATGTATTCTATAAGGAATTTCTAAAGATGAAGACACACAAATGCGAAAATATGACTTGCCAGAATAAATCCGAAAAGGATAAGTACGGCAATTATAAAAGATACTGCTCGGATGAATGCAAAAAGGTATCGAGATTATTAAAATTCAAAGAAACATATCAACATAAAGATATGGGTGCAATATTACAAAAACGAAAAGATACATTATTGTCTAAGTATGGTGTCGAGAACGCAGCATGTATATCTGAGGTCAAAGAAAAACTGCGTATAACCACTACTAATACCGCGCAAATCCGCACAATAAAAACTAAAGAGACAAACTTAGCACGTTACGGCGTTGAGAGTACAAATTCCCTTGAGTCTGTTCAAGAGAAGAAAAAGCAAACCTTACTTGAAAGGTACGGCGTAGATCATCAACTTAAAATACCAGGAGTAGCTGCCGAAGTTTCGAAGAAGAATTCGGAAAATGCTAAGGAGCGACTAGTAAAGTCGAAGAAGACCAATCTTGAAAGATATGGATGTGAAAATCCATCTGCAAACGAAGATATCAAACTCAAAAGAACTGCAACTATGATTGAACGGTTCGGTGTAGAGAATGCATCGCAGAATGCTAAGGTTCAGTCGAAAAAAGTCAGGGCCGGCTTTAAGACTAAAAAATATACTTTCCCGTCCGGAAGAATAGACCATGTCCAAGGATATGAACCTTTGGCACTCAGTCAACTTTTACAGGAGGGATATCAAGAAAATGACATTATTACGCTTGATGAATTGATGCCGGAACTATGGTATCATGAATCGGATGGATCTAAGCGCAGATATTTCCCAGATATTTATATCCCGAAAGAAAATCTATTAATCGAAGTTAAATCCGAATATACTTATCGCGGATTTATTGGTTGGCTAATAACCAACCAATTAAAAGAGCAATGTGCCAGAGATGCTGGATTTAATTATCGACTAATGATAATGGTAAAGAAATAAAAAAGCCCGGTTTAACCGGGCTTTTTGTTGATAACTTACTTTGCAAAGGCGTTGTAAGTCATTGATTTTAAAGGATTTTCAGTCCTCGAGGATGAACTTGCCGTACTTGTCGTGGAACGACTTGAACTGCTTCAGCTCACGGTGGTTGATCGGCAACGAATAGTCCCGCAGCGCGGTCTTGGCTCCCAGAACGATCATCTCAGTCTGGAAGTTGTCCATCATGAACTTGAAGAAGTGGTCCACGCACTCGTGCCATTGCTTCATGTCGAAGCCGTCGCCATCGCCCTTGCCGTTGTTCTGCTTGGCCTTCAGCGACCATTCCTGCAGCGTGTAGCAGAGGCTGATGGTCAGCGAGTACATGGCAGACAGGTCCTTGACGTTCAGCGTCTTTTCCTTGCCCATCAGCACGTCTTCCGACTTCGGCATCTTCGCCGCAACGCGACGGTGTGCAGTGAACTCGGTAGCGTTGCCTTCACCGACGGTACCTGCCACGAGGGAGGTGTTCATCGATTCCGGCAGGCTGTCGCTGATCAGCTGGGACACGAAAGTCCAGGAACGCGGCGTAGCGAACGCCTTGTCCGGCGACTTCGGATCGAAGTCGAACAGCTTCTGCTTGTGGTGCGACAGGAAGCCCACAACGTCCGGGTGAACCTTGGCGCCGATCGCCCACTTCTGCCAGTCTTCGAAGTTCGAAGTCATCTCGATGTGAACCAGACGGTTTGCCAGCGGGCTGGGCATACGGTAGGTCACGCCCTTGTCGCTGTCGCGGTTACCAGCGCACAGCATGGACACGCCATCGGGCAGGTGGTATTCGCCGACACGACGGTTCAGGATGAGCTGGTAAGCAGCAGCCTGCACGCTCGGAGGAGCAGCGTTGATTTCGTCCAGGAACAGGATCGCGTTGCTCATGTCGTAAGCGGCGCGGATCGACAGGGCGTATTCGCGAGCAGTTTCAGCTTCTTCGCTGACGTCCTTCTCGTCGAACTTGGCCGCAGCGGCCTCTGCCTTCTCGACGTCCTTCTTCTTGATGGACTTCGGCAGGTCGGCAGGATGTGCCCACTTCATGGTCTTGGTCTCGACGTCGAAGTAGGGGATGCCCTTGATGTCAGTCGGTTCGAGCAGCAGCAAGCGCATGTCGATCACCTTGCGACCGGCCTTTGCGCCGATTTCAGCGATCAGTTCCGATTTGCCAATGCCCGGGGGACCCCAGATCATTGCGGGGCGGCGCACTTCCATGCAGCGCTCCAGAAGAGTCTTGACGTCCTTCGGACGTTCTTGACGGGAAGTAGAATGATTTGCAGCCATGTGTTCTCCAGTTGGCGGGGTTAAAATTGCGTTGTGTCTGTATTATGTCTGCATGCAACGAATGAGTCAAACGGCAAATGCAGGTACTTGGGGAAATTAAGAATAATGACCACCTTTTAGGATTTTCATAATTCGAATTTGGTCTGCTTCGTATTTGGCCTGTGCAGCCTCGAAGTCTTCATCGGCCCATTGTTGGGCAAGGCTGGGCCAATCTTCCAAAAAGATAATTACATCCCAGCCCCATTCTTCGTTACCACCTCCCCCACTGGAAGTTTTAATTCCAACAAAGTTGAGGAGATTACTCATCGGGTAAGAACCAAAATTGGTAGTACGGCTTAGGGAACCTCGACAATAACCAGTCCACCCGGGATAACCGGTAGGTTTGTTCTTATCTTGAGCACACCAATTCATGAGTCCCCAATCAGGACGTACATGAGAATTTGATGCATGCTTAAATGATGACATATCGAGCTTGATATTTGATATGTCATCATTTGCGTGGAAAAAGTCTCCCCACTTGCCAGCCCTAATTGTATTACACCAATCCATAAGTTGTTTCTGGTGCTTTTGAATCCAGGGGCAGATTTCATGAAGGTAACTTACTTCTTTCTTCAGTTCGCGAAGTTCCTTCAGAATGTTCGATACAGTCTTTTCGTACCTTGCTTGTGCTACCCGTTTCTTACGGAGTTCAAGAAGGTGTTCACCATATTCAGCTCTATCTGTGAATATAGAACCAGTGAAAGGACATTTATTAACGATGATTCTCATATTTCAATTTAAAAATCGTTGCATGTTCTTCATGAAGAAAATAGAATGAGAATTCGTATCTCCAGACTACATCTTTTGACCAACACCAATCGTCACCAAACTGCTCGTCACAATAGTCGAATATTTCATTAAATTTTAGTCCCGGGACATTGTCAAAAGAGACTTTTGTCCAATCTTGCACCTTTTCTTGCCAATTGTCGGATGTAAGTTCGAATTTAGCAACCTTCCGAGCAAGGCTCAGGGCCTTAATATCGGCCATCGTATAACTCATTTAACCTTCCCGGCTAAGACTTCCCACATCAACTTAGCTTCGGCCTCTTCGATAAACGAGGGCCAGATCTCTAAAAGCTTTTCAGGCGAAATTTTGACATAGCCCTTGCGTAGTTTGCTCTCACGCAGCTTGTTTAGGTCATGACCCGTAATATCCGCCTTAAACTGCATGGCTTTGCCCCTGCGTCCCCAGAATATGCAGCAGTTATAGCCCCAGTCTTTAGTAGTCCATGCAGCCGCATCGGGTGTGGGGCGCAAGAAGTAACCCCAGATCTTGTCCGAATTTCCCTCTTGGCACCAACCAATAAACACAAATTCTGTAGTCATAGTGTTATTCAATAGTCATAAGATAAATATAGTTTAGCAGGAGAATAGAAATTATGCAAGAATTTAAACCAACATGGTTATACATAAAGAAACACAATATCACTGGTTTACAATATTTCGGTAAAACAAATAGATATCATCCCGAGAAATATATAGGGTCTGGAAAATACTGGCTAGCGCATTTAAGGGTGCATGGAAAAGATATATCAACAACATGGTGTGAACTATTCTTCGACCAGCAAACATTGGTAGAATATGCGCTTAAATTTTCAAAAGAAAATAATATAGCCGAATCAAGTGAATGGGCCAATCTTAAGTTTGAAAACGGTCTTGATGGAGGTCACAGTGGCGTGGCAAGGAGCGATGAGACAAAGGAAAAATTATCTAAGAAAAATAGAGGAAAACGACATACAAAGGAAACCAAAAATAAAATTTCAGATTCCAATAAAGGTAAACATAACATGGTAAGACCTGCAGATGTCGGAGCCAAAATTTCGAAAGCACTGACCGGTAAAAAACGAGGTCCAATGCCAGATGAAACAAAAAGAAAAATTGGTGATGCAAATAAAGGAAAACCTTCATCAAAGAAGGGTATACCAATGCCAGATGAAACAAAAAGAAAAATTGGTGATGCAAATAAAGGAAAACCTTCATCAAAGAAGGGTATACCTAGGTCAGCTATTGATAAAGATAAAATCAGAAAAGGCCAAGAAAATGTACCCGAAATAACTTGCCCACACTGTCATATTTCAAATAAACCCGGATGTATGAAAAGATGGCACTTTGATAATTGTAAAAAGAAATAAGGTGACTTAGTCACCTTATTTAGATTGACGTCAACTGGCTTTAGAAGAACAAGCCGCCGAATGCAATGCAGATAATCGTCAGGACGAGCATGACCCAGAAGCCAAGCCATTCGCCGTCGGTTTTGAGGTCGCCAAAGCTCTTCGGGATGCGAATCAGCTTCGTGCCCTTGAAGAATCCACCCAGGTACGAATATTCCACCTTCTCGTAACGGGCAGTGAACAGGCGCTTGTAGATCACACGCACCATCGTCAGGCCCACCGTCAAGAAGATCACACCGTAGAGTGCCTTCATCAGCGCTGCACCAGCGACCTTCCAGATGATGATCAGTGCGGTCAGCTTACCCGCGTCAGACTTGAGGAAGTCATTTATCGTGACATTCAGTTCCTTGGCTGCGATGCCCATGGCCTTGGCAAAGCCTTCGGCTGCGGCAGCGGCCTGTTGGCCCCAGGTTGCAGCGAGTGTCATTGTGGCACCCACATCCTTGGCGGGCGCAGCAGCATCGGCGACACCCTTGGCCTGTTGTGCGACGATCTGGGCAGCGTGTGCCTTCAGGTCTGCGATCTGGGCATCGGACAGACCCGATGTATCGATATTCGTGCTAGCCGCGAAAGAGGTTGCGGCGCACAGTGCGAGTGCCATACCGGCGATCATTTTGCGAAACATGGTTTTCCTTTCAGAACAAAGTTTTAACTGACAAATGCATTATAGGGCCACCAGGGCCCTATAGTCAACTGAGTTTTACGTCAATTGGAACTGGTTTTACCAGTCGCTGCTGCCGGAATCGCTGCTGGAGCTGCTGCCGGAGTCGGACGAACCCCAGCTGCTGCCGCTGTCGCTGCTCGAACTGGACCAGCTGCTGGAACGGCTGCTGCTGTCGTCATCGTCACGGCTGGACGAATAGCTCGGAGCAGGGGCCGGCGCGTAGTACGGTGCAGGGGCGGGAGCCGGTTCCGGGGCAGAGCTGGAGCTGAACTCGGAAGTACCACCCCACTCGGCGTCGTCCTTGGCCGAGCTGCTGAAGGTCGGTGCAGGTGCCGTGATCACGGGCGGGGTGTACGTCGAAGCACTCGAACTGTAGTCACTGGTGCCCGAGGATTCCTCGCGGCGTCGACGAGTCACAGTGTCATCATCATGACGATGACGGAGCGCATCGCTGATCATGTTGCCAGCAACCACACCACCTGCCACTGCCACACCCGTTTCCAGAGCCGACGGACCGGTATGGACCACGGTCGGAGGAACATAGGTGGGTGCCGGAGGAGCCGTATAGGTGCGCGACGGACGGGACCATGCAGCCGGGCTCGGTGCCGGAGGCGTCGAATAGGTGCTGCGAGTGGTACCCATACCGCTACTGGCCGTGGTCACAGAGGAGGGAGCCGAGGTAGCGGTTGCAGTCACAGGACTGGAGAAGTCGACGCCACCGTCTTCAGACTTGGTCCGGCGATACCAGTAGTAGCCCAGGCCACCCAGCGTGAACAGGAACAGCAGAACCAGGAACTTGGAACCGAACGAGCTGCCTTCATCGGCCGGCTTCGTTACCGCCACGGGTTGTGCCTGCACTTGAGGTGCAGCTTGGACGACCACGGGAGGAGGGGGCGGCACATAGGCCTGGACCACCGGCTGACGGGCGCCGGCGATGTCGCGTTCCATCTTGGCGAACAGGCGCGAACCGAGCACGTCACCCTTGTGATCGTATGCGCGGACGGCGTCCAGTTCACGCTGGGCGAGATTGGGGTCTCGTTCCAGACACATGATCGTTGCCGCATTCAGCAGGTGAGCGCGAGCGCTATCCGGGCGCGACACCAGGATCTCATTCACGTAATTGCGCGCTTGGGCGCAGTTGCCGTTTTCCAGGGCGGATTCGACCTGCTTCGGACTGGGGAGGGCCATTGCGGTCGCAGACAGCAAGGCAAGGGAAAGGGACAGAATACGCTTCATGTGTAGCTCCTTGGGGGTGAAAACTGGGGCCCCGAAGGGCCCCAGGGGTCAGATTGCAGCCATCCAGTCGTAGTTGGCGCGGCCGTACACCTCACGGGTGAACACCACGACCGTCTGCGCCGGCGTACCTTCGTCGACCACGTAAGTGAACGTACCCGCTTCCGGTTCGATGCGCTTCAGGTGCTTCGGATTCAGCTCCAGGGTGAAGCTGTCGTCCTTGTCTTCCGGGCAGCCGGCCGACTCGCCAACGCTGATGTTCAGCTCTTCGCTGGCCACCGGGCTTCCGCGCCACGTGTCGGGGTAGATGCGGTTGGTGTCGATCGCCTTGCCTTCGCGGATGATGCTGACCTTGTGGCGCATGCTGCTGTCGGCGAACGGTTTCGCGTTGAGCAGTTCCAGCACTTGGTGCGGCGTCTCGTTGTAGCGGTTCATGTCTTCGACCAGCGCCTTCAGCATGTCGAAGTTGAAGCTTTCGTACAGCATGGCCAGACGGCAGATCGTCGGGATGTGCGTCTTGTCGTTGAGGCGATCGTTGCAGTATTCTTCGATGAACGCTGCGTCGATGCCCTTGTACTCCAGGCAGTAGAAGACACGACCCGGCCGATTGCGCATGTGGCTGTTGACGCGGTACTTGTCGTTGCAGGTCAGGATGAACAGCTTCTTGCTCGGGAACACGCCGTCGAGCAGGGTCAGGATAGCTTCCTGTTCCTTTTCGCCGAACACCTTCTCGAACTCGTCGAACACGACCACGCACGGCTGGTTGATGTTCTGAATGAAGGCGTTGAAGCCGTCACCGCAGAAGTCGCTGTTGATGACCAGGACGGGCATGTTGTGCGCTTCAACCGCGTTCTTGGCGATGAGCTTGGCCAACATCGTCTTGCCCGAACCCTTTTCGCCGGTCAGCAGCACACCAGTGCTGTTCGGGCGATCGAGGAAGGTGCTCATGATGCGATCAGCACGGCCGTGGATGTTGCCGTAGATCTTGCCGTCGATGTTGAAGTTGTTGATGGGCTTCAAGAAGAAGCCTCGGCCCGGCATTGCACCGACCGTGTACGTGCCCGGGGGCAGCGTCTCGTGCATGTCGAGCGCCGCTTTCGGGGTGGGGAAAAACAAGCCGCCTTCGCGGGAGAAAATGGTGCTACTCATCGCTTCTTTCTTGGTTGCGGGATAAATCCCTGGTTAAATTTGTTTAACAGTCTCTATTTTATGCAGACGCGTGCGGTGACGCAACTGATTTTATAGGTTGTAGTTTCTGATCCAGGAAGCCGTTTCTTCGTTGTCGGTATACAACATAATTTTCGAATGCGGATCGTAACCCTGCTTTTCGATAATATATGTTTTCGAATCAACGGAATCCTTCAGAGAGCGGAAGAAATCCGCCATTTCCAAAAGATTCTCCATATTGATCTGGCCAAAGTTGAAACCAAACTTGGCCTTCCGTGCTTTCACTTCAACAAAGACACTCATAGCGTACCCACCACAGTTTCATCTTTTAATTTCCAAATGCCATCGCCAATTATTGGTCCAAAAAGATAAATAAACATATGAATACTCCATTTCTAAATAACAAATATACTGCCCGATATTATAAAATTATTAATACCGTTTTAGAATTAAATCGAAAGAAATTAAAAAGAAATAACCCTGATTACAGGTATTATGAATTGCATCATATTATTCCCAAATCATTAGGTGGTGACAATTCTTCTGCAAATCTTATACCTTTGACACCAAGGGAACATTATATATGCCACCTTTTACTCACCCGAATGACTGAAGGTAAAAATAGATATAAGATGCTCTGTGCATTCAACAGAATAACAAATAGAGGCCAGGCAGAAATTAAAAATTCTAGATTATATAATTCTATTCGAGAAGACTTTTCGAAATCGCAGGCCGAAAATTATAAAGGTGATAAAAATCATTTTTATGGAAAGACTCACACAAAAGAAATCAGAGATTATTTAGCTGAGGTATGTCCACGATTCGGTAAAGATAATGGCAATTTTGGTAAATCATTATCTCAATCACAAAAAGATGCAATTTCGAAAAGTAATAAATCCAGAAAAATTATACCTCCACCTCCGCAACTCGGTTCAAAAAATCATTTTTCTAAGATTTATAAAATAATCGACCCAACCGGTAATAAATTTACAATAAAATGCATGAGTGAATTTTGTGAAAGAAACAATCTTTGTAGTCGAACAATGATTTTATTTAAGGACAAAGGAAAAATTCCTGAATTGCAATTCGAACGAGAATATCGTGTAAAGAATCTCCAAGCAAAGAAGAACTGTGAAGGTTATTCTATTATTTCAATGACCTCGCCCCTTGGTCCTTTTCCATCAATCGACCATACAGTTACCGGATAAGTAACTGTTTCTTCAATAATGCTCTTAATTATATTCCACGAACCTCCGCCGAGGCCAGCACCAATAAACGGAATATGAATTTCCTTGGGTTGAAGATCTGCCATGCTTTCGAAGCCAGCATTTAGGTAATCCTCAACTTGTTGAAAACAAGTCTGAACTGCGTCATAACTTGTATGACGACCTGGACCACCAAACCCGTCTTGTGTCACGGCATTCCAAATCTTGAGATTGATCGTTGCCAGAGATGGATATGCATTACCGAGTTTAAGCTTACCGGCTTCATATAGCTCACGGTAATCAAGATACACACTCGGATAAAGATTCTTGACTCCGAGCGCAACACCCGAACCCATCACACCTTGTGCGTTACAACCATGGACAATATGTCCGGCTGTGACATTGAACAAATTACCGGTTTTGACTTGGATCTTCATTTCTTACCTTTCAGTATTCGGCAGGACCTTCTTCGATCTCGGGACGAACAATTTCGACACGAGCGCAATACTTCTCTTTCCACGACTTGTAAGCTTCCTTGACAAAGCCGTCCGGATCATTGCGATGTGCTTCCTTATATTCTTGGCGTTTCTCACTAAACCAAGACATTAGCGCTACGAAGCCTATTGCAAGGCCAAGGACAGCGATGACACCCATGGCGAGCTGGGCAACCTCGCTGAAGATGAACATGCCATACCAGAGGCTGAAACCGATGCCAACAAGTATTTGCGACACGACAAAAGATGCAAGAGTTACACCGAGCAGAATAAGCCCGATTGTCAACAATGAAAACAGGAAGTATCTTGTGTAGGAACAAATATCCACAAGGTCACGATCGCGTGCCGGTGTATATTTGTAAATCATCTTGTAATGCCAGCTATCGGGGCTAAACTTGAGAGTTTTCATTATTCGATCCTTTGGTTGAGTGTTTTGGTTACATCTTCGATCAGAATGTCCTCGGGGATCCATTCGACCTTGTGACTTTCGTACACACGGGTATAGAACTCGCTGCTGCCGAACAGATCGTGCACAAATTCATGAGCACAATCACCGAAGTCTTCGGTGTCGAGATATTCGGCAATGTTCTCATCGGGCATTGCTTCCGGAGGATGCCTCTTGAATAGTGTGCGCATTGCAGCAACGTAGGTCTTTTGCTCCCTGTCATTAGGCTCATACATATTACCGAAACCAGCCGGCCAGTTGTTCTTCGATTTGTGTAGAAGGGCAAGTTCGACCAACAACTTGACTTGAGGAAGAGTAAGACCTTCGGTAATGGTTGTGTTGTAACTATCACCGTCATTTTCCCATGACGTGACAGTCAATCGGTAACCCTTAGGGATTCGTGTTTGGACGCTCATTTCTTACCTTTCAGTTTTTCTACTACCTTTTCCATATCGTATAATGCCTTGCATTCAGGTGGCATACCGATACTTCCTACGACTGCCATACAAGTGGTGCAGCGATAACTGATTCCACTTGAGATATCGAATTCTGCAATACTTCCACAGAGCAACTCGATGTCAGGCTCATTACTCGGTTCTATATAAGACCAATCAGGATTTGATTTCCACATCTTTTATAAATTCTTTCCGGAGAGTTTCGCAATTATTTGTTCTTCTTCAATAAATTTCTTCGCTTCGGTTATGAACGTAAGTAGCTCATTCGGACTTACCTTAGTGCTTAGGCTGAAATTACCCTGAGACATAATCAGTTCGCCATTGCTCTTGATTGCTATTCTAACATCCTTACTGGCATAACCAGTACTTGCATCACACTGTTGGACTTCAATGCCGATTCGATCGGATTGACCTTCCATCTCATTAACCGTTAAATACCGTACAGTTGTCATTGTGTTTGTGTGCGTGTGGCGTTGCGTATTGTGCGTTGGAATTTAACGTTAAAACCGTGCAATTTAGCGTGGCTGCTTTAGATTCTGCCCTGTAGCTTTAAAAAGGTATAGCGCTCTTGCAAAGCTTCGTTAAACTCTTCGAGTGTCCAACCCCTCATTTCGCAAATCTTGGTTAGTACTGCCGCATCTGTTATCGACGTGTTCATTCGATAAATTGCAAGTTCATTTCGCAATACATCAAAATCACACTTTACAATAGGTGAATGGTCCATGCAACATTATTGCACGGACCATCGAAAACTACAACAGGGCCAAGGGCCCTGTGTTTCTTAGCGCTTGTTGGTTGCTGCGCCGCCCTTGACCGACAAGTCGATGCCCATTTCACGAGCAGTCTTTGCCGTCATCAGGTCCACCAGATCAGTTGCACGGCTGGCCGAACCACCCGAACCCGATGCGCCCATCACCACTTGCGGGCTCCAAGCACCCGGTTGTGCCTTCTCGATCGCCGCTGCGTACAGGCCGTTGATCTTGACCAGCGCTTCCAGCTTCTTGTCCAGTTGACCGTCAGCTTCCATGACCAGGCGCTTGCGAGTTGCTTCACCTTCACCGCGCAGCACTTCAGACTTCTTGAACGCTTCTGCTTCCTTGACTTGCGCTTCCGCGATCGTCACTCGAGCTTGGGCTTCAGCAATCGTCTTCGCAGCCAGGGTCTTTTGTTCCCATTCGGCCTTGGCAGCGTTTGCCTTACCTTGAGCTTCGGCAGTCAGCGTATCCTGGTCGGCCTTCTTCGCAGTTGCGATGGCCACCACAGCCGCGTTCGTTGCCGCCTGTTGTTCCTGAATCTGCTTCTCGACACGGTCCTCGTACTTGAAGCCCGAGATCGTCATCGGCAGCATCTGCACGTTGTACTTCTGCACATAGCTGGCCTGAGCACGCAGCGGAGCACCCTTTTCATCCTTGATGATCTCGGTGACCGTCATGTCCTTTTCCACACCAGCGATGTCCTTGGCACGAACCACCACGCTTCGCGTCTTGTAGACGCCGTTCAGCGTTTGATCGTTCATGATCTGCAGGAGTTCGTTGCGACGACCAGCTGCCGATTCGAACGAAGTCATCGTCGGACCGGAGAAGGTTGCAGCCGATTCCATGGAGCGTCGGATGGCTTGCAGCTCGAAGGCTTCGGCCGAACGGAACTCCTTGTGGATCTCGATCACGTCTTTCGGCGTCAGGGGCATCAGCCACGAGATGGAGCCGCAGAGTGCCGCGTTACCGCCGTCATAGAAACGAATCGCCAGACCAGCGGATGCTTGCGCATGAGCTTTGTCAGTGTCGTTCTTGGCGCAGGCCGGGTCGATGAACTTCAGTTCGTTACGACGCGGGTACTTGGTGACAGTGCCGAAGCCTTGCCATTTCCAGCCCGGGTCGGTATATACCGCCAGTTCGCCCGACATCGGGCTTTGGATCACCATGATCTCCGATGCATCCAGGTTCTCCACCAGCATGGGCGCCGAGATCATCAGGAACAGGGCCACGAAAGCGGCACTGCCGCCAATCAAAACACGTTTCAAGGACATCATTCCTTCTTCTCCAGTTGTGCCTTACGGCGGTTGATTTCATCCAGTTCTTCGCGAAGGTGAACGTATTCACGCGCTTCTTCGAGCTCGTGCTCGGCAGCGTCGACCTTCACCTTCTGCTCCGTATCCTTGCGGAAATTCGGGAAAAGAGGAGTGCCGTACGCCAGCGGCAGACCGACTTGGGTTACGAATAGAATCGCAACGCCAAACAGGGCGGCCAAAATCAGCAAATCAAGCAAAACAATCATTTTTCCATCTCCTGCGGCGCAAGCAAAATTGTTGACCGCAAATGCATTATAACAGTTACAGGAAGTGGGTCAACTGGCTTGCTTAGTGAGCCAGCCAAAAGATAGAATTTTAATTTCACGTTTTGCCTTTAGCATGCCGTGTTCTACCAAATCCGGACGAAATAGTGTAAATCTCCACCATCGTCGACATTTACCCAAAACATACATTCGATCACCCACAAAATTTCGACCTTCGAAAACGAAATTAATTCGATGATGATTGTAGCCGGGCTTCACGGGATCCTTGTGCGTAGGCACAGACACCCCTTCTGGGATTTTGAGGAGGTAAAGATCGCATTTGAAAAATTCAGAAATCCAAAGCGGCATTTTAAAGTAACCGCTTCCTTGTCGACCTTCAATCCATTTAAAGCTCATCAGCCAGATCCTCAAGTTCACGAATCAACGTAACAAGGGTACCATCCTTGCACTTGTTGAATACATTGTCGATTGTCCAATCGGCACCCGAATAGAAGACATGACTTGTCTTTCCAGACTTAATCACATCTTCAATGCAATCGTAAATAGCCTGGTCGTCGTCTCTGAATGTATCACTCTTTAGCGCATCCAACGCCAAATTGGCAAGGTTTCGAGATTCCGCGAAATCTCTATTTGCCTTGTAACTCAAGAACATATAGTATCCTGTTCTTAGATACCTATCCTTTTTAATGGTATTCTCGATTGCTGTAGCCAAGCAATAATCGATAACTCCCGCTTTTTCTCCGGGAACCGCTTTCTGTACTTCATCCAGGATGTTTACCCCGGCTTGCATCAATGTTGCAACAAGGCGCGGATTTCCCAGGATTTTCTTGTTAACAGTTTCGGTATCTTTTTCGATGCGAGCCTTCTTATCAGCTTCTCTAGTTTCAGTAAGCCAACGAGCATAGTTTCTCTCGTATTCCTGCAACTGGTATCTGATTGAGGGAAGATTAGTTTTCGGAACTGTTCGATTCAAGTCGCCGATATAACCTGCAGTATGTGTGATCTGCTTTTTTGTGCGGCTACGAGAGGTGGGATATTCATAGGTGCTGTAATTCGGAGTAACACCCAGACGTGTCATAATTTCAGTAACACGCTCGACAATCTTCTTATTGTGATCAGCAAGAGGAATATTTTCGAGTTCAATGACCTCGATGTGAGCTTTCTGTGCTGCGATGGCAGCCAATACTTGCTTATCAATCTCTTCAAGACTAGTTCGTGTCCTAGGTCCCCATTGACTTGATGATTTCGGCTCATACAATTCCCGATAATCGGGAAGACTATTAACCGCATCTTTTAGTGGTAAAAATCCAACATTTTCGTCGAATCCTGCAATTTTCTCTGCCTTGGCGAACTCACGTGTGACACGATCGCGCAAATCGACAAGTTTATCAAAGATTTGGTTCAATTCGGGATCAGTGCCGTACTTGAAGGGATTATCTTTTTTGGTAATTGGAAGTGTCATATGTCACCAGGTAAGTCTAAGTTTTGTAATCAGTTCTGCTTGAGGGTGATTGATTAGCGGGAGTGGTAAACCAAACGGGCAATGGTCTCTTAGAAGAACGACATTCGTACAATAGTCGGAACCGTTATATACGGTAGTACCCCAGATATTCACAAACTCAAAACCGATTGGAAATGTGGCTGCTTCAGCTGGGGTAATCAGTGCAAGTGTTTCATCCCATTTTATCATTTTGCTTTGAGGCTTCTTCAAATAGCTCGTCTATCGTCCATCCATTATCGGAATAATAATTATGCCATTCTGATGACGGGCGCCCATGCGGCAATGGAGTTTTATCATTGTTAAGACGAGCCCACATCCTGATAATCATTTGTATTCTGGATTCTCTTGAGCTACGGGCGAATATTGTCTGCGATACATGATCCACAACTTCAAGGAATGGAGTACGTGTCAGAAGACGAAATGTCTTCTCTTCCGGAGTTTCATTTTCGCGAACCATTTTTGGTGAACAATTCTTTATCTTCGTGTAATGGCAAGGTCACTCTACGCCGGCATTCATTTACAGTATCAAACCATGTCCAATTGTGCTTTGCTAGAAATTCAGGACAAGAAAGTCTTGTCAGATTTTCTGTGGGATTACCCGAATACGACCAACGATAAACAATATCGTCGAGTGTATAGTTTCCATAGTGGCAAAATTCCTTGATATAATCAGCAATCATTATCTCAAATGGGGTTCGTGTCAACGCCTCAAATGTATCGTCGACTGTCGGGACCTTTTTACGAAATGGCCACATTACCGTGTATTGGAGTAATAGCCTTCAAGCCATGCAAAAAATTCATCAGTACCGTATTCGTATGGAATAGCACCAAGGCGAATTAGTTCCTGCATGTCCTTTTCAACAGGATTGTGGACAGCGTAAATAAAGCCTTCCTTCCAGGCTTGATATTCACGTGTCCCTTCGACATAACTACTCATTATTATCCTTTTTATATTTTACAGATTCATCTAACAATTCCCGAAATGTCCATCCATGTGATTTATAAAATTCAATCATTTTAACGGACGGCCAACAATTGTCAGACGATAGTGTCCAATTTGTATAATGTCGACTCCAACCCCCGATAACCTCATCAATACTAGATCTCGGTGAATATCGAGAAATTGCATATTCTATCACCTTAATAAAAGGTGTTCGTCTCAAGGTATTGAATGTATCATCTTCTGACATACATATTCTGAAAAATTAGCACTCGAGAAAATACCCATCTATAAGAATTGGATTAGCCCTTGACACATAACACCTGCTTCAAGGTGTGTACAACCTTGACCAAGTCAGTTTGGCTGAGCATCACATCGTCAATGGACTTATAGGCTGCCGGACTTTCGTCAATCATGCCTTCGTCCTTACGGCATTCCACACCTGCAGTGGCCGCCACGTGTTCTTCAACCGTAATTTCCTTCTTTGCTTTGGAACGGCTCATCTTGCGTCCTGCACCATGGCTGCATGAGCAGAAGCTTTCAACATTACCCAGGCCTTCAACGATGAAGCTCTTTGCACCCATCGAGCCCGGGATGATGCCCAACTCACCAGCTTGTGCGCTTACCGCGCCCTTACGAGTAACGATCACGTTTTCACCAAAGTGAACTTCTTCGTTGATGTAGTTGTGGTGGCAATTGATAGCTTCCTTCGTGATCTTGAAGACAGGAAGATGACGAGTCAGCGCCGTAATAACCAGTTCCAACATTGCGTCACGGTTGCGACGTGCGTATTCCTGCGCCCAGCTCATTGCCTCGACATAATCGTCGTAATGTTGGCTACCTTCCTGCAAGTAAGCCAGATCCTTGTTCGGAAGAACAATCTTCTGTTCTTCAGCGTCTTTCTGTGCCAGCTCGATAAAGTAACGACCGATTGCATTACCAATGCCGCGAGAACCACTGTGGAGCATAATCCACACATCGTTGTTTTCATCGATGCACAGTTCGATGAAGTGATTGCCTCCGCCCAACGAACCGAGCTGAGTACGCGCCTTCTTTTCAGCGTCCTTGACCATCTTGTCGATGCCAGGATGCTTTGCAACGATTGCTTCCAGGCCAGTCTTCAGATTCTTGAACTGGTTGTTCAGAACGGTGCGTGTATTTTGATGACCCTTGCCATTCAAACGGTCGGTACTGTGTTCGTCGAACCCAACAGGCACCATCAATTCGATTTCGGAACGAACCTTGTGCAGATTGTCCGGAAGCTGATCAGCAGTCAAGCTGGTACGACATGCAATCATGCCGCAACCAATATCAACGCCAACAGCCGCAGGAATTACAGTGCCGTGCGTTGCAAGCACCGTACCAACAGTAGAACCAGTACCAACGTGTACGTCCGGCATCGCAGCCACGTGCTTAAATACAAAAGGCAGTTTGGTAATGCTGCGAAGTTGATCGATCGCGCCGGATTCGACGGGGACGTGCTTAGTCCACATTTTCACATCAACAAGGTCTCCTCGAATTAAATTATATGGGAGATATTTCTCATCATTAATATCTTCTTGCATCATTTTTCCTTACAATTATCGAAATGCCATCTTTTCATTTGGCTATTACCGCCAATTTTACCACAATATGGGCACTCAATTTTTATACGAGGAACTCTCATTTTTATTTTTTGTTCCTCGCTCATTGGTCTATTTTTACTAAATGGTTCTCTACCTTTGTTAGCCAAAGAAATTTTATTTTTCGTTTCTTGAGTTGTAATATGCCCCTTCAGGGAATTGGATCGTTTTATATTTTCTTCTATTGAAGGTTTTCTACCGGGTACACCTTTCTTAGATTTCGAAATTTTTTCTTTTGTAGAGGCTAAACACGGGCCGGTACTCTTTCCAATTTTTGCTACAGACATTTTGGACTTGGCGGCTTCAGAATGTTTTCTTCCACCCGGACCTTCGCCGCCATCTGTTAGATTAAGCAACGGACCTTTACCGAGATCTTTTCTTCCAAATTTAGAAATAAGTTCTTCCTCAATTAAGTGCGCCAGTTCTTCATCGAGGCCAGAATAAATACCAATAATCGGAATAATTTGGTTTCTTTCCATTAATTTTAATCGTTGTATTAATGGATGTTTTCCTTTTCTCTTTAAATGACTCCATGCACGACTATCTCTGCCTTTACCGACATATATCGGTTCATTATTTCGAGAAGGATCGTAGTAGATATAGGTGTAATAATTATTCATTACACTATTTATCTATCAGATAAGGTCAACAAGGTCGCCCTTGATCACGTTATAGAGGTAATCACCAACTTCGTCTTCGTCAATCTTCACTTGCTCAGTCATCATATACCTTTCAATCGTTCAATGATGCGCTTTTCGCGCTCGTCGTAAACTTTCTCAGCCAACGTCATCATTGGCGCTTCCATCTTTATAATTGTACTGCAAACCGTTGTGTCGCTATACATGGTATCAGTGGTTTTTTGAATATTAGTCTCGAGAGTCGTTACTTCGGCCTGTTCGAATATACAATCTTTTAGAAGATGTTGACCATCCCATGTGCTGACACGATAGAGAGTGCTATCGATATATTCCTCTGCCTCAAAGATACCTTCGTCAGCATCTCTCCAATGGCCACGCGCCTTCTGTAGTTTACGACCACGAGAACCATACAACGTTACATTCCACAATACCCGGTTAGTTTTCGTATTTCTAATTCGAAATCTACGTTCGACTTCCTTAACCCGAACTGTTTTCTTAACCGTCATCTTAATCTCTGGACGATTAAATCTTGCCGGATATCATCGACAATCTCCAGAATCCATCTCTCGCTCGGAACTTCTGTAAATTCGTATGCAAGAATTTGATGGTCGGAAAAATCTATCTCGACATTATTTTTGATCTGTTGTTCAATCCAATATTTTACTTCATGATAGTCCGAGGGCTCTACATGATAGGTGTAATGCGGACCGTTCCAATGATTTAGGATTGCAAATTCGTCAGTTGAGCGTTTTCTGATCTTGTAATATTTAAGCATTCTTTCTTTTAAGTTTTTCTGCCACGGCTTCTAGGGACGCTTCTTCGATTAGACTTTTTGCTGTTTCCGAAGGTTCGCGCACCTCCCAAGTCCATGTCTCAACTTCGAAATCATCTGCGAAGTCGATTTTCGAACATAGAGTTAGAAGACGTTTTAGGTGGTCTATTGTTATTGCTTTACACACCGGCCTTGCATCATTACCGAATTGGGCATGAAGGCCATAATCCCCAATAGTTTTCTGCCAACGAGCTTTGGATATCTTTCCAGCTTTAAAAGCTGGAAAGATATTTTCCCGTCGACTTACGCTTAATCGCGTAATATTCAACCCTCGACTTCGTCAGCGCCATCGGCCATTTCCTTCTTCATGCGATCGATATTATCCTGAAGAATTTTGGCAACAAAGTCGTTAAAAGTCATATCTGCTTCATGAGCCAATTTCATTGCAGACAACATCACATCGTCTTCCAGATTGATTTCAACCATGATGCGTGTATCGTAGGGTTCGCCTCGATACAATGCCGATGCCTTTTCCAACACGTCGGCAGCTACTTCAAGATCAATGTATTTTCTTCCATCGATACTTTCTTCCGGATTTTGATTTCGTTCTTTGTGTTCGTTGAAGAGTGCTTCCTTGAAATCAGGACGGACCCAACGATACTCTCGATTATTGGCATAATCCCATATTTCCATCTCATACACAATATGCGAGCGCGTATCGTATACGACACTGATGCTACGACCATCAGCGTGTTTGCCGTCCCAATATTCCATGTGCATTGCATTCGGGCCATAACAATCGAACAAGAATGCATCACCCGTGGTGGCATCGTAATTGATGGTTTCCAGAAAGTCGGTAAGAGTAATCATGATTTTCAAAGTCCTAAAATTGGTGAAGTCAATATTGACACCCCTGCCAATTATTGACTTCACACTTATTACCTACAACTATAATGCATCTTCAAGAAAACTTAAAGAGTGCGCTTTTCAATATATTCATCAACCTCAAGTTTGGTAAACACTCGTGGCTCGATTTCTTTAAAGCTTGTTTCAGTCGCTTTGTAGAATTTCCAATTTTCGAGTTCAATGCAGGTTAATCCTGCCCAGCCCGGCGGAGGTGCAGAATAATCACCATACGGTGTACTTGTTGTAGGAACCGAAGCATATGCACAGGTATCGATATTAGTTTGACCATCCAATGTTAATGGATGCATCATAATAGTGTGGCCCGAAATAATATGCGACAATTCCGGATTAAAGTTATTAAGGCGCGGTCTGTATGCAACAAGTTTCTTTATCACATGACTTCTATCCGATGTATCATTTTTGTAGAACGGCATATAAAGGGCACGATTCCACAAGAATGCATCACCATCGCCGGCGGTAATCTTAGCAAGAGCTTCGACATTGGATGCCTGTGATAATCTTTCATCGGTGATCTTACCTACGTTAAGTGGTAATTCCGCATGCAGAATATGATACTTTTTGCCTGCCCTTGTATTCACTGTGATGAGATATGGCATCTCATCAACAAGTTCTAACAAATCGATAACTTCTTGATTTTCAGTAGTTGGATATCTGTGAGCAGGATCGTTATTCGGTAATTTGCTCGCCATATAATCGTTTACTGCTTCAGCTCCCCAGAAGCCACCGTTCTGAAACCAGTATCTACCCATGTATCCGCCGTCGAAGCACGATTGCATGAGTTGTTCATGATTGGCAAGAACAGGATGGAACCAGGGCTGACGAAGTAACTCTAGGCACTTCTTGCTTTCTGGTCCACGGTCGATTAAATCGCCTACAGAAAACATTCTATCCACTGTAGGATCGAAGTTTATGTTTTTCAGAAGATTTTCAAATACGCGATATGCGCCGTGCAAATCGCCTATAACAAAGTCTCGTCCTTTCTCATTCGCCTGAAACGTCTTCAGGGGAAATTTCATTGTCGCTGCCATCCTTGTCATTTTCTTCTTCTTTTTCTTCTTCTTGTTTCTTGAGCTTGTTAATCGCTCTTTGTAATTGCTTCGACTGTGTAGATTTACCAGTTAGCATTTCAGCTGTCAAGTCAAGCATCATGACTTCTCTGAGTGTATCGTCCATTTCCCAATCGCTTAAAGCATTCTTTTCGGACATACCCGCAATGAAAAGTGCCCATTGCTTAACCGTGAGCTTGGATTTAGCAATGTTGTCTACCGTTAGCAACTTGATGATATCGGGATGCTTTCTGATAACTTCACGAATGTCAGTCTTAGTCGAGCATGTCGATGCATACTTAATGAAGACTTCTTTAAATTTCTCGTCATGCTTAATAAGCTTCAACCAGAAATTAGCATAAGTGGAAAAGCCGGTAAAATCAGTAATGTGCTTATCGAATACCCATTTATTGGATTGAATAAGTGTACTAAGGTCACCTGATGTCAGTTTCGATGGTACAGGCTGGCCAGCATCAAGAATTCTCTTTGGAATCTGTGCAAATAGGTTACCCTGTGCTCTAACACCCATTCCTTTGTAAAGATCTATATCAAAATATTTCTTTGGATCCTTAGCCATTAGTCTCGATTTTTGTGCGTCGGATAAGACTTCAAGTTCCTTGGTGGTTAATGTGATTAGCTTACTAGCCGAAACATTCACACCTTCGATTGCATAAACCTTTTCTCCAATACTAGAAAACTTAATCTTACTAGCCACTTCCGGCACATTGTTAAGGAGCGCAATCTTTTCACTTAGTGATAGATTTGTGAATGAAAATAATTCAGGCTGAGACTTAGCCAATTCCACAATGTCCTTTAAGCATCCTGATAAGATACTCTTTGTCGATCCATAATAGTAACTCATAGCAATCCTTTTCTTGTTCTTCTAGCTATTTCTTTTTTGTATTGTTTCGGAGGAAGCTTCTGCCCATCAATCCAGTATTGTTTTGGTCCACCCGGATCTTCAATGGCAGGTCCATCAAGTCGATGGAGCTTTCCGTCCTTCATCCAAATCTTTGTGTCTTTGTGTATAATCGCCGGACCACCTTCACGGTGTCTTATGCCGTGAATATACCATTCTTCAATTTCATATTTGAAACCGATGTAGGCAGGGCCATATACGCGATGATAACGTCCTTCATCATCACGATACGCAATATCTTTAGGGTGTTCGTCTGTGTTATGATTCCACCAGTACCACCGGTTAAAATCACTTCTCCAGGCGTCCCCTCCATAGCCGCCGTATAGGCCGCCTCGGGGATCTTCGTATCGTTTTTCTAGTGTTAGACGTTCAAAAAGTGCATCAAGATTCTCGTCCATGCTTTAATTATAGCATACTTTTCAATATCTGTCAATTAGGAAACAGTTCTCCAAGAACTGTTCAATTCCACCGCAGAGTTTTACGGTCATTGCATCCATTTCAGAAAAGAGTATAAGACGACGAGATGTAAAGAAGTAAGGATATTCCATATTAGCCATACCTGCATGGTGCCTGGCTTTAATTGTTTCTGGAATCTCGAAACTATAGACTGTGAAAATTCGCTTCAGGATAAGAAATCCCGAGTATGTCAACCTTAAGCCATCTCTGTGATGAAAAATACGTTGATGGAGTTGTTCATCATTAAGTTCGGCCGCTTCTGCATTCTGTTTGCGGACCTCTTCAAAAATGGCCAACTTGAGTGGTGTCATAATCGTATTTATATTCTCGTTCTGTTCGGACATTTTTTAGATAAATAGTGATATGAAACTTCGCGAAATTCTACTAGAACACATGGTAACGCACTTGCTCGAATTATGCAAACGTGAACTAGAAATTGATCAATTTCCTCAAATACAGCTTATCAACGAGCCAACAACTCGTAGCGGCACATCATTCGGCGAATTTGACGGAAATATTGTGGTAGTTATTAAGGGAAGACACCCGATGGATGTTATGAGAACTCTTGCACACGAGTTGGTGCACTGGAAACAAAGAGTTGAAAATTTGGAACTAGATGGTTCCGATGGAAGTGATACCGAAAATCAGGCAAATGCGATTGCCGGTATCATAATGCGAAAATTCGGGCAAATGTATCCCGAATATTTCTTTGAAACTCTTCCAAAATCTTAATCGTCACTTTCGGTACACAATGTACCTTCGATTAACTTGTAGACTGCAAAGTCTTCGGTCTTGAACATCTTATTCAATCTTTCTGCAAGGTTGAAAGCATGTCCCGAATTTGAAAAACTAACCTTCTTGTATTTTGGTCCCGGATAAGATATCAGGTGGCTGAGTGTTCTTAGATTGATTGGTTTACCTTGATAGAAAACCGCATAGATAGCTTCGGCCTCTAAAACTTGCTCAGCCTTGTAAGTTTTGGAATTAACATTCTCTAGAATGATATTTGGTTTAGGTCTTGCCACTTCAATGTCTCCTTTATAGTAGTATTTATCTGATCGGAATGAAAAACACTCCGGTTGAAATAAATACTAAACTGGGAGAAACTATGAAGTTATACGAATTGGCTGAAGGTTATTGGAAAAATATCGACATTGCTCGACAGGAAAGACCTGCTCCGCCATCTGTGTTAAACAAGCCTAAAAGATTTCATGTTCTTATCAATGGTAAGGTTTGGAAGAAAAATGGAGAACCTGTAGAATTTACTTCACAGGGATCAGCTCAACGTGCAGCCGATACTATTCGTACACGTCGTAACATTACCACTCAGGTTGTTCCGGCTTAAGTGGTCCACCTAGCACCAGCTCCCCACGCATTTTCATAATCGAAATTTGCATCAAGAACTCTTCTGCAATAGAAGATCCACATTTACCAAGAAACTTATCGTTTTCTATAACTCTGAAATTTTTCGACTTATCGGCTAACTCTTGAGTTAGTTCTTCGAAGTCGTCTACCTTTTCGATTGTAATAGATTTACCAATCTTACCGTAGAACTTGTAATAGATCTTGTCTGGCTTACGGAACTTACGATTTACTTCGTCCCAGTAATCATAAACCATCTTGTCCTGATCTTTAGGCACGAAGTATCCCCAAAAGGAACCCTTGTTCGCATCCTTGCGAATGCCAACCCATTTAAGATCAATATAACCGTTAATCGATAAAGGATCCGCCATCTAATATCTTCGGTGTTGTCGATACTTCTTTGACTACAACTTGGGCTGGCTTTTTAGCCTGTTCAACAAGTGCATCAATTTCGGTTAACAAATTCCTAGCCTCCGTAACTGTCATTCTGTATTCGGGAACACCTTTAGATATATTCTTTAGGCGAGTTCTTAGTTTTTCAATTTCCATATTGTCGTCCCTGTAATACCGAGAATGTCATATCGATGACTGTATCCTCGAGTAGATTCCAGACTTCGCCTAACGGATGTGAAATTCCTTCGTGCGAAATATCTTCATAGATCTGTTTCAGATTGAAGATTTCGGCTCTAATATTTTTCAGACCAAAATTCTGCAGAGATCCGAGTGATTTGCAATACGATACCGTACCGTTAACAAGTCCAACCATGTAAGATTGAAATAGCTGATCTTTTATGATATTACCGCATGATCCGGTTGGTCTAAAGATGAGGACGTGCAACTCCTCATCTCCATCCATTCTACGACCAATGAAATCAATTTTATAATGCATCTTTCAACACTTTCATCGAAAGTTGTATTTCGATATCGCGTATTACCTCTGGAAAGCTCGACTTAATTCTTTCCATCGAAATATCTTTCCAGCCCTGCGTTAATTTTGTAGATCTTGTCGATCTCGGTATTTCAAAGGACCAATGAATTCTATTCATATGCATGTGGGCCGATTTGCATTCACCGTAGACACGATAAGCATCTTGTCCGACTGTAATCGTTCCATAGAGATGATGCTTCCCGCGTTGATCGCGTTTATGCACCATCCATACTAACGACCAGCTCATTTCTTGCTGTTATTTTCTTTACGAAGTTTGTTCAACGCCAAACGCATTTCTGCTTCGGTCTTAAACGGACCGGCATATTCGTATGTTTGTAGAGTTGAGTATTTCGGGCAATGTGCAGGCATCCAATTCTTAGGGAAATGGAGACAGTAATAACCGGCACTGTAATAAACATCACTTGTCGGCTTCTTGCTGAACAATGGCAATTTATTTCCTTTGATGATTACTTCATGTGGGCTATCGAAATCTACAGGATAACCATTGATGAAATAATCCTTCTTTACTTCTTCTTCGGGTTCGACAGCAACAACATTGTCGAATACATTTTCCTTGAAGTAACCATTTACGTCTTTCTGGGAGAGGAACAATTTCTTTTCACCCTTTACCATCAGGACATACTGATCTCTAATTTCCGACAGAAGACCAATTCGCATCTCTTCTGTGTCGCCCAATACTAACCAGCTCTTTTCTGTTATTGGTTTTAGTTTTACCGTCATTTGATCTCGATTATAGATTCTTTCTTAATACATACCATATCTTGACTATGTGTCAAGATGGCGTAACCCTGCAGGTCGGTACACTGTCTTCTAAATTTTGAATAAGGACTATCCCTTAGGTCACCGCGTTCAGCACGAGCAAAGCTCAAGCCAGCCAGAATAAGAACTAACAATAGAACACCGACTGCAGATTTCATTATACATACCTAGATTTTAGCATTGGCATGAACTTCTCAGAGTGATTGCCAATTCTTTGCAGATCCCATTTACCACAGAAGCGCATAAATCCCATACCAATCTCGATTGCCGGCACTGGTGGACGATTTACTGTTTCATTGATGATAGCTAAGCTCGATGCTTTAATATCTGCAGGGATTTCAGAAAGATCAATGAGCTTCTTATTCAGCTCGTATCTTTCTTTAACACGCTGCTCGACATCATTATGATCGACCCATTTCTGCAACATGAAATTGTTCCATGCGTATCCCTTACCATTCATGTCACCGTAGGCTTCGCGAATACCGACAGTAGTCTTGGTACCCTTTTCACGAACACCGGGATATGCACTGAAAATGTTATCGGTATTATCACCACGAATGCACTTTAGGAACAATGCATATTCATACCATTTGTCTTCGCATACAAATGTCGGATCTTTCTTACCTACTTTAATCTTCGCCTGGCTGGTAACAGTAAACGATAACTTATTGCCGTCATCGTCATATACACCATCTTGTTTGATCAGGATATCCTTAACCGGATCGTATAATGTTACATTCGGGAAACGCAACAACTGGAAGAAGTCTGAATCTGAACTAACCAGAATGTGCTTATCATCTGGATGCGCTTCAATAAAGATTGCAATCATATCATCAGCTTCGGCAACTGGATTGCGCAGAACTGTGATATTGGTCTTTGTTGATAAGAATTCAACGAAATCGTCAAATGCTTCCACCGCGATCATGTGATCTTCTTGTTCTTTCGGTGTCTGCTTGGCAAAGGTGACTGCTCTATTCAGTTTATATTCTGGATAGATATTCCTGCGCCAAGAACGACCTTCCATGTAAAACACGGTATGCGTACCACCCCACTTGTTATACTCCTTTTTCATGGAGTTAAAGATCATGTGGAGTGCCATACCGATAGCACTATCCAAACCCAACGAAGGGTTGGTCATATTAATCTGTCTATGAAACAGATTACTGCCGTCGGTATGAATAAAAACGTGTGGCTTTTTCTCTTCAGTCATTAGCGAAATGTTCCCTCATTGCCTTGTACTGTTCCGGATGTGAACGCCAGTACATGGTATAGGCCTTATGTCCGGCATTGTAGTATCTATCGAAAATACGGCCACGAACTCTTTCGCTGCGAACTTTGTGACCAATATTACCAGGACACTGATGTGTTCTATGCTCGAGAAGCTTGTCCCGAACTGTTCGATTGCATCCAATTCTGTTCTTAAAAGGAACGTGACTTGTAGTGCCGATTTTGGCTGCTGTATGTGCGTTTACCGAAATCATTTGTAACCCTTTCTTCCGTCCTTAAAGACTTCTGTTTCAAAACTCCAGCGTTTCATGGCTTCAAGGTTTGCTTCCGAATCAGCAGTGAAATCACCAGTACCATCAAATTCTTCGAGTGCTACGTTTCTGCATACTTCCATAAACCATTGGTTTACCAGATGATCAGCAGATGGGCCTACATATCCTTCAGACTTTAGCTTTTCAACAAAAGCATCGTTCCAGTCTAATTCAAAACTACCTTCGAGTGATGTAGACTTACCGAAGTCCATATGTACCACCGTAACCCACGGCTCTCCCTTAAGTGTAGCACATTTTTTAGAATATTCTGTATCCCCAATTGAGCCTTCACGAAAGTCAAGTTCCGCCTTTGCTAAGGCACGAAGTTTATCGTCCTTAATCAAATCTAACAATCCATGTTCGTATTCTGACCTTGTGATCTTGGCATACTTCAGCCTGAGGTCTAACATTCTCTGATTGAAGTCTTCCGATGACATTTCATCTTGGCGAATTTGGAGTAATTTTTCTTCTCTCTCAAATCCAGTAAGCTCGTATTCAGCTTTAGCAGTCTCTCTTGTCTTTCCGGCTAGGCCCCAACTATAGGGCCACCAGGAAAAAGGAATTAATCGTTTAGACATTATTTCAGCTCCCAGAAACTTATGCGTTGATAAATATATTTATGATCAATATTCATTTTTATAAAACATTTTTAGGTAACAAATACTCGAAATGGTATTTGTCTATTATTGTTGCTGCACAATCGAAAAATCGTAAAAAATCCGAAGATTGCTATTACGAGCGTCATCATATTATACCCAAATCTATAAATCCTGAGATTTCGAACTTAAAATTAAATCCCTGGAATGGAGTATTACTAACCGCGAAAGAGCATTTCATTTGTCATCTTCTTCTTACAAAAATGGCTATAGGAAAAGATAAGAATAAGATGATTTATGCATTATGGAATCTACGTAATCAGAAAACTAAATCTCAGGACCAGAGATTTACCTCAAATCTATACAACGTATACAAGAAACAGATGCAAGAAGCATTATCTGTAGATCGAAAAGGTAAATCTCTGGAAGAACGATACGGGATTACTCGTGCATCGGAGATTAAAGCATCCTACCGCACAAGAATCCCTCGTGGGAAAGTTTCCAATGAAGAAAAGGGTAAACTTTCTGAAAATATGAAAACTCTTCATCAAACCCGGCCTTGGAAAAGATTTATGCAAACCAACGGTGTTCTTCCAAAAAATACCTGCCCGCATTGTAATAAAACAATGGATGTCGGTAATTATGGAAGATATCACGGGGACAAATGTAAATTACGCGAGATTAGCAAATAGATGCATTTGCATTTGCATTCTGTAACCGTGCTCCATACAATATCTACCCACGTATTCGTGATTTTCTTGTATCTTCTGCATATTTAATAATCCCGGTTCGAAGAAATTAATAACTTCATCAACAGTTGAGCGCTCATCCATTGTGATATTGCCTTTTTCGTTGTGTAGAATTTTAATCTTCTGTGGAAGGCTGTTATACACATTCATCGGGCTAAGATATACTTCCTTAGTAGGATTATTTCTTTTCCACTCATGTGCCCATTCCGGAATTTGATTGTATGGGCTATCTGTTTCGGCACTAACGACAAACTTCAAGCAATCTGCTCTTTCCAAAATTTGTTTGGTAGGAGAAAGATACTTAGTAGCCACACCATTCTTTTCAGCACATTTCGGGCTGCAAACGAGTGTAACACCTTCAGGAATAGGAAGATTTACAGTACCATTGCTTTCGATTTGTACTGCTCTGAAGTTAGGAACTTGTCTTTCTAGGAATGCTGTAAGGTTTGATTGTAGTGTGGGTTCACCACCTGTAATAACCATAACAATGTTCGGGAAACTATATGCCTTCTTATCTGGATGTGCCCAAATAGGTGCTACACCACCTTTGTCTTCCCAATATTTATAGATCGTGTCACCTACCTTCTTTTCCAGTTCTTCATAAGTCATCCAATCTCCATCATCGAAGAATGTATCACAGAAAGAACAAGCTAGGTTACATTTTGTCAATCTAATGAATAGTGCAGGAGAACCGGCGTATGGACCCTCGCCTTGAAGTGTAAAGAACATACTTGTAACAAATAAACTATTCTCTGGTGCATCTTTGAAAAATTTCTGGCCAATAATTTGGTTAGTTCCGAACATCTATTAATTCCTTCATTTCGTTTAGTGATAGAAATAACTTTTCACAGCTAAAACCATCTTTCTTATATTTGCTATTTTCTAAACACCAGCTTCTTATTGTTGTGTGATAAACACCGTAGAATTTGGCAGCGTGTTCTAGGGATGGAAATTTTCCGTCTAGTGTGGTTACCAACATTTTCCATCCTTTTGCATCATCTCTGTCAATTTTGCCGAGAGAACACTCAACTTCTGGAACAACATATTCTCTAGAAAGGTAATTTATTGCACTTTGTAGAAGAGAAATATCATCCTTGAATAACCCGAGTGCGGTGTTGCAGTCAGTGCATAGTAGACCTCTGATTTTTCCAGATACATGATTATGATCAACTGCTAGATCTCTTCCGCAATAGTCGACTTGCTGGCAGATGCAACAGACACCATTTTGATCGGATTTTATTGCTTCATATTGATCGTAGTTTATTCCAAACTTCAAAAGAAGCCCATTTTTCTTTCTTCTTTTTTTAGATCTTTCCGGTGTATTAATTATTCCCATAAAAATCTCCTTGTTTCTTATTTATACAAGGAGCTGGTAAACACTATAGAAATCTATAGTGTTTATTCATCGGTCCCTTTTAACTTTTCAATAATTTTAGAGGATTCCAGCATGAAAGTCAAGTCATCTGCTGTCAGGGCGCCTTTCTCCTTCGCAAACCGAATTACATCTTCAAAGACTTGATCTCGAATCTTACATTTCAGAGCGTGACTAATACCGAGTTTATTTTCGACACTAAAATTCAGCATCTTTTCAAATTGTCGGGATGCTTCATTGACATCTACTTCGGGCGCCCATTCGACTGATCCATCCTTATTCAGACGAACAAGTTCTTTACCTGCGGCAGAATAGATTGTCAACAATGTCTTATCAGTTGCTGAGCTGCTGAATACATATGAAGAAGCTGGCGGAGACGCCGGCATTGTAAACCAACTCGACGAAACTCCTACGCCACCAGTAAGAATACCACTTGTGAACATTCCGCTGCTACTACCGGTAGTAGTGATCGAGCCCATATTAATTCCCGATGATCCTACTGCACCGACATTAGTCATTGGTGTTCCACTTGCATTACCTGTTGGTGCTGGTGGTACTACATTATTCAACGGAGTCTCTTGTCTTTTCTTAAAATATTTTTCAAACATTATTCCTCCTTGCCAGCTGCCGGTCCATTAACCAGTGCTAGAATAGTTTGATATGCATCATATGCTTCCTTGAGTGCTGGATATTTCTCATGTAACTCAAGGTGCGGATGTAGAATTAGAAGCCGTGTCTCAATATTGCTGAGGCGTGCTTCTATTTGTGCAAGATTTTCTTGCGTCTTATCGGTTGTCGTTGTCCAATAAGCGGTTGTGCCTGTGCTGCCGCTCATCAGAACATTGCCAAGTGCACCGTAATTTGTCGGAAGTATTGAATTTGTTGTACTCATTTTGAAAACCTTATTTTGAAAACTAATGCATCTTCAGGATTTTCAAAGCCCACGAAGACTATTACATTTCCGTGATTGCTGAGCACTTTCACATCTGCTGACCCCGACGTATTATCGTGGAGCCAGTAGAGCAATTCTAAATACATTTCCTGCTGATACGGAAACTTGATTATAGTTCTGAATTTTTCGTCGAAGTTAACCACTAATGGTTCCGGCTCCAGACTTACTGTCGGTTGCTTCCGGAACATATTCCAAAGTTGCGCCATTTTCCCCATCTTCGCTAACCTCTACGGAAATTTTACGATTTGGATAGGTCTTGCTGATGTAGTCAATTAAGTCTTCAGCAAGCATTTCGCAACTCTTGAAATCTACCTGCAATGTTGCTTCGGAATACAGAGCTTCGAGTTCTCTCTTAAATAGGATGAACTCGATATCCCTGTCATTGTGAAATACTTCCACTGTAACCCTGAAGTGGAAAATATGTCTGTGTGGATGTTTTAGAAATTCTACACCTTCTGGTGCATCGGGATACCTATGAATCCCTTCTTTCTGAAATGTTACGAAAATTGTCCGTGAAATCATTTTATTCTTTTTGTCTTAACCTTATACCTAGATTTGAATTCCATCTTCTTTAATTTCCGATAGTATTCTTCGAAAGTATATGGTCGAAAAATCATTGCCGCACCAACTGGTGCAAAGCTTGTCTTGTCTTCATGCCACAGAGAAACTAAGCGTCCACTTAGTTTCTCTATGATATATAACTTCTCTGCTTCGGCACGAGTTGTCATTTACTTCTTCTTAGATGCCGCCTTTTTCGCACCCGATTCTTGGGTTTCGGTCGTGCCATCTGCATGAGCATAGAGATCAGCGACTTCCTGCTTCGTCGAGCTTCCTTGCGAAAGAACAACTTCACTCTTGACTTCTTCATCCGCTTCAGCCTTTAGTTGAGAAGGTGAGGTTGGGTCAAGGCCGAGAGATGCATCGTTCTGCACGGGTGTCTCGGCCTTCTCAACAGCCTTAACCTGCTTTGCGATCAAATCACTCGGATCGATGTAAGTAATCTCTCGTTCTGGCTCCTTGCGAACAACATATGGAGGCATCGGTGTAGGTAATACATCATGAGACGGTGATGCAGAGATATTAACCTGACCGGTAACATCTTCATCAGTCACATAATCTTGCCAATCAGTGAAACGATTGCTGTCGGTTAATTCAGTGAAATGCCTGCACCATACACCTGGATTAGTTGCCTTGAAATCAATATCATCGATCTTAACCGTTAGATTAGGACTAGACATTTCGATCTTAGGAATACGAACACTGAGCAAGGGCACGAATAAACGAGATTGCCATACACCAGCACTGAAGATGTTTAAGACATCCTTATGTTGATGTGCCTGATAATCGATTGTTACCCAAAAACCACGATCGAGCAAGTGTGTTGCAAGATCATTCCAATTCTTGTTTTCGACATCAGAATTTGCCTCAACATCAAATGAATGATTTGCGCCAAGGAATACATGCTGTACCTTATATTGGCGAGCATATTTTTCCACTTCTTGTGGACTCTGATATCCGACTACAAAGAGTGTCTTTTTCGAGTATGCCGGAGTATGTTCAACTTCCGGTCCAATGAAATATTTTGTTTTTTCGTGTCCTGCTCTATTCATAATTTCCTTTTAGTATTTTTCGCGGCCGACGTGCTTTCTATAATCTAGTCCGTTTCGTGCCCACTGTGCGCCGTTACCCTTTTCGCCACCCTCAAGGATATCGATGGTACGGTCAATTGTTCCATTCTGCCAATCGCTGACTGCACCAGTTGTAAACTTTGCAGGATTGTTCAGCATTGCGGTTAGCTTTGCTGCGGCATCATCTAAGCTCCACGGAATATACAAGTTATTCGCATTATTTGCGAACACTTCCGGGAAACTACGATAAGCTGGGAACAAGGTCAGTGTTCCAAATGTGTCGGCTTCGCTAACAGTGTTACTTACCCAATCTTGAAGGGCACAGTTGAATAAAACGACACTGTCTGCGACAATTTCGTAATAATCGTTCTTCTTCAGACCGGTATAGACCTTGAAATTAGCAGTTCCGCTAGATTCCAGGTATTTCGCAAACTCGATGTTTTGCGGATTGTTGCTCTTCAATTCAGGATGTCCAGTCACTACCGCAAATTCCACATCAGGGTGTGTCTTGAACATTTTCTGTGCGAGCTGCATATAGAAGTCGGGTTGCTTCTCATCATCCCAACGAGCTGCAAACACGACACGTTGTTCACGCGAGGTAATTGGCTTGATGTACTCAACACGTTCAAGCACTTCTTCTTTGCCAAACGGAAGACCAGTAACATAGATAGGTGCCTTGAATCCTGCGATACGCAGATTAGCAACCATTTCTTCACTTGCCACAAGGATGCCCGATACAAATTCGTCGATCATCAACTCATAGTTACGCATCCAATGACCCATTCCTTCGCGGTTAACGAAATCATCGGGATCAATGGATTGTGCAAGACAACGAACATAAACCTTCGGACGATACTTCTTAGGCACCTGGTCCATGATGTACGGTAAACATTCAATGCCTGGAGTAAACATATCTTCGTAGAAGATAACGTCATTACTTGTGACTTTACCTTCCTTCATCAGCTTGATCAGATTTGCAGTCTGCATCATGCTGTAATATGTTCGACCGTGTGCATCAAGTACACTACCGGTAACAATGTTCTTGTCGGCAGTTAATTCTGCACCTTTGACAATCTCGTAGTCGATGCCACGAGCTTGAAATACACGTTCATTCCAGTCTTGGAGTTGCAGTGTGTATCGAGCTTCGTATGCTTCCAAGCCCATATAGAACAGTTTTTTCATAGGTCTTCCTTGTTGATTCCCCATTTTACTTTAAGTGTATGTATATCGTCAAAGGGGCCAGTCATTGGCTGCACTCCGAGAAGTTCATCGGCAATAATGTTAGGCATAATTCGATTAATCATTGGAATTCTTATACCCTTAGGCTTTGGAGGGGCCTTAAGTTTTTCGATAATCTTTTCAGCCTCAATTTCCTCTGTTGTCATACCCGCAAGACGCAATTCTTCTGCAGCCTCTGCATCAATCTTTTCGGCAAAAATCCTGGCTTGTTCTTCCAGCATATACTTGACGATATCATTATTACTACTGGTAATCGAATCTATTAATTCTTTCTTGGATTCGTTCCAGTTTTCGAATAATTTCTTTGTCATTTCGACATTCTCAATACATAGGCCACGGCATCGGGTCCGTCGAGTTTAATTGACGCGTCGCTATAAATCTGATATCCTGCCTCGGGCATCCAACCATAGCCAGACTTGGCAAGTGGCTTTACCTTGATTGTTTTCGGACTAATTGTAGTGACCTTGCTGACGATTAATTGGTTTTGTCTAGCAAATGCTACTGTATCGCCTAATTTTAGTTCAGTACCTAGAAGATCTTTTTGGACTAACGGTTCTTTCTTTTTTCTTGTTGTTTTTATTTCTTCAGTCACTTACCTACTTTCCTTAAATCCAGGTACCCTCTCTCGATACCTTGTTATCAATACCTGCCAATTTATTCATCGTTTTTTGCTGATTTGCAAATTCAGTTTCTTGATCGATGCGCTTCTTTAGATATGTTCTAATCACGTCACGATGATACCAAATGAATTCTTCATATTTGGATAGACCATTACATGGACAACACAATACGAAATTAATGCCATTGATAATACGACCTGATACTGCATCGCTGTCGTAATGCAAGATCACTTTATCAGGACTTTCTTTATATCGAAACTCGCAATGTTCTGCCCAGTTCTTTTCATCTTCTTCGTCACACTCAGACCAACCCCAATCGACATTGACGCACAAATGTTCACGTCCGCACCAATTGCAATCCATCTGATAAGAACCGTGGCCAGGTTCTGCTTCACGGCAGGCATCTAAAAAAAGCTCCGTTGGAGCTTTTGGGCAATCTTTAGGATTTTTCATGTCCGTCCTTTATAATATCGAATATAGTGCTCTTATACTCGTATTCAGTCGCAAAGAATATCTTGTTCATGATCATATCAAATCTTGTCCAATAGGGTTGATGAACTTGTTTTCTTAGTACAAATTCTAACCAAACTGTTTCTTTGTCATTGATCTTAACTGGATGCCAAGCAAACCAGCGGTGCCATACTAAGCGTGGATTTTCTGACGGATTATAAACTTTCCATCTCATGGTTCAAAGTCCTTTGCCTGCTCGTGTGTTCTTTTAAAGCCGGATGCAGTCTTGTGGCCACCGCCTCCAAAGATTTCGGCAATCTCAGCAACATTCATACCTTCTGCAGTCGAACGTAGACCAAATTCTCTATGTGTGGCAGTGTCGTAATAATACGCTGCGAAAGGCTCGTTTTTCGCCAAAATTGAGCAAATATCAGAACCAAACTGATAGGGAACGTTAGCAGCTGGAACATTAAACCCTGCAATATTCAGACGTCTAACGACAACGCCAAGTAATTCCTTGACATTTTTCATGTTGGCACGCTCGATAGCTGTACCATCTCTGATTTGCTCTTCAATGCTTTGTTCCGCAATCATGTCCCAGTTTTCGAAGTTGTATTCGTAGCTGAAAATGCTCGCGTTGACTTCACGGCAGCCCGGAATTAAAAACTTCCAACGATCCCTATCATCGACATAGCGGATAAACGGTGGAACTTCTAGATCCTTGAAGAAATACTTCCAAGCCAGCATTGCACCGCTTTCAGTATTCTTTGGACTGTAGAAAGATTCGAATTTAGGATCCGAAAAACCTTCCATGTCACGAATTGCTGTTTCGTGATGGTCAATGTGAATAACCTGTTTTGCGTCACGAACAATTTGTTCCATGATCGGACGCTTATAGCTGAAGTCGACGATGTAGACAATCTTGTCTTTTACATCAGGCGGCTCTTCTTTGTAGACGCCAGGATGATATACAATACTTTCATCCTTGCCGTGTGCTGCTCTGACTACCCATGCAGCAGTAAATCCATCAATGCATTTGCCGTGATAGATACATACAATTCCACTCATTTGTTCCCGGCTCCGTGGCTCTGTGCGATAAACGCCTTCAACTCAGCTTCATGTGCCCTCATGAATTGCTCAGCGATAAGAAGGGAAATTCCGGTGGTTCCACCGATTACCTTCGTTGCTATATGTGCTTCTTGCGCTTCTTGCAGGGCGGTAAACACCTCCCCTACAGTTAGCGGATATTGAGCTAGATTTCTCATTTCTTTCCTTTGTGTCGAACCCGTGATTCGCGCCTAATCTTTTTCGGCATAACATAAAAGTCGGGTTTCATACCAGAAATTAGAGAATGAGAATAAATCATCCCGTTCATCATACCATGCATGTACTGGGAGGGTTCACTTGCGGAGGACTGTAAACAATCCTCCTGTATGCCCATCATTTCCTCTAATTTTTTCAGGCGCTTTTGCAGCTCGTCATTCATCGATCTTAGAATGATCATCTTGACCTTGATCTGCCATTTCTTCACCAGATGGTGTTTCAGCACGATGGCCATCGATATCACCCCACATTACTGTGTTGGTCATTGTAGTAGTGGTTTTCTTATCGCCAAAACTTACAAAGTCGAGGAATTTCTGATTCTCTGCCAACATATTGTAAGGGTCTTTGTTGGAAGGGTCAAGTAATTCCTCAACAAAGGAGTTGAAATACAAAATTGAGTTTGGAACAAAGTTACTAATCGGTGTACTGCTCTTTTTATCACCGGGGCGATAATCTTTCCAACTAATTTTAGGCTTCAAAATATATTCGATGTCTGCAAGACGATTAATTTCTTGCACAGCCTGAATATGATTGTATACATTATGTGCCATGACAAGAGCATAAGTGGTTGTATCCCAACTTGTCTTGCCTTCTTTGCCATGCTTGTTCAAATCGCCGGGCCCCATCACACACATATCAGATGCGTATAATCTTTCCATAATCGGTCCTTGGAACGGCATTGCAATTTTCTTATCTTTCAAATCCTTGCTATCAATGCCCCTGCCCATCGCATAGGTAAGTTGATCGGGTTTGAAATAATTGTAATTGTAGGAGAGTGCATAACCACCAGCCGCAACAAAAGGTGATGCAGCGTCGAAGCTGATATTGATATTAGGATTATCGTATTTCTTCAACAGACGCTCGATACTAGACAAATAACATGCCCAATCTAAACGACCAATACCCAGAAAGTGAATCCAATCTTTACCCTCTAACAGTCCATCTCTGCGCAAGTCAAGAATACGTTCAAGAACAGTTTTCATGTTCTTCATGTTGATACCTGCAAATGCCCAACCTTCTAATGTTCTATCCTTGGAATAGCCCATAGCTTCAACACTCGATGGAATACTGAAGTGTTTTACTGTTTCATACCAATCACGAGAATTGCTATTATCACTACCCGAAAGAACATTAAGAAACTTAGTTGCTCCCGGAACCCGATTCTTCATGAAATAATGCAAATTGTATTCGGTAACATCCAGACAGTCCTGAAACTTAGTAAGTCCAGTTTTTGCACTCAATGGTGGAAGAGCAGCAAATGCCGGCACGTCCAATGTCATTGACCAATCAGCAGTATGTTCTAGGTAACGTAGAATTTCTTCACGTAGCTTATCACCTGCGTCTGTCATGACTGTTGACCAATCAAGCTTAATAACGCCGGTTGCAATCTGGAAGCCGCCAGAGTCGCCAATCAGTACGGTGTCATCTCCACGCTTGTGAATCATCGGTTCACGATCGTCACAACGTGATAAATTTCTATCAGCATGTCCTGCTGAATACAAACCCCACTTGTAGTGAAAATAACTATCTTCTGATTTTAGGAAATCGAGTCCTTGAATACCATATTCAAATTTTTCAGGCACACGTTCTTTCGGTACAAAGTTCTCGTCTGCAAGATCTTTACCGAGATGAGTGGTATAAAAACCACTAATGGCGGGAAGGTATTTTGCCCAACCGCCTTCGATATGTCTTTCGGTAAAATCTACTCTATTTTTTGTCATATATTTCTTGTACTTTGGCTATCAGTAATTCAACTGTCCAACCGTGTTTTGCGATAGTGTCTAATGCACCAGATGGAAACCATACAGATTCATCCTGCCGAACTTCGTATAAGCGACCATATTTGGCTATCATCTCTGTGTGCAGAGTATGAAAGCTTGATCTCTTTAATCGTTCGAATGTAAGGTCAATGTCTTCCATTATTCTTGAATTGGCACTATTTGAAAGATCCTATATTTAGATTTGTTCGGGAACATTGGATCTTTTTTCTGGTTTGCATTTAGGAAATCTCTTGATGATTTTGCACGGTGAAGTGTTCCGTGAAATATTTCACCACCACTTGTGTAAAAACCAACCTCAGAATTGGGGTTGGTTTCGTCCCAGAGAAATCCTAATGCGAAATATGCATTATCGTTCATCTTAGCTCTTGCTTGCTGGAAGAATGTAGGAATACTTACCAATGCCACTATCGATCTCAATCTTCATTGCACCCATGTCTGAGAAGTACATGGTTGTATCCTTGGCAGTTTCGCTCAACTTCAAAATGCTGAGAACTTGTGCAAGAGGCCAAGACCACTGATGCTTTAAGCTACCGGTAACATTTTCGGCAAACGGAACAACAGTTCTATCAGTTGGACCTGTACCTACAGAGAAGTTCAATGTGTTATTTGCATCGACACTTGCAATGAAGCGCTTTTCAAATCCACCCAATACACCCGAGAAGTAAGAAAGTTCTGCAATCTTCTTCTTTTCTGGAGTTACAGTCAGATTCCAAGTTGCACCCTTGAATGGCGGAACTTTAATCTGCTCACTAACCATAGCTTCACTCATAAAGCGATAGTTAGATACGTGGCCTGTGCCGCTTGCGAATTTGATTTCAGTTGGCATTACATCGCCATTGCGTGTTTCTGTAACGACTTCGACCTTTGCTTTATCTCCAGCAAATGGTGGGAAGTCGATATAACCCTTGAGAATGCCCATTCTGGACAATCCAATAGTTTTATCAAGTCCATCGATTGGTTGATACATGCTGCCGAAAATAACGACAGTCTTATCAGCATCGATTGCTTCAATCTTTGCATCGTTAGCTTCGCCAACGATTTTAACCATATCAATAAAGCCCAGCGAACTGGTGTGCTTCACGATATCTTTCATGTTATCTAAAATGCTCATAGTTGTTCCTTATGTTTCTAGTATTTCTACAGCTTTTCACAGTTTAAAGACTTTCAGCGCGAAAGTCAAATTTTTCAAAACGCGCTGAAGTCGAATAATGTTTCAAGGTGTGCGTGTTCTTTATTAGTTCTCGAAAGATCCCAATTCAAAACACCTAGAAGATTCTTAACCTTCTGATCGACAATCGAACCCATCATTTCATCACTGTCAAATGGGAGGTTCAAGAACCAATCTGGTAAATGGGCTTCATCAACCGGATATGCAATGCTACTCAAATTGTTTTCGGCATTGATCTTGAGTTTACAAACAATAATCTTCTGTCCGTCAATAATCCTCATTGCATGCTGGTCACGATGAATTTCTTTCAATCGATTCCACGCAAGGCTTGCTGTAACGTGTCCTGGTACATGCAAGTTACCGACTGTAATACCTTTTGCTTTCTGAATACCTGCAAGTTCAATCTTATCACGATAGTGAGTTAGCTTGTTAACTGCTCGCGGAGTTCCTTGTTTCCAAGGCTTCAAATCTTCAAACTGTTCTTTAAACAGGCGAATTTTCTCAATAACGGCATTTTCGCCCTTGTCTAGTAGAGTATCAAGTAAGATCTCAGACAAGAATTTTTGCACGAATTTAGGTGTATCTGCACGCTTCAAATCGAGACCCATAGCCTTGACTTTACCCGGCTTTCCGTCGACATCATATCTAATGCCGTCCTTATCGTACATCAAGCAAGCATATCTCTTCTTAACAATCCAAATACCTGTTTCGGACACAGTTTCACGAGACGATGCAATAACACCAGTCGAACGCTTTTGTGGCACATTCAATTTCTTGTTCAAGAACTCGGGGAATGTAGCAGAAACTGCTTTTGCCAAATCATTGTAAAGATCGACAATGCTTTCCTTTGTCCACATAATATCACCACGTGCAATTTCTTCACGTAGAATTGGATATGCAGAGAAATAGCACGAGTCCGTATCACCATAAACAATTGCCTTGCCGTAATGATTATATTCACCAGCAATCATTTCATTTGTCTGAGCTGCCATGTGCTTCGTGATTGTACGACCAGTAAGCGTTGTGGATTGTCCTAGACGTTGATCGAAGAATCGACTACCTGCATTCAACAAAGCGCCGTATGCCGAGTTCAAGTTAATCTTCTTAACGAGCTGACGTTTGTCCCAGAAGCCAACAATACGCTTCAAATCCTTTTGATCGCGATGAATTGCTTTACCGTCCTTGACCATAAGGTTGTGTTGATTCATGTACTGAACAACTCTCTTCTTATGACCTTCGGCGATAATTTCCTTCAGTTTCTTCGGCTTGTACGATTCCGATTCTGAATAGGGATTAGCCTTCAATTCTACATCACTGATATCATCATTTGTGAACAATTCTGCCGGAACTAGAGTACCTTCAATTTTGGAGTTATCCTGAATGTCTTCATAGTTGGTCATAATACCTTGAAGCGTCTTACGCTCGGTATACCAACGTGTCAGAATTCCCGGAATAATACCGTCAATATCTGTTCTAAAGATTGTACCGTTTGCACTGATACACCATGGCTGTCCACTCTTGAAAATCAAGTCATGCAATTCCTTGCCAGTGACTTCAAATTCAGAGCCGTCTTCCATATCAAGAGTTAGCTTATTGGCAATATCTTGATTATAAAAGTCTTCCATTTCTAGAACGTTGAATCTATCGTTCCACCAGTTAGCGAATGTGTATTTCGCACCTTTCTTTTCCCAAATGCCGATTGCATCGTTTGTACGATCTAGACGAATCTGTCCAACAATTGTTTCTGGACTCATATTCAGTGCTCTAAGAACCGACGGATACAGAGACTTCATGTCAGTTGAACCAATCCAGCGATGGAATCCCTTTCTTGGAGTTGCAACCCAGCCACCTGCAGCACGATTTGCTTCTTCGTCGCTACCACGCTTCTTATCTGGACAGATAAGTCCGCGATTGTGTGCTTCGACAAGTACAGCCTGGTCAGTAACTGCAACCGCACCCATTGTGGTCTGAATTAGAACACAGTTGGCATGTGCAATCGAATTTGCAAGATCCATGAACTGGAGCTTCTTATCTAATCGATCAAGAAGTCGCGTATCCTGGATGTTATACTGTAAGAACTGCTCAAAGTCGTCATTGTAGAGTTCGTCAAGCGTACCTTCGTATTGTACCTTAGTTTCGTTAAGTTCAATTTCCGAGATAGCATTCAACGCATAACTATGTCTTTCTTCATAGTTGTATTTCTTGTAAAGCTGAAGATAATCAACGTGAACACGACCAATAAGGTCGTAAGTTGGTTGAGTCTTGCCGCCGCGTTCAAATTCACGAACTTTAGGTTGCTGGTCCCACAGACAAAGTCTGCGAGCTTCATGCTTACCAAGAACACGCTTGATACGATTTACAACATAAGGAATATCGTATGCTTCACTATTCCATCCACTAAGAATGTCTGCATCTTCGACAACGTCAATGAATGCATTAAGCATGTCTGCTTCGTTCTTGAATAGAACTACATTACCTACCTTATTTGCAATTTCATTAGCTTCATCCCAGGTCAATGTCTCTGGTGGCAATGCCAAGCAGATAATTTCATCTAGCCATTGCAGATGAACAGAAATTGAAGTGATGTAATTTAGTGCTTCGCTTGCTTCTGACCAGCCCGACTCTTTATCAAAGCTGGTTTCAATGTCGAAGAATGCAATGTTAAGGGAAGGAGCATCTTGCCCCTGATAATTGTGTTCAATACAGCGGAAGATTGGATCTACATCCGATTCCCATGTTTTCGTATTGCTTGCCACAGTTTTCATTAGCTTCTGCTTTTCAGCATAGGTGCGTGGCGCTACCTTTTTTACGGAATTACCGTAGATGGTCTTATTAAGACCCTTCGGGTCATTAATGAAGAAGTGATAGTCAGGTTGGAATTCCCGGTAAACTCTCTTACCGTTAACACGTTCAACAATTTTGATTACTTCGCTATCACCGCCTCTTTTGAACAAGGCGTCAATATACATTAGCCGAGACCTCCAGCCTTGTATAGTTCTTCAAGTTCGTCCCAATCTTCACGGGCGTCATTCATTCGACCCTTTTGAACGATCTTGATTAGCTTATTCAACTGTGCTGGTTTGACTTCTAGTTCCTCGGCGATTGCCTTCACTGTTTCATTGAGACCTTGCTTCAGGTCTTCGCATTCCTGAAGAACTGATACACCATCTTGAACGAGTTGTTTCAGACGTGTGATATTTTCTTGGCTAAGTTTCGCCATTTTTATTTTTCTCCTGCTCTAATTTTCTTTTAGCCCATCGCTCTTTCATCGATGCACTCTGTTTCATTTTTGCTTCAGGCGTCTGTGGTTGTCCCTTATTATAAGGCACTCTACCAGACATATTCTTACTCATTGATTCTTTTGCGGATTCTGTGTGTTTGCGACCCAACATCGGGTGCTGCAATTTAGATCTTGCTTCGGTTGCTTTTTCATAAACCCAGTCGGGTTGTCTTTTGCCGAAAAATGAGCTATTTTCACCAGAGTGTTGCTGTCTTAATTTTTCTCTAATTTCCGGTGTTTTAGCATCAGACATTTTCTGTTTGGTTTCAGCAGTATGTTTTCTTCCCGAGGCGCCTTCACCACCGTCGGTTAAATTTCTAAGAATACCTGTTCCGATATCTTTTCTGCCATACCAACGAATATATCTTCGTTCTAGTGCAAATGCACCTATTTCTGTAAGATTAGACTCGAGTATAATAATCCGAAATTTATCCGGTGGGACATTTACAGTATGTCGACCGAGAAATCTTTTACCTGATCCTTTACCGATATAATAAGGAGTATTATCTACTCTAAGATAAGCGTAAACATAGAACATAAATTACTTACCATTTCAGTAAGTATACTCTAGACAACATTGAAAGTCAAGAGTTTCAATGCAAGTCAAAAAAGGGAGATCAGAATCTTCCGTAGGCATCCCCGGTAATAGGATCGTTGGTTCCCTTATACATATGGGGATCATAGCCGTGAATTGGAGACAATAAACCCTTGGCTTGATTGTCATCACGTACATCACCGGTAAATCTGTACATTTGGTCAGGCATTACTCGCTTGAACCATTCGACAATTAGCGGTCTAACATCTTGACCGGGCTCTGATTCTTCGATTGACTTGAACTGATCTGTTAATTCATCGTCATCAATTAGGCCTTCAATAAAAATCGGTGCTATCACAGCAGGGATTGGTTTCTCAAGCATTTTCTTTGCAAGCTCAAAATCATCATTTGAGAGTGGCAAACGATGTACTGCTTCAGATAAGGTATTTGACATGCACATTTCCGGAACTAGGCCTTTAAGTTCACGATAATCTGCACGAAGCTTATCTTTTAGGAATTCTCTGCCGTTAGGAGATGTTCCTGGGTGCATAATCTTATCAACATATCGATCCATGCGTCCTTGGAGCATGTCAATACGCATGGCTGTTTGCGGCGAGAGGCTACGATCACTCATAGCCCCTTTCGGTAATAATAGTTCTAGAATTCGCATCATGTATTTATCACATGATGCGTCGGTTATTAACCGATAGCGAATTCTTCCGCTACGCTTGTAGGAATAAGATCGACATCAAATTCCTTAGCAAATTCAACCAACATTGGAAGAACAAAAACAGTTCCCGGGATCGCAAGCAAGAATGCAAAGCGAGTAGAAACCATCAATTCATGTGCTATCTTGTTGGCCTTGGCAATTTCATTTACCGATGCATCACCGGTAGTTGCCTTCTGATAAATCTGCCACATTTCCTTGCTGTTCTTGGATTCAGCTTGGAAAACGGCCTTAACCTTTTCAAGCAATGCCTTCACATCAGTTTCGTTCTTTGGAAACTGAGTAAGGTAGCTCGAAGTTACTTTGAAAAATTCTTGTGGGGTCTTTGGAATGGGTCTGAACATATAGTGTCTCCTGTTTATTATTGTGCATTGCACGATATTTGTAATGTAGCATATTTACCTCTTGCAGTGCAACATTTCCTTATTACGCGGTAAATATTTGTATGAATACTATCAAATATTGTGCATTACCCGAATGTGGTAAACCTTTCACTAATTGGAGAAGTTCTTGTTGTTGCAAAAGCCATCAGGGAATCTTTTCGGCTAAAAGTCGACATGGAACACTTGGTAAGCCTAACATATCAAAAGAGGAATTGAAGATAAAGGCAAAAGATAGAAAAATTCTAAATCAAGAATTTATAGGCCCAAAGAAACCAAAAGAAAAAAGAGTCTATACCAAGAAAGTAAAAACATCTTCCGAATATATAACAATCGAAGAAAGAAAGGCTAAATGGGCAGCTTATATTGCAAATAGGAAGAAGAAAAGGGATCAGTCAATGCCAGCATGGGCTGACAAAGATAAGATTTTAGAATTCTATATAGAAGCAAGAAAACTTACAAAAGAAACTGGAATACTTCATGAGGTTGATCATATTATCCCTTCTAATCATAAGTTAGTCTGTGGTTTACACAATGAGTTTAATCTTCAGATATTAACCAAAGATGAAAATCGTAAGAAAAGTAATAAATTCAAAATAGAATAATTATTCCGAAATCCTGAGCGAGCGGAAGACTCTACGAAATAGTTCCTTCTTATCTTTGTCGGATAATAGTGTTGGACACCATTTGAAAAATTCTTCAAGCTTACCTTGCTGTGCATACTTTCGCATCTTGGATGCACTAACACCATTTACCTTGCCTGAATTATTTCTGAGGCCGGCCGATTTAACATCTAATTCAATGCCCCATTCCTTAGCGTAGGGCATCATTCGTTCTGTAAATTCGGAAACTTGATCACTACCCACAATAAGAATGGCTTTATCGTAATTTTTCGATAAAGCCTCGAGTGCCTGAAATGGCGTCTTAATAGAATTGTCTTTGCTGATGTTTACAAGAGGAAATGCCTTCTTGCAAATCTCTGCCTTGAAATCATAATCCAAGGGATCGGTCTTATTGTGCTGAGTGTGGGAAAGATAAACGATATTACTCGCATTCTCTTCGCGGGCTGCATGTATTACAGCCTTCATTAATTTTTCATGCCCCTTTGTGGGAGGATTTAACCTGCCGAACGTAAAGACAACCTTATTCAATTTACTTCCTTTATTATGTATCGTCATCCAAACTTGTTGTCTTTGGCATCGGTTTGTCTGTTGCTGTCGATATCGGAAGTCGTTGCTGGTTTCTATATCCGGATCCATACTCATACCTCGGACGACCTTGTCTATATGCAGAAGCATCTTCTTCCTCATAATATCCGGTACCACTTCTATAATAACCTTCGACTTCAGATTTTTTAGCAATGCCACGGGTGACTGCGCCACCCGTTAACAATGCACCAAATGCCAAATGAAACATGCCGCCGCCGAGTAATGTCAACGGATTCCATTGTCTTGTAGCCTGGTTTGATTTTACTAATCCGTCGGCAAAAGAAGCTGCATCCTTACCCTCAAGTAAGGCAAATACTCTACTTTCAACTCGGCTATTATGAGCAGCTACATATACCGGCATAATCATGAAATCAAACAGACAAATTAGTATATACGCTGCCGCAGCAAAGGGCAACCAGGTTTTTTGATACCAAGCATTATCAGATGTTTTTATCACGATATTCTATCTTCATCCAAACAGATTTAGAACATAAAATTGGTAATTATAGCCGCAGCAGCTACAACAGCCGATGTGGTAAAGCTACTACTCGAAACAACCAATGAATCTGCTGCCGCGGCATTTTTGTGTTGAAAATAGGCATAATATGTGGTACTACTTGCCAGACCAGTAATTGAAAAATTCTTAGTTCCACTAGAGCTAATCGCTTGATTTCCACTCCATACAGCTGCCACTCCTGAACTATTTTGCCCTGCCTGAATTTGAGCTACACTCGGTGGAGTCGCTGAAGTTGAAACAATAGAATACATAGTTCCATCGGATCCATCAGTTGTTACAGATCCGGTCGCTGTGGAACTTGTTATAGACGTTACTGTCGGTGATGATAATACAGGAGCAACATTTCTCACAATTGGATGAGTTGCAGCCTGTGAGGTATTTACAGATGTGAATACATTTCCCTTTGTTCCGGTTTGAGTTGATGCCTGTGTCAATAATGACCACGAATCAATTAATGACGAATTAGAAACTGTTTCAGGGGCGGCGCCGGCCAATAAGGCCGTCCAATCAGAACCAGACAAAGCTATATTCCATATTGCTATTTCCGCAATATCTCCACTGAACCAAAATGAATTATTTGGTCGACTTCCAACAGTTGTTTTATTCATTAGAGAAACAAACGGTGTAAATCCACCTGGATCAGCGGTAACCGCTGATCCATTTGCATAATAGATAGTTGCTGAATTTGCATTTGTGAAAACACACATACATGGTTCCCACGGAGTAGTTACCACGCTTGCAGAACTTTGTATTGATCCAATATTTCCATTCTGACTCGCCCAGGATTGCATCTTACCCGATCCATTTGCTGCATTGTAAATTCCGAGTTCTTCGCTTGTTCCTGATGATTGCCCAATCATTAAGGGAAATCCGGCAATTGATAAATTTGTCGGTTTGGTCCAGCAAAATAATGTAGTCGGAAATGCCACAGATATTAATTTATTATTAATGAATAACTGAGAACTTGTTCCATTAAAGGATAATGCCATAAAATTTACTCCTACTCTGAATAATATTCAGTTTTCTATATTTATCGAAAATTATTATTCTTAAAATTAACCCGAAACTATATGATTCCAATATGGTTCTGCCGGAAGAGATACCGTGCCGCCACCTACTAATGATATGTCTGTACTTCGTGGAACTACCACCCCAGCAGCGGTATCACCATTAGCAAATGTTACGGTTGTTGTTCCAGCAGGGCCAATAGCTGATGTACTTGTATTCAAAAATAACGAATTTACATTTCCACTATTATAGGTCACAGAAGTAATTGTCATTGTAGAACCATTATCTAAAATAAGATGGCATGCTGTTGAATGTGTCTGTCCGGTCTTTAATGCACGATCATAAATCAACGTAAGCTGATTTCTTGTACCATTCCAGGCTGCACTTACTAATCTCGGTCCACGTCCCTCGCCGGCACTACCTCCAAAACATTTTTCCTTCAGCATCATCCAAAATCGATTTCCAACCTCTAATAATTCAGGATCTGTCAATGGATGTACACCATCCCTATATGCTTGATCAATTAGCACACAACCTGGTGCTACTTTTGGATTATCAGCCCATGCCTCCATAACGGCGCCTCGAGTATTATTCTTCGCAGCTACAGGATCTGGTGGATTTCCTGTAATAACCTGTCCACATACCACACCAAAATATAAATCAAATGGTGGCAAATCAGATGTAAAATTAGAAACTAAGGTATCAACTGCGGTATTATATGTTGATTGGGATAATGTGGAAGGATTTACAATTGCATTAGGTTCTAAATGATCTAAAATTCCTTTAAAACTTGTAACAGATGATGCATTAACCGCAGATATTGCCCCCGAATATGCAGAATTAGGCTTAGCCCATTGATTATTTACTCCAGCAACGTCTGTGCCGCCGACACCAGTTTTAATAAAAGCAACTGGAAATCCAGTCTGTGCCATAATCTGTGTTGCCATTAATGGCCAATGGCTACCATGATTTGGACCTGAATCCTGTAAATCTTGCCATTGGCCCAGATAAAACATGGTAGCCTTCAATGTAGGATTTGAATATACCTGAGGATTGTCTCCGCGGCCTTCGGCAATACTATCTCCGGCAGTCATGAATATATCACCAATTCCAACGAGAGAAACAGTTGCCTGAATATTGGTAGAAGATTTCTTACGGACAGTTAACGTTCCTTGCCCGGCAGCCTGCAGAGTTATTGTCCCGCTGAAATTACCTGCCGGTACAGATGACTGTACATCGGAATATGGACCACCATTAAAACTAGCCTCAATTGTGTCAGTAAATCCGGTATGAGTTCCAGATATTTGAATTGAACCGAAATTTCCAGTACGTTGATGTACTTCGTATTGTAATGGTGTACTAATAGAAATGGTTCCCGTATCAGCAGCTTGTATAGTTATAGCCGAACTTGTTGATAAAATCGGGCCACCCACGGTATTTGTTGCACTTTCTTGAATTGAAAGAGTTCCGCCTAGTTGTCCAATCGTTGGAGTATAAGTGATATCGGTTGCCCCCGATATCACTAAACCATTAAACAACCATTGCCTTGTAACACTCGGAGTTGGATTACCAGTAACAATTCCCGGTGTGTATGATACCGCAGTGTTAACTCTAGGAGTCCCATTAATTGACGGTGGCGATGTAAATAATGGGGGCGATGTTGCTGACTGTGGATTTCGATAATTCTTCTTATTAGATAATACCGAAATTGAGATCAAATCTCTCATCGTCATATTATGCCAAAGTCCTTGTTCCTGTAATGCTTATTGATAAATCAGCGGCAGAACTATTAGAACTGATTACAATTGCAACCACATTAGTAGCTGATATAGAATTTGCAGCAGTTATTGAACTTGTCGCAATTGTATTAGAAGCCGATACTGATCCGCCTGTCATGTTTGTTCCATTAATTGTAGCCTGTACCGAACAGGTCCCTGAGCTAGTTATGGCCGAAATAGATGTCGCAGTCCATGCAAACGGCGATGATAATAGAATCGTATAGGTCTTGTTTGTCGGCAATTCGATTAAGGCCGATATTCCTGTCGATTGTGTTACACCTGCAGCCCCAATACCATTCCTAGCTGTAGATTGTGATGTTCCACCAGTACCTCCATTAGCGACAGCCAATGTACCGGCTAATGTAATAGTCCCAGTTGTTGTAATTGGACTTCCCGAAACAGTTAATCCTGTTGTTCCACCTGATAACGCAACTGAGGTAACAG